CGATATCAAGGAAACTATTAAGAACTTGAGCTACAGGTGAATCTGTTAATACTCTATTAAGCCATTGACCAATTGAGTATTTTTGATCTCCTGAACTACCACCTGAATTTGATCCTCCAGTACTGCTACTACCGCCAGTGCTATTAACAACACTTCCGATCGGATCGCCCTCTTTACCAGTGAATTGTTTATAATAATTATTTGCTGCTGTATAACGATTATCCATCATCGGCGTTCCAGCACGTTCAAATGCTTGCTCGAATGAATCAGTTGCAGCTATAGTATTATCAGCTTTCTTAAAGTCATCATATGATTTATAAACATCGGCTAAAGACCAGAAAACATCGGTGCCTTCTTTGTTTTCTTTATCTATGAATTCTAGCTGAGATTCAAGATCGGTCCAATCACGACCTTTAGATGCAGCGTAGTTACTCATATTTAGCCATCTTGAACTTTTAGTATTATAATTTTCCCATTGAACGATACCAGCTGCTGGGCCAGCGCCATTGCCTTGGATAACTTCCGGATCAACAGTAGATTCTTGCTCCATGTTACCAAGAATACCAGCAGTGGCTTGTTCTGAATATCCGTGTTTAGTAAACCAGTTCCAAACTTCAGAAGCTCTATTACCAGTTCCAAATTTTGGTACTTTGTAACGACGACGGCCTCTACCAAAGAAATCTTTAGCTCTGCCATATTTACTCATAGGCTTACTTTCATTTTTACCTTTACCGGTTCCATAATTTGGCCTTCCGAGTAATAGTCTGCTATCATTAACATCGTAGTTTACTCTATAAACACCCCAGTCTCCAGAACCCTGATATGTATTGCCCTCGATGGTATTTACTTTACCACCAGATACATTTTCTACCAACCCAACGTGATAGATTCCACCAGAATTTCCAGTGTTAGAAAATGTAATAATATCTCCAGGTGCTCCATCAGAAGCCGATACATATTTACCGCCATGGGTACCCACGTTCTCATAGAATTGAGGAGCGCTAGCCGTCTTAGGTAATATATTCTCTCCAACTCCAGCTTTGTTTAATACCCATGATACAAACGCTGCACACCATGGATAAGCATCTCCAGAAACATGTTCTCCATAATACCAGTCATTATATTTTACTGCATTGCTGCCATTTGGATTTTCCATATTACTTCCGTCTGTAAGTTCAGCTTCATGTTGAGCTATTCTTACAACATCAGCAGCTTTACCGGTACCGAGAACAGCATTAACAGCGTCACTTCCACTAGAAGATGATGAAGAAGAGGTAGAGTAAGATACAGACCCTGTAGAAGAGCTTTTCTTTTCTTCGGTTTTCGGCGCGCCTATATCAAGAAAACTATTAAGAACCTGAGCTGTCGGAGAATCGGTTAGAGTTCTATTAATCCATTGACCAATAGAATATTTCTCATCACCACGACCAAACTTATTTACGGTTCTATAATCACCCGATACTGCGCCAGTGCCTTTACCTGTGAAGTAGTTTGCTATTCTCTCTAGTAAGTTTGGTTTGTTTGTATTATTATTGCTATTGGTTGTATTTGGTTTATTATTGTTATTATTGTTTCTCATCATGAGCTGTTCTTGTCTAAGAGAATCGCCACTAATTGCAGCAGTCTCATGAACAGCATCTTCTTGAGCATTCTGAGCTCTTCGAAGATTTCTCATTGCTAGTTGCTCTTGACGAGCGGCATTAGCATCAGTAGCAGAATCTTGAGATGCTTCTTCGCCTCTCTCTGTTTCTGTTCTAATAGTGCTATTATAAGATGATGGCGCAGCTGTACTTGTAGTATTAACTCCAGAAGTTGACGAAGTATTTACAGTAAGCTTATCATTTTCAGAATCTTTATGGAATTTAAGACCTGGAATAAGTAGCATGTTTCTAGTATCTTTTACTACTGTTGTGGTTCCTCCACTTGAGCTTGATGAGCTACTGCCATTGCTATTATTAGTATTAGCTGATGTTGCTGGAATAGATCTACCATCTCCAGTATGCTTTTTCTTCTCTCTGCTATCATAGTTGTTACAGCTGTCATAACATGAATTCATTATATTAATTTCAGGAGAGAAATCTGAAGTACGATAATTATGCCAACCATCAGCAGCATGGTTAAATAGATATAGTGTGGTCTGCCCAGCATCGTAGTAATCATGCTTAATCCATTGAACACCAGCTAACAGTCCATCTGGATGGAAATCACCATTAGATGAAGCCATAGTATGTGCATTATCAGGATTATCATCATATGCACCGATACCAAAGTAATTACCACGTTCTCTAGCATACTGAGATGTACCCCAGCCAGATTCTGTAGCAGAGTGCGCTAAGATATAAACTGGGTCCATACCAGTGCTTTCACCAATTTCTATAAATAGAGCACCGTTACCATTAAATGGAGAATCGGAACCTCTATAAGAAGCTATAAAGTTATTAAGCTCTTCAGCTGTTACATCTGCCCATACACAAAGATCTTGATTCTCAACATCTCTACCACGGCCAAATTTGCTTCGAGCATTAAATTTCGGATGAGAATAAATCTGATTCGTCGTTGGTTTATTTTTATTAGAAGCTTTAATCTTACTAATTATAGCATGGGCACGGCCTTGAGAAACTGTACCTCTGCCATATTTCTTTCTACGAGTACTTCTACCATAAGCGGATACACCTATAGAAGTTCTCTTAACTAAATCTTTTACATCATATACTTGGTCATCATATCTAGATTCTGGATCTTGAACTATAGCATGGCCTCTACCATCAGTTCCAGTTACAGTTACATAATGAGGATTCTGTCCAAATGGATGCGATGAAGAAGTTCCTCTAGAATCACTTCCCATTAGAACTGTGGGGATACCAGCATTGATATTTCTTTCTACAGTTGATTTATCATATGTAATAGAAGAATCCAATCCAAATCTATTGAAATAATCAGTAAAGAATTCTGGACGTGTACCTCCATCTTGTTCTTTATATCCATGACTAAGAGCAAATTGAGTTGCTCCAACTACAGGATTAACAGACTTACCTCTGCCGTACATAGACTCTATAACATTTACAGCTGCAGCTGGTCCACATGCAGAATCGCCTATGGTTTGATATTCAGAGTCCCCTCTAGCGTTATACCTTATACCAGAAATAGATGGGTCTATTTGTTTGGAATATTTACCTCTACCAAATAAATTACCCATAAAACTTCCGAAATTACTAGCTGTATCTCTTAAGCCACCCCATATATCGGATGCTGTATTTGCTATAGTACTTCCAGCTTGCTGGAATCTGTCTACTACACTTGTATATGCATCATGTGCAGCATTAGCAACTCTTTGAATTACAGATGGTTTATTATTATTTGATGATCCACTGCTTGAACCACTATCACCAGTAAGCCAGCTAACAACATTACTAGCTGTATTTCTTATAGCCCCTCCAACGTTAGAAGCAGTCTGTCTAATTCTATCAAGTATTGATGTATCAGAATCACTGGTACTTGATGATGTACTGCCGCTTGAAGAAGATGAAGAACTACTAGATGATCTACTGCCTGAAGATGCAGCAGAAGCTACAGCGGATGATACCTTTTTGATAATAGTACGTCCACCAACATTCATTATGTTAGCTAACACTTTACCTTCAGGAGATTCATATCCAGAAGCATTTGGAGATTTGGCATATATATAATTCTTTAATATAGCATTGTATATATAATCCATTGGATGTAAGAAGAATCCTGCCAGCTCGGAGAAATGAGATGTCATCCATGGACCAATATTTTTAATATCTTCAATTAGTGATTTCATTGATGACTTAACTACAAGCAATGGAGCAGCAACTGTTCTACCCATACCTATAGCTAAACCATTTAGTATGCTACCCATAGATGTAGCATTTTCAGCAAAGTCCCAATAACCTTGAGAGAAGATAGACAGGTTTCCATCTTGTACTGCTCTGATAGCTCTGTCTTTCTCGCCAAAGTTAGCTATAGAAGATCTTATAGCGGCAGCATAATCTTTCATGGTTACCCTTACGGAACCAAATATACCACCAGCTAATTTTTGTAATACAGAAAATACCGATGCTTCAGTTGCTTCTATAGATTGAGCCATCAGCGGGTTAGTGGAATTCTTAAGCTGATAATCCGTTGGGATTTTGGTGTTGGCTAAGAAACCACCAAGATTCAACGTACCAGCAGCATTGTGATCAACCGTTACAGCTTCTCCAGAAGCACTGAATTTCTTAGCATCTTTCTTTTCTTGGATATATTTATATCTTGTATATATTTCTTGCTCTTTGTCTGTACAATCACCAGCTTTGATCTTAGCTTGCTTTTCTTTAGAATAACTAGACCAAGTATGTCTTATATAGTCATCAGTCATAGTATATGTTTCAGGCCAATAATAAGAATTCAGTCCAGTTGCTTTGTTCGTTTCAGATGAAGCAGCTGTTAACGATACTGGCGACATGTCAGTTAAGGCGGAGTTTGCAGAGCCCTGTTTCTTAAGCTCTTCTTCTTGTTTTATCCTATCGGTTATAGCAAGATAACGCTCGTACAACTCACCTTCATTACCTAAGCCACCATAATTATTGTATGCTGTTTTTAAGCTTTCTATTTGATCTAATAAGCCTTGATCTTGATAGTCCTTAAACATGTTGAGAATATCTTGGTCAGATAAATCTTCTGTCCACAGATATTGACCCTGATTATCATTTGTAATTAATTCTGGATTATTATCTTTAATATATTGTATACGTTTTAATATTTCTAATTGACGACCGCCGCCATTACGATAATCGGCCATAGCATCAGTCTCAAGCTGTCTAATCTTCTTTCTAGATAACTCGGAATAATGCTTAGCTACATCAGCATCGGTCATATCGTATGTATATTCCCAATCGCCATTATATGATAAGGCTACAGACGGAGAATTCTCCAATGTAACAACAGAAGTATCTTTAAATACACCAGCAAAAGCATCCTTAATGGATTCAGTAATAAATCCAGTTGCAGAGTATTTTTGTCTTAGATACTCTTCAAATGTTTTTGTTGAGCTGGCATCAGTATTATTCTTAAGATATTCTTCGTATTCAGCTTCGGCTTCTTTTCTTCTTTCCTCATAATCAGAGCAGAATTTTTCAAATAGCCACCTAGCAATCTTATTCACGCCAGGATACATTGCGAATATAAAGAAGTAATTAACTATAGCGTTAATAAATCCGCAGATGATTTCTTCTAAGAATGATGTTTCTGTTACACCTACAATAGATTCAGCTCTATCGCAACCAATCAAGAAATCAGCTACAAGTTGAGCTATAGCAAGTGCTTTTCCTGCTGCTTTAACTGCAGTTGTTATTTCAGCATCTGTAGCTGTTTGTACAGCTTCTGTAGTTGCTTTATGGAATACACTTGTTAAACTATTTTTAACATTTTTTAACCATGCCGCAAAGTTAGAAATACCTTGACCGATGGCACAATTTTTAAGTCTATTTAATATTGTAGAATGTGTTAATAAAGCCTCAAGAGCTTCATCTAACTTAGTAGCAATAGCTTTGAATGGCCCAGATTGAGATATTTTTACACCAAGTCTAGCTGGCGTTGTTAGAGCTTTAGCTGTGCCTTGAAGCATTGCATTGCCAGCAGTCGCTCCTAATTTAAAGGCTCCACCTACAACTGGTATATGACTACCAACTTTTCCAATTCCGGTGATTACTTTACCACCGTTTTTAGCCATAAAATCAGCCATCTTAATGACATTTTGTGCCATTGCCGGATTTGTAATGCTATGCAATGTTGCATTTAAGGCAGCTTCAGCATATTCTGAACCATTAGCTGATCTATCTGTAAATGTCACGGTGCCATCTTCATTCTTTTTACCTTTGGCCCATTCTGTATTATATACGTTTTTATAATTGCCCTCAGCTAAGTCTTTAGCTGTTAGCTTTTTACCGTTTTCATCTTTAAGTGCGGTAACGTAGTCCTCGCCTTTTTCTTCTATTATTTTCTTAGGATCAACAGTAGCTGTGGCTCCGACATTATTATCTTCAGCTACAGTATTATCTAATAGACTGCCTACTAGATCTGCTGTCGATGGTACAATACCTTTGATGATAGATTTGGCTAAAGAGCTTAAAATAGTGCCCACTGCTGGAAGAACAGCATCATGTAAGAAAGTACCAAGTGCCGGGAAGAAAGTCTCAGATAAGAAAGGCCCAACGTCATTTTTAAGAATATCTTTAAATGTGTTCTTAAAGCCAGAGCCTTCTGTTCCATCACCGTTCCACCAATTACCGATGCCAGTTGTAACACCACCTATAGCATCACCTAACCATGTTTTAATGCCTTCGTTGGATTCTGTACCATTCCACAGATCACTTATAGCTGTACCAACGCCATGGATAGCGTTACTAACATAATTTTTAGCACCGCTGCCTTCAGTACCATCGCCATTCCACCAATTAGTTACGGCATCTTTAGCTTCGTTTATTTTATTTAATATATCGTTTTTGGCTCCTGATCCTTCAGAGCCATCACCATTCCACCATTCATTTATATTAGTGCCTAAAGCTGGAATGTTCTTTAAGAATAAATTGGGAATATCTTCAGTAAAGTACTTAGTAACAAATGGAACAAAATCTGTAGTTACAAATTCCCATACAGTCGGCAATACATCTTTTACCACAAAATCTTTTACAGAAATTATTCCAGTAACTACTTTAGATGCTAGCCCAGGTAAAGTTTTAGTAAAGAAATTTGGTAGGTCTTCTTGTAAGAAGTTTTTAACTTTAGGCCAAATTGTTTTAGTAGCAAAATTCCATATTCCTGGGATTGCTTCATTTATAATCCAAGAGCCAATTCCAAGTAGTTTAGGTTTAATTGCATTATTCCATAGTGGAGATAGATAGTTTTCTTTTATTCGTTTAAATACACCAGAGTTTAATAAGCCTTTAGCTAGCATTCCTCCAAGTAATAACTTGGTTAGCCAGCCCATGCCTTTCTTAGCGGTGTGCTTAGCAGCATCAGCAGCGCCTAAAGCAGCAGTAATTGCCTGATTAGCTTTATCTGCAATAGCTTGAGATGTTTCTTGAGCTTTCTGCTTAACAGCTTTCCAATTTAGAGCAGCTTTGGTTGCTTGATCTCTTGTATCTGGCTCTACGGTACCATCATTTTTCTCTCTTATTTTGATACCAGTGCTAGTTTCTTGGTCATATACTACATCTGTATCGTCACCTCGTTTATCTACATCTTCAGATAAACCAGTAACGCCACCACCTGCGTTTTCAGTTGCTGCTTGTACAGCCCCTCCAACAATAGCTGGATTTTGTGCTTGACCGCCCTCTTGATTTTTGTCTTTACCAAAACCAAGAAGATTTGATATTCCTTTTCCGATGCCACCTATAATATTGCCTAAGCCACTTAATAAGCCACCGCCTAATCCAAGTACTGCTTTACTAGCACCACCTAGAAGACCTCCAGCAACAGATCCTAAACCACCGATGATAGAACCTAAGAAGTTATGATCTGGAGCTGTTTCTTGAGCAGCTGCCTGTTGTTCCTGAGCGATCTCTTGAGTTGCATTAGCTTGCTGACCAGCAGCTCTAGCTTTACGCTCTTTATCTATAGCAGCATTAGTTTCTGCATCATTGAAGAAATTGTAAGACCTATCGCTGCCGACGCCTATCTTAGCTTGAAGCTCTGCAGCAGTATTGCCATCCATCTCGCATATAGCGATAATGTTTTCAAACTTATCCCATGCTTCATTTTCAACTACTCTGCGTAATCTATTAAATAAAGTTCTTCTAAATACTCTACTATGACAGCTTTTTGTTAAATATTTAATTTCATCTGGAGTTATAAATTTATTATTATTAGCACGATTTTCGAAATAATTAGTAAAATCTTCATTATTAAAAATCTTAACTAAACCGTTGATTTTCGCTCTAGAACAAGCTGCAATATATCCAGCTCCAGTAGCATCAAATGCAACTTTCTTATATAAAGTCTTAATGGATTTTAATGATGGCGCATTTAGCATATTCATATTAGCAAGCACATTGACTATGCTTGATGGTAATCCATATTTCTTGGAATACTTATCAACAAGTCTTGATGGCTTGCTAGCGTGCATGAAATGAATATTACTTTTTCTACCTATAAACGGTAAGCGTCTAATAACTGGTAGAGCACCAACTATCGGAATACCTTTACCTTTAACTTGTCTAGTTAACTCATCATTAGCTCTATCATCTAATTCATCATCACCTATAGAATCAGATTGTTTTGTACCTCTAGCTAATGCTTTAGCAATACTCCTATCGGCTTTACCGAGATTAGTATGCTTTTCTATTGCACTTTGGATATCTTCATCATAAGTATCATCCTCAGGGTCAGCTAATTTTATACCTTTAGTTGCCCATTTGACAATAATATCTCTAATAGTATCTACGTTCTCACTAATTTGGATCTCAGGAGCTTTCATACCAGCTAGAGCTTCTCTATCTTCAATTTCAAGATTAAGCTGTTTACTGATATTTCTCATTTGATCCATATTATTAAAATCTAGATTCTTTAATGCCTTTCCTTCAATGCCTAGCTCGTCTCTAAATGCCGCTCTAAGATCTTTACCCATCTTAGTTTTATCAGCATCAGACATATTACGAGCTTCTTGTTCTTTAGTGTGTAACTCAGTCCAGTTATCTATTAATGGTTTAAGCTGCTCCCAAAGAGCACTCATTTCATTATTAGATAAACCAGCTCCCCTAAGAATATTAGCAATAGCAGCTGGACGACCAGAATCTATAGCTTTAACACAGGAAGCTTTAATCTTCCTAGGTAAAGTTTGACCGTTATTGCCCTTCCATCCATTAAGGACTTTTAAGATTTCTCTTTCTACACCGTGTTTCTGTCTAGATAGTGTTTCTCTTGACGTGGTATATAGTGTAATAGCCTGAGAAATAGTCTTAGCTCTTTCTACAGACATTCCACCTTCTTTACCGATATTAGCAAGATTTAAATCATATTGACTAGATTTTCTACCTAATACATCTGTATTAAATGCTACCCTTTCAGCTGCGGTTTCATATGTATCTGTTCTTTTATCTATTTGGCCTTTATGGAGCTTATTACCGACTGCACCTAATAATCTCACTGGAGTAGTTGCTGCTCTAGTAAGTGATCCACCTATTTTAGCTATAGGCATCAATGCTCCAGTTATAGGCTTAACGATAAGATCAGCAAATATACCGCTCATCCCCAAAGCAAATTTCTTATCTAATAGTGTTTGTGCTATTATTCTAGGAATAAAGCCTAAAGCTCTAGGTATAGCGTGTAATGTAGGCTTAATAAATCTTTGTATTGGAGTTATAATATTATCATCAATAGCAGAGAATATACGATCTTTAAATTCATTACCAGCTTCAGCTATAGGAGCAAAAGCATCTTTTATTGGCTGTAATATACCGCCTTGAAGAACACCATTGATTCTCTCACCGAGCATCAACTTCTTAAATTCTTCAGTGCTAGTCATCATGCCAATAGCACCGCCAAGAGCAGCATTACCTATAAGACCAAATGGCCCTCCAAATAATGTAGCAATGGCACCAACGCTTGCACCTTTAAGCCCAGCAGGAAGCATTTTCTTTATGACTTCTTTTTCTTTGTCGCCGATCTTTAATCTACCGAAGATCCGTTCTCTCATCTCTTCGTTATTCTTCAGATAACCAGCGGCAGCACCTAGCATAATACCGCCTACAGGACCTAAAGGAGTTATTAAACTAGCGGCAAAACCAGCACCAGCAAATTTAGCCATATCTGGTGCATATTTCTTAAATGCGTCCTGTACAGATTTCTTTATAATACCGTTATCTTCTCTTTCACCATTTTCTCCAACCTTACCAAATAAGAAATTCTGTAAAGTCTTTGATTTCTTGGCAAGAGTAATAGCGGCACCAACACCAGCACCTACAAGAGGACCACCGGCAAGACCGAATATACCAGATATTAATGCACCTAGAAGACCGCCACCAGCAATTTGTCCAACACTCTTAGCGTCACCAACAGCGTCTTTAACAATTTGCTGAGCTTCGTCTTTACTCATCTTGGTGTATTTCTTATTAAATATATTGCCTTGAGAGTTTATAAATTTATCGATATCTATAGTACCTTCAGCGTGCCTACCAAATATTCTTTTTTCAGCAGCATTCTCAGCAGCTTTAGCTTGAGTAATAGTAGTTCTAGGGCCTGGTACACCAAGATAATCATGAGCATCTTCAGTATTAACAATATGAGAATTTACTACATTATACAGTCCTGTTTTAGGAACAACTTGAGCACCTCTACCGTTAAGAAGAACCTCGCCTTTAGTTAGCATTGTTCTTCCAGTATATGGCCTTCCTAATGAACCTAAAGCATTATGCTCTGCAGTCTGTTCTGTAGTTTGTTGTTGAGCTGGCTGCTCAACTTGTTGAGTTGCTGCAGCTGGCTGTTCTTCTCCATTGTTAAAAACTCTATTGACTATTTCTTCAGCTTTACCTTTGATGCCTGCAGCATCAGCAGCATTTAAAGCTGGCTGTACTATAACTTCGTTGGTTCCTGTAACTACAGTAGAGCCAATTTTACTGGCTCCTCCTAAGAAAGTCTCTTTAAGTCCCTTAAAGAATTCTTCTCTGTTTTCTTTCTTAAAGATTGTACCTTCAATGAAATTATTGAATTTCTCTCTTAACGGATCGAATATCTGAGTCTTAATTTTATCAATAACGCTCTTAGTCTGCCCAGCAAGAAAGTCTAAGAATCCATTATAGTCATTACCGTTCTCATCTTTAAATTCATATTTGAAAAACATCTCGTAAATTGCTCTATCAGCACTATACAAGATATTAGAAAATGCCTTAGCTGGAGCTGCCGTGATGTTATCTAGAAAACTACCTTCACGAGCAATTTTAATCTTTCTTAAAATTTTATTTAAGAAAGATCTTTCAGAATCACTGATAACTTCATAGGTTCGTTTGCCTTGAGCGTCAGCACGAGAAATAGCCGTTTCATATAATTCTTTAGACGTGATACCAGCATCGATAAATTGTTTCTTAAAGAAATCAGAAACTTTCTTTTCGTTGTATCCATCTGTAGTATCATTAACGTCTTCGTATATAGCTCTAATCTTGTCAGATTGGCCTCTAGCGGCAAGCTTACTAAGGCCTAAAACATAATCTCTTTCATCACCAGAAAAGCTTCTAAGATCTAGTGTATCATCACTTAAAATCTTAGCAAATGTACTCTTTTTATAATTAGATTTAGCGGCTGCTTCGGCTTTCTGCCTAGCTTCATCTTCAGCTTTTTGTCTAGCCTCTTCTTCTGCAGCTAATCTTTCTTGTCTAAGTCTTTCTTGTTCATTGAGATAAGCTACGTCTCTAAGATCAATAGCTTCAAATCTTCTAGCAGCATCTGATGCTGTAGACGTTGTAGATGCAGTATTATTGATTGTACTTCCATATCTAGAACTGAAAAATGCTTGATCCGCTCCGGTTATACTACCAATAATATTACTCCTAGCGCTACTTGTGTTTTCTGGTTTAGGAGCTGCTGCAGACGTGCTACCATATAGCCTTATGTATTGAAGTTCTCTGTTTATATTATAGAGATATGTATGCAATGTATTACCATAATTATCTCTATAAGAAAAGAGATCGTTTATTGATTGAGTACTTAAATTCGTGCTCCCAAATTTACCAGCGAGTCTATCTACAAAGCTTTCAGCAAATTCAGGTATAGCAGCATCTTTATATTCAAATGCTTTTACTACAGACGAATGCCCAGTAGAGCCCATTTCTTCAATAGCTCTTTGTTGGGCTGTTCTTGCTTCCATTAACTCTGCAGGCAGTTTAGCTTTTACACTAGATTTAGTGTATCTTGTTCTTTTTCTACCTTTAGAGTCAGTGTACTCTTCAGCGTCAAATGTATCATATATCTTTAAAAGTTGAGAGAAGTATTTATATAACTCTGGATTTTTTGTTATATCTATGCCATTTTTATCTGGATCTGTTACGTTTGCATTATAAACACCTAATCTTTTAGCTAGAAACTCATTAAGAAAATCGTTTGCAGCTTTTTCCCATTTTTTCTTTTCAGCTTCATTCGATGGGGCAGCGTTTTTAACAGCGTCTTCAAAACCAGCATTTTTAACATCATATAATGCATAGTTAATACGGTCTTGTTTTGCTTTTTCAAATCTAGTTCTGCCCTTAGCAAGATCTTGCCATCTACCACTTTCGAAGTCAAAATCTTGCATCGGCTTTCCAGTTAAGAATGCTTCTATTCTAGACAGATATCCAGGTATAACATCGATAATTGCTTTTCTAGTTATACCATCAAATGGCACTGGACCTTTTTCATATTTAGCTGTGTTGATAGTTGAAGAAACGTCAGTGTTAACACCAAATATTCTAGAGATAAAACCTAGAATACCAAAGTCATCTTTATTATTATCAAGCCTTGCCATTATATTAGCAAACACACTTGATATAGTAGTATCCAATGCTTGGGTAGCTGTTTTTACTATAGATGGTATCATTTTAGACATACCAAATGTTAAAATCTCCTTTACAGGAGCAGCCCCAAACATTTTTATTATTGAATCAACGCCTAAACCGCCTTCATCTCCGCCAAACCCAAACTCAGACATAAGAGAACTTACATTATCTTTAACCATATCGACATAATCATCTATGCCGTATATGTCTCCTAGCCGCTTGCGTTTGGATGAGCGTTTCTGTGCGTTTTCTAGTTCACGTTCTTGTGCTGACTTATATTGATTTCTTTGGATCTCTAAGATATCTTTTAGAATTTCAGTCTGTGCATTTGTTGTCTTCAGCATTTCAGTCTGAAATTCACTAAGATTGCTATCAATATTGCCAAGAACTCCTTTAGTAAATTCAAATAGTGAAGATAGTGTTCCTCCAATAAGTGAGAGATCTCTATGCGTAGAAGCAAATATTTTTTCCTGCTGTTGGAATAGCATACCAGAAATGAGCCTAGAACTTTTTATACTTTGCTCTGTACTGCTCACAACGGCGTTAACTGTAGCTCTAGCGCTAGCGCTAGAGGTTGCTTCTATTGATTTAACTATGGCTGCATCGCCTTTAGTCATTTGAGGCTCAGCACTGGGAGCGTTATCGATGTCATCAAAGTTTTCGAAATCAAAATTATCTAAATCATCCCAATCAGACATATCGAATCCCATTACTTCAGCTAGGTCAGCATCTGCTCTAGCTTTAGCATAGAAATCGCCTGATGCGAGATCGGTTTTAAGATTGTTAATACCATAATTTACAGCTTGGAAGATTTTATTATTACTAAAAGCAGAAATATTCCTCCTATCTTTCATCTTTGGAATTCGGATATTACTGTAAGTGGCTTTAACGAAATCTTTATTACTTTCGACGAAATCGCTTACTGCAGGGACAAGATCAGACTTAGCCACATCTGCAGCGATAAAAGTTATAGATTTAACAGCGTTCTTTAAGTAATTTGTGTTTGAGCGGGTTAATTTTGGTAGTTTGAAAGCCATTGATTTTTAGCCTCCTTTTATACTAAAATTACTAAAATGTCAAATTTAAACAAAAAATAATCCGGAGGGATTTCTCCCTCCGGGTTCCGATATGTATTTATATAATCACTCTGATTTATCCTGTAACCATGCAGGACAGCTTGAAAAGACCTTAACTGTATCATGTTCTGGAACAAGCTTACCCTGTGTAGTGGAATAAATCTTATTACCATTAGCATCAACCGATGTAGCAGACGGGAATGTAGCAACTTTGGCTTCTTTTGTTTTGAGAGCTAGCTGCACATTAGAACGCTCTCTTCCACCAAGCGGTAGCTTTCTTCCAGTCTGAATATATGTATTAACAAACTCTTTACTGAAGTTTACCATGGTCTGTGCTGTATTCTTATCAAACTGATAATTCTTGGATAACTCTTCAGCTTCAGCCTGAGACATCTTAGTTGTGTCTTTAATAATATCAGCGCACATAGCTCTGGTTTCTTCATATGGACAATACTGACCTTGGATGCCTTTCTTAGTATAGATATCAACCTTATACTCAGGATCGTTAAGCATAGCTTGAGCTACCCTAACTTCATCTTTAGCATTGGCTGCTGTCTGTGTTCTAGTATCCTGAATTTGCTTAATAAGATCCTGTACTCTTGTTACATCTTTCATTTTGTTGTGCCTCCTTTAAAATAAAAATATTATATATTTTATAACTGTATTATTCTTTATATCACTTTATTATAAAGCAAATAATCCAAATAACATAAACCATATCCACTTTACATTATTGGTCATTCTCATCGCTTGATAAGTGATGAAAGAAATACAGATTATAAATGCAACGTTTTTTAACTGTTTAAACATTTCAACCATTCTTCTAAACTCCTGCTGGATTTATCTACTAACTGGATTATTTCTATTTTCTTTGGTGGTTTACCGTGAGATTTTATATAATCATTTATTTCTGTATCGCTCATACTAGAAATGAATGCTATAAAATCTCTTTTTCCTTCGGTAGATTTTACTTTAGCCATAATAATGCCATCTCTTTTTAATCATAATACTCGTCATCGTAACTAGCATGACGGCCATTTATATAATCGTAATCATCGTCGCCGATTTCATCACGATAAGAATGGATAGTATCTTTATACTCATCTTCTTCATTCTCGTTATTATCTTTCACGACAAGATTATAGTTCAATTTTTTCTCCACTTTCGTCGACATAATACCATCCATCCTCCTCTGAATATAATAGATTAGGAAGCTTAGGAGCTTCGTCATAAATATGCATATAACGTTTATACTCCTGACGGTAATCCGTAAACATAGCGTCTTCTATCTCACGAATACTGTCAATGTCTTTAAGAGTTGCATCTTTCTTAGTAAAATTTCTAAGATACATTAATGCTACTGAGCAAGCTTCTTGCGAATTAGCTGCTTTGATAAATACCATCTGTTGTTCATTAGCAATATAATTAAAGAAGCTTGCACAATATTGTTTCATTGGTTCTCCATACTCGTTTATAGAACTTCTCATTTTTTATTAAACCTCCAAATTAACTTGAGTTGTGTTAATGACATATTTTAATACATCATTATTGCTTATTTTATCAGCTTCAAAACTAAACACATCATCCTCATCAAATTGTATTTTTTGATCTATAACGGTAATAGAGTTATATTGCAATTTGCTTACTACAAATTCAAATTTATCTTCAAGCAAATTATTTATATCTATCATATGATTGGTAACATAACCAAAATTAAATACGGCAGAGCTTGCTTTTACTTTATCATCTTCTTCTAATACATATTCTTTATATAGCTTATTAAATTTATCATCTTTTGTGAGGTCATCTATAGAATCACATCTAATGAAATAACCATCGCAAGTTCTAACAGATTCTTTAACTCCAGTATCGAATACTACAAAAAATAGATTTACTAATTCGCTTTTATCAGCTTCAGGGCTAATCAAATCATAATACAGCGTATTCATAGCTGCATAAAATTGATCTTTAATACCACTAAAAGTATTATGTAACAAAGTTCTGTTAATTTTATAAAACTTAGGGTTAATTTTGTTATCATCTTCTTTCTTTTTACCGATGATAGATGATGACCTAACGTAACCAAAGGTATCGTTATCTAGTTTCATACTTATATAATATGTACCTGAAATTTTATTTAATCTTTCCATTTTATTTTCTCCTATAGTGATTTTATTAATACTCTAAAAATTTATTATAGTGTCTTAAAAGCTTTAAATTCGTACAATTAAGTTTCGTTGGACAAATAAATAATCAATGAAATTATCTTCGAAAGGAGATTTTGCTTATGTATTGTTTAGAGAATCTTAAATACAATAGACTATATAAAAAGCAATTCTTATTACCATATGTAAAAGAAAATAAACTTAAGGGTTCGGCTATATTATTGCTAACACCAAGTTATGAGTTTTCTAATTTGCTTATGAATTCTAAATTCTGCGTTAATAAGAATAGGATTTTTCAGTCTTATTATGTAGAAAAAGATATAATGTATACTATAAATAATGAGTCTAGAGCATTAGAGATAGATCATTATCAATATGATCAAAATGGAGTAATGCTTGAAGATGCTTCAAGTGTTTTTAGAGAAACCACAGACGTTAAGAATTTTTCCAACCTAGAAGAATCAGAAATTAATGATTTATATTGTAGATTGCAAGATAAAGTAATATTTTTCAATGAGATGTATGATGACGAATATTTTACTGAAGCTGATGCTGCTAATGCTAAATATAAAAGATTACTATATAATGATAGATTAAGAAACAATAAAGCCATGGTTAGTATGTATACTCAAGTCAAAACGGATAATCCATGGATAAGAAAAACATTTTTAAATTATGATAGATATAAACAAGCTAACTTATTTATAGATCTATACTATTACAATCAAGCTTATTTGAATAATAATAAGTTTACTATAAGAAAAAGCGTTGATATGTATTATGAATTTATTAGACGATTCATAATGGACAAACGTATTACTAAAGCTGGCTATCAAAGAATTACAGTGTTTGTTCCTGTAGATGGATGGGCTATAGAAGATGGATCTGAATTATTCGATTATAGAAAGAATTTAAATCCAATATCCGTAATATATAAAAGAGTACGTTTTGCTCAAAATGAACTTAAATGCTTTGATGGTGTAGATTTTGTATTCATTGGCAATAATGGATATTTTAAATTTGCTTCTGATCAAGTTAATAACCAAACTTATATGAAGTTTGCTAAGTTTATCACTAAGCTTAAAAATAATGAAACTATAGTAGAAGAACCTGAAGATCAAGAAGAGAATAGTTCAGATGCTATAGCGGCAAATATTATATCTAAGATAGAAACAAATAAAGGCATAGTGATTCATAATCTTACTGGCAATGCAAATCCAGATGATACGCCTAAAGAGGCAGATAAAGCTATACTAGTAAAGAAAATTAACGATGCTTCTAAATTTGCCAAGACAGAAGATGATGCTCTTAATAAATTGGAAGAGGATAATGATATTAAAAGAATTCTTTCTAATCTAGAAGATAATTCTGATAATGGGTTAAATTATAGTGCTTCTAGAGGTGCTAGAATTACAGCAGCACAAGATTCATTTATGAAGAAACAATTTAATGGTAAATCTGTTAAAGAAATGATTAATGAATCTAATAAACCTAAAGAGTTACCAGAGACATCATTACCTATAGATACTATAAATAATGAGTGGCATCATATAAAAACAGTAAACTTTGAAAAAGAATATGATTTAGAGGCAGATATTTTAAAGTGTCTTAATAGTCTTAGCGATAAAAACAAAAACTTCCCCGTAAGCATTCTTGATGTTGCTACAGAAGACACCTCAACATCAGAAGATTCTATAATTACTTATACAGTAAAATGTGAAGGCTATGATGGTAAACGCTTTACTTTAAAATTCGATATACCAAAATTTAGAGATCATCGCTTTATGCGTCTTAGAGGTAATGAAAAAATATTCTCTATTGAGATGCCTTTAATACCGATTTCTAAAACATCTGATTCCCGTACACAGATAGCTACATTTTATAATAAGTTATTTGTAGATAGATATAATACTAGCACCGGTAAATCTAATCCATATTCTGATAGACTTATAAAAACTCTAAAGAAATATAAAGGTCCAAAAATAAAAACTATTGCTGGTGACAACTCAAGAGTTTGTCAAAAATATAATTTACCAATAGACTATATTGATATTGCTAGTGTTTATAGTAAGATTATATTTAATAGTGAAGAATATGGTGAGATAACTTTTTACTTTAACCAAGATGAGATTAGAAAAATCCCAGGAGTTAACGCTAAAAATGGCTTACCAATAGCTCTCTCTAAAGATGGTAAATGCTTATACTATAAGCCAGAGAATAATTCTACGATATCTCAGTTTATAGCAAATGCTATTACCGATAAAGAGTTTAGAAAAATTTATGCTTCCCAATCAGAATTAAAAAGAGCAACATATTCTAGATGCTGGGTGTTGAATACTTATATACCAACAATAGTAATTCTTGCTCATGATATTGGATTGGTTCCAGCTATGGACTTAGCTGGAGTAAAATATAATATATCTGAAAATAAATCAATCGATATAGATCAAGACTATATTAAACTCAAAGATGGATATATTAATTTCAATAATACATATGATTCAATGATGCTAATGAATGGGCTAAAAGATTGCAATACAGAAGATATTTCTATCAAAGACATTAATAAGAAAGCCACATGGGTAGAGCAATTAGATAATTTCGGAGGTAGAAATAAATCAGATGGCTTGGATAACTTTAAAGATTTGATGTATGACCCAATAACTATAGAGATTAGTAAAGACTATAAATTGCCGACCACATATCATGAGGCTTTAATATATGCTAGCAATCTATTAGTAGATAATAAGTATGTTAAGCATACTGATTTAGCCAGCAATAGATACAGAACTAATGAAGTTATCGCTGCTCAATTCTATAGGGTTCTAAGCCAGTCTTATAAAGAGTATGCTGCAAATAATAAGCGCGGAAAGAAATTCCCTATGACAATGAAACAATCTGCTGTAATAGATCTCGTGCTAGCACAAAATACTACATCAGATCTTAGTGTATTTCAGCCATTACTAGAAATCGAAGCTAAAAATACTATCAGCACTAAAGGTGTTTCTGGTTTAAACTCAGACAGAGCATATACTCTTGAAAAAAGATCATATGATAAATCGGCTCAAAATATTATTAGCATGAGTACAGGTTTTGCTGGCACTGTTGGTGTAAATAGATATACAACAATAGATGCAAGCGTTGTTGGCGGTAGAGGCTATTTTAAGCATTCTGATATAAAAGACAATGATACTGTGACTGGAAGTATGAGCATGACAGAGAGCTTGTCTCCATTTATGCTTAGTAGTGATGACCCGTTCCGTCAGTTTATGACGGCTGCTCAGACAGCAAAACACGGAACTCCAATTAATGTTTCTCACCCTCAGCTTATAACTACAGGAGCACAAGAAGCTCTTCCATATTTAACGTCAGATATGTTTGCTTTCAAGGCTAAGAAAAATGGTAAAGTTACAGAGATAACTAATGATTATATGCTTATACAATATTCAGATGGATCTAAAGACTATGTAGACTTATCTGAGCAAACTAAGAAAAATAGCGATGGCGGCTTTTATATAGATCTTCAGTTAACAACAAATAAAAAAGTTGGAAACTCAGTGAAAGCCGGTGAAGTTATTGCTTGGGATAAGAAATCTTTTAGTAATAAAATCGGTGATGGTAAACAGCTAGCATATAATATGGGTTATCTGGCTAAAGTGTGCATTGCAACAAACGAAGATGGGTTTGAAGACTCAGGTGTTTGTTCTGAATATCTATCTAAGGCTATGAGCTCTGACATTGTAGTTATGAAAGATGTCACTTTACCAGCATCTACCAATGTATTATCTATAGTTAAGAAAGGGCAGCTTATAAGAGAAGGTGAGCCATTAATTATATTCCAGAATGCATTTGACGATGAAGATGCTAATATGTTACTCAAAAATCTTTCTATAGAGGATAATGATATAACCACTATAGGTAGAAGTATTGTTAAATCTAAGGTTACAGGAATTATATCTGATATTAAGATATATAGAACTTGTGAACTAAAAGATATGTCTGAATCTTTACAGAAGATAGTTAATAATAGAGAAAATGAAGTAAAGAGATTAAAAAGTATAGCAGCTGGATCTGTAAGCAATGGAGCTGTAAACTTCGACTCTGTTGGAAAAGCAGATGTGTCTGGTAAAATGAAGGGCGCAGAAAATAGTGTCCGAATAGAAATATATTCGAGATATTCAGATGCGATTTCCCCCGGAGATAAGCTTTCATGTCTTAACGCCAACAAAGTTGTTCTCATGAGTGTATATCCAGATAAGGATGCCCCATATACAGATTTTAGACCAAATGAAGAAATAGATATTTGTTCAAGTGCTAGTAGTACTGACGGGAGAATTATTACCTCCATCTTCAAGGTAGGTGCTATGAATAAGGTTCTTATTGAACTGCAGCGTAAGTGCGCTGAAATTTATGGTAAAAAGCCTATGACTATGCATGAAATAGATGAATACTTTAATAAAAAATAAATAATAAAAACAATATCCTCAGAGGGATTTCCCTCTGAGGATGATAGAGTTTTTCACTTACTTTTGCATATTATAGTATACACCTTTTAAGGATAACAATTCTTCATGAGTTCCACATTCAACAATCTTATGATCACTTATTACATATATAGTATCGCAATCTTTTATTGTTGAGAGTCTATGCGCTACTGTAATGATAGTCTTTCCTTTGAAGCTATTGATAGCTTCTTGGATAATTGTTTCAGATTCATTATCTAAAGCGCTTGTAGCTTCATCAAGAATTATAATCTCTGGATTTAAGAGAAACAGTCTTGCTAGACTGATTCTTTGCTTTTGCCCTCCAGAAAGCTTTAATCCTCTAGGGCCCACCTTAGTTTCAAAACCTTCAGGTAACGATTTGATAAAGTCATAGATATACGCTTTTTTGCAAGCTTCTACAACTTCAAACTCTGTTGGTTTATTTGGTCTCTTAGCATACGCTATATTATCAAATAGAGTGCCGTCGAATATATACGTACTCTGATGAACTATTCCTATAAGTTTACGCATGGATTCTATTTTTAAGTCTTTTATATTGATTCCATCTATTAATATTTGACCTGATGTAACATCATAGAATCTTGGTAATAGCTTAAGGAATGTTGATTTGCCACCACCAGATGGTCCACATATTCCTATATGAGAGCCTTTTGGAATAGACATGCATATATTCGATAATACGTTGCTAGATGAATCGTAAGAGAAAGAGACGTTGTTTATCTCTATACTAGAATTAAATTCGTCTAAATTGATGTCACCGTTTTCTATAGTTTCTGGGAATTGCATTATTTCTTTAAATTTTGGAATTCCTGAACACATGTCAGATAAGTCTGACATGTAAAATACTAGATCGCACACTGGCTCTAAGAGCCTCCAAGTGTACATTACTAGTGTCATTGAGATAGCGCTAGATAATAAATTTGGATTTGCTATACAGTATAACAGAATTATTATTGTAAGCGCACTAGATGCAAGTTCTGTTGTTGCTGAGATAGTTAAATTCAAAATATTTCTTCTAAAGAATAGTTTTAATAATGTACCATTTTGTGATAGAATAGCTGTTCGATGAGATTCAACTGTTCCTGGGAAAGATCTTACTTCCATAAATCCGTTAAGAATTTCGTCCAGCTCAACATTTCTCTCTGTCTTTAAAGTATCAATCTTCTTGTCTATCTTGTTCCACATGTAGTTAACAATAGCCATACAGATTGCTATTGATGTCATTATAACAAGTATATGAACTATATGCGAACTATCAATGGAATATATAGACCAAACGTAGACCACAATTAGCACTACTGCTTTTATGGTATCTAAGAATAATGCAAAAGCACCTGATATAGCATTAAGCGTATTACCTATATGGCCTATAGCACCTGGAGAAAATTTCGAAAATAAGTCTACTCCGGAACGTAGAACTTTGTCAACTAGCATATTCTGTAGTTCCGTGAAGATCATCATTTTCTGTAATCCCAGTAGGCTTATTAACGAAGACAATACCATATTCACCAAACTACCAACCATTACAAGATTAGCATAGTGCATATGGTTTTCTTCAGTAAGTGCCAACGACAACCACAATAAGATTTTCGCATTAATAACTATATAGATGCTATTAGCTATAAATCTTAGAATCATCAAGATGATAGCTTTTGATTTGACAGTTGCTTTGAGTACATATTTCATAGTTACCTCCTTATGAAAAAATCATCCTAGAATATGCAAGGGCCAGTAATGGCCCTTGTATTCTAGATTAACTTATAGATACTGATGAGAAATTAACTTATTTCCTCATCACACTTCTATAATATATAATTGTTACTGTAAATCTTTACAAACTATTAGCTTTCTTTGCAGCCTCGATTGCAGCTTCTTTAGTCTTCCAACCACAGATGAATCTACCAATATGGCAGAATACACCGCCTTCAATTCCAGAAGATTCATCAAGTTCAACGCCGTTCTTTCCAGCCCACTCTTCAGGTAACAACTTGATAGAATCAAACTTATCTGGCTGAATTCTTACAGTTTGCACATTCCAACTGCCAGTGCTAGACTTAAAGACAACGAATTTAATTTTTTCATCATCATTGTTTTTGGTTGCATTATATTTGCACACATAGTTTACCCACGGTGCAAACTGCTCAAGAACAATTATTCCTCTTTCACTGTGTTCTATTGCAGTATTGACATATTCCTCGGCTTCCTTGACAGAATCATATCTTGCCCGATATCTACCGAGCATCTCAAGTACAATTGATACAGCATCTACAAAGCGTCTCTCGTATTCGCTTGGTTCATTCCAATTTGGATTCATAACATTGATAAATCCAAACGGATTGATATACGTTGGGAATCCATCTTGTCCATTATCCTGAGCTTCAATTCCATACAGCACATTGACCTTAAGATACTCAAGCCAACCAGGATCACTTTCTGCATAGAAGTATCTGGCTAACTTACCGCACGCGGCCATTTTGATTCCATTTTCATAGCTTTTGCTATCTGGCTGATGATGGTCAAACCTAACACAATCTGAAGTTACAGAATCAACTCCACCAACATCAAGAACATAATCGCACCTGTCAAATTCGTTTTTATCTCTTGTACGAATTACCAAAGTGTGAATAAATTGCTCCTCAACAGATTCTTCCATCCGCTTCATCATTACCAGTGCTACGCATAGAACATCATCTGTGTGAAAAATTCCATCATGTACAGCAATAATGCAATCATACTCATTATTTTTAGCTGTATCATCTTTGTCTATTACATCAATACAGATGGCGCTACCAACGAATTTAATACCTTCAATTTTTGTAAAAATGTTATATTCCATTGCCATTGTTATTTCTCCTTTTATGAATGATAAAGTTTATAAGTTTTGTATAGATTGTTCTATCTATACAAATATATATTATATAACTAAATTTAGGTTTACCAAAAAATATTCTAGAGGGAGTAATCCCTCTAGAATATTTAAATATCCATGAAATCATTCACCGCGTCTGCCGACCATGACATTATTTTTTCTATTCTAGTAGAAACATTTTCTTGTTTAGATTTAAGAAGAATGATATAAATATTTACATCTGTGGTCTGCCCTATACGATGTATTCTATCGCAAGCTTGTTCAAAATCAGCATCTCTATATGGAACACCTAAGAAGAACATTTGATCTGCTTCAACTAGAGTAACGCCAGTGTTTAAAGTTTGTGTTGTAGCAATTAATACATCTATTATATCTGATTCTTTAAACTCTGTGATAAGAGAAAATCTATCTTTAGTTTCACCGGTAATAAGAACATTACTAATTCCAGATTTAGATAATTCTTCAGCAGTATGATTTGCAACATCCAAGAATGGAGTAAATATTACGGTTTTCTTATTATTAGATTCTATTTTTTCTATGAAGAATTGTTTATTCTCGTCAAATAAATCTATATAGCAATTTGCTCTTGCTGGAGGTAAATTTTTGCCTATTGCTTTGCCCATAGCAGAGTTATACATATAGATATATTTAGTTTGCATTTCTTTTAGCTCTTTAATTTCTGATATATCTTGTATATTTGGATATACATATTGTTTGAGAAAATCTTTATATAATTCTTCTCTGTATTCTCCAAAATTTATATTCCCAGCAAGATAATTTAGATATACTTTAGTATCTATACTTGGGGCTGAAGAATATTTCTTTACAAGCGTTTCAAATCTATTTTTATAAATAGAAAAATCTTTATAAAGAATCTCATACTCTTTATGAAAATCCTGTGCTATTTGTTTTCTTATTGTAGACACATAATATGGTTCTTCATGCTTTAATGGTAAAAATGCTTGATAAATATTTTTCTCCGGTAGTTGTAGCACTTGTTCTTTAGTTTGTTTATAAATTATTCTTGAAAATCTCTCCCTAACAACACGAGATATTTCTTCTGAATATGTATTGAATGATTTTATATATCTTATACATACTGGCTCGGTAAAATATGGATCTATCATTCTTAATGCTGGAGCTAATTCATTTGGCGTTGCTTTAATGGGCGTTCCAGACATTAATAGATTATCTTTACAATCTATAAGCTCTTTAAGCTTAATAAGATTCTTTACACGTTCAGCATCTATATTACGGAAGTTATGACATTCGTCTACAATAATCATAGTGTTTTTATTTTGCTTTATTATAGAAAATATTGAAGGAATATTTTCTTGATTAGCTATAATATATTTAGGATTTTTAGCATTGAATTTTTTATTATTATTTATAAAAATTTCTTTTTCTAAAAGACCTTTATGAGTATTATATTTTTTATAATACATACTGATTTCATTAGCCCAGTTTTCTTTCAGCGAGTTAGGACAAATGATAATAATCTGATCTTTGTTTAAGCATTCCACTAGTCCTATAGCGGTTAATGTTTTTCCTAAACCTTGCTCAAATGAAAGAATATAGCCATCTAAATCATAGAGCTGTTTTAAAGCAGAATATTGTCTAATAAACTCTGCTTGATATGGTTTAAACTCATATGTGATATTAGATAATTTAGATATGTCTGTATATACAGGATTCACTTTCTCAAAATTAGATATCCACGTATTATTATAAATATCATTTGCTATAGACTGATACATTGAATATCTATAAAATTCGTACAAATCTTGAAATATCTTATAAAGCTCTAATGAGAAAAATAGTGGAACTCTAAGCTCTATAACTTTCATTCTATCTTTAGTTATTTTTTCTTTATACCATAAATTCATTTCCCATGTAGAGTATTTACGATCAAAAAGATTTAATATTCCTCTATATTTATAAGTTTCCTTTAGACGAGAAATAAATTTACGGAAATTAATTCCTTGAATAACTATTTCTTTGGAATCTTGGTCAATATATGTACATGGAGAAAGTTTTGCTTTGGCCGATTTCTTTGGAGTAGATTTTGGAACTACAGTGGTATTATTAGAAGACTTCTTAAGCCATTTAAAAACATCAGCAAAAACCGCTTCTAATATAGCTTTTTCTTGTATAAAATACAGAGTATTAATATTATTATCCATATGGGGTACCTCGTTTATAATATATTAATACTCTGTTTTCGAAAAGAAATTTATTTATTCAGGGTTTATAATTTCCTCCGCTTCGCAATTAAAAGTAATTAATTTAAAGATAAAAATAAATTTTAATAATTTACTTCTCTACTTACACCGCGTCCAATACGATCACAATAAACAGTTTTATTATTATAATCTATAGTTATTATATCAAAACATTGTTCATTTACTGTGCCCTCTTCAAATGGATAAATTCCAAGTGCCAAATTTCCATCTGTGTCTGTAAATATAATTGGGAAACTATATAAATCATTCATAACTACATCACAATGAATATGACCAAATATGCCACATTCAATTGTGCATTTTGTTGAATCATTATTGATAACTTCCATTTTATCAAATAATTTTTTTGCATTATTAGTCAACCTACCAGTGTACGTCCCGTCATTATCCATTGGATGATCCCAAGAAGTTTGTCCAGTAGTTATCCAATGAGATGCTAGTATCACATGCCAATTTTTTGGCAATTCTAATACTTTAGACTCAACCCAATTTATAGTAGAATCAGTAATATCAGATGAAATAGATTGAGTTGCTGATTTAAAAATTATAAATCGCGTATTTGATTTTTCATCATCGAAATAATAAGAAAAATAATCATCATCAGCGTATTTAGCTATTGGATTAATCCATCTATTTAATTCTATATAAGCTTCATCTTCAGTCATATAGGCTTCTACAGGAGTACCATTAGAATTTCTATCATGATTACCAAATATGGGAAATACTCTATCCGATAATTTCCAATATTTAGAAATGCAATCTCTCATATTTGTTATAGCATATTCTTTGCCGCCATTAAATTGATTTATATAATCCCCACCCAAGATTATAGTATTAATTAATGTATTATTAATTACTTCTTTCATTAAAGCTGCACTATGTTTTTGATTTACTGACCAATGTAAATCGGTACAAAAAATAAATGAAACCCCATTTTTGCCAACGGATGCACTATGATATAATGCATCATTAGAAACTGTCTCTAATTGCGTTTTAAAATAATTTGGAACGGCATCTCCATTTTCATTTAATTCTTCGATAGATTCTACTAAAAATATATTAGTTATTACATCATCTGGAGTTATTGGTGTTGACCAAGAATTTAAATCGGAGCGATCAATTATAACAGATTTAAAATATGTAGCTGATTGATCTATGGCTAATTCTCCATTACCTTCGATACTATTTAAATAAATATAATCTGAATTATAAAATGTTAAATATAAACGTAAAGTTGTTTTAATCGTAACTAATTTTTTATAATCTTTACATAAATAAAAATTTTTTGTTCTAACTCTTGCTTCATATGAACTATTGTTAGGAATGCCGTCTTGAATATTACCCTGCTCCCAATCATATATAGCAGTAACATTATAACCTTTATTATGAAGTAAATAGTTTTTATTATCTAAAATTGTAATTTTATTATCTATTTCTTTTTTAATTTGGGATAATGACGCTTCGGTTTCATTAGTCGTCTTTGCTAAAAAGGCTAATGATCTCACTTGGTATGGAGTTATCGGAGTTAAATAATTAGCTTCTGTAAAATCAATAAATACAATTTTAAAGTATGAGTAATTTTTATTTATAATTATTTCATTATTGGCTTCGGATAATTCCTTACTAGAAGTCGTTTGATACGTATCATTATTATCAGAATCATAATAATTAATAAAAACTATAAAATTATAATTAGAAATTATTTTATCATAGTCTTTAGTTAAATAAAAATTTTTTGTTCTAACTCTTGCAGCATAATTATTACTATTAGGAACACCTTCTTGAATATTACCTGCTTCCAGATCATTAATAAAAAATAAAATATTATTATCCTTTTCAATACCTTTAATATTATTATAATTCTTATAAAAATTATTAAAATTGTATTTACCCATGAATACTTTATATTTTACATCGTCTACAGATATTGGTGTTGACCAAGAATTTAAATCGGAGCGATCAATTATAACGCATCTAAAATATGATTTAGATTTATTAATGTATAAAATATCGGTATCTTCTATATTAGCAGTACTATCCCATATTTTATTTTCATCATAAAATACTAAATATAATCTAAGATAATGATACGGAGTTATTAAAAAATCATAATCTTTACATGAATAATATTCTCCAGACCTTAATCTAGCTAATTGATTGGTACTGCTATTATCGCCATTTTGAATATTGCCTTGCTCTAAACTATCAATCATGCTAATATTTATTTCATGCGAATCATATGTTTGTTTATATAATAAATATAGATTTTCTAATTCATTATTCTCTAAATCTTCAAAATCGTTAGAAAGTGAATTAGGCTTACGCCTAATTCTATTATTTTTTGATTAATGACGTATTTTTCATTTGATCTTTCTAACGATAATACTGATAACATTGAAAGAATTAACAATTTAAATACTTATATGTATAAAAACACTGGATGGATTGGTTTATTGGAAATAAATAATAAAGATAATATTATATTACCAAAATATATTGAAAAGGATGCGATATACTTTTACTATAATAATGTAAATAAAACAAAGATTTTAAAACCATACCCGGGTTTTATTTATTGTATTTATGATGTGGAACCAGAAACAACATACTCATTACATGTAGATTTATCAAGATACATTGTTTATGATGCTGAAAACAATATCATAGATTATAATATGAATGCTGCTTTTGCAGAATATACAACGCCGGAAAATGCTGCATACATTCACATATCTGCAAATTACTCATCAATACCCAATAACCAATTATTAATTTTCTTATATAAAGGTACAAAAATTGAATTACAATCATTGGATTATTCTATCCCAAATTTTATAGATTGTAATAGTATTCCATTAATAACTCCAAAAAGTACTACATTTTTTGTAACTTCTAAGAATTTATTTAATAAAGACGATCCAAATAAAGAAATTGGTAAATATATTGTTTCTGTTGGCAGAATCGGTGACAATAATTTTTATATTTTATTTGATTATATAAAAATAAAGCCAAACACTACATATTGCTTAAGTTCTATTAAAACTTGTACTTGCTTTTATTCTTTATTTAATAAGCAATTTATTAATACCGGAGGTCAAAATAATGTATCAATATATTATGCCCCCAATAGCGATACTTATAAAGGCCTTCAAATAACAACTGGCCCGTTGGACGAGTATATACGTTTAAGTTTTAATAATAATGATATATCTGACTATTATATACAATTGGAAGAGGGTGAAGAAAGAACCAAGTATGCAGATTATGGTTATACAATAGATCCAATTTATATACCCGCAATTCAAAACAATCAGGAAAATACCGAATTAGACAAATTAATTGAGCCTCAAGATACCACGTTTTTCATTCAAGGTAAAAACCTTATAGATATTAATACATTATTAGATGGATTTTATGTAAATTGGATAAGTGGTTCAATAAATAACAATGATAATTATATTGCTACTGATAAAATAAAAATTAAGCCATCAACAGAGTATACAATTTCATCTAATTTAACAAGTAATATTCAATATGCATTTTATGATAGCGATAATAAGTATATTCCTAATTCTGCAGTAAATGCATCTAATTCTACTAAACATTTTACTATAACATCTCCAGAATCAGCATATTATATAGCCCTATCTCAATCAAAAGCTGCCAATAGTACAAATTTATTACAATTAGAAGAAGGCACTGAAGCTACATCGTATGAAAATTATTATATGTATATAGACAATAAATATATAAAATTAGACAATTCGAATCAAGATTTAATAACTCCAGAAGATACTACATTTTTTGTAACTTCTAAGAATTTATTAAAAGTAGATGATGATAGTTTATCTAGAGGATATTATATAAGTCAAATAAATGGTAATATATCTGAAAATGCCTCACATACAACAAGCGATTATATATCTATAAAACCAAATACCACGTATACATATAGCAATATAGATCAATATTATATAAATTATAGATATTGCATTTTTGATATTAATAAAAATTATTTAAGTGGTGGGAATTCAGAAGAAGCGGTAACATTTACAACCCCTAATAATGCTGCTTATTATAGATTCTCAGCAGGTTATAAGGACGTAAAAAATTCTATGCTTGAAGAAGGCGATCAAGCAACTGATTACGAGCCATATTATAAAGCAATAGATCCACAATATATTCTAAGCGATAATATTAATAAATCAAAATTTCCAGTAAATTTACCGCCAAAAATTTATGCTTTGGTTGGATATGAAACTAATATATATTTTGATAATCTCGTAGATGGTTATGATACCCAATACGATTTTGATGTAACTTGTTCTATAGGCACACATTTGCAAAGATGTTTTAGAGTTACTCCAATTGAAGAAAATGTTGGGGAGTATCCTATAACAATAAAAGTTACTAAAAATGATATAACTGTAACAAAAACTGCAACTATTTATGTCGCATCGGCTACAGCTAAAGCTAATGAATTAATTAAATTAATAATACTTGGAGATAGTACTACAAATAATGGCATATGTGTTACTAAATTAAATCAAAATTTATCAACCGATCCAATGAATATCATAACAATTGGTACTAGAGGAAGCAATCCAAATAACCATGAGGGTAGATCTGGCTGGAAATATAGAACTTATTTTACATCTGCTGGAGAAACGTACACAGATGGTAGAGGTGATGTGGATAATCCATTTTATAATGAAACAACTGAAACATTTGATATAGCAAATTATTTTTCTGAAACTAATTTTGATCATCCAGACTGGTTTTTTATAAATTTAGGTATTAATGATACATTTGGATATGCTGATGATATTTCATTAAATATTGAAATTGAATATCTAAATGGGTTATGCGATGAAGTAATTTCTCAGATTAAAGATTTTGATGAAAATATTAAAATCGGTATCTGTCTTACTATCCCACCAAATTATTCCCAAGATGCTTATGGTAAAGCATATAAAAATGGTCAAACGAGAAATAGATATAAAAGAAATAATATTTTATGGGTTGCTAATCAGATAGAGAATTATAAAAATAGGGAAGATGAAAATATTTATCTAATTCCATTAAATCTTTGCCTTGATACTGTATATAACATGGGTATGGAAGAGATTCAAGTAAATGCTAGAAATACAACTACATATTTCAGTCCAATTGCAAACGGCGGTGTTCATCCTGTAGAATCTGGTTATTGGCAATGCGCCGATGTATATACTGCATTTCTTAAAAATATTTAAATATTATTTTTATGCCCGCGACATTTAATTAATAACCATAAAGGCAGGTGTTAATTAAATGGCTGTGAGTTTTGAACAATTACAAGATAAAGCTAGAGCTATAGCATCATATGGATCAGCATCAGTAAAAAGTACGTCATCTAGAGTTGGATTTTCAACTGAAAATGGTGGTGGCACTGCTACATATACAGCTCCAAAATCTGTAACTGGAGCTGGCTACTCTACTTATTCTAACATTACATCATATTATAGTCGTAATACGTCAAGAGATAAACGAAATATTGTTGCTTATAGATATAAGATTCAATTACAATATTATGACGTTAATAGAAAAACTACTACACTGATTAAAAATGAGTGTTTACGCTCTATGATTGTTGACCATAATTATGATATAAATACAATGCCAGTAATATATTGTAACATGAGATTGGATAGATCTCTTGTTGATGATATGATTAAAAATCAAAATAATAATTTAATCATTCTATCACTGTATAAATTTAATAATAATATTTCTCATAAAACAGATTTACTTTGTTTCAGGAAGCAATTTATTTATTTTTTGCCTGACGATGTAAATAAAATGGACCCTGTAGATTATAACGTGAATACTAACCCAACCATGAAGGGAGATACGTATACAGAGTTAACACTCGGACTATTATGTGTCGAGCATATAAACAATAATAAGATTACATGTGAAATGGCAGCAAGAAATATTACCATGTATGATATTGTAAAGTATATTACAAATCACATAAATAATCTTATTATAGAGCCATTCTCATATAACGACACGTTCCCTCAATTTATTTTACCACCACATGATTCTGTAAATAAAGCATTGCAATTTTTAAATAATCAAAAGGTGTTTTATTCAACGCCATATAGATATTATCAAGATTTTGATTGCACTTATATAGTCTCCTCATCTGGAAATCTTACTGAAAGAAAAGATGATCCTTACGGATCTATCCTTATATCAATACGGGACATCAACGATTCTATATCTAATGAGATAGGGATGGTTATCAATAATACTAGTAAGACATATGAGATAGACGTAAACTATGCATTCACTCAAGTATTTGATAATACTATAATAAACAAGAGCAAAACGAAAATTGCTGGCGTAATATCAAATCCAGAAAATGATACTGATACAGTGGTGACTATAAATGATCTTAGTAAACAATATAAAACTAAGATGAATAAAAATCTAAAAAACAAAGCCAACTATATTAGTCCTAAAACACATACTATAAGACTTAATAATGATAATGAGCATATGATAGATAATATCGAAGCTCAAAGTAATAGTGAGAACTTCTTAGTTTATTTTAATAAGAATGATTTAGATACTAATTTATTTAGTATCAATAAAAGAATCACCATTCATAATATCGATAGATATCAAGAATTTAATGGTAATTATTTATTATATAGAAAACGTGAAGCGTACTTAAGAGAAGATAGCACATTTTTAATGAGTAGTATGATAAACCTAAAAAGAATTGACAATTAAAATACCTCCAGGGATTACTCCCTGGAGGGTACAATAAAAATTATTATATATTAAAATATTATTTTATTTTTTATCTAGAGATATTCTTATATATTTATAGCAAGTTATCATACTAGTACAAAATCAATATTCAAAAGATCTAGAAGATGCATTCCCAATACCAATAGTTTCAATACTAAAATTATTTAGATCTACCATAAAGAATTCAACAGTATCAGCATTGCTTTCATTTAATGTACATGAAATATACCATATACCGTCTAATTTAATAGCATCTTGTTTATGTACATGGCCGTTTAAACAAGCTATTACTCTTCCACCATTAGACTTAAATTCTTGTAATGCTGTAACTATATTGGCATATGTGCTAGAATAGTTAATTGAAACTTCTTGTATTAATGGAACATGTGACAATACAAGTACTGGTTTACTGGTATTTAAAGCTGTATTTATAAACCATTGAGTTTGTTCGTTTGATATATTAAATGAACCATTAGTGTCATTAGTATCTAGCACTATAACTCTAACAGCAATAGAATCTAAATAATAATATTGTTTACCATAAACGCCATCTATTCTTGCGCTTGTATTGTAACACTGCCTAATGAATAATGTGAATAATTCACTTTCAGTAAACACTCTTTCATTTTGTTCTGGATGATTATTTTTATATAAAATATTATATTCGTGATTTCCAACAGCGACTAAGAATGGGCATTTAACTTCGTTTGTATATCTATACATTATATGCTTAGCATAATATTTCATTCCTTCCATCGAATCTGTATCATAAATACCATTTGTGCCGCCGCTATAACCTCTAGTTATATCTCCAAGATTAGCTATAAAATCAAATCCAAAATACTTAGTTGCCTCTGCAAGATTATAGCCAACAGTATCACTAAGCATAGCAAAATGAGTGTCCGATTGAATACCAAAACAAAATTTATCATTCGCATTAGTTTGTAAATAATTTATTGCTTGTTTCCAATCATTATTTAGAAATGTATGTAAATCTTTATTTACAATTACAAATAAATTTTTAATATAAAATTCCTCTCCAATTTCATTTGTCTCTCCTGCTGTGATAGCATTAGATATTAGGTTTATTTCTAATTGAAATTTGACAGCCCCATAAGGCACCGATACATAATATTTAAAGCCATCTGTATCATTTACATACAAATTAGATTTATTAATTGATAGTTTTTTTATACTTTGATTATTTGCATCAAAAAATTGCCCGTATATCAATCTTAAACCAATAGCATGGCATTCAGAACAAGTGATATATATTTCATCCAATGGCTCAACATTTATATCATCAAAAACGTAATACGAATTTTTTGTCCAATTTTCCTGTTCAATAACTGCCGTGTATGTTTTATTGATAGGGCCGATAATATTTTTTGCAGAAAGTTTATTATTATTTATTAAATTATATGCTATCATATCATTATAATTAGATACGTCATACTCTTCTTTATTTTGTTCAGATGCCTCTGTTTCATTTGTAAATGGTATTTTTGAAATTAATACCGTGAAAGAACAATTAATATTTAGATAATTAGTACTATCTTCTTGTGTCGGCTGAATATAAAGCACAAGAGATATTACATCGACATTATCTAAGTTTTCTGGCTTTTCAATATAAATCGATTTGTTTAAATCTTTCTCATATATATAGACATTAACATTCTTATTGGCAACCGAATCTTTTAAATAAACATAACATAGTCTATTTTGAAGGGTTGGGGTTATCACATTAGCTCTATCTAATATTCTAATGTAAAATCCTTTATTATTAAAATCGCATTCGTTTGGATCTATGATATAATTTACCCAATACGTGTCAGCTTCTCTATTAAATATTTTTACTGTATTATAATATAAAATGTCATTTTCATCTATTGTTAATTTATAATATAAATTTGTTTTATTAGTATTTTGCAATAAATTAGTTATTAAATTACGACTTTTAGATTGAATTGTTAAATAATTACTCAAATCTGATGGTTCTACATTATTATCAAATAAAGCTACAATATACATAATTTTATTAGCATTATCTTCATTTACATTATAAATATATTCAGATTTTTTAATTCTAGAAAAAGTTTCATATAAAGTATTATTTTTATCGGCAACTATTATAGTGTAAGCAATGTCTTCATCTATTTTGATAATTTTAATTTCATCATATAAATATAATGGAATTGGGTCGTTTATATTTAATAATCTAGTGCTTGATTTGAAAAAATTTATTTTTCCTTCACTAATATTTGAAGAATAATTTTCATATTTATATTTATTTGTTATATCAATATAATCTGTGTCGTCTACATAAAATATTTCTTCTAAATCATCGATATCGTTAGAAAGTGAATTAGGCTTACGCCTAATTCTATTATTTTTCGATTAATAACGTATTTTTCATTTGATCTTTCTAACGATTTGGTGGATTTAGAAGAAAATTATAATAATGTATTCAATAATTCAAACGGTAAAATTATTATAGAAATGGATACAGTAGAAATAAATGTAACAAATGGTGGTTTTGGTTTTTATTTATTTGCCAACCAGATACCATATGATAATATTAACAAATATGGATATTATTTAACATTTGATAATTATAATGGATATAAAACAGATGATCTTTTAGGCTATATTATGGTACAATATCTTGATGGGACTCATAATAACTATTATTTTAATACAGACGATATCGTATATATATCAAATAACATTATTGGCGATATAGAAAATTTTAATTATATTAGGTTTGGCTTTTATCCAATAAGAGCTCAACAAGAGTATGCTGGTGAAACATACCAGTTTACAAACGTTAAATTATATGAAGTCGATGAAAATATTAACAATGATAATTTAAATAAGTATGTCTTAAATGATGATGTGGTTACCAAATACGATAAGGAAATAATCACTAAAACTGAAATTGGATATTATCCGGAATTAGAATATATAGAAATACCAGACTTTGAATCCGGCAATATAATTAGTACTGGAGAATTTGAGGCGCGTTCAAGTAATGTTAGAAGTTCACAGTACATACCAGTCGATCCAAATACTTTATATACTATACAATGTAATGATGCTTCCTATATTATGCTTGCTCAGTATAAATCTGATTACACATTTATTAAACGTGCTCAGTACACTGTCGTTAATGCAATTAATTATTTTACTTTAACAACGGATTCAGAATGTGCTTATGCAAAAATTATTTTATCATTTCCCTCAAATCAGACGATTAATAATAAAATTATTACAGATCCTATTCTAGAAAAATATGATTTAAAATTTTACAAGGGCGAATACAAAGAAGTTAAGTTAAATTATTGTCAAAGAAATGAATTAGAAGGGATCAATAATAAATTAAGCAATTTCTTAATTGCAAGCAAATCAAAAAATTTATGGGATGATTCATTATTATTTGAACAAGGTCATAGAAATGGTGGTACTAATAACGGAAAATTCGTATCAAAAGCCAATACCGATGCTCAAAATAATTCAGCTGTTAGAGAGTTTATACCAGTTGAGCCTAGCACTGATTATGTATTTTATTATGAATATGATGAAGATTTGAATTATCGCGTTTATATAATACAGTTTGATAGTAATAAAACTATAGTTAAAAATGATTTTAGCGGAACAGATATTGCTAGATATAATAATCAAACAAATGGCATATTTCAATTTACTACTTTTGAAAATACGGCATATATAACATTTATGACGTATTTAGCAAATAATGATGATTGGACTAAAATAGTTCCTAGAAATATATTAATTGAAAAAAGCAAAACTTTTACTGGTTATATTGCAGATAAAGATGTATCTGACTACGTAGATCCAAAAACTTTATATGATAGAATGCAAAAAGCAGATTTACTAAAAAGTAATTCTGAATCCAATGTAGAAATTCCAGAGTATTATTTTGAAAATGATTATTTAGATAATAAAATATCTAGAATTAACGAGCTTATTCAAAATAATATTTCCACAGGTGATTGTTTTGCTTGGATATCGGATATGCATTATAATAGAGCAGGAGGACATAATTCTCCTAAATTATTAAATTATATTTATAATAATACATATATTCGTAAACTTTTTAATACTGGGGATGATGTTGATAGAGCTAGAGATGCTACTTTATGTTATAGCGATATTAAAAAATATTTTCCTGGTAAATATTATCATGCTATGGGGAATCATGAGTGGTTTTATACTGGCGGTAATGAAATAAATGAAGCATTTATAATGTATTCTATGGATCAAAATGATGAACAAGATAAAGTTTACGGAGATGCTAAATATCAGTACTATTACGTTAATAATTATCAACAAAAAATAAGATATATTATGCTTAATTGGTTTAATCCATACTATTATGATGAAAATGATAATTTAATAACACCTGGAGGAATGACTGCAGATCAATGGAGTTGGCTTGAAAATGTTGCAATGGATGTTGATGATGGATGGGAAATAATAATATTTTCTCATGCAGTATTATTGACCACTGGTAATGGGCTTGGAGTTATAAGCACATCAAATTCTAATACGATTAAATTATGGGGAATTGTTGATACGTTCAATTCAAATAATCAAAATAAAAAAGTAATCGCATCTTTTAGTGGGCATACTCATAGCGATGGGGCTTGGACTTCTCCAGGCGGCGTTCCATTTATTATAATTACAGAAGATAATTGTGTTCCATGGGTAGATTCTCAAGGCAATGCAGATCTTATGGGTTTTGATCGCACCAAGGGTACAATAACAGAACAAGCATTTGATATTGTTGTAATAGATAGAACTAATAAAAATATCCATTTAGTCCGTATAGGAGGCCCAAAGCATGTAACATTTGATATAGATTATGTTGAAGAATCGTCTGAATTTGTAGAAGAAAAAATAATAAATTATTCAGCGATCTATCAATAAAATGTACATAAATGAGCAATATTTTTGTAAGGCTAAAAATAAAATATCAACCCAGAGGGAGCAATCCCTCTGGGTAGTTTATTCTGTTCTATTGTTCATTCAGTCACTAATGATTGAATATAATTCTTAATATAATCTTTGCTTACCATTTCTGTAGTATTCATCATTTCCAGTAAATGGTAAATGAGATGTGCAGAATGAGTAATATTTCCCATATCTACAGAAGACTCATGAATATACTGAGCGCGCAGATTATCATCAGCAAATGTCTGCTTTGTTATAGCTTCAACAAGATAATGGAAGACGTTTTTCTTTCTAGTACGTCTCATCTCGTTAATCTGTCTTTTAGCTTCAGTCATAATATAAGATTCCTCTGGAGCTACAGTCTGATCTCCAGATGGGCCTTCAGTATCTGTCAATACTCCGGTTGGATCATTGCCTTTGATATCTTCTATCTTCTGCTTAGCATTATCTATAATCTCCATATAATCCACTTTATTCTGAAGATTGCTAGCAATGAATTCTTCCATAGCATCAGAGACCTTAGTTCTGATCAGGTTAGAAGCTTCATCAGAATCTAAACCAGCTATATCTTTATAAAAGTCGTCTACTATTGTAGTATCTAGTTTAAGATCTTTAACTGCTCCAGGAACATTTTCATCTGGAGTTACTGATTCGATTACTTTATTATAAGATTCCTGTACAATTCTAGCAATCTCAGCCGTAAGAGTATTCTGGAATTTAAATCTATTTATAAGATCGCCAGCACTTTGCTCATTAACAAAGTTGGTGATAAGATTCTTAACAATAAGCTTATCTCTCTTATTAAGATCCCCATCAAACGATTGCTCATATAGATGATAAATAGCTTCTGTCATAAGAGAATTCTTAGCATTATTAAGAAACTCAAATCTATTTCTAGCATTAGAGGCTTGTTCTTCTATATAGTTTCTGACCCATTCAGCATATCCTTCAGAAGCACGTTCATACTCATGTTGCTCTCTAATAGCTTTGTCTTCTTCAGCTCTATATAAATCTTCCTGCTGTTCTTTAATCATCTCTAATATCTGTCTTTGGGGAATATTCATATTTTCTGATGGTTTATTAAAATCAGAATATATCATATCATGTTACCTCCCGTTAAATTTTATTAAAATGTTTTAGTATACCGTTATATCTATCTTAGGCTGGAATGTATTATCTTCCGTTACAGCCACGTTAATAAACTCTGGAGCGATATCTACTATGTCAGGATCTCTTTCTAATAAATACAAATGCTGACAAGATGAGCCATAATTATTAACGTCTAAGAATTCAAAGTATACTAATTGCTCTCTATAGTTATTTGTTATTAATGTAATTATATTAGGAATATGTAATTCGTTAATTTCATTAATATCTTCGATATATTCTTTAATATCTTGAACTATTGAGGTAGATACATACTTATCAGCAGAGGTTTGAGCCTCAAGAGCGAATTTTAATTCAACTGCTACATTGTCTATAAATGTAGTGACTCTTGTAGTATCAGAAATCTTAATCCATCCAACAAATGGGTCTGTTATATAACCCCACTGACCTCTAACTTTAGTTATATTTACATATTGACCAAAGCTTATAACACCAACGACATTAGAAGCATTATCTTCATCTACAGTAGAGCTATATACGTTAAGTTCTTTAACAGAAACTTTAACTTTGAAATTCTGTGAAGATGGAATTTGATAATAGAATGTCTTGGATGGGCCAAATGTATTAACAAACTTAAAGTCTACATCGAATGTATCTTCCAATACCTCAAGACAAACTTCTATGTATTTTCTACGCTCTTCAACTTCATAGATGAAATCTTGAACTAATTCTTCTGAGGATAAGTATCCAGCTTTCAACACTGGCACTCTTAGCATAGTATATTCATATATCCTATTGCCATTTTCGTTTAATTTATATATTGGTGCGCATTCTGTATATGGAGTTCCCCATTCATCAACTCTACTTACTTCAGAATAGAGTAAATCTCCATCAGGGCTAACTTCTTGAACAGCGCTAACGCTAATTCCAGAACGCATCATAGCAGAATAATCATGATAAAAGTCTATACCATCATCTACAGACAATACGTTACATAGAGTGTATCTGCTAAGATCTTCATAGTTATATGAATTTATTATTGCTAAGCTTCTGGAATCATTTAATAGAGTATTCTGCACAAAATCAGAATCTATATTTGCTTTAATCCATCTAATGATAACGTTCGGGTTGGTATTCTGATTTGGGATTCTATTCATGTATTCAGAATTAGCCCGCATAACATCAACCATTGACCATTCTGTACCATCAATCTCGGCAGAAATATCATTAGACAAATATGCGTTTATTATATCTTGCTTCTGTGGAATTGCTGCGGATAAACCAAATTTTGTTTTTCCGCCATTATCATCAGTCCCATATAGTTTAGTTTCAACCATCTCTTCGGTTACTATATTTCCATTTACATTATCTCCGACTTTAGTACCAAAGTCTGCCAAGATAAATAACTTAGCATATGTGTTCTTACCCATATAGCCATGAGATGTACTTGTTTGAGATTTGGTTTGAAATTCTTCTGGCTTTGCGTTGTGAACACCGATGATATTAATTCTATTATTAAGATCCATCTTATCATCAGTTTCAAACTCAAACTTAAACGTAGACATATATCTATCGTTATCATATGCAGATAAAACGCCTTCCTTATATCTGTAAGGAGTCGTAGCAGTCTCATCTGTATATAATACTATATAGACTTTAATACGCACATCGTCGAATATTATATCATTATTTGCATCTGTATGATAAGTTATAAGATTATAATTAGAAGAATCATTTTGAGAGATATCAAGTGTCATAGTATATTTATTATCATAATTAGACGTTCCATCTGTAGTATAATAATTTCTAACCCACTGCATATTTGTAGCAACAAATTGAAGATTAGATTCTGTGTTTATACTATCGAATCTAAACGTCTTGTTTTCATTCATTATTGTCATTAGATAAGATGTGATTAAATCACTATCTATAGTAATCAAAAATGGCGATGCGTATTTAAATATACGCACATAATCTCCATCTTCGTTTATTGTCATATCATAATCACGTTCTATGCCATCATCAGGCATAAATATCTCAGGACACTCTAATGTAGCAAAATCATTTTGCTCAGCAGATCCGTGATTATAATAATAGAATATAGTTCCAGGATTAATACTTAAATTATTATTACCAGCTTTACCAACAAAGTCTGTTTGTAATAATTTAATATTAATAGTGTTAGTTGGATATACATTTGCGTCTTTGCGCATTAGCATGTAAGCATAATACATTCTTTCGAATGGATTATCTCTCTTCTTTTTAAAGAACAGCTTACACTCTGTATCATTGATAGAATTAAAGAAATTCTTTAAATCTGTAGTATTAATGATTGATCCTCTTGAAGATGCTTCCCTAGGGATAATTTTCTTTAAATCCGCTACAGACTTTTTGTCTTTTCCTCCAGCAGAAACACCCTTAAGTAGAGGATATATAAGAGCATACATGCCATTGTAATTATTATAATTCTCTTCAAGAAGAGCTATCCTAAATGGCTGATTATATGTGAAATTACCAGATGCTCCATCTGATAGATAAAGATTAATCCTGACGATTTGATTTATCTTCGGCACATAAGCATCTCTAGAAAATATAATTCTTATAGTATTCTCAGAGATGTATTCATAATAGCACCAGTCATCTGTCGATACTGTATAATCTAGTAGACCATTAAATACTGGAGTGAGATGTTTTACTATATTTTCAGTGCTACCAGATGTTTCTATGATATCAACGTTAAAAGATGCTAGCTGTCCATCAAAATCAAATGTAACTGTCTTATTTTCAATACTATTTGAAGTAAGAATATTAGTATCTATTTGAAGATATTGCACCTGATGAACTCTAACGGAAAAGGCTAAATATTCTACGCCCTCAAGTTTAGTTTTGATTAGCGTTGTTATGTAAGGATTAGAAATATCGCTTAAAGGATTTTGCTGTTTAATATTTGTAGTACCAGTTTCAAATAGATCATAGATTGCTGTATATACATACTCATTGCTAAGATTAAGCATTCTAGTGATTATTATATCATAATCTAAATGAAACTCAAATTTATCTACAAATATAGGAACGTTCTTTGATAGTCTAAATATTTTTCTTTCCCTATCATCAGTATTGTCTGTAGTCACATTTGCTTCAAAATATGTTAATGGTAAATACATCATTATTGTCATTACCGCTGGTTTGGCATTAATGTCTGTAATACCATAATTAAGAGCATGCGTGATTACATTCTTAGTGAATTTAGCTCTAGTCGGTATTGTTTCATTAGTTGTCTCGCTTATAGCTATAAGCGTATTCTGAAGAGACTGAGAAAACATCTCATTCATATAACCAAATATACCAACCATAGATGAAGTCTCATCCAAGTCAGGTATATGATTTGCTCTAATATAATCATAAAATTCTGCAATCTCAAATATATCTGTCGATATTAGAGTTTCAGAATTAGTATTTGTATTAGTAGAGGCCATTTATATTTTCTCACTCCTTTCTTTCATGGATTTTGACTTTGTTGATTATTATTTCTATTAAAGAGATTATTGTATATACCTTGAGCTGTATCTGCAGCATAATCAAGAATATTACCAAATGTAACAGTCTGTCCATCTGGTTGAATTCTTAAAGATAGAGTTCTAAAATTATCCTCTAGATTAGACTGAGCAGATGAAACGATATCAGATACATTGCTTACAACGTCGCCAACTTGATTTCTAACCCAATCAAGACCATTACCTATAGTATCTACAGAGCTTCTAACTGTATCTACTATTGTTGGTATTATTTGTCGTCTTGGAGCTTGGAAGTCTGATTGAGGTGTATAACCTCCCATAAGATCAGATAATATTCCACCGCCTGGGTATGAGTATGGCCCATAGAATCTGCTACCGCCATTATCTGAGCTGCCAACTAGATTTACTCCAGCTTTTGGTTTGTTAGTCCATTTTAATCTATAATCTTTATACATAGCTTTAGAGGTTGCTCTAATATCGCTATACGCTCTAATACACGGGAATACAACCCACTCATTATTAATCCCGTCTGCCGTCCATATATCTGAATAAGGAATATCAACCTCATTAGAAGCTAAAGTTATATTATTAAATTCTGATAGTATTAGAGGATTATTGTCCTCTATAAAGTTAGCATGGAAAGATAAAGAGAATTTAACAACACCATCTTGCGGATCACCAAATTCTGCTCTAGGTACATCTGTAAAATAACAACCGGTTGCTTTGGCATAGTAGGCTATAGTCTCTCCATCGTCAGCTATTAAAAATTTATAAATAGAAAATTGTTCTGGAAGAACTCTATTTATTACATAATCTTTATGAATCTCTGCTTTTGGAGCGCCATTTAATATATTTATCTGACCGGTTTTGCTCATTCTGATATATTCATCATATGCTTTGGCTAGTGTATATACCTCTAAGTTCTTAGTATCATTAAAACTTAAAGTGAAGTCATAGCCATTATCTGATTTTAGAGAATGAGTTCTATATGATATAGATGTACCATAAATATTTGTAGTGGATTCGTGAGATTCCGCTGTAATTCCTGGCAAGTCTAGCTTAGAGCTAACAGAGTTAGTCAAAAGAAACATAAATGGTGTTGCTCTACCATTACGATCATTTATTGAATATTGTAGCTGCCCAAGAACTTCTTTATGATTCTGAAAAGCATCTACAAAAAATGGGCTATGTTTTAATGAATCATTCAGGTAGGCATCTTGTAGATTAGAGCCTTCCATTAAATATAAATCAGGTTTAGTGAAGAATAAATATTCTCTATTATACTGAATATGATTTCTTAAATCTACCCAACTAAACCTGTTTACAGAATTATACCAGTCATCTTCACCGGTAGAAAATATTCCATTTCTATGCATTACAGAAGTCGTATTAGGAATAGTAAAGCTTTTCTTCGGACTATTTCCATCTATTTCTGTAAATTCTACTGTACCATTGCCCTCAAGAGGTTCCAATAAAATTACCCCCTCTCCGCATATATATTTTTAATTATAAGAATGTTCCAGGAAGCTCTTTTTACGCTTTATTTGAGAAAAAATATTTATAATTATATATTATATTTTAGTGGAGAGATTGAAAGCATGATTATTTCTATAGAGGGGATATAAAATGACAGATTGTTATTACAATGATTATGACTATATAGACTACAATAACTGTTATGATGATTCTGAGTCATATTATGAGGAGTCTGACGCAGATTTCAAATTATTAGGAGCAATTGAGTTTGCTGCTGATAAGATTGGAAAGTTCTTTAAGAAGAAAGCAACTAAGTATGTCTTAGAACAAATTGTTCCGCCAGGAAGCACAATTGTTATCTATAATAACGACACCAAGCTTGAGCTTATGTGCAGACCAGTGGATAACACTAAGATGAGCTATGAAGAATTCAGGAAGAACTGGATCAATCAAAAATTCCAATTTGAAATCGATGTCGACCATATAATAAATCAGAATACAGCTGGCGGTAAAGTAGAAGCATTCCTCAAAGATATTTTTGAGCTATAAGTAACCTTAAAACGTTAAAATGCTTTCAATCTCTTTATTTTTTTACATAAAACATTAGAGTAAAATTTGAAAGGAGGCTTGAATATGCATCAATCCCAGCAAATTAATAAAACTATCATGCGGGATATTGTGAATATCTGCGAAGATACTAGTATTGCAGATGTCGTTAATGCTGTTGGAAATGCAGCCGATGTTGGGAGTAAATGGCTATCGGCTGGAAGGCACAACAGCGGTTCAATTTCTAGACGAGCATCGGATCTAGTACTAACTTTCCCAGTTTTAGTCTCAACTTCATTAAAATGGGATACTGCTATGCTCTTAACTAAAGCAATTGAGCGTAAATGTGTGTCTCTATTACAAATCTTATTCTCTGCAATGAATCTAACCAATTACAAAGACACCAAAAGCTTATACGATTACATCGGTAAGTTTCATCATAATCTTAAAGTTGGTTCTGCTTTAAGCTTAGATGACTTTATTACAGCTATGAACGCCGGTGTTCATGAGGGCGCTATTGAAGTTATCGATAAAGATGAATTCGATGCTGTTATGGAATGTATGAAAGGAATTAACGAAGCAGCTAATACTTTTCTTAGGGAAAGCTCCGTTAATGATTATTCCGTTAATACTTCTATGTATGGCAACGTTACAGTAACTCTTGAAGATACTTCTTCAAGACAATCTACCAACAAAGACGCTGAGCCTAAGGCTAGTCCTGTAACAATATATAACAAAAATACAGCTGACGAATTTAGATCCAATGATAATGAAAAATTCTTTAGTTCTCAGATCTTATCTCAAAAAGATTTAGAGAAAGCTAATGAATTACAGCCAACTATGATGGTTGTTAATTTTCTTTCGATGGCTGGGAATAATTCTATCCAAAGACACGGAGTAATTGGTGTTAAAGCCAAGTTATATCCAGTAGAATCTATGGATCTTATTCGTAGGCTAACCAATAAATACTCAGATAATAATACATTATTTAATCTAATCCGCTGTTCCACTAAGGAACGCGCTTTTTTCCGCGATTTTCTTTTTGCTATTGAAAAGACTAAATTCGAAGCTATTAATGTAGCCAAAGATTCAGTCAATAGTAGGCTATTTAAAGTATTAGAGCGTAGAGCAAGAAACAATAAGTTTTATTCTCTATTAGGAAAGAACGATGCTTCCCCAATAACGACTCTAGTTATATCTCAAGAAGAAGTAGAGTATATGCGTAAATATTCTAACATGGATCTTGAGAAACCGGGAGTTTGTAGAGTGCTTCTTAATAGTTTTAATCTTATGGGCATTGTTCTTATTGATGACTCTGTTGAAATTGCTAAGTTCTTGTATGATGGAGACGATACATTTGAAGCTTTAACATACCAAGCACTTACAAGAGAAAACAAAGACTCTGACTATAAGAAAATTGTTAACCTTATGGATAAAATTTCTCGATGATGAAAGGAGGTTCCAATCTAAATGTATGATTTTTATATGATAGACGAGGCCTCCAATACTAGAGCAGTAGACTACTCCTCTATTTATAGGTCTAAAGAATTTAATGAATGCATGTCATATTTCAATACTAAAGATGAAATGACAAGAAAAATTCTTCTTACGGTAAACGAAGCAGATCAGAATATGATGATGCAAGCTCTTGCTAGTAAGCTCTATTCTCATATTGTCTCTAAAGTAGACGATGTAGATTTTGGTAATATTCCACTTTCTAAAGGTGATATTACAAAGATAGATAAGTATGAAGAGCTTAGTGATTGTATCTCAGTTATTGCAGATATTTTGACAAATTATAGACAACCAACTTCTCTAGTTGATACAGTATCTATAGCACTACAGAATATGGTTGATCGTAAAGAATTATTTATGCGTGGCTTTAGAGGCAATGTAGACATGGTTATTATGTCTTATAACACTCTAGCTCTAAGCATAGTATCTGCAGTATCTTTGATGATTTCATCTAGTATTGAATTTATCAAGCTTCCTGAGAATAAGGGTTTCAATATCGCATTTGATAAGGCTTCTCGTCTTAAAGGTGATCAGAAAATTCTATATAAAAATCTAGTCCATTTTAATAAGCTATGCGCAAATGGTAAATTTGATCAGACTATGGAATATGCTATCAAAAATAGTTTGATATTCAATTTTGCTAAGAAGCATGAATCTGCTGAAGTTGTGACAGAAGCTCCGATTCCAATTATAGCTCCTGCTGATACTATTGGTGCAGCAATTACTACAATTGGTAAAGCGGCAGTTGCTCATCCGATAATAACTGGAGCAGTTACTGTTGTATTTGGACTGGTTCTTTTAATAATTATTATTAAAGAACTTATATATTATTTCTACTATGCTAGAACTAAAGCGTCTGATTATTTTGATGCTCAATCTGCGCTTTTAGTTATGAATGCATATAATGTAGAAAACAATCTCACTAGAGATGAAACAGAAAGAAAGACTATCGCTGAAAAACAAAATCGTGTAGCTCAGTTCTTTAACAAGCTTTCTGATAAGCTTAATGTCTCTGATAGAACGGCAGAGTCTAAAGCAGCTAAAGATTTAGACAAAGATAGTAAAACAAAGTTTGTTTATAGCGATGTGATACAGTCTATACCAGACTCAGCTAATGCTGCATTGTTTTAAATCAAGTATTCTAAAAACATTAATGTAAATTTTATATTTTGTACAAAGTATAAAAGAAAAATTATAGGAGGTTTAAACCGTTATGATTTATGCTAGTTTCGATAGTAATCTTAAACCGGTTGCTGAAATGTATAGCGGCATTGGCGGAGCTATGCTAGAAGCATGTGAATCTGATATGAACATGCTTAAGGCTATGCTTAAGCTTGACGCAATTGAGATTAAGCTTAATGAAGCAGCTGAAGGTGATAATAACAAAGAAAGCGTTAAAGATAAAGCTCAGAATGCTGCTAGAATGGCATCCGGAGCATTTAAGTCCATTATGGAAAAAGTTGCTGCTGGTCTTGAATGGCTTGGTGAAAAGTTCAATCAGGCTGTCGCTGCAGCTGTAGCTCAGTTTAACAAGATTCTTACTTCCGACTATGAATCTCTTAAAAAGAGAATTAAAGACGTTAAGAGAGAGAATCTTTCTAATATTACCATTGGAGAATGGTATGAAAAATCTCCATTTACAACTTCTGATGCTAAAGATACCGTTCCAGCATGGCTTGAAACTCGCAGATATACAAGCGAGGACGTTCAGAAGCTTAAAAGAACTGTAGATTACTTCATTGGAGAGAAGAAAAAAGACGTAAAAGCAGATTCTGTATTTGCTACGGTAGAAAGATTTTTTGGTGGTAACGGCGACGCTCGTAATGGGCTTGCTAAGTATGCCAAAGAAGCAGTCAATTACAAGAGAGACCTTAATAAGAAAGCTGCTGGGTATCGTAAACAAGCTAAAATGGCAAAAGGTACAGAAGGCGCTCAGGAAACTCTTGACGTTTATAATAGCTATAAGAATTACAGAACCATTTGCCTTAATTGGCTTTCTGTAAGACAGCAAGCTATGAGAAAGTATTATAGCACTATGCGTAAAGCACTTACAGCTTGCCTTGCATCTCCTAAAGGTGAAGCTAGCCTCATCGAGTTTGCTATTCAGCAGGCTGAAATGGATGTTGATAATATGCTTGAGTGCGTTATCACTGGTTGCACGGTTGAGAATCTCATGTATAAGGGACCAGAGCGCGTGCCGACATTTGAATCCCATAATGAGTCACAGGCTAAACTTATGGAGTCTATGTCTCAGCCACTGTTTTAATATAGAAGAGGAGGAAATATAATAATGATTAAAACTGCTATTAACGATCCTCTTCAGGAGGAAATGCTCGTTAGAAAGTTTAACGAAGAATGCGAGAAAGTTGCTCCATCTGAATATGGTTTCGGTGAAGGTGCAGCTATGATTTATGCTGCTGAAACCGAGATGGCATGGAATGCTCTTATGGAGCAGGTTGGTATTGCTGAGCTTAAGTACTATGATAAGTACGGTATGCTGCTTAACTTCTCTGAAGCCGCAGAAGGCGAAGAAGATGGAGACAGCGCTGCAGAGAAAGCGTCTTTAAAAGACAAAGCCTCCAATGCAATGGCCGCCGCTAAGAATAAAGCTGGTGAAGCTAAAGAAGCAGCAAAGGCTGCTGGTGCTAATTTCGTCAAGAGAGTCCAAGAGATTCTTGAGAAGATTAAGCAGACCATTCTTAAACTGTGGAAAGCTGCAGTTGAGAAGTTCAAGAGTTTTGACGTAGCTAATAAAGCATTCATCGCTAAATATAAAGTTGCGCTGCTCGGTATGAAAGATAAGAGCTTTAAAATTGAAGAAGCTGTTATTATCGATAAAGATGGAGTTGAAAAAGCAATCGGCAAGCTCGAAGGTTGCGAAAGCGCTATGGATAAGCTGATTGATGCTAAAGCTGGCTCTAATCCAAGTGCAGAATCTCTTCAGAAAGATCTTCTTCAAGAGCTTTTTGGAGCAGAAAGCGCAAAGTCTGTCATTGACAAATTAATAAGAACAGAGTCAATAGAACGCACAGTAAAAGTTGCATTCGAAGGTCTTCAAGAATTTGGCAAAAAGACAACTGGCGCAGAGAAGATTCAAGCTAGAGCTACTGCAGCTATCGATAAGTTTAAGAAAACTGTGAACGTGCAGACTCAGTCTCCGCAGCTTAAGGCAAATCTTGTTAAGTACGTTGCCGATATGTGTAAAGAACTTTGCACGGCATATATTAATGCTCTTAAGAACGAGATGGCACAGAATAGAACCCTCTGCAAGCAGGCACTTGCTTCTCGCGTTAATGACGCTAAAGATAAAGTAGATGGCGCTGTTCAAAGAGGTAAAGATGCCTTAAAGGGCAATAATGGTGGAGCTGCTGCACCTGCCGCTGCTGCTGAATCTGCTAAGTTTAATGATATGGATCTTAATAGCATTCTTGAGTCCATTAGGTTTGCTTAATAGATACTCATGGTTTTAAACTCTCCTTTAAGTTATTATAAGGCTTAGCTTTTATATGGTTAAGCCTTATTTTACCAAAACATTTTGGTAATAAAAATTAAAGGAGGTATCTATAAGTTGACTTTAGAACAAAAGATAAAAGTTTTATATGAGTCAACTGAAGCGACCCCATATGATCTATCTACAGATACAGCAATACTATATGCAGAAAGCCAGAGAAATTTTATCGAAACTATCAATGCTCATATCATGCTTGAATATGATATATTCGACTTCAAGGATGATACTGTAGGGGCATTTAGCGATAGAAATTTATTCTCTGGCGTGCGTAAATTATTGTCTGCGTTATCAAAGCTTCTAATGCGAGTATTAGAAATCATTTTTGGGATTACCAAAAAATTCATCGCTTCAGCCAGAGATATTTATCTTAATAATCAAGAGTTTCTTAAGAAATATAAGCTTAGAATCATATCTTTATCTAATAGAGACAAGTATGTTAAATATAATGGTTATAGCATGGACAACATGTTTAATCTTGAAACAACAGCAAGATTCGCTAATGATCAAGTTATTGATTGTTATGAAAGACTCATGAATCTAACCAGAGCTGAACAAGTGCTTAATCTCAGTGAATTAGATGTATATGGTTCTTGGATTGTTGGACAAAGAAATAAAATCTTAGATAAGCTTAATTACAATAATCGGTACCGTCTTGATGTTACCGATACCACTTTCGCTAGAGCATTAAATGATGCTCTATTCGGTGATCGTAAAAAACGCATATACAACACAGATGCTGCAGTTGAATTTCTTGAGCAATATGATGGTCTATCTTCAATTATCAAGAAATTAAATTCATCAGCATCCAAGACTCTTGCAGTAGAGTTAAAAGAAATAGAGAAACTTAAAAAGAAATTCGAATCTTACAAGACAGATAATGCAAAAGCACTAATACATCAATGTGTCATGCTAAACAATTATACTAGGATGGCTACAAATGATGTTATTTCTGCTATTGGTATTATGATTGAATATTTAGATAAAATGAATATTCAAGCTAAACAAATATGTATCACTGCCTTGCAGAAAATTTCGTAAAATCTTAATAGGAGGTCATTTATAATGAATTGGTTTGAAAGTATTCTTGAAGGTGCAGAAGATAATGTTGAAGATGTTATCGATTCCGCTATGGGTGGAGATGCACAGGGAGTAGGAGATACCAGCATCGCATCTGACGTTGTTAAGGATGGAGATGTTTCTAACGATCCTGATAAGCTTACATATGATGATGATTGCTATTCTCAGGGCGTTGAGATGAGCGATGTTAAGGCTGATGGTTCTATCGATACCCAGCTTGGTGATATCCAGACGCATGTTGGCGCTGGTGCAGAAACCGCTGCTGCTACTGAAGGTGCAGTTCTTACCTCTGATGAGCTTCGTGGTATCTATACTGAGTCTGTAGCTCGTGTTATTGCCGCTAGCAAGAACCAGATTAATAAGATCTATAAAGAGTCTGTAGCTCGTGCTAGAGCTAAGAAGCTTCAAGAGTCTGCTAAGATTAAGGCTCGCACTGTCGCTGAAGCTGCTGATATCGACGGCATGCTCAATGATATTTTTGGTAATCTTTGATTATCCTTTAGCGAGTTATATTGTATATGATACAGGGATGGCTAAATGCCATCCCTGTGTTTTTAGTTAATTCTCTAGAGGAGGTTTAAATTGCCAATGGATAAAATAGTATCTAAGCTCATGCCATATAATGAGCTTTATTTTGGCAGATCTCCAGAATTAAATAAAGCTCAAGAATGTTTAGGCGTCATAAGACTAAAATATGCTAATAATCCATCAGATGTCTTTAAAGCAAATATAGATAAATCTATGATTAAGTTTAATCGTTACATAGAAAACTTTTATGGATTTGGCTGCTTTGCGTTAAATATAGTTTATGATATAGACCCATGGGTTATTACAGTTCCAATCGGATTTAATTTTACCAACAATAAAGACAAGAATTTCATTGTCAATAAAAATACATATAGGTTTAATAAAGAGGCTGGTTATATTTGTCTTATAAATATTTCTTCAGCTCTATTATTCAATCCAGAAGTATTTACAAATGATGAAATAATGGCCGCTATAGTACGTGAGATAGGCCATAGCTTTTACGCTTGTATGTATGGCGGTAGTGCTATATTAAATAATATATATGGTGCTGCTTCCATATGCAATATTATAACTTCTGTTGTGCATGCTTATAACCAAGCTAAAGGCATCGGTAAAGCTATAAAAGATCATCAGATAAATCTTCTATCTCAAAACTATGATGAGTTTGTTGCTAATTTTATGAAAGCAATAGTGCCAGATAATATAAGCCAAGAAGAATATAATAATACAGTTCAGACTCTTGTAAATGCAAAAGTGCTACCAACTAGAGAAGAATTTGGTACTAAAGAGTATGAAGAGCATTTCATTAAAGCTGGTGGTATTGTAGGGCTTATTAATAAATCCATTAAGCTTGCTGGATTGGGAATGACGGCATTTCCATTTATAACCGATTTTACTCAATCACAAGAGTATAAGAACACCATAGACCAATTACAATATGGCTATGAAAATAATGAAAGCTTTAATACCCCAATTAATATATTCTTCTCATATCTTAAAGTAGCATTAGACAAGATAGGAGCTCCAGTACTTAATACATTTGATTCTCTTCTAACCTGGAGCTTGAGCAATAAAGATAAAGCTCTTAATATTAGTAGCTTCATTAAGCAAGCTTCTCTTGAATTATTTTTACCATTTACGTCGTTTATTAGACGTAGTAAAAATCCATTAACTTGGATAATGATGCCTATAGGATATGATAAAGAAGAATCGGCATCAGCTTTCTGTACGATGTATGGCTATGGTTCTGATTATATAAGCTACGCTAATAAGGTCAAAACTAATTCTGCTATAAGTAAGCTAACTAAGAAAGCTCCATTTGTAGGGATTCTTTTTGATCTTATTTCAGCACCGGCTAAAATATTGAATAATATCTACGATCCTAGCCCTACAGGTATATCTTTACAGCTATCTCAGATTCAATTACTGAAAGCTGAGTTAGGTAAAATGAGTCTAGATCCTAAGATGAAAGCTATGATACAGCAAGATATTAAAGCTTGTGAGAATAATATAGCTAAAGCTACAAGCTTATCTAAAGGAGTATCAGATCCAGATATATGTAAGCATCTTGCTGATAAGATGCTATATGATATTCTGTCTAATACTATAGGAAATTCTAAACTTACAAGTAATAGATTTAATAGGTATGATAATATCTAAAGGAGGAAAATTATTATGATTGATATCGATGCTATTGTTCAAAGCGTTTTTACTGAAAGTGAAGTTGGAGATCATGTATCTATCGCTAAAGGCGAAACTATTGATACAACAGAAACATCCGATTTTGATTTTGAAGATACCCTAGGAGGTGTCGTAAGCAGTGATCCTAATTATAATATTATGGATCTTTCTGATAATGACAATAATTATAATTTTGATGGGGTAGCCAAAGAAAAAATTGTTAAAGTAAACAATGAAGCATATGCTGTTCGTATTACTGTAAGAAGGTTAAAATAAATAAAATTCTACATTATATAGTACATAAGAATAAAGCGGAGATTGGTGGACCCCGCTTTGATTCACATCATAGTTTTGTTTGAGTTTCATCTTTGTTTCTCCTTTTGAACATCCCGGAGGTTGATAGCCTCCGGGGTTTTCACTTTAACATAATTGTAAAGAGGGCGATGGCTAGGATTTAGGACTGGTCGTTGTTTTCTTTACTTGTAACTTTAGCGATATGCACTCTAAATATGGCCAAGGGTTATCCCTTGGCCATTATTTTTTGTTTATATTTCTCGGACATCTTGATAATTGTTTAATTTGATATATAAAATCGAAAGGAGTAATCCTACATGAGCATGGATAGTTTTGTACCAACAAATAGTTTATTAAGCGCTAGTTTTGATATATTAGACATGGACGAAATAGATAAACAGCAGACTGTAAGTTTAGATGCTCTGTCCAAGGTAAATATGGATGAGAGCTATTTCTATAGCTCTATACAATTTTTGAAGAAAGTCAACGAATCATTTACTAATTCTAAAATTAAGCTATACAAGAGCATGGCTGTAGCAGAGTCTAATACTATGCTATTAGAAAGCTTTACAGATTATTACGTGCAAGTTGATGCTATAGTACAGAAAGCTCTTAAATTTATTAAAGATAAGATAGATAGTTTTTGCTCTACAATGGAGAGTTTTATTAAAGAGAATAAAGTTATCACAGAGCATAAGAAAGCTTTACTGGAAGAGCTGAAAACTTATCAATGCGATGATAGAGAGCTTAACAGATTTACTATAGACAGCTCTATCCCCAATATTAGAGCTCTGGATGATTTTAATGCTTCTTTATTTGACGATTTATACAATCCTCAAATTACAGATCTAAATGCAGATAGCATTCATAATACTGTACCAACTTCAAGATTAGAGGAAGACTATAAGAAGTTTAGGGCTCATATTCTTAATATAAATGATGAGAATATCTCTGAACAAGAATTCGCACGTAAGCTATATTTAATTTATAGAAACAATAATGGCTTTGAAGAGTTAGATATATGTGAGACTGATATTAAGAAGATGGCTGAAGTATGGTTCGGCTTTGATGAATTTAAGAAATCTCTTAAGGAAGACTATAAGATTATTGAGGATTCTCTTAATGGTATTCTTAAGAAGATTTCTACTATATCTAAGAATAACAATGGTCTCACTATCGGAGCTTTTACATCTCTTCTGCCTGGAGATATTGGTCTTGAGAAGATCGATGGAAAAGACGTTGACAAATCAGGTATGATGATGTCGTCAGATATGATGCTAAACTTAGATATTTACTGCAAAGCAAAAGTAGATCAAATGCATAAATACACCGACATTATTATCATGGCTATGACAGCAAAGATGGATGCTATCAAAGACATGTATATGCAATATAGAACTTGTTTGTATGACGCAATACAAGTATTAGATAATCCAACTTCATATTATGATGCTAGAAAATAATAAAGGAGGGATAAATGTGATTCTCGATATTGATTATTTGGAATCTGGATTTAGTGAAGGAGCAAAAGCTTCATTAGATCTGATTTCTGAAGGTGATGACTTAGCATCTGGAGCGATAGATAGCGGAGAACAACAAGGGCAAAGCACCCACGATCATAGCAGTTCAGAAGTAGATTACGCAAAAAATATAGTAGATGGCAAAGATGAAATTGCAGCTGGGCCTATTTTAAAGATGGGCGCCACTGAGATTAGAAAATCTATAACTAGAGCTACAAGACAGCAACGCCTTGGAGGTATTAAAGCTAAAGACTATTACTTCAAGAGAGAAGATGGTGCTGAAGATACCAAACTACCAACTGGCGATGCAGACGGTCCTGATACATCTACTGATTTAAAAGTTAATCAGTCTGGTGATCCTATAATGAATAAGATGGAGAGTCATATTTATTCTATGGACGATGATTCTTATCTATATTCTGAAGCTTATGAACAGTATTTGTCCGATTGTATAGATAACGAATTTATCATTAAAGATTTTATCTTTAATAGAATCAATGAATCTGTTCAGGTGTTGAATGAGGCTGAGCAGCTTAGAGATACAGTAGCTAAAAAATTCGATGGATTCATGCAGTTTGTGGATAAAATCTTAGATAGATTCTGGAAAGCTATAGATAATATCTCAAATTCTAAAAGAAAATATCTAGAAAAATATAAAGATATTATTCTTAATAAAGAGCCCAAAGATACAATTCAGATAACGTATACCGGTGATTATGCTGAAGGGATGTCCAGATGCCAAAATATTCAAATGATACCATTTAATTATGAGGCCCACGCTGACGCCCTTAGAGCCGATGGTTATAAGCCTATATTGGATATTTTCATGTCTGGTAAGAATTTCCAATATAATGAAGGCGATGATGTCGCTAAAGATTTTAAAAAGTTTTTCATGGGCGTAACCGATCTAAATAATCCAGTTGAAAGTACCGTTAAGCTTTCAAATTATGGAATAAAAATGCAAACTATTTATGATTGGTTATATAATTATCAGAATCTTGCTAATGTCGTTAAACGTGATAGAGCAAATCTAGGCCAATCTAGAAATGCAATTATTAACGCTATCAATGAAGTCAATAGAGAGAACGGAGAAAAGACTCAAACTAATCAAACAGAAAATCCCACAGCACAATCTGCTGCTAAACCAGCAACTGGACAAAATACTGATAACGGCGACACCGGTAGTACTGGTGGTCAAATAAATACTCAGGAGTCAGCATATTATGATTCCTCAAGTGATTGGATTAGCTTGAATGAGGCCGATGAAAAAGGCGGAGATGATAATGATAAACCAGCTGATGCTTCTGGCGTTACTATTACAAATACAGCAGATGGTGATTCTGATGGCAACGGCTCAAAAGATAAAGAACAGAAAAAAGAGAAAGTTAAAACAGCCGATCAGGATATGAATAATATCACTAAAAAATGGATCGATGTTTGTAGAGCGTTTTGTACCGGTAAGCTTACGGCTATTCAGCAGATTAGTAAAGATTTCATGGATATGGTTACAGCTCACGTAAAATCATATGATGGAACCTCACCTAAACAAGATGAGAATAATAAAGAAGAAGCTGGTAATAATCCGCAAGGTGCAACTGATCAAGCTCAGAATAATAATCAGCAAAAATAATATTCAAGTGGGCGGAGAAATCCGCCCTCTTGTATCTTGGTAACATAAATATATAGCCAACGTTATGATGGTTATAAAAAACTAATAACGGAGGGATATATTTATGGATATATTAATTGTTTCTAGCCATGGGCAATTATGTGATAAAATAACCCGTAGCATAAATACAATTTATCCAAATCAAGTAAACTATTTTGAGATATCTGATGATATATTAGACGTACGTTCTAAATTAACCAATCATACAGATATATTATTTGTTGATTATAATCTAAACGGATATGGTTATGCGAGTGGTATGGAATTAATTGATCAGCTTGTAAAAGATGTGAGATTTAATATGCATAATGTAAAATCTGTATTAATAGCATTACCAGAAGATCAAAAGAAAATTGAAAAATTTCAAAATAAGCATGGGCATTGGTTTAGATATATATTTAAAAACTTTGATGATGAGCATTTAAGAATAGCTCTTAGATAAAAAGACAAACAAGCAACCCATAGGGAGCAATCCCTATGGGTTTATTTATTAATAGAATTCTATACCATAAATAGATAAACATCTATTTTTACGTTCATTTTCTGGTTCTAAAGTGCTTTCTGTCATTAATACCGGCTTATTATTTTTAGCATAGTGTTTATGATGAATCCACTCATCTACAGACATATATGGTACATCATTTAACTTATGAGTTTCCATATTACTGTATCTGGATACGTAATAATTATATGCATTAGCAGCTGCAATTTTATCATCAAAAGCACCTATACGTGTTTGATTTCCATTAGTACTAAAATTAGCTATAAAACAATTCCTATGTTTAAAAACTCCTTTAAAATTAGCGTTACTATTATACTTTTCTATTTCATCATAATTTGCATTAGGCGGCATTTTTATAGGTTGATTTCTTGTTTTATATTCTAAGCATTCTTGTAATGTCATAAACGGTACATCGTTTATGACAGTTGATTCATCTTCTATACCAACTATGGCATAATTATACATATTAGCTGCTGCTATTTCATCCATATATGTGCCAAGAAAATAATCAGTACCGTTTATTTGGACTCTACATTGAAAATTTCCATTTGAAAGTTTATATACCCCACGATAATCACTTGTTTTGTCATTGCAGTATTTTGAGTATGAGCCTATTCGTGCATTTGTATCATGATTTAAAAATATACACGTGCTAGGAGAATATATTTTCATATTAGCCGGTAAATCTTTTTGTAAAAAGTCTTTATCTAATTGATAGGTATTATCTTCAAGGTATTTATCATATCCATATAGTGTTGGTAAATCATCCAAGAAATACTCAAAACAATGCCAGCGTTCGCAGACAGTTATACCTAAAGCGCCATAAAATTTATACATACAGCTGTTTTTATCATAGCAGCGTAATATCATATTACGCCACATGTCATATTCTCTTTTAGTGTATTTTTTATTTGATGAATTACCCAAATAACCAACACCAGATATTGTTAGAGCATATGGATCTTTAACTCTACCACATGCTATTTCTACTATTCTAGATTCAACTATAGTTCCAGTATTTAAAAATTTCACTCTTCCAAATCTAACTTTTTTACCATTTATTATCTTAGTAAACTCTTCTAAAAATTCAAATTTACCAAAATTATTAGAATCGATAATATCTCCGTTTTTGAAATTATATTTTATATTATTCATTTTTTCTCCTTAAATATAATATTTAGTAAAATATTTTTTCTGGATCTATATGAGCTAGATTAAGCGTGGAATCGTGGAACTGCGCCATGCTCTTATTTTTTACACTAGACATCATAATCATGCTGGCCATTCCTATATTATTTATACCTATACGGTTAAATAATGATCCAGCACATGCTTCACAAATGCCGTTTTTAGAATGACATAACGCTGAAAAACGCATTTTTACTTTTTTACCGATATATTTAGACGCTACCTCTGGAGTTAATTCTATCAAATTTCCAGATGAACCAATCATAAATGAATAATACCAATCTTTTATATTTAATTTAGTGAGATTAACTTCAATGTATCGTTTAGTTTTGCAATCCGAGCCTTTGGGAAGAACTTTAATATGTTGTGTAGCATTAGTAAACTGCTTTTCTGAATAGCCACCAGTTGCAGTCAAACGAGATCTAGCAAATGGTCCCTGTACAGCAGCATCCGATACAGCAACATAATCTTTAGGATCAAGTCCTTCGATATAAGATTCAGAAGAAAAAGAATAAGACCCATCTGTACGTCTTAATGGGCCTCTGGTTAAATACATATTTTTAAAATTATTACCCCAAGATGAACGAGCACCAGACTCAAACATATCAGACGCTGGATCGTTTTTCAATAAATCTTTAGCATAATCTATCAATTCTTTTTCATACTTAGACGCTGTATCTAGATCTGGGTTATCACTTGATAACTTATCGCCGTATTTTTTCTTTAGCTCTTCTTTCTTTTTAGATATTTTCTCTTCTATCGTAAATATAGCATTAGTATGCGATGAAGACAATGCAGAACAGCATGACATCAATATCTGAGATTGAGATATAAAATCTTTTAATTGCCTTATTGTAATTTTATCTTCAATTAAAGCATATGTCACTTTTTGATTTATATCTTTATACGTACCTGCAGTTATTGGAGTATTCACATATCCTAAGACATCTGACATAGGCTCTATAAACATCTTGTTGAAAATCCATAAGCCTATGGTGGTAGTAAATGGCGTTTTGTTAGTTCGTTTCGATGTCGTATTTTCTTTATTGATTTTAGAATAACCGCCATATGTATTTGCTGGCACTTTTAATATCCAGTATGGTTGAAATCTTGGACCATCGCCAAAGTCTCCGAAGTAATCCATTATAGTAATTTTCTGTGCTGCTTTATCATGAGTGATAGAGAGTATTTCTTTTAGATCATCTTTATTAGTAATTTCTTTAGATTCTCTCTTTTTCTCTTGCTTGAAATTAATACCAGAATCTCCAGTGTTACCACCATAAGAAACAGATCCGACTTCTGATAATGGTTCTACTGAAGAGGGTTCGTCATCTTGATAGAGATATGTATTATATTCTTTTAATTTTTCATCAACGAAGATATCGTATGTTTGCCTATTATCATTATAATATGTCTCTCCAGACGGATTTGAAGTTGAAAAGAAATTATCATCTATTTCATCATCATCGTCTAGCAGATAACTAAGATCGATATATTCTTCAGAATTATTATCTCCCATAATACAATTTAAACCTCCTGAGAAATTAATAGATTACTCAAATGTCTTGGGCTAAATAATTATCTTTCTGTATAAATTAATATGCTCAATAACAAAAAAATAAAAATCTGTTAATTACTATATTTCAGGAGGGAATCACAATGCCGGACAACACTACACAGAATACCAATGAAGATGCTAATCTCAGAAATATTTTAATCAATTACCTGAAGAATAATGCACCGGATGAATTGCTTAAGCAATTCTGCAATATTGTTATCCATACTAACGATTTCTTGAAGATTATTATGGATAACAAATTAGATGAGCAAGCAAGAGCGAATTATGTCTCTAGGTCTCTTGATTGTGTCAACGTGATTAACAAATTCGTCGCTATGGTTGGTTCTGGAGCATCGCCGTCTGCTGTTGGAGCTTTCACAGATCAATCTGCTGAGCAGGATGCTAAAACGAAACAGAGTATTAGAGAATCCAATAAAGTAGAACCACCAACAGTAGAAGATCTATATGATATGGATGAAGAAGAAATTGATAACCTGACTGCGGAAGATATTATCTCTGAAGAGTTAGATAATTGGGGTATAAACCCAAATACATATGGTTATAAAGCTATTGTTTCTCTGGCATCTATTAAGCCATGGACAAATAAGAAATACAGAGCAGACGATCTAATCGTCAAGATCGCAGAAAAGAATGGTAAACCTTTAAGCACAACTCATTCAGCACTTCAGTCTCTTGTATCTAAAGCAGACTTTTCTAAGTCTAAATATATAGAGCTGTTTAAGAGCATGAACAAGAAACAAATTACTAAAGAAATGGTCATAGAACAATTCTATGATTTTGTAAAATAAAAAATAATAACAAATTACTCCAGAGGTCTTGTGACCTCTGGAGTTGTCTTTTCAATTTGTTATTCTAGCAATGCTTTTGCCAGAACTGAATCTACCTTTATCGTCAATGCAAGCTGTGTTAATAAATACTGATTTTTTTGGTTCAGCCTCTTCAGCTTTCAATCTAAAATACTCCCAAGCTGCAAATTTGTTGATAAAGATAATAGTGTCAGTTGCAATTACCTGCCTGGTTATGCTTCCGGGAAGAGCATCATATGTACACTCCCGAATTTCAAATAATTCTTTCGCTTCCACCAGGTCTTCTGCTCTGCAATTATACAGCTGTACTGTTCTCACACGCTTTATATAATTTTCAAGCACTGCCGGTATTTTTGAAACGATATCTTCCTTATTGTCGTCTGTATAATACTGAGGCATATAGCTATCATCATCAGAATTATGGTGCATCACTATAAGTGGAATTTTTAACTCCTGGCAAGCTTTGATAACGGAAACAAGAGCTGACTGTAAGCCTGTTACGTAAAGCATTAAGCCTTTTAATGGCTTCCCATAGCTAAATGGAATCTTTTTCAGTAGCACTTCTTTCGCCATCTGGTCTTGTTTCTCATAATTAAACATGAGATCAGGATCAAACGTTTCGAAAATGTATGTGTCTACTGGTCTAATATCGTGTCTATCGGCAACTAACCCAAGTTTCACATACGATCCGTTTTGTATCCTAACCAGCTTATTGGGATCAAACAACTGCTGTTGCTTAACTGATGATTCTTTAAGAGTTTTAGCATACGCCATTTTATACTCAGATTTTATTCTGAATACAGATGACGTAGAGATATTATACTTTTCCGCTATAACAGCGGCAGTTATACCTTTACGCAGATCTTTACAAATTGACTCTTTCTCTGCTGCGGTTATGCGCTTTCTCTTAATTTTAGTTTCTTCTTCTTTTGAAGTGTCATCGCTTGTTGTTTCTTCTTTTACTGGAAGCGGAATAAGATCATCGATATTAACGATTCCAACTTCTACAGTATTTTTCTGCTGTTCAGCTTGCTGGTCATTCATTTCTTGCTTGATCTTATAGATGTCTCCTACCTTGCATTTATAGATAGTTGCAATGTCTCGTTCTTTCTTACCAAGTGATAAGAGATTTTTAATCTCCTCGACTTGATATTCGTCTAAAGTACATGTTGCTGGGCGTTTTTTCTTCATTTGTTTTTTACCTCCTATAAATATATTTAAGCAAGATTTATCGTTTCAGATTGTTTTGTTACAATCACATATATAATATATAATTAAATCACAATTTACTCCTATAGGGATTACTCCCTATAGGATTATAAATTATCGTAAACTACCATTATAGAATCCTGAAACATATTTTGTAATTCTATATTATTATCATCAATCATTATTTCACCAAAATATTCATAGTCAAAATTATAAATTTCTAAACTTTTATTATTTTGATTATATTTACAAGAAAAAATCCCAAGTGGTATTTCCTCAAAATATTCATTATAGAGTATAGATATCTCATTTAAATAAAAACCTATAATATTATCATTTTCATCGTATAATATAAGTGGACCGCCAGTTTTATATTCAATCGCTTTGATATTCATTCGCTCTATAGTATGGTTATCTTCTTTTTCTTTTAAAAAATGTATGCCCGTTACTGCGATGATGGCGGCTATCAACAAAAATAACGCAAATCTTCTAAAGTATATAAGCCTTTTCCATCTAGGAATATACATAATTATAGCCCCCTTTCGCTTTTTTATTTAATTAAGTGTTACAACAAGAAGAGAGACTCTAGGGAAAACTCCCTAGAGTCTCTTGCTTCTATCTTTATCAGTTGAAGGAGGTGCTTTATGTTTAGAAACAAACTTCGCCCTACAAGAATGGTCTAAACACTCAGCCATGAAGAACATATGTGAACAGATCGATTATTCAATCTGGGTTTACTTAATTGTTAGGAGTTTGTTTAAATATATATTTAATATTCTTGCCATCTTCCCATTTAACTTTGTTTTTATGGCTCATCCGAGCTGTCATGTAATCATTGAATTGATTTAAAGTAATTTCCATTAGATGCTTATCAGATGCATCATACTTTGTAGCAAACACAGATGGGTTTTTAAATCTCTTTGCGAATAGATACTCTACATATTTAACGCAGTCTGCTTTAGAATTGAATCCTCTAACGCCAGCATATTCTTCCCATGCTGCTTCAAACCAATACCACTTTGATTTATACTCAAATATTAAATATGTATGCGTCTCTGTGTAGTTTGTATCATCCTGCATTATAGTATACCAGGTTTCATGTCTTACATCTGAAATTTTAGTTCTAAACCAAAAATCTTCAGAGCATACATAATCATAACAAACCCCATAGCCATATTTTTCAAACTGTTTTGGAGTGAGAGTTTTGTATTTTATAACGTCATTAGGTGATATATCAGCGTATTTTTTAGTCGTACAAAAATCATTATTCATCTCTAGGATAAACTGAAATTCTGAATAAGTGCCTTTAGAAATAAAATAATCATTGACTTGATCTGGTACATGTATCGCTGCTTCATTAACTTTAACTGTTTTAGAGTCATCTTCATTTAGAAGCTTCTCTTTAATCTCCATGAAGACTTCTACTAGCTGAACGAATTGATTATCTGTAAGTCTGATATAATTGTATTGACCTTTATCGGTAATCAAGCGTTCTTTTTCTATAGTTTTTTCTCTAGATTCAATCATAGATTGAGATTGTTTATTATTAAGATTTTCTCCACCATCTTTAATCTCTATTATGAGGTTATATGGTAAATATATAAAATCTGGAATATAAATATGCTTTTTGCCCTTATAGGTGTATTCCATAGTTGGACCTGGTGATATAATGTCTTTGGATGGTATTCTCATAAATACATCCATAAATTCAAGAGCTTTACGCTCATACTCTCCAGTATAGCCAATCTCACCACCATCTGAATGATGATATGTACCAGAAATTTTTCTATGGGAGAGCATAAGCTTCTGTTGCTCTGGATCGTTAAGAATATTATAAGTACCTCTAACACGAAGCATATTTTGTTTATATCTATTTCTTAATTCTTCTTTACACTTTGGGTTATCGCATAGTACACTATACTTATTAAGATTCTCATCCCAATTTGTTGGACTACCGCATACTCTACATTTACCTCCAGTGGTGTTGTTTATTTTATCAAATACCAGTCTTGCTGCTGTATACCCCTGAGGTATCATTTCTCTATGTTTCTTTTCAATGTGTTGTATTAATTTAGGTCGTTCAAACAACTGATTGCAATACATGCAATGATATTTTCTGGCCATAATATTATAACCTCCATATATGCAAATTACTCAAATGTCGAGCAATTATATAAAAAAATAAAAGAGACCAAGCTGCGCGCTTAGCTTGGTCTCTCCCACCCTCAAATTGATCAGGCTTGAAGGTGGATAATGTGCACATTATTTATTCTGGTTAATCTGATTGATAATAGACTTAGCGTCTATTTCGAACCCAATTTTTAAACAGCGTATAAACTGTTCGTGGTTCATCAAGAAGTGGAGCCCGTTAAGTCTGGACATGAAATCAAGCTCGTCGAAGAATTGCCTTCTGACAAATTCAACAAGTCGTTGTTTTTGTTTTTCATCCGTTTCTGCGGCTTCTGCACAATCCAATAATTTATCAAAGACCTTTTGACTATTTTTTTTGAATGTATCATCTGTCTGTAGCTGCTGCATAATTTTGCTATCGACTTCTACTCCCACTTTCATTTTCATTACATTACATCTCCTCAATATTCATTGTTAATAATAGTGGCTTATTGACATTGCAGTTGTTGCTATTGTGCCGAATGCTGTTAACAAGTTGCATAAACCTGTTAACGAGTTTCGAATCCCTGATGTTAATGCTGGGAATCTTCATATCAAACATGAGCTCAAAATTGAGCATCATAAGGTTCCAATCAAATTTCAATGCCGGCCATGTTTCAGTTTTCCATTTGTCGGCCAGCTGTGCTGCCATCTGTGGATAAAACTCCATATCATATCGCACGTTTTCTGCTGTTTTCGTTGCTACGAACGTAGCGGCCTCTTTTATAAGCTTTGCCGCTTTCTTTGTAATCTTTTTTGCTAATCTCCAGGCTCTTCCTGCCATTACGGAAATTGTGATGCCAATAACTTCTGCATCATATTTGATCGCGTCCATGTCTACGTCTACTGTAATATGGACTGGTTTCATTAACTTTGCACTTTTCATAGTGCGGATTTTTGTTGTTTTCATTTTTGTCTTGTCCTTTCTTTTAAAATTTGTAATTTTTAATAGTTTCATTCGTTGCCCATTCTTCTTAATGGGTCTTAAAATTTGTTTTGTTTTACTTCGTTTTTCTATAAGTTTTTCCTTTCTTTTTTAATGAAATTTTTTATAAGTTATTGTGAAATAATTGTTGTGAGCACTTCATGTGCCCTCTCAGTTCCATAAGTTATTCATTTAAGAGATTCCTTTCTTATCTCTTACACCTCTATAATATATAATTGAATTTAAGTTTACTCTTTAAAAATTCTATGTTTAAATTAGTATTATTTTTGTAAAAATTTATATGGTGGACTTAATATTAATTCAAGCTAAATAGGAGGTGATGTTAAATTTGAAATCTCACCTTATGTCATTAAATGATTTTAGTATGCCTAAAGTTTTAGAAGGTGTACATTCGATGTACACTAACTTAATTTATCTAATTTTATTAGAGCCAGGTAAATTTCAATCACACCCTACAATGGGTGTAGGAATTCGCTCTCGTTGGAGATATAATAACGAAGAGGGATTTCTATATAATCTACAAAAAGAAATACAAGATCAAGTATTACGCTTTCTTCCTGAGTTGGTAAATGTTAAGGTCTCATTAGCCATTCAGGATACATTATTGCATATCTCTATAAATACTGAAGATGCTATTTATGAATTAGTATATAATGGATCTACCGATGAGCTAAATACTCCAGCAACATATGTTCTGGATGAATTATAATTATCACTTAATTTGGAGGAATAAAAATGGGTAAAGAAATCACGTTAGAAGAACTTGCAGCAAATTCAAGAGGCGTAGATAAGCAACAGCAGCAACAAGAAGAAGCTAAGCCTACCGCTGAAGTTAAAGAAGAGCCGAAAAAGCCAGTATTTATGAACCCCTCTCAAGTAGAGCAGACTCTTATCAAAGCTGGTAAGATGAAAGCCCATGAGGATACTACAGTAGACGCTCCTGTAGTGGATAAAGCTTTTAAAGCAATGAATAAACGTCTTCAAGAAACAAAAGATTTCTATACAAATGTAGTTAACCCAATTGTAGAAAAGAATAAGCAAGAGATTTTACTAGAGCGAGAATTAGCTGAGCTTGAAGGTAGAGATCCAGATTATGATAATGATGGAATCGCTCAAGATGGCGCTGATCCAAATATGATGAATCAGAATAATATTCCTACAGTAGATGAAGATGAGTTTGATTTAGATGATGAATCTGCCGACTATTCTCTTGAAGTGGAAGAACGGCATTTTAGCAATATGAACAACAATAACGAACAGAAGGTGGAAGAACCAGTGCAAGAAGAAAATACTATTGTTGAAGAAGAAGTAATACATATCAATGCAGACGGTACTACTCCGATTGCTAAGGAACAAGATGATGATGTAAATGTAGCAAAGTCTGTTAAGTCGCAGCGTAAAGTAGTGGAGGAAGACACTCCGACGGTTACACAGCAAGATGACGGCGACGGGGATTTAGACAGCCTTCTTGATGATCTTGATGATTCTATGAATGTAGTAGATACTGAAGAAGAGTCTACTGAAGAAATCAGAGCAAGATTTAAGAAGACATTTAATGCTGTAAAAATCACATCCAATCCGATTAATTTCAATGAATTTAAGATTCGTAAGAATGCTGTTGAGTCTTCGTTTGTTCTTTCTAGTATTAATAACCATAAAGCTACAAAGACTTCTGATTGGGCTCTATATCATTCTAAGAAGTCTATCACGTTCTCTGAATGCTCTGGACCAGAGCTTGATAATCTTAGAAAGACCATCACCAATTCAAATGCTATTAATGGTGTAATTGCGTCTCTAAGATTTGTATACGATCATATTGTAGACGCTAATAAGCCTAAGTTTGAAGTATGGACTAAGCTTATTAGAACAGAAGATATTGAGTCTCTGTACTTTGGTATTTATAAAGCTTGCTACAGCAATACTAATATCATTGCTAGAGTTTGTCCTACAAATACAGAAGAGCTTAGAAAGAAAAATTGTGGTAAGACATCTCTTATTGATACACCAATTATGAGCATGGTTAAGTATGGTAGAGAAAATGATGATCCAGAAGAAATCAAAGCAGAATTTGAAAAGATTTTACAGAGCGATACCACTACAGACAGTGAAGAGTTTGAATCTACACTAATGCAAGTATCTGATGATATTGTTATCAGCTATTGTCCTGCAACTTTGTTCTCTACATTCATTCAATTCTCTACTCTTAAACAAGAAATTACTCAAAAATATTCTGATGTGCTTGATAGCATGGCTTACATTGATGGATTCTATCAGATCGATCGTAGCAATAATGAGCTTGTTCCTATTAAGCTGCAGAGCTGGCCTGGAAATTTCAATAAGACTGTATTGCATAAGCTTAAGTTCTATACAGAACTGCTTAAAAGTCTTACTAGCGATCAGTACAATGTGCTTATTGCTAAACTTGCAAATCTTATTCAGCCTCCAAAGATTACTTATATTTACCCGGAAGCGACCTGCCCAGAATGCGGAGCTAAAATTCCAGAAGAAACAGTTGATTCTATTCTTAACTTACTTTTTTCACGAGCTCAGTTGGCCCAGATCAAGAGTTTATAAAGAAGATAGAAAGTCTATGTACTTATTATCGTGGCAGAACGTCATTCCTAGAGATGATGAATATGCCGCTTGATTATATAAACACACTTTATATGATGGCTATTGATAGGCAAAAGGCTGAGCAAAAAGAAAGAGAAGAAGCCGAAGCTAAAGGAGAGCAACCTAAAATGGGTGAAGCTGAAGCTTTAGCTTTGGAGGATGAACTGGCGGGGGTACTATAAAATGAATAGTGTTGAATTCTCAAAAAATATCCCTCCAGAAAAATTAGCGTTAATATTCAAAGATTATTTTGAAGAGCATATGGCTGCGTATTATATGCTAAAGGGAGTGGATTTTGTATCATTAAATAGCGTTGATATAAATAAGGCATCTATTATTTATTCAGTACGTGTATTAAATGAGCAACAAAAAGAAAGTCTAGTAAATAATCTTAGAAGAACATCTACGGCATTAAATATATATGGACACGAGATCCGTCCTAAAGTATTTTTAAATGGTGATCTTCTATGTATCGAAGTAGAAAAATAAATTAACAAAATAGCAGGAGGGGTCGTTTGACCCCTCCATTTATTTTTTAGAAATTGGATCTGATTCTCATCAGGATTTTACCCAGCTTGTTCTGTCCTTTAATAGATCTGCATCTAATGCATTTGCAGTCGCCCCAGTAATTATCATGCCAGGTATTTCCTTCAATGAGTTCTTCGTCACCAGTGTTCAATAAGCATACCACTAGATGTGAATTATGTATAAACTTGCTTTTAACAATTTCATACATAATCTCATCTTTATTACTGTCCCATAAGGCTTTATCTATATGCTCTCTTCTACCATAGTATTTAGCCTTGGATGGAGTACACGATGTATATTTAATCTTATCAGCATCAGATGCTGCTTTTTGAGCTTGGAACGCGTTCTCCGATGATGGATAGTTTATACCGTCATACGGCACTGTAACTGTATAGAAATTACTCAGAAACTCATGTTCTCCGGTAAAACTATTTATCATGATAGATGCCTCCTAGCATATCCAAGAAATACTCCATCTTCTGATACCTTGATTCCAGCTCCAACAATTTTTCTATTAGCTTCTTGCTTGATACCGGAATTCATTTCTTTTAACGCTTTACCATATTCCTGAATGTGGTAAATTCTACCGGTGTGCATGTCATAATAATCAGCGTTGTAATTAATAGATTCAGCATATTCATAAATATCCATTTTGCTTGTCCTCCTGATGTTTTAAATTAGTCTCATAATCAAGTACTTGGTAACTCTCAGCGTAGAGCTTATAAATCTGCAATTCATCCTCTGGCGTAAGATGATCAAGATCAAACTTAGTGTTTTGAATTGCTAAGAATTTCTCTCTTACCGCTGGTGATAATGATGCTTTAGAATGCAAAACTGTATTTGCTAACTGCTGCATCATCATAAACATATTTCTACTGGTTATTTTGTTTTCGTTAGCTTTCTTTGCTTGTTGCTTATTTTTAATTTTTAAAGTTCCCATTTTATAATCACCTCCATATATAATAAGAACTTTATTATAGCATTATCATTTTGCTACAATGATATAATATATAATTATTCTTTATTTTACTGAATCTTTGACATTTTGATAAATTACCTAAATCGAAGGGAGGTTTATTAATGGCCTTAAAGATTGAAATTTTGGATCAGAATAGATTTATTAAAGAAAATGATCTAAAAGAAATAACCAATCCAATATCATTCGCTTCAGGAAATAGACCAACTCCAGATGGATTATTTTCTAATGAAATTTTCGGTATTACACAAGAAGAAAGATCCGGAATTTTTGCTTATATTGATTTACATGAAAAGTTTATTCAGCCATATTTCTATAAAATCTGGCTTAAGCTTGATAGAAATATTAGAGCTTGCATTTATGAGACTCAAAATTTTGTTATAGACAAAGATGGATATCTATCTCCAGATGATAATGGTAATACTGGGTTGGAGTGGTTGCATAAAAACCAAACTAAGCTTAAATTTAAAAAGTCTAAAAAAGATAATTTATTGAATTTGCTTATGAAAGCAGCTCAGGAAGATAAACTTTTTACAGATAAACTTATAGTAATACCGCCTTACTATAGAGATGTAAATACTGGTGGTGGATCTGGTAGAGTATCAATGGGAGAAATAAATAAATTATATATAGCTTTACTTAATGCTATAAAGACTCTTAACGATACTCACTTATACGGGTTTGATATGTCTGGTGGCACTAGAGGCAGAATACAAGATATTCTAGTTCAGATATATACTTGGTTTATTACTGGCAAATCTGCTACTGGAGAACATACTGGCTCTGGCATTGCTGGTAAGTTTGGCATTATGCGTAGATCTGTAATGGCTAAGACTACAGATAATGCTGCTCGTTTAGTTATTAGTGCTCCTAATATAAACGTAAACTCAATTGGAGACCTTATGGTTGATATGGATTATTCTGCTGTGCCGCTATCAGCTGCATTAGTTGTAGCATATCCGTTTGTATTGCATGAGCTACGTAATTGGTTCTTAAACGAATTTGGAGGCAAAACTAGATACCCTGCAATATATCAAGGTAGGCTAATAACTGTAGAATTGAATAACCCATTACTTGAATTCTCAGATGATAGATTAGATGCTGAAATGAATGAATTTATCCACGGGTATTCTAATAGATTAAAACCTATAAAAATACCAACAGATGAATTAGATTTAAATCTACGTTTTAAGGGTTATAATATTACAGCAGAACAATTTAAACGTGGTATAAAAGAAACTGGTAATGTAATAGAAAGAGATATGACATGGGTTGATTTGTTTTATATAGCAGCATGCGCTGCAACAGAAGATAAAGTAGCATGTATCACTAGGTATCCTATAGATTCATATTTCAATCAGTTGTATACTAGGATTAGAGTGTCTTCTATGATAAAAACTAAACCTATGGTTATTAATGGTAAATTTTATCAATGGTATCCAGATTTTGAACAAAAAGATATCGGCAGTAATACATCAAATAAATTCATAGATACACTATCTATGGCTAACCCATATTGCGTACTAATGAATGCCGATTATGATGGAGACCAAATTACATTAAAAATGCCATATACAGTAGAAGCCAACGAAGAGCTTAAAAAATACATTGATTCTAAAGCTCAGTTTATTACATTATCTGGATCTAATGGCCGTGTGGCAGATAAAGAAGCTATACAGGCTATGTATAATATGACATTAGTTTTAAATGATGATAAAAATAAAATAACACCTACAGATAAGATAGCTATATAAAAAATAAATTTACATGGATAACGAGTAGGGCGAATTGCCCTACTCGTTTAATTAGCTTTGATTAATCTCCAAAGCCTATGCCTTGTTCATCCATTTATTTTGATCTCCTTTCTTTTCAAATTGATATACTAGAGGCATCACTGCCTCTAGTATTCTATAATTATAATATATAATTAAACCATCAAAGTTTTTCCGGGTCTACTGTTTCGATAACGTCATCAACGTTAACAGCTTCAAGCTCTTCAGCTAATGTTGTAGGAGCCTGCTGTGTAGCTTCAGCAGCTTCTTTTTCAGCTTGCTCTTTTTGCATCTGCTGTTCTTTAAGTTTGCGGAGCTGTCTTCTTGTCATATAAGGCTGATGCTGCTGTTCTTTCTTTTCTTCTACTACTGGAGCCTCTTTAGTCTCTTCAACTGGCTGCTTGGCCTCTTCAGCAATTTTCTTATTAGCTTCATCGGCTTCATCTGCAGTACGAGAAAGTTCTGCTTTAAGAGAAGAGTTATTTTTCATAAACTTCTCTTTAACATTTTTCATCTCTACTTTAGACATTTTGCGTGAACCATTGATAGAGATAGCTGAAGATGGTTTAACTGTCGGTTTAGGCAGCACTGCAGGCTGAGTATCCTTAACTTCAACAATAGCACCGCCATTATCCTGATCATAGTTCTGTAGATTGAGAACTATAGTTTTCTTATCAGTGAGAATCTCTTCTACTTTAGCTCCAGCAACAATACATTTACGAATATCCGCAATTGGAAGTAATATATTTTTCACAGGAACCCTAATAGGTGGATTAACATTAGTGATCGGCCCTCTGATAGGAAATACATTTACTTTCTTTTTTAGAGTAATATTCATAGATATATCAACCTCCATAATTATTTTTCTTCTAAGTGATATATTTAAATTACATTTGCATTGGTATCCATTCTACTATAAACGCTAGTTTTTTCACCGCTATTCTTTTTATAGAAGCCCTCGTAGTTCATCATAAGAATAAGAGCGTGTCTAAGCATTCTATACTCTTTAGTTGCGCAGTTCGTCAACGCAGTAGAATGAGTTCTGATAAATGCCACATGGTTAGAACAAATAGATTGTAAAGCTTGAAGCTTAGCTCTAACTCTTTTGATGTCATCATCTGTAACTTTATCTGTCGAAACAGAGTTACCCTTGTCATCTGTTTTACGAGTAAGATAATTATCATCAACTTTTTCTTGCTGATGTTTATTGAGTCTTTTATCAGCGAATTTTTGATAATCAATATAATCTTTCTCTAATCTACCAAGATAGTTATTATACCAACGCTCATACCTATCGGCACATTTAAGCATTTTGTTATAAAAACTACCATTCATAAAACTATTTAATTGAATAAACTGATCTGCCACATCTCCAGCTTTCTTAACAAGTTCAATATATTTAACTGTAGAGGCCTTACCTTTAGAATAATATGTGCTTTCTACAAAATCAGATATATATTGACTAGCACTCTTGTCTTCTGGTAGATCTATACCAAACAATTTAGCTGTTCTAGCAGCAGTACTAGCTTCTTTTGCATCGCTAATTTTATTGTCAGCGTCTCTTAAATCGTGAACGCTAAAAAGTTTATCGTCCTGAGAACTTATTTCACTTTCATACAAAACACGCATGCAAGCTTTTTCTCTATCAGCTTCAGTTACAGAAGCATACATAACGTCTTCATCTACCAAAGCCTTGCCTGCTTTATTAAGCTTCTTTACTAATTTCTTATCATCTTCTGGTGTGGTTACATTGCTTTGCGATGTTGATGAGCTGTCACCACTATTATTTTTATTTTTCTTAGCTTTCTTTTCTTTTTTCTTTTTACCTCCACCTGATTGCTGCTCAAGTTTTGATAACTCTGCTTCTTTAGTCATCAATATAGTTTTTAAACCTTGATCGTCAGGCTTATCTTTTAGCTTATCTTTGATGCTTTCGATTTGTTCTTTTAATTTTGATATTTTTTCTTCAACATCGTCATCTTCGGAAACATCTTCAGTTAAAATACTCTCTTCTCCAAAAATGCTCATAAAGATAGCATCTTCATTCACAGAAGAATTATTCTTTTTATTTCTCATGAAGCCTTTAAAAGAAATAACGTCTTTAAGAAATCCAGTATGACCATTAAGAATATTTTTAATTCCTCTAAAGATCTTACCAAAGAATTCTTTGATTTTCTGCCAAAGCGAAAGAATAGCTTTCTTGATACCAGCAATGAGATCTTTAAGGCTAAAAGACTCATCAAGTATTTCTACTCTATTGAGGCTATCAATAATATTAGCCTCTTGAATATACCGTTCAAGACAATCTATCAATACGTCTGATTCTTCGCTTACAAAAGGCCTATACTCATTAATGAATCTGGCTTCTTGATAGAAGAAATCTCTCGAATTAGAAATTTCATTTTCATTATAATACGAATTTAACACGCATTCTGGTACATTATTCATAACAGCCACCGTATTTAACCTTTAAAATCGCGACGCGTGACAGTTGGAAGAACTTTATAGTTAACATACATTGGGTCCATTTTTGTAGAAGCACCAACTGGGGTATCCCTTAATATTAAAGAATTGATCTTAATTTTATATTTAGCACCGAACCCACTGAATGTCATAAGATCAACAAGAGTATTTCTTACATACTTATACTCTGTAAGGATACATCTATTAATAGCATTAAGCTCAGATTCAATAATAAACGTATGTACATTTGCAGCTTCTCTTAAAATTTGCAGATCGAGATATTTTCCATTCGTGAATTCCTGTGTATCATCAACTGCAATTGATTGGTAACCGTTTGAACCATCAATCGGAATTTTAATCTCTCTACCTTTAGCTGTATCCTTAGCATATGATTTGATATCTTCCTCTAATTTTTTGATATTTTTGCTATATTCTTCTTTTTTCTTTTTAAATCTATTATTAGCATCTTTAAATGCATCACTGATAAATCTCATTAAAGAAACGTACTGATCGCAAATTTCATTCTTAGAAATCAGCATTGTTCTGAATGGAACTTCAATTTGGCTGCCGGGGGCAAACCAAGTATTATGAATAATATACTCGATAGGAAACGACTGCTGTACGCCATATATGTTTTTAGTAATACCATTATTCTGTTGCGGATTTGGTTTACTTTTTGCTTCATTAACGCTTGTATATTGCTTATTCACAACGTAAATGCCAGATTCATTATTATTTTGCTTAACCTCATATGATACCTCTGTCCCAACAGCAGCTGGCTCATAATTAAGATTCATAGCAGCATTAAATCCGCAATTGGTTTTAACTATCTCTCTAACCTGCAAATACCAAGGTATATTAGGATCTGGAGCAGGAGTATTTACACTGTTAACGTTAAAGTTTAGCGCCTTATCGATATAAGAAAATGCTGCGGCTCTATTTTCTGGATTAACTCTAACATGATATAAGTTCTGAGTTAATATGCCTCCAGTAGCTTCAAACAGAGCAGATTCTTCAGCAGTTATATCCTCTGGATTTGGAATCTCATCGGGGTTAATTCTTTCTGCTCTAAATTTCTTGACAAGTTCTGTAAATTTTGTTTGACCAGTTACAAATCCAAGTATCTTTTCTTTAATGGTTGTTACTAGCTTAACAATTTTATCCCACAGCCATTCGATTATCTTTCTAATCTTAGTAACAGCTGTCTCTAAGAAGCCTTCAGTGATAACGCTCTCGCTGATTTGAATAGAATTATTCAGCAAAAAAGACTCATTTATAAATTTCTCATATTCATAAAATGCATATGAAGAATCTTCTAATGTATAAAGTGATCCCTCAGAATTAATTTTTGCTGATTCTTCAACAAAAATATCTTCCTCATCATCACTATCATCTTCTTCATACTCATCATCATCTTCGCCTTCGATTTGTCCATCGAGCTGATCTATGATGGTATCTAAATCATTGTCATCATCTGTCGCTTGAACTGGATATTCGACATACTCGTCTTCTTCATTTTCATCATCAGAATAATTATCCTGAATATATGGATCTTCATATTCTTCAGGTTCTTCTTCTTGCATCTGCGGATGAGCAAAAATACCATCCTCTTCGTCGTCTATGATTTCAACTTCACCGCTATCAATAACATCATCTACCATATCATCAATAGCATCTTCTAAAACAAAATTTAAAAGAACACTCATTGGATATTTCCTCCTATTTTATATTTCAACCATATTAAAATCTCCTAAGAGATCATCGTCGTCATCTATAAAAGCAGAATCTAATGTATTATCACTAGACACATCTCCAAAAAGATGATCGCCCTGCACATTATCAGGAATGATAGCATCGATGCCAGATTCATCTGCTTCATGTAAGAGCTCACCTAAATCATATTCAACCATTTCTTTAAGAAGAACGTTTTCTACATCAGTACGATTTTTATTCGTATTCATTCTTCTAAGCTTATCTACATTTACTTCAGGCCTCATAGTAACTCCCTTCAATTAATTTTTTCTTTGGTAGATTTATCATCTTTTTATTATTTACTCGCTTTTTCTTTTTGAATGGGTCTAAGAACCACTCATTAATTCTTACAGCCTCCTCTTCAAAAAAGTCTATACTATTACCCTTTCTTCATAGCCCCAGCTATCTGTTGTTCTATGCAGAAAATAACCATTGGAATTTGATAGTAGAACGTTTTATTATCTAAATAATCTACATGCTTAAGATGCTCTATATCTTCTGAAGTTATATCCTCAGAATTAAAATATTTAATGATGACTTGCTTAAGATAATTATCTGTAGAATCGTATTTATTCTCGATAATTTTATTCTTAAAGTCAGGATCATCAAATATAGAAATATAATAGAATCTAGCATCTAGATTATGATACGTCATATAATAATAATCCAACGGATAAGCATAAAGCAAAGACAATTGCTGGTCACAATATAATAAATTACCAACTGATCTGCCATAGTGTTTATTAATAAATCTATCTTCTAATGAAGCAAAAATAGTTTTATTATAATCCATAGCAAATGTAGATGGTAAGAACATTTGTTGAGATACATAGATATAATCTGTGGCTCCGGTTAATATCTTATTGCGAATCATGAATTCAATCAGATACGGGTCGTAAACTTTAAAACCTAATGGGTTTCTACAGTCTACTTTATGCATATTTGCTAGATGTAAATGATGCTGACCACCATTCATATCTTCCCATTCTTTAGTAAATGGATTGTGTTGATATGTGAATGATTGGACTTTGGTATCGTAAAACATCGAGATGTAAAAATCTTTAAGCTCTGTTGCCATATCTTGAAGATCGCTTAAATCATTAAATTGATCTTCTTCAATTAATGAAGCAGCGGCATTGCTACCAAGACCAGTGTTGTCCAAAACAAAATTAAAAATCTTGACCACCTGAGGGTCAATTTTTTTGATTCCGTCTGAAGATTCAAGCACATAATTTATTCTGTATAGAGTAGCTCCAGTATCCAGAGTATTAGGATTTACAGCGGTTACTCTAAATAAAAGATTTTCTTTTGTTTGAGTTAGTATAAATCTATCTCCTGGATATGGTATTATAGTTCTTGGTAAAACTAAAGCTTCTCCAGTAACATCTGTAGTTTCAAGACCAAACTCGGCAACTTCAAGATTTATGTCTATTTTAGTGACTCCATATAAAAGAAAATTCTTTATCTTATTAAATCTCAATGGGCTACTATTAGATATCTCGCTGTAATTACCTCTGGTAGCTTCATCTAATGTAGTCATTGTAGTATTTAAATTATAGTAAGTGCACTCAGATGCTTTTTTATCTGTAAAAAGATAGTAAGGATTATCCATTAATCCCTTCATAGTCTGAGCAGCTTGATTAACCATTTGAGTATAAGCTGTCGTCGTATTAAAGAATTTACCAGCCACCTATAATAATCCTCCTTTCTTTTATATTTTTTATAAATTTAATGAAATGTTCGATAGGGCTAATTTAAGATAAAAAAATTTAAATGTTAATAAAGAGGGGAGAGCATAAGCTCTCCCCCTTATTTTTATACGCAAATATAGTGGACTGATGCTCCACTCATCAGTGCGTCGATAAGATTACCGCTAACCGATGCTTTGACAAATGAAGCAACAATACTTCTGCTATTATCGTTCTCAATAGCAGATACACGTTTATTATATTCTGCAGCTTTGTTTTTCGTCATAGCTAAAAATCTTTCAGCCTCCCCTTTAGAGAAGAACAAAGTTGCGTTGCTATCGACTGGTAACAGCTCTAGACTCTCTTCATCTACCCAGCCGTTTATAGATGAAGATTCAATTTTGATTTTACACATCATAATTCCCCTTATTTACCCCCTTGGATATATTTGATTATTAATAAGTCCTAAGAGTTATTAATAATCATATTTATAATATATAATTATAATCACGCAAGATTACCCTAGAGGAGCAATCCTCTAGGGTTTTACAATTCTCATCATTGGCACCTTATGTTTTTGTCTAGCACATTCTTCTTCCAAATACGGATATTGTTTACCAATGGCATTCAGTGTAGCGTTTTTATATAAATGATACGCTATTTGAGAATCTTGTCTTGCTTTTCTAGAAACTCTAGTTAATTTATTTAATGCTTTATCATACTCACATTGTGTATGTCGAATGTTATTCACCATGATTCGCTTTAAATCTCGTTCTTTGTATTCTAACTTATCGTCAGATGCCCAAAATGAATGCTCTGAAGCATTATCAAAAATTGATCTTGAGTTTTCTATATAATTTACATTTATATCATTTATTAATTTTTCTTTTGTTTTATAATAATTAAATTCTCTTATTCGTTTATAGCTTTTCCTCATATATAACCTCAACAGAGTCTGTTATTCTACTTAACGGAACACCATAATCTTTTTCTCCAGTATAGATATTCCTATGTATATAGATGTCTGTTGGGAGCGCCGCTATTGAATTAAGCATGAGTTTTTTAAGAGAATAATCGCTTACATCATTATCTGGGTATATATGTAATTCATAATTTATAACTCTAGTCTCTTTTAGTATAAAACTTAAAGCTTGAGAGTATGATTTGCCTGAAGCTGATATATAGATATTCTGTGTATTATTACACCTATTGAGATTATAAAATATCGATAGTATATCAAAGACTCCCTCTGCGATATGTATTTTTACAGGAGTGGTTGATTGAATATCTATGGTTGTTGGTATGACATAGAAATCTTTATTGTTATCATTCTTGCTTATCAGGTTATAATTAACGTATCTCTTATTTATAGATTGATATAACTCAGCATTATCATATTTTCTGAGTATGCAATAAGAGTTATCATATGATATAAACCCAATAAAATGCTCGTGTAATGCTTTAACAATAGACTCATGTCTTGTAAGTAGTAAATCATTCTGTACGATAATATCGCCAATATTTAGAAATATTTTTAGCTGTATTAGATCTTGTATACTAAAACTAGACCCTATACGTTTGTTAATATAATCAAGCTTGGGTTGATTCCAAGCTTGATTTGAAATGAATTGATTTTTTAATGGATAAATGTCTACTTGGTAAAGCTTAGAATATTTAGGGGATCTCTTAATATCGTTTATATGCTTAAGTAGATCTATTAAAACTCTAGAGTCTTCACATCCAAGCTTACGTAAAAATATGTCGTCTACAATTCCTGAGGCGTTACATTTTTTACAATGATAAAATGGTATCTCATCATAGTTTTGTGGTACTGAAATATACATATGAGCATGATTTCGATTTTCTGAATCTCCACATAACATACATCTTACTACGATTTCAGTACCACCAGAAGCAACTTTTACAGATGGGTAGAATGAACGTACCATCTCTATAAATTCTTGCCTTATAAGATTATACATAATTTAAGCCTTTTCAAATAAATCTGTATCTAAAATTTCATATGAAACGACAGGTTTTTTGCTAAATGCTTTTGGTTTAATGTAAATGACTACATTTGGTGCTAACAGCAGATCATAATGCTGGAATCCTGAAGCTTTAGCATGCCCGCCGCCTCCAGACCCGCCTTTAGTGCTGCCTAGAATCTCAGCATATTTTGAAAGATCTAAGTTAGGATCTTTCATTTTAGAGAATAGGCTATATTTCCATAGTCCATGTTTGCTCATAACAAACGGGCAAACTATATCATACTTATTGTATAGATCTCCAAATGATTCTGAATTGGAATGAATATTCATGGCAACGCCTGTCCATGTCAATTTATTCTTTGTAGTGAATGTATCTACAATCTTAAATTGGAAAGCTCCAAATTCTCTTTCAAGATTGTATCTGACGTCATTATACTTTAAAATATTTCCTCCAACGCCAAGAACATCTTGAATGAATTTAAATGATTTTTTATTAATACTATCAATCTGGTCTTCGAAAATATTATAAGAGTCTGACATTGCTACGTCTCTTTCTGATAATATATCATTGATAAGCGTTTTAAGATTATATTCTTGTACGTTAACACCATAGTGGAATAGATGAGCATTATCGCCTTTAGAAAATTTCCACAGATCATAATCATCTACGTACTTAATAAAGTTAGGAATATTATTAGCAATATATTCTGCTTCAGTGTATGTCTTAACTTTATCCCATGGTTCAACCTCAGATTTAACTATAGCTCTAGAACGACAATAGTTCCAGCATAATCTAGTAGCACTGAATGTTGTATCATAATATGTGACTAGATTATCTTGCTCTTGTATACCATATACGTCTCTACCAAGAACATTCCATAAGAAATGCTCAGAAGATTTATGATGATCGATCCATACGATCGGTATATTTCGCTCATGAGCTTTAAGCAATTGATCAGCATTATGCTGATTGGAGAATGAGTAATCTACAAATATTAAACAATCTTCCATAGGAATATTCTCTAGATTAATCTCTGTGATGTAATCTATTGAATAAAATAATGTTTTTCTATATCGCTTGTCGTATCTCTTAAAATATTGATACATTAACGCAGCAGCAAACTTTCCATCATTATCGTTATGATGATAAATATGAATTTTTCTAATCATTATTTTTCTCCTTAAAAGATAGCAAAACATATCCGGAGTGGCTAGCGGTACCACTCCGAATTCTGTTTTATATGATAAAAAGAAAGGCAATCAACCCTTACTTAAGTGTTACTCATTAAGTATATTTTTATCTATAATGCGAATGTCTATTTCTGCTCCAACTCCTAAAGCATATCTGGTAAGACTTCTCAATGTTGGAGAAGATTCTCCAGCACCAGATTCAATGCTAGAGATTGTACTCTCTGATAATCCGCAAATATCGCTCAATTCTTTTTGTGTAAGATGTTTGGCTTTCCTGATGTTGCTTAATTGTAATCTAAGCAATTTATCTGCAACCAGAACATCTGTATTTGTAAGATTAATCGTTTCGACTTTATCATACGAGCTATGATGGATCGCCATTATATTTTCCTCTCAAATTGAAATTATAAAGAATAACAATTCCTCATTCAAAATATCGTTAATCATTGGAACCATTTTTCCATCATATTGAGTAGGGCAATGGTTATTAATATCATAATCAATAATCTGAAATGAAGAAGAGCATACCATTCCTATAAATTCCCATATCTTTTGAATTACTTTTTCATTATTATATTTTTCTTTAAGCTGTTCATATATAACGGAATTCTCTTGCTTAGTGATGTCTCTTTTAGATATAATTTTTCTAGTTGCCAATCGAGTAACTTTAGAACTCATTATATATGGTAATAATACCATGCCAGTATTAAGTAACATTCTCTTAGCCGCAATAATGAGTTTAATATAATCTGTCGAGTTATGTATACTCATGTATGTTATCGGATCTGAGAAGTCTTTATAATAAAGATATCCTATAAGCTGTCTTTGTAGTGGATGAATTAGTGGAGATCCATCTACTATAAGTTTAGCTTTATAGTGATTGATTTCTTCTTGTTCAAATGGCCCATATAATTGCTCTATAACTTTTACAGTTTGCTCAGCTGCAACTTTATTCTGAAGATACAGAGCTTCGTCTCTCTTCGATAATCGGGCCTCATACCTCAGCTATGTTCACTAGGGTCGTTAATCCTAGCAGTTCTCTTATGAACTTCTCCAGTATTTCTCTGGATGCTCAGACTATATCACCATCCTATGTCGTATAGGATGCTCTTCCATTTTGAACTCACTTGAGCTCTAATCTTATTCCTAAGATAGTCGTTGAACCTTCTATATTGTATAAATATAGCTTGGTTGCTGATTATACATTGTTAACGGCTTTTAGCACCTCACATAAGTGAAGCTTTTATTTCAGCATGAGCCATCCTCTAACTTATTTCTGACTTTCGTCTCCATTTAGGCATAGAGGCTCTTAGCACTTCCCAGCAATTAAAAAGAGTTATTCAACACTGTGTTACCACAATGAGGCGACAAGATATTTTATCGTATTCGCTGTTTTGATCACTATCTCTTTTCGATGAACTTAACTTAGAAAAATTAAATTCATACGAATTATCAGTAATTTTATACTGCAAAGTTTTTCTACTTGAATAATAATTAAATGATACAACGTTTGCAGTATACTTATATTTGGGAAGAATTTGAAGGATAATATCATTAACGCTGTCTCTTGCATGCGTTGTTGTATTATTACCACGAATAAGATTCTTTTCCCATAATAGCTGATCTGGATTCTTAGATTTATTTACAACTGAAATGGCTGTCTCTAATAGCTTATCAAATATATACACACCTCGCTCTTCTTCATATTTTACCATAGCCATATCAAATAGTTGCAACATAAATTCTGCTATTTTTTCATTTTTTATGAAATGTATATACATATAGTGGCAAGCTAATGGTATATACATATTGCTCAAAAGAGAAATTTCGTAAAGTATCTTTGCGTGTACATTGTTAAACTGAAGATTCGGAGTTCTATTGTTCGACGTTAGATGCATCAAATAATTATCATCTACAAAATGCCTAATCTTCAGCGTTATATTGAGATTTCGTATGATGTATCTATTGACATCATCCATGAAGTTCTGAATAGAATAACTATGAATGTAGTCTATATTTATCTTGATTTCATACAAAACCATTAACAATTCTTTGTCAGTATCATAAAACTTTTCAAAATAATTCAGATAACGGCAAATATGTTCTCTAGTCTCATCTGAATTATATGAACGTTTTGGTGACATAGCAAAATAATCTAATTGTTGTGCATCCGCTGAGTCATTTGGATTACCAAACAGCTCATGTATTGGTAATATTATCTCTCCCTTAATGTTTTTGAATATTCGATCTTCTTCCGGGGCCGGGTTTTCTTCAGTGTCCCAATCATCAACATGGATAAATCCCTCCTTATTTACTAAATCATACATCTTCATGCTTGTTTTTCTCCTCCTAAGATTTCATTGCTACGAATTTATAATATATAACTATTTCCTGCTTTATGTTATTTTTGTTCTTTTTGAAACTTTGGAGGTCTTTGTAACCTTGGAGACCTTAGAAGTTGTAGTGACTTTAGAAACTTTAGTTAGGTTGTTTCTTGGATAAGCAGATAAATATTTTCTATGACGTTCTCTCTCCGCATCGTCTTTTTCTTTTTTCTGTTGCTCTTTTAATTTGCTCTCTTCAAACTGTCTTGCGGCAACTTTAGTATCAGCGTCAGTTATATTTTTAAGTAATTCTTTTTTATTATACTTAGAAGAATTTTGATTTAGCATTGATCTAGAAAATAGATTATATTTCTCCATCGCTAGATAAGCAAAGAATAATGATTTTACGTACCAGACATTATTTTTAGGATTTCTAACATCAGCATTTTCCCTTAATGCTCTTTTAGACATCTTAGGCTCTAAATCTGGTATGAAAAGTTTATTCTTTTTAAATGCATGAGCAAATGTATAAACGAAAGCCGGGTCATTTGAATAGAAATTAACAGCGTAATTTCTTAAATTGGCTTGGTTTTTCTTCACATTTTCGGTTGTGAATAATCTAATGACTACATCATAGTAGAAATTAGGCACAACTTCAGATGGTATCTTAAAATGAATATAATAAGCGTCTACAGTATCATCAGCTTTATATATTTTATAAGCTACGTGATTTTGTTCTCGCACCATCAAAATGTCGAACTTACGCTTATACATACTTTTATACATTTGGCGGTTAGTGAATACTTGACCTCCAGAAGGATTATCTATATATTTATCAAAAGACATTCCATCAGCCAATATTTTTCACCTCCTCCCAATAATTATTTTAAAAATTATTAATAGCATCTTCATCTAGCCAATATTTCAAATCTTTATCACATACTCTACAATGAAATTCAAGCATTTTTATATCTTTCGATAATGCCCACAATGGGGACATACGCCTATCTTGGTATATCCCCATCGCTTAGAGTTATTAGCATATAACCTTTCAAATTCAAGATTCTGAGGATTTTTTAGTGGAAGCATTTTCATTTTCCTTAGCCTCTATATACATATTATGAGCTGGTGTAGGTACAAGATATTGATTTGTTGTATACATAAGGGCTAGAATTTTATCTATAGTTTCGAGAACTATAATATCAGACTTAATAGAACTCAGTACGTCATGATCATATTCATTGGTTCTGATATTCAATGGGCAACCATACTTAATGCTATTATTAATTATAGGAATAATCTCATCAATACCAAAGCTCTTAGTATAAAGAATCTTAATGAGATCATAGTATGCCGTATAAAGAATATCTACTATGACGTTAGATTCCCATTTAGGTTCATGAATCATATCAGATAAGACTTTAAATGCCATATAGTTTGCACCGTATCCAACACCATTTACAGCAGCGGATCTGCAGTTTAACACAGCATCTTCAACAGAGGACTTTAAAGCTTCTCTATCGGCTAAAGTTAATCCACCAATCAAGAAGTCAATCATATTACCCTTGAATGAATTGTATCTTCTCTTGGTTCTAGCAATCTCATTTACACCAGCGTCTTCTTTAATAGCTTTGGTAATCTGAGTCTCTAAATATGTAAGCATAGTATTATACTCTTCAGACTTAGTACCGTCTTCGTTAAACATTTTTGCTGGTCTGATAACCTGAGTCTTGAGCTGATCTGCTCTAATTTCATCGGCGTGGCCACAGAATTCCCATACATTTTCTATTGTAGGAGCAATACCTGCTTCAACGTCTTTCTGTTTAATCTCCTGAGAGATATATTTCTTAATGAATTTAGCTCCGCACATTTGAGCTATGTCTTCATATAAATAATCCTGATGAATGTCAGACACTATAAGAAGCGGAATCTTTCCAGGATACTGATTCATGAGCTTTACTACAGTTTCAAAATAAGAAGAAGAATCTGGAGTGATTTTCTTGGCTAATATAACTGTAGGGATTGGCTCATATACAGAATTTGGTCTATAGCAGCGAAGAATATTATGCTCCAATATTGCATCCAGCAGCCCTAGCATTTCTGGTGTGTCGATAGGATCATTAAAACAATAAACACTTGGATTTACGACTTTTGCAGTATTATTGGCTTTATCATTAACAAAGCAGATATCTGTAAATCCGGTGTCTAATGTCATTCCATCATATTCTTTTACTATGTTTTCTGTTTCATTAGAAATACCAACATCGATGTAGACATCTAATCCATATTTCTTATAGATGCCTAAGAGTGTTTTAGATATTTCTTCATTATTGTTGGTAGAAATGAGAGCTATATTATAGATATCATCTATAGTACATTCTTTTGCTAGTTTAAGAATACGCTTATTAACTTCCTCGATTACTTCATGGAATCTATGTAATGTATCAGACGGAGAGCATGCATTAATTCTATCATTATCACACAGAGCATCGAATACAGTCTTGCACAGAATTACAGCAGAAGTCGTGCCATCGCCAACTTCTTTAACAACGTATCTTGTTAATTCTGTAAGAAGATCTTGTACAGATCTTTCAATGGTACCCATAAACATCATAGATTTTACAATCGTATGGCCGTCTTTGGTATACTCTATAGAAATATTTGCCTCGTTAGGATCTAAATGCTTCACTATAGCTGTAGTAGATCCCTTAGGACCAAATGAATTACTCAATGCATCAGCGATGATAGTTAATGTTTCTCTTTGAGTTTTTCTAACTATATCTTGTGGGACGATATTAGAATACATCTTCATCATCAATCTTGCCCTTTCTTTTTGGAATATATTTGATATTAGTATATAGATCTATAAGATGAATTTCATTTGAGTGCCCAAATAGTTCAAGCATCTTATGATCTACAATATCTTCCTCATCTTCCATATTAAACTTAGCACATGGAATATAGATATGCTTACCATTAAGATTATCATACTGGGTTGCATTTACAAAATATTTAAGATACAACGCAGTATAAGGTTTAAGATTTATCTCTCTCTTTACAGGGAATCTTACTGTAGAAAGTTTTGGATTCATTGCTTTAATAATATCAGCCTCTACATCGGATTTACATAAAACGTCTATAGATACGCTTGACGCTTCCCGTAGAAACGTTACCATTAAAGCAAATGTATCATATGCAGTAGCATTTTTAAGTATTTCCAAATATAAACTTGTATCTAGTAATTCATAATAAGAAGGCCCAACATTGTACTCTTCTTTAAACATTATCTCTAGCGGATTTATGTGTTTTCTAGCTAGCATTATATATTTGATTTTATTCTCATTATTTAGAGACATAACATCTCTATTTAGCAATGGAGAGTTCAAAAAATTTTTAGCGACAAATCTATACATTGCTAAATCGAGATCGATTAAAAAATCGAACTCGACTAGCAATGTATTATCTTTACCTTTGACCATTATTCGTCAAGCAGTGAATTAGCAATGTCGCTAAATGTAGACTGCTGATACTCTGTTGGAACATCTCCATTGAACTGCGGTTTGCTGCTAGAAGAACTATTATTGCCACTCAAAAAACTCTTATTGTTAAAGTTTCCAGATCCGCTACTGCTGCTATATTGATATCCTACCTTACCAGCGATACCTTTAAGAATGTCACTGGTAAATTTAGACGCATACATATTTGCTTCACGATTCATCGCAGCGTATGCATAGCTTGATGCTATATAATACTGTTCCAAGATCATAGCAAATGTCTCGATCTCAAATTTCGGGAACGGCATAGAACTATACTGCTCATTATCATAATTATAAGCAGCGTAGTACATGTCTGATTTGGTTTCATAGATAATCTCATTCACACCAGCATTATCTTTAGCATACAAAATAGCAATGCATGGATTGGATGAACCATACTCTACACCATCGGAAATTTTTAGCAAGCCGTTCTTAAGCTCCACACAGACATTATGGATTTCATTTGGCTTGGAAAGCATATTGAGAATTGCATCATGCAAGATCTTAGCTTTGGAATAAGAAATATAAATAGACACGGGGTTATCCGTATCATATGTAGCGAAATCGCTACTACCAGCATTAGTTCTCGCAGCGATGGTAATACACATTAATTTATTAAAATAAGAAATGGATAATCTGGTGTCCATTATCTTACTATCTTGATTGGTAAACGATATCGGTGTATATGTATTAACAGTCGGTCTCTTGTCATTATTGTTCTGATTATAGCTGTTGAATGCCATAATATTATTCCTCCTTTAGATAATGCCGTAATACGGGTTACTGTTCTGTTTGCGTTATTGTAAATTATTACCGCTTGTTATTTCTCTTTAGATAGCTTTTCTTTGCTATCGTTTTTATAATATACAACCATTATAAATTTTAAAAAATACAGCTGGGCTTTAAGCCCAGCTGCAGTGATTTTAATCTGCTGATGGGTATACAACTTGAATATAACCAGAATAGCGTGCTCTAACATTCTTGTCTTTAGCAGCTTGCTGACGTATAGCATACAGATCTTGCAACACATTACAGCAATCTTCTCTTTCGCTATCAGAAATATTTTCTGTCATATAATCTTGAAGAATTGAAATATAGTTATTACACGATCTAATAATCGTCATTAGTTCATCCATTTCTTCAGCAGTCCTAAGCCTAAGCTGTAATTCATAAACATCTTGCTTAACACCACGTATAGATTTCTGCTTGAATCTATTCATAGCAGCATTCCATGCGTTACCAATATTTTCAAATACTCCCTCAGACATAGGATCACTCATTGTGGCTAATACTTTAGACGCATATTGAATTTCTTTACGTTCCATTGAAGAGCCGGTAAGCATAGATGCTTTATTAAGAGTTTTTACAGCCGGTATTCTAAAAAGCTCAAACTCTCTACCAACTCGCAGTACCCAAGATAGAGCTATAAATCTATCATCGATATCTTTTTGCATATATGAGATCCCAGCAACAATCTTCTTCATTGCAGATTCAAGTTCTGGCCCAAAACCACATCCAGCGACAAAAGCGTCAGCAATCAGTTCACTATTACCATGCTTAGCAAAAATAGAAGCTGCTTTAACGCACGCATCTTTAAGAGCCCATGCTAATAATTCTCTAAATCCTCTAGAAGATTTAAGATCTATACTTTCTCCGCTTCTAGCAAAATATGCATCAATATGATTTCTCACTTCATCGATTGTTGATGTATCATATACAATATGACCAACCTCATGAAGCATTAAAGCGACCCATTCTTTATCATTGATATAGAGCATTGGATCACATAGCTTAGAATCGATCTCTACATAGTATCCATCAAATACAGATGGAGAATCTACAGTTAGTACTTTAATCGCTTCATCTCCAGATATTATAGGATAAACTTTCATACCAAAGAAAAGCTTATCAGTATTACGTGTAAAATAAACGCCTTTACATTTTGTTTTTATAAAGAATTTATTCAGCTCTGCTTGGATTTTAGACAATGTCGTTGAAGAATGATCCTCATCTAAATTCACAAGAAGATGCCCTAAAACAGAAAAATCAAAATTTGTTGGGACTCGTTCCATAATTCAACTCTCCTTTAAATTATTTTTTGATAAAACATTTGCCGTCGGTACATTTTTACCAACCGATGGATCAAAATGAGTGAATACTGAATTGATATCCGTCATTGGATATAAACTATTAGTTGTACCACGAGTTAAAGCTTTACTTAATATATTAGATTCGTGATATACCTCCGCAGGAGACTTATAATAATTATACATGTCTTGTTTATCTCCTTAAAAAATATAAAGTAAAGTTTGTTTTTCTCATTATTTGATTGTCCAAATAATGAGAAAAAGAAGAAAAAATAAAACCGCCCGAAGGTGTGGGAGCCGAAGCTCCCATCGAAATTAAACGGTAATATCTTACAAAAAAATAAATTACGATTGCTTTGTTCATACTATAGATTGTCACCTATAGTATGCAGAGCGAGGTCAAGTTGACAAGCTTAACCTTTTATACTATTGATAGGTTAGTATAAACGGGAATAATCTATTCTTTTGCCTTTTAGTCGTTTTGCACGAGTATCCCCTATCGTACTCCCGACAGACCAGATAAAATATATGTGCTCCGCTATTAGTCTTTTCGTGTTACTTAATGATAAACTAATAGACGCTATCAAAAGCGTTACCATCTTATTTTACCTGACCTTTTTGAGAACAAGTTTTGCTTGTTCGTACTATTTCAAGCACGCCAAAAGGCCGGCTAATAGAGACTATTGTCTTCTATCTACTGCTATAATATACAATCAAAATAAACAAATTTTCCACGTCTGTAAAAACAAAAGAAAATCTAAATTCTACAGGATATTTTGGCGTATTCCCAAATAAATCAGATAACTATTTCTGTAGAGTAGATGGGGATTATTATTTTACATTTGATGATGCAGAAGCTGCAGCTAGTATGTATAATAAAGTATGCAGAAAACGTAATTATCCTGAAGAGTATTTGAATGATCTGGGTGAACGAGAAATGGAAATAGATGAAATTATGGAGCATCGGTTAAAAGGTAAACGACCTTCAAAAAATAAATCATTATATGTTTTAATGGATACAAGTAAAAAGAACGAATGCTAAAATCAATGTTAAAATCATAAACAATTAATCAAAAGAAAACCCGTAGGGATTTCTCCCTACGGGTTTAATACTTGCTAGTATTATATTTAATTGTTTATTACGGAGTAGTACCACCGCCAGTTGTACCTCCACCAGTCGTACCGCCTCCAGTGGTTCCACCGCCAGTTGTACCTCCACCAGTTGTACCACCACCTGTAGTTCCGCCACCAGTCGTGCCACCGCCAGTAGTACCGCCTTGACCACTATTACCAGTGGCGTCAGTCTCAGGTAGAACGTTCTCGGTAATAGCATTACGTCCGGTGAGATCCGACCAATGACTGAAAGTACTATTCAAATCATTATTTGCATACAGGCTACCATCAGCCGGACGACCGATAGGATCAACGTTCGGAAGATGCTCTCTAAGCCCAGACGGATTTGCAACAAACATTCTACCCTGAACCGGGAACAGTTCAAAGAATTTATATCTTTCGAATGCAGTCAGAGCGGGAAGCTGCGGATTCTCAGCGTCACGAATCTCATTGGAAAGATACATCTGATAATCATACAGTCTGTAGACTATACGATTGGTATTCTTCGGGTTAAGCAGGATAATGATGTTGTCATTACCAAACAGCTTATCGGAGCTAATGAAGTTGTATACACGATGATCGCTAGTAACAACAGTCTTCTTGAAATCAAGCTGGATCGGGCCAACAGAATCAGAAGTCTGATAGGTGTACTCGATAGGAGTGATCTGACGGATAATGCCAGGCCTTGCAATAAGACTGATTTCCATGTTAGGATCTCTCAGAACTGTAAGTAGACCGGTGATGAACTGATCTAATGAGTTCATGAAGGTCTTCTGCAGCCATTCAAGATGATCGCTGTAATATCCTACACGAGGCGCAAAGTCAATAGTCTTAGCAAGCTTATGCTCGTCATCAAGACGCTCGAAGCTCAGGTCAAGCTGCTCATGAATATCATCATCCTTAACGTTCTCCATAACGTCTTTGATCATGCTCATGTACTTGGTAACCTGGTTAATGCCATACAGAGCTCCAATATCCTTAACTTCCTCAGGAGTTACAGGTACAGTAATACCATCGTTTTCAGGAACCTGTACGAAGATAGTCTTCTCACCCCACTCTACACGAGGTGTCTTGCGTGTTCTAGAGGATGCATCATAGCGAGCCCAGATCTTAACAGCTTTAACTGCACCAGAGGTAGAGTTAATCTCAAACATGTTCTCACGCTGAGAAGCAAAGATCGTATCATGAACTGCAGTTTCAGTAGCTTCGGTACCATCAGTGGTAACAAGAATATCTACAGGAGAAACGATAATACGATTAGCATCGCCATATCCAGGAGTGAATTCAGCCTTCCAAGGCTTCCAAACTAGAGCTTTACCATCAGCGGTAGCTTCAGCTTCAGTAAATTCATATCCATCTGTTCCTTGAGTCATGGTTACTACAGTATCGCCAGCCTTAGCAAAGTCTTCTACAAGAATAGCGGAAATGTGAGTAGCAACAGAAAGATTATGAGAAACACGAGAAACAGAGAAATATTTGTCAAGAATATCGATGGACTGCAGCTCAGGAAGTGCAACAGGAACTTCAACAGGCTGATTAGCAGATCTCCAAATACGATAAATCTGATTTTGTTGATTTGCAATATCAATCTTTTCGCCGGTAGGAGAAACCATATAACGGGTCTCGATGGATTCTGTCCATGCCGGAGCCTTAGCAACAAAACGCGGAACGGCTTGTGCAAATACGGTATTAAGCATAAGATATTTATGCATAGGCAGAGACAGACCGATCATAGGATTCCAAGAAGCAATACCGGCAACGGCGTTCTCACGAACTGCCTGGATATCATTCTGGAAAGCCTCAGACATCATGTCAAGCTGATCCTGATACTCTTCCTGTGTAATAGTCTTGGAATCTCCGATAACAGAATTTTCAATAAAGAAGCTCTTAAGAGCATCAACATTACCCTTGAAAGCCAGAGCGCGCTGCGGTTCCATAGCATAGTCTACTTGAGACTCACGTAAAATGTTCTTCTGCACATCGCAGAAGCTTGCAGCATACGCATACATGGGGTCTTTGCTAAAGTTTCCCATACTGGGAGACTTTCTAATACCTACACTTGGCATTGTATATTCCTCCTTATAATTTCTTTTAAAGAAAGTTTTTCTTATTTAGCACGATATATATTAATTACTTATATAAATAATTAGGCTATCGTATTTCCTAAATATTTATTATATTGTTGGTTTTTATTATTCTTTCTTTTCTTCCGATGGCTTTTGGACTAACCCTTTAAGCATTGTATTGATTTGTTGAAGAACTAAAAGACATTGCTTATATATAGTAAGATTCTCTATATACGTTCTAGTTGAATACGTCACTGTTATGGTATAATTCACCATATCTTTAAGTTCTATCATTTTGTCGGCTATAAAGTCTATAGCTCTTGTATTATAATATGTCTTAGGTATTTTATTCACGTTATCTAATATAGTATTTATAGTATCGTATAGATCTATATAATTTTGTAAGAGCTCACCATCTTTTATTGCTAGCTGTTGAGGGTTTAGATCTGCAAATAGATCTTTTTCCATGGATTTAAGAGAGTTTGGATTGGAATCTCCATCCATGGAACCTACTTCAGGAGAGTCATCTCCACCGCCACCAGAATCAGAAGAACCGCCATCACCACCGTCTTCTCCATCTGCGCCTTCTTCGCCGTCACCTTCGGTTTCATCTGTAAAGTCATCTACAGCAGCGTCATCGCCTCCGGCATCTATATCTGCATCGTCTCCTCCAGCATCGGCACCTGCATCTTCACCACCAGTATCAGCTCCTGCATCATCAGCTGGAGCATCTTCACCACCAGCTCCAGCATCTGCTCCAATATTTATATTAGTATCAGCATCGCCACCAGCGTCAGCTGGGGCTGGATCAGTTCCAGCGTCTCCGCCTGCATCGCCTGTAGGTTCTTCTGTTGCTGCGTCACCACCAGCATCTGTAGCGCCAGTATCTTCTTCAGGATTTGCGTCTGTATAGTCTTCAGTATCATCATCTACAGTGACATCATCTGTAGTATCATCTGGAGCTGCAACATCTTCACCACCAGCATCGTCAGTTACGGCATCTCCAGTATCAGCAGTTGCTGTATCATCTTCTGCAGCTGGTGCATCAGCATCTGCTTCAGTTGTATCGTCAGCCACATCAGCAGTATCTGTGTCTGTATCATCGTCATATACAAATTCATCATCTGTATAGTCTTCTAGATCAGCGTCGTCAAGATCCATATCATCAGCATCTACGTCTATATCATCATCAAATTCATCGTCTGTATAATCTTCGAGATCATCGTCATCGTTTTCTTCTACAGTGTTAATCCTTAATTCATTAAAGATTTTAGTCTTACCATCTATAGGATCATCAAATCTCATAGTCTCGCTCTCCTTTCAGAATACCATTTTAATATGGATCTTCAATAGAAGCAGTGCTAGCTTGCTTAAAGTCTACTGCCATTTTATATTTAATGCGCTGTCTTTGTCTTTGAAGATTCCTTTGGATAATTTCAACTTTTCTTATCTTATCCATGTCTTGTTGATCCTCATACATACGAAGATAGCGTTCACACATTTTAAGCTCGATTTCAATTTCATCCAAAGCTAATTGACGTTCTCTCTTTTGCGCTTTCTTTCTAGAGAAGAACATGCCTAAGGCACCAATTACAGCAACAGCAGGATCTATGAATTTACCAACAGCAGCAAACATCAATGCTAACTTAATACACTTTGTTGCAGATGGTAAAATAGAACCACGAACAACACGTTCTCTGTCTTCAGCAGACATCTCTTTATCCATATTACGAGCTATAGAATTTATAGCAGCGTCTATAGCATTACTAGCGCTTTTCTCTTTAGATGAAAGATTTATCGCTGCTCGTTTAAGATTATTTACAGCAAGCTTAAGTTTATTAGAAAAGCTCATTGCTTCTGTAAAATAAATCTCATTATTTATATCTGTATGAAAATTCTTTATTTCGTTCATACACATTAGATAGCCTATACAAGCTCTAGTGTTATTATGTGTGCTGTATATTGTAGCGTCTTCATTAAGCCTAGCTATATTGTTAGTCAAGCAATCTATCTTCATATAATCTTCTACAGATTTCTTAGCTTGATTTTTTCTTAATTCGTTTCTATAATTTATAAAGCACTCTTTTAAAGAATCTTTATCTAATATCTTAGGTACAGTAACAGAAAAATCTGTTAGAGCATCTAATGTGTCATTTGTAAACTTTGCTACATTGCCATTTATTATAACTGGAATATCTGGATCAATAGTGCCACCTTCAGTTAGGCTATCTAATAAATTAGCTATAAGAACAATTTCCGCTGCTTCTGTTAACTCATCATCTGAAGCATTTTCATCTTCTTCTTGCTCTTCTGTAAAATTGTCCTTAATGAAATTTTCTATTTTGCCAGCATTAACCTCAACTGTATCAAGATAAATTTGCTCTCTAGCATTAATATTTTCTTTCTTAGATAATGTATCGACTTGAGATTTGTATGTGTTTAAAATCTCATTAGCTTGGGTTTCTTTTAACGGGAGCTCTAAAACAGTATCAGTGATATCATCTACAATTTTAATTATAGCTTTAATATCATGATCTTCATTATTAAGAAAAACAACGCTAAGAAGATTAAATATAGACGATACGTTAAATATAATCTGAGATTTTTGATGATTTAATATCTGATCTATTAAAGCTTTAAATGTAATAAAATTGCTAGGATTTTCTTCTTCAGCACAGCGTTTTCTAAAGTCTTTAATAAAGTCTATAATATTATCATCTCTATCAGATTTTTCTATAGATTGTTGCTCTTGATCTTCATAGCTAACAATCTCTTTAAGCTTCCCGTCAAGCATATAATTCTCTACGACTTTTCTATAGTCTAATTCTTTATTAACATTGAATTGTTTTATATTTGATTCACTTATATAATCTAGACAAGAAAAATCTTTCTTATTAAATATTGGGGAAATATTTGCTAAGACTGCTGTTTCTTCAGCAAAACTAATCATGTCTGGGATAAAATCATTAAATAAATAATAATCTGTTACTGTATTTATAATAGTACTATTTTCACACACTATATGGTATTTCTGCAAAGCATACCAAGCACTTTCTAATGTAGCGTTATATTTATTCTTAAACGGTGAATTGAAAGTATCAATATATTTTGCAGTCTCATATATAGTATTATATATGGATTCTCTATCAGCTCCGCACTCTGAAAATAATCTGTCTATATTAAAACGCTTATGAATATTAGAATATTGCTTGACTATACGATCGATCTCAGCGACCTCAGAGACTTTATCTATAATTCTATTATAATTCTCTTCTAAATAATCTGGCTCATCGTTTTTGACAATATTTGCAGTAGCAGAACCCAAAGCATTTTTTATGTTATCCATTGCTTTTTGGATATTGTTCGTGCTGCTATCAATGTCGATATTTTTGCTTATCTTCGTGCCTTTCTTAAGTCTTCCAAGTCTCACTTTGAGCGAGCGTTTTAGCTCAGAAGCATTTCTTAGTTTATTTGTGCCCTCAATGAGAATATCAGTCGCTTTGTTTATAGCATTTTTTGAACCATATTTTAATAAAAGATCGTAAGTCTCAAGGGAGGTTTCGAAAGCTCTATCGATGTCAATATCTAAACCTTCCCAATTTTTAATTAAATTTAAAGCATTATTTTCGAAAAAAATATTATTCGACTCATCTAAGAGTCGAATACCGCTTAGATTCTTCACTTGATTAGAACCGCTACTTAAGTTGAGCTGAAACAATCTACGATTTATTTTCTCAAGTGTAATAGACATCGCTTTTTATAACCTCCCATTAAGATTTTTATTGCATTATTATAAAGTTCGCTTAATTATATTATTTTATGAGCAAAAAATAATAATAGAAATAACAACGGGGGCTATTTCTAGCCCCCAATCTCTAACCGCAATAACTAAAATGATATATTTAGTATACCGTTTCTCTGCTGTAAAGTTTAAGCGTTATAGGTCTCGGTGACAGCATAATTGCTGTAGCAACGAAATTGATATCTACCATGTCTCCCAGGTTATCTTCATCGATGTCTTTGTCCTGGATGATGAACAGTGTTTTATTAAACTTTACATAATTGACATCATCGAGTTCTATTGCACAATTTTCCACGCTCATAATATTCTTGATCAAGTTCAATCGTTCATTGGTGAAATCAAAAACATCACAGATACATTGAAGATCGATAATCTCGTCGACACGCTCAATGAATTTATATGTTACATTGTCATCCGGGTCTGCAAGATCTTCAATAAGCTCAGGATAATCTGGCCATGAAACGCGAGTTACAAGATTAACGAAAAACTCATATTCTTTGTTTTTATGCCTCACTTTAATCTTCACAATAGCTGCATTCGGATCATCGAATATATCATGCAGATCAAATTTTTTGGATTTCTCCTCGGTCTCAATGTTTATCATATTTCTATTCTCCTTTAAATAAAATATTTTTGAAAGCTTTACTGTATGCTTTCATAATTATAATATATAATTAAAAAATAATTTGCATCCTAAGCTTGATTATCTATTCAATAACCCAGAACATTAACATAATATTTTTAAAACAAAATTTCATTAAAATTAAAGCGAAAGGAGATTTTAATCCTTATGAATGATAACGTTATTGGTAGTATTATTCTTGAAGGAATCGACCACTCTGCGGAAGATACGATGATTATCAGTGGATCTACTTCTAAAAGAGTAATAGCTGAAGCCACACTTCAAGATCTTGAAGTTGAAAATAGAAATCATCGTATCTATGCTAAGAAAGATATAGAGCCAGAAATTAATGGGGCTAGGCTTAAAGAACTCATTAAAGCCGGACAGATGTACGGAGAGATGTCTCATCCACTATCGGATGATTTAGTAAGACAGCAGACTATTGATAAGAAATTAGCCTGTGTGTCTTTCTTAAAAATTTGGGTAGAAGGCAATTTAGTCAAGGGTCAATATAAAGGAACCTTAAACGAATATGGAAATTTTGTTGATCAGGAACTTAGAGATGGTGCAAAACCAGCATTCTCTCTACGTGCTCTTGGAGCTATCGAGAACGTAAATGGGAAAGCATACGTCCGAGGAGTACGAATTATTACATACGACCAGGTAATCTTCCCCTCCCACTCCCCCGCATATACGACTAAAATTATTTCTGAATCTGCTCTGTCTTGTGATATTGATCCTAATACGGTTAAGCATGAGGATTTTACTAAATACAACGAAACTGGAAGAATTATTAATCTTACCGGTTCTGATGCGCAGATGGTTCTTAATAAATTACAGAGAGAGTCTGCCAACATTAGTGCTGTATTAGAAACATTTAATAAAATTGCAGATAAGATCACTCTCTCAGAAAATGGTAAATACGTTGTTCTTACCAACGCTTTTGGTGATAGATTCAAATTACAATTAGAAGATTATGTTGATAATCTCATTATGGACTATATCTGTGGATAAAAAAATAAAAGCCAGGAGGGTTTTGCCCCTCCTGGCCAATATTGAGATTTTATTAGTGCATATATTTCTTGTTGTCTTGTACTACAGCCGGTGTTTTATACGGTTCATTTGTTGAGAATATTCTAAAGCTAACAGCTCTAGTATTGAATACTTTGTTAAACAACGCTGATATTGCTTTATTGGCGATTTTCCTGAATTGCCTAAGACGTTCGCCTGTGATGATTGTATCATCATTAAGCTTGAACTCAACAAATACCATATCGCCGATTTCAGTATGACTTATATATGGAATATTGATCTGCTGTAAGCGTAAATCTTTTAAGATTTTATTTTCTTCCCTTACGACTACAGCCTCAGTAATATGGAAAGAATAATCATACTCAAGCCATCTAGAGACTTCAGCATATTCCTCAGCAGATTTACATGTAATCAGATCAGCGAAATCAAACTCCGGATCTGAAACAAATGCTGATATTTTGTCCATTGCGTTTTTCGATGGTATATTTGTTGCTACAACACCAGAATAGACGATTTCATTATCGACAAAAATATAGTTCTCATCGTTATGAAGATCTTCTCTCTGTATTTCTTTAGTTGCTACAAATTCATACGTCCAATCTGTTGTGTAACGCTTCTCAAGAACGCTTACAGCACTATCATGCTTTCTAATACGATACACTGTTTCTGGTTCATATTTTATCATGAGATCAGCGTATGGCTTCGACACTATATTGTTAAACATAAGCGAATTATTTGACTCAAATATTGAGTACGCTTTGTTAAGTTTCATCTTGTTCTTCCCCTCTTAAAAATTAAGGGAGCGGATTTAATCCGCTCCCCTATATATTATTTACTTTTCTTGATGCCTAAGATTTTCATGAGCTTCTTCTTACTCATTGGCAAGATTTCAATATCAACATCGGTAATGAATGAGAATGATTCGTCGCAAAAGATATACAGAATTCCATCCTTATCAATATACCCATATGTAAAATATCTTACGGTGGGTTTATCTATATGATTGAATGTGATTTTAACGGCGGTATTCCGATATTCGCTAAAATCAACCTGATCTGGCGGATTACTGCACTTGATAGAGCTGTACAGATTGTTCTTGTATTTCTTGGTCAACTCTTTCAGCTTGTCTTCGTCTATATTAACATCATAACGCTGTGTAACAAACTGAGCAACCGAAGGAATATCAATATCATTAACACTAAATCCACGAATCTCAGAATCCTTTTGATTTTCTCTGGTTCCATTATAAGCCTCTTTATTCTTCTTTAGCCACTCAAAGTCATCTTTCTTCAGAAACTCTTCCGTCTTATCTGTCTTATTTTTAAGAAGAAGATTTTCATCATTGTTAGTTGGTGAATCTACTCCAAGACCGTTACGGGTTGCATCTGCTTCTACTCTTAAGGAAAACTGCTTTATAAAGTCTCCATAGAACTCTCTAAGTAATCCCATCTCTCCATTGGAGAACAGCCTGTAGAAATATATATTGGTAATGGCAAACTGATCATGCTCGTCAACAATTTTCCTGATCTTGAATTGCCCTTTGGACAGTGAGTTGACGGCTTCCTTGAATGCTTCCAGCGCTTCTGGTTTAGACAGCATGCTTTCATAAAACATATCAGCAGAAAGCTTTCCGAGATTTGTCGGGCTCTTAGCTGTCTTTTTAATATTGCCTTTGACAAAAACTATTGTGTCTTTGTTAACATCTGCATCTACTGGATTAATACCCATGCATATCATATGTCTCAGTACAGCAACACTGTATGTTGCATAGAATCCAATACCGGCACTTTCTAGATAACCGATCATTTTAGTTGTATTATTCATCTTATTCTCCTTTCTTGTATCCTAAGATATTTTTCCCACAGCAGTCGATTTTTATAACCATCTTCTGTACTGGGTTAGTAACTAAGTTATATTTTACAGATGCCCTTCGATAGTTGTATTTATAATACTCTTCTTCTAGAATATTGTTTAACAACGTTAGAGGACAACACTCCAATCCTATCTTTATATCTAGCATCTTATCATTGATAATAAGAGATATAATAGAATCTGGAATCATAAATGTAGACATGATATCATCATAAAATTGGCATCTATGCTGTCTTACCATGTCTTGCATCATTGATATGATATGAGTTGGATAATCTCTTCTATGGAAAATATGACCAACCTCATATTTTGTTATATTTGGCATATATTCTGTAAACTCATGAATATCGCGAAATCCAATAGCTTGTTCTATGGCTATCTGATTATTGGCCATGTACATATAGCTATTAAACTCTACGCAATATTCTATGTCATTCAGATAATTTGGATTCTTTGTCATTTCTATATAATCTATAACCTGATCGACATGATGCAACTCATGGATCAAAGAAATTATTATATTATAATAGAAATCATATTCATTTGGAAAGAATCGCTTTATCACCTCAGGAAATATAATTACTCTGTTTGGATTTCTAGCTGCAGCACCAACAGAGCTATCAAAGCAAGGTGTCCAATCTATCTCCAAAACAGCCGGGCGGTTAAATATATTCACTCTACCATTTAGATAATTGAATACTCTTTCTATGAAAATATTTATTGCGTTTTTATCATTCATTGCTACCAATCCTAAAGAATTCAGATGCTTCATTATAGTTTTTAATCACATCCTCGAATATTGGATCTTCACGATCTTCAACACTGGCATGCTCATACATCCAATGCAATTCTATAGCCCTAACACTGAAGAGCCATTTACAGATAAACTTCTTCCATCTGAAATACGTGTCAGTCATCACATCGATATTAAAGAAACTATGATCTACAAATGCCTGTGTGTATTCATCATTGCTGATGTCTAAATATCCTCTATGACCGTCCTCATCTTCACAAACAAGATAAGTAAATATAATATCATCGATAGATCTACTTTCTATCCTAATTGGAATCAGATGGTATTCACAGAGATCATCAAGATATGATACCGGAATACCGTTCCATTCTCTAATATTCGGGAATCGTTTTTTAGCATCCGGATAAGTAATACAGTCTACATCAATCTTCGTTCCATACGATACGATATTTTTGATGTACATTAAAGTTGTCTCGTCCCCGACGTTGTACTTTTTCAACAATGCGTCGATATCATTTAACAGTTCTTCATTTTTCATTTTAAAGCCCCTTTCTTTTAAAAACAATAGTTTACGTAGATATACTTGAGTATCTCTACAAATATATAATATATAGTTAAAAATATTTTTTATAAGTGCTAGCCGGACAATAAAATAATTATTATTCCAAAGGAGAATTGATATTATGGCTCAAGATAATATGAATAAGTATGGGTTGGTTGGCCATAATGCCAATCAAATGACTCTTTTAGTAAATAAAATAGAAAGACGATTAGGACTATCTGTAATACCACTACCAGATAATCTACATAAAGAAGACTGGCCCAATATAATTATGGAAGATACTATACCTACATTTAGTAGATATTTTCCATACTGTATAACAGTTTTAGTTAGACCTCAACCAAATAAAGATGGGTGGCAATTTATAGATCAAGATCTTCCTGAGGGAACTGTAATCTTAGGCGTACGTGACATAAATTGGGAAGCTTATAGAAGTGATCCAAGATTAGATCGATATGGAATGTCGGTGTTCTCTCTTGATTACCTCGCCAGAGAGGTGGCCGTTGACGATGTCGCATTAACCTCCGTGGGAAATGACCTGATGTCACTCTTTAATTTGGGAATTTATATTGAGTGGGAATATCCTAATAAGATTAAATTGGTATCTGTAAATGGATTTCCTATTTCCGCTCATAGGCCATTCCCATTGAAAGTACTCATACAACACCCCGGTCTTTGGACCATCTCACCTACACTAATGGAGTCATTCGAAAAATTGGCCATTAGCGATGTTGCTACCGCTATATGGCAAGTGCTTAAATATTATGATAATATGGATACTACATATGCTACATTATCTTTACAATTAGACACGTTGCAAGAATGGACTAATAAACATGATGATATTGTTCGTGAACTCGACGAAGCGCATACAACGACAGCAAATGAGTATCAACCAATTATATATACAGTATAACACAAAAAAATAAATTCGGTAGGCTTTATTGGCCTACCGAATCTTTAAACTGATTTTGAAACTCTTGGTTGATACTTCTATTCATATAAAGCTCCAGCATTCTTATTCTTTTTATTACTCTTATTTTCTCTTTATCGTTAATAGAATAATAAGTTGGAGAAAAATAGAATTCATATAATGATAGTAGCTCCTCATGTGCTTCATCCATATTCAGAATCATAGAGAATCATCAACTCTTTTCACAGCATGTGTTTTTGCTAAGAATGAATTAGAATTACTATAGCCATTAAGATTTTTCTTTGGTAATGGCTTTATATCTCCAGATACATTATCATTAACCATAGATGTCATAGTGGCATAATTTATTAATTCCATAGCCATTTGATATGGATTAAATGTAGACAATATATAGTCCATATTCAATATCACATGCGATATAACAAATATAGGCTCACCCTTATCAAATATAAATATAACTCCAGTTTCTCTATTATCATTTACCGCTGGGAAAACTGTTAGTTTATGCTCGCTGAATCTATCTAGTATCGCTAAGTCTGGAACTGTAATATTTTTATTCACATATACATTCTCGCCAGACTTATAGAACAGATTTTTATACTCACTAGATGTAAATAATAAGACTATATTCTTTATCAATAATCTAAACTGTTGTATATTAGACTGATTTATCAGAAAATTAGTTTTCTCTGAAAATTCTGTATCTTTACCTCCCATTATGGCTAAATTCCAGTTTATTCTCATATATACATTAGTGTGGTAGCATTTAATAGCTAAACCATCGCTTTTATATAGATCCGCAATAAACTTTAAACTATGATTATTCGATATCCACATTAAATCTAATATTACTCTCTTGTAGTCAGTTATATCCTGTATCATTTCTTTGCTCATTTTATTCTCCTAACAAAAAATAAACCCGGTTTAACTTTCGTCTAAGCCGGGTTTATTTATTTGTAATCATACTTTTAATTGTTTACTTGGCTTCATTTCCAGTAAGCACTTTCTTCTTGAAGTTCCAGCTATATTTCTTTTTGCCGGTCTGCTTATTGTCGATATACTCATAAAGCACCGGCACGGGATCTACCGCAATAACAACCGGAGTCCCATTTTCACTTGGTACTTCAAAGATCCATGAATACCCCTCTCTTCTTAATTCAGGATATTTCGTAGGCTCTACTTCGACGAACTTGTAATACTTGTTCAGCCCAACTACACGATCTGGAGTTCCAAAACGCCTTTCGATCTCTCTTCTGGTGTTGCCATGAAACAACACTGCCAGCAAAGCTGTAGCTTCGAGATCATATATCTCACGCTTGTTACCGTCTGTGTAGAAATTGACGCTCTTTTTCAGACGTTCTTTTTTATCAGCAGGCGTTATGTTATACAACCCATCGATAATCGGAAACTTATCGGTTGCAAGGCATTCCCTCACGAAGTTAGCTTTTTCTTCGTAAGTCCGTAATGATGTGATGCTATTGTTAATAGCACGCACATCAATCTGAGGTACAACTTCAGCCTCGATATTTGCAGGGCCCTGCTGCTGCATCTGCGCCTGCATAGTCTGAGTATTCTGCTCTCCATTATTAATCACATTGTGCAAGATTGTTTTTGCGTTTGTAGGCTGTGGCTGCTGTGGTGCTACGAAGTTTTTAACCACATCAAACGCCTTAAAGTCGATTGATGCAATCGGAGCTTCAACCATATCACGAAGATCTCTTTCAGATATAACTGGCTCTTGCATAACCTCTACTGTATCGTTCTTTTTGCTTTCGGGTTTTTTCTGAGCATTAAGGTCTCTAGATGCAGTCTGCCCAACAACGTTCTTCTGCTCTGTAGTTTTGACTACTCGCACAGGCTTTTCTACAGGATTATACGGCATCGGTTTTGGTGCCGGTAACCTATTGGTCATATTTATAATCTGAACAGCAGGCCGTTCTCTCAGATTTCTCTCAGCTATCATAAATGCCATTGCCCATTTTTGATTCATAGTTAACATTTTTATTTCCTCTCTTTCTTTATAAAACAAATGTTGTCATGTAGTATGATTACACATTTATAATATATAATCAAAATTCATTTTACTCCGGTAGGGATTTCTCCCTACCGGACTATTTTTCACTCATTAGCATCAAAGCTATCTGTATACTCCTTAATAAGTTCTTTATAGATATTCCCAGGTAAAATTCTGATATATCTAACATGAGCTTTATTGTCTTCGCTAAGCTTAATAACGCTATAGTTATTAACACGCTCTTTTTTGTATAAAGCTTTTTCTTGCTCAGTGCTATAGATGCCAAGATTTTTCCATTTATGAATAAACTTCTTCGTTAAGTTCTTGCTGCATACAGTATGATGAGTTCTGCCAGTCCAGTTCTTATAGAGTTTATCGAAATCATCTATCTTAATCCAGAAGCCGTTCTCATCATATCTAGATTTCTTCTTTACACAATTTCTTACAAAGAATCTGAAACATTTTCTCTCTAAGTTGCTTACAGACGCTTTAAAATATTCATAACTCGGTTTAGACCATGGTAAATTATCAGTATTAGTGATATTAAGCTTATTAATAACACGCATGGGGCATATATCATAATACTTACTAATATACTTACCAATCTTCCCAAAGCAGAAATTGTATCTGTAACTGCTTCCTTCATTACACCATATATTCTTTTCCAATAAACCTTCATTAAGCCACCTATTAGCTATAGTAAGAAGCTCTGATTTAGATATAGAGTTTTTAAACGCATAATCTAATATCATTAAAGTAATATGCTTTTGAAAATATATTCTGACGTTCCAATTTATGATTGTTACTAATAAGCTAAAGCCATCTGATTGTTGATCAAGATCTGTTATAGTATATACAGTCATGAGAGATTTTTCATAATCAGCTTGTCTACAACAGTATCTAAAAAAGTCAACCTCTAGTTTTGTCATTGTATCTTTCCCTCCTTTAGGTATTATAAGAGTGTGCTTGTTATATTATTTTTTTATTACATCTAATATATCTTGCGTAAGTACCCATTCTATAGTCTCTTTGGTACACTTATCTCCATTGCTTATACTATCATAGATTACACCATTTACATAAGCAAAACAATGAGATTGAATAAATATAATGAATGAACCCATCTTATGCTCAGAACAGAATGTTGCCACTAGTGGATATTCGTCCATATTCAAACCACTCATTCTATAATACTTTTTAGCTGTCTTCTTGATAATCGTTACGTTATCAGGAAAATCATTATACTTCTCTGCAGTCTTATACAGATTTTTATATACGTTATTAACCTCATCACCGGAAACCTTAACCAATGCTCTTAATGAGCATTGGTTATTTATTGGTAATTTCTTCTTATTTTTCAAATGATAGTATTTATATCCTATACCTAAAACATCTTGTAAAAACCTTCTTGACATTTTTATTCTCCGCATGATTTATTTTTATAATATATAATTTATTTAGCTTTTATAGAACGAACAACGGCTTTACATACATCTTTCACCGCGAAAGCTATATCTATAGCTTGTGCTCTCGCCATAGCTTCATTCTCACCATCGACTGTATAAAGTGCGCTATAACCATTGCCGTTGTTCTTGTCTATGGCAACCTCAACAATCCATTCCATTTAAAAATCACTCCTTCCAAACTCTCATCATCATTACTTTCTTTTTACCATATTTCTCATGGATACGATCAACCTCAGAATCTAACTGGTCATCATCCATTAATACTTCTCTACATGATTTAGCATACTGCAAGAATATATTCTTTTTCTGCTTCATGTAAATCTTAGTCCTATAGCAAGATAAGTCCGTACAATCTATATACAGAGTATTATCATTCCTGCATCTACCTAAGGTTTGTCTTGCTAGTACTGGAGATTTAAACGGCTCAGCTAACACTATAGTCGCTGCAAGATCTCTAATGTCTTGAGCCGCGCCACATGATTTTGTAGTAGAAAGTATATATTTCTTTGTTAACTCAAGTTCTTTAGTTGCTGGATTGGATATACTAGTATAGATACCAACGTGGCCTTCAAGGAATTCAAACTCAGAGAGTATATAGTTATAGACTTTAATGATAGCATCATTAGTACCGATATAGATTAATACTTTTCCATTTAATGGTAAAGTCATGTCTATAAGTATAGTCACTAGTTTCTTAAAGTTTGGTCTTTCTATCAAGTATGATGTATAAATATTCCTATCAAACTTAAACTGTCCAACAGAAAACTTTTGCACATCATATGGGCTAGGATGAGATTTAAATAATAAAGAAACATAATTCACATGAGGATCATTCTGCTCATCAAATAAATCAATCTGCGGTACATTTTTAAAGTATTCTTGGTAAACAACGTCTTCATCTTTATTAGACCGCTCTGGCGTTGCTGTAAGATACAGTGTTTTTTTAGTATTAGAATGAAAATCTATCTTAGCCATATTGTCTATATAAAGATGTGCTTCATCAAATACTTTAATAGATACCTGAAGATATTTAAATAGTTCATCTACAGCATACCATCCATTTTTATCTCCATATGATTTTATGGTAGAATGCGATGCTAAGAAAATCTGATATTGTAATGGATCTCTAGCCAGCAATTTATCGATCTGAGGTTTACCTATAATCATATATATGTCTTTTTCTTTTAAGCTGGTATACTCTAAAATTCGATTCTTCCATTGTTCCAGCCAGTTTGTAGAGCTAGTAATAATTATAGCTCTAGCACCAGTATAACATATTGCTGCAACGGTAACGAATGTTTTACCAGATCCAGTGGTTGAGTTTATTCCAAGCTGTGATTTAGTTCTTGTGAATTTGTATTTACCCTCACCGAGAATAAAGCTTAAAATATTCATCTGGCGTTCGTCTTTAGTTAAATACTTAATCGGTATTGGATCTGTATTTACATATGGATCACATTTAGTATCAACTCTAGGCTCAGCCATAAATGTACTTTTAAGCATTTCTATGTCCATTCCTCTAGGGAGAAATAAGACTTTTCTATCTTTATCATAATCTATACACTTTGGAAAATTAGTATGATAGATTTGATTCCATACAGAAAACAACCATTCAATACGTGGAGCGTCATCAAGCTCATAATTGTTTATCTCTATACGAGAATGCTTTAAAACTATTTTATCCATAGTACCTCCAATACAATCCAGAGAGGTCAAAAACCTCTCTGGAATTATATTTTTATTCTTCTATTACGTCTTCATTTATTTTAATATACATAACCCCAAGCTGTGCTGGCATTGGTTTATTTGATTCTCCCTCAATATATTCTATTGTTACAGTAGACTGCCCAAAATGTTTAGCTAAATAATAGGCATGACAAATACAAGAATCGAACCAATCTTTTTCAGTTGATTCATACGCCGGATTGTAAACACTCGATAATCTATAAGCATGTTCACCTACTTCAGGGCATCCGTATTTTGGAGAATATAAGCATCTAACAGGCTCAATAGTCCAACTAACCTCTCCAATTATCTGCTTATTCTCTTCTATAAATTCGATTATAGTTCTACACACATCGTCATATGAATACTGAGTCATATTAGCATTCATATTATTATGACCATAACCACTATAAACGCCTAAGACAAAACTAATCTTAGATGTATTTTTAAAGCACGAATTAATCTTCAGATTTCTTACCTGCATCTTCAATCTCCTTCTCTTTATTCATGAGCTCTTCCAGTTTAGCCATCAATTTGTCTTCTTTGGTTTCTTCTCCAGTAAGCTCAAGCATCTCTATAGAAGTATCAACCTCATTAATAGAAGTAACTTGATCTACATAAAGATCGTCGCTCATGTAATTCTGCGGTTGCTCACAGAAAAATAGATCGAAGAACGACGGAGCATTCTTTGTAAATGTAAGCGGACTATATAATACTTTATGCAAATCTTTATAAAGTAAAGATATGATCACGCTTGGATTGTTGGTTAGTGCTTGGTTAAGAGTGATCATCCTAGACTTAGCAGCTGGATCATTCCAGTTAGGCTTATGAATAAGATCATCAGGATTAACACACTGGTTACTCAATATAACTTCAAGATGAATTGCATCAATTGTAAGATTACCATCAATTATAAGGTCTACAAGATTTTGAACAATCTCATCTTTATTCATCTTTTCTGTTATGGAAGATTTATTAATAACGTTAATAATATCATCCATAGTTTTTGAAATCTCGTTATTGTTAATCTTAATGAAAAATATTGGGTTATCTCCTAGAGCTGATAATGCGATGTTAACCTTGCCATCTGTATTTTGAGCTTTCTTTCTGATAGCAGCGTTAAGCTCATGAGATATATAAAGCTCAGTCTGTTCTTCAGAACCAAACGTAATATCTGTACCATCTGGTGTTTTAATAATAAAGCTTGTAATATATTCATTATAAACACCATTATCTTGAATAACAACATCGTCATCTTCATCTGTAACGATTGTGTCCTCTTCTTCATTTACTAGATTAACATCATCTGGATCGATAATCATAGTATACTTACGAAGAGCGTCATCATCCAATACCTCTTCAGCTAACCTTATGCAGTTTGCGTCTACAATACTAAAGAAATCGTTAAATTCTGGATTCCATGTGATAGCCGCAATTCTAGTTTCAAGAAGATGCTTAGCAGAAAGCAAAGTCTGTGTTAATTGAGCTGAGAGCATCTCTGCAGCAATTTTACCAATATTGATATTATAATTGGTATAGTACAAATTACCATAGCATCTACGGCAAATGCCTTTACCGGAACTATTAGATGCACAAGTTATAGGGCTATGCACATAAATAGTTTTACCGATAAGAGATTCATCATACTGATCTATACAAGCATCCATACCTCTAGGATTTAATCTATAGAAACGATTTTTATACATAGAGAGATGCTTTTTAGTTTTAAGCTCAATCTTAATGAAATGAGATGATAAGCACTCGTATTCAGGATTATTATTGATAATTGTATCTGTATTGTTTAATCCTAAAATACGTGCTAAGTCTCCAGACTCACCAACATTTTGTTTTGAATAAATCTGAGCTACACGTGCGGTTCTAGATTCTTCAAAATAATACAGCGGTGTGTTAACACCACCAATTTTAAAGTTAGTATCTATAGGATACGGGAAAATACCTCCAGTTCCATCTGGTTTTGTAGCAATATTTATAGAAGCTTCACGATACTGTCTTGGATTTACAGCTTCTGAAGATCTGAAGCTATTTGATAATGAATGCTCATGACCGATATAATATTCAGCGTCTTTAATGATATCTATAGCTTCATCAGCGGCACACTGAGCAACGTCTTTAGCTTCACCGATGGGTGTGTTACCAAGCTTAAAATGTAATTTTTCCCAAAATGAATGGTTAGCATTCATAAGCTCAATATCATCTTCATTGTTAATAGTATTGCTAAGATAATACGAGAATTTTTCTATTAAACAGAACTTCCATAATCCTGTAGCGATAATATGATTAAGCTTATCGTTACCAAACTTTATTTCGTTATCTATAGTAATAATAAACTTGTTAACCCAAGTTTGAATATCTTTTCTTTTAAGCTGCCATGGTACTAATTGTCCTGAAGCTCTAGCTATATCTGAAACATTGGATCTAGATCCCATGAATATATGGTACGGCCTTATTGGTGTATCAACCTGAACTAGCATATACCACATCATGAGACTGTACCAATAATCTACTATAGAAAGATGACAGTTTGCTTCTGGCCATATGACATTTATTCTTAACTCATGCACATAATCTGTCTCGCAACCATCAAGTAAAATATTATAAATTCCATTAATGTGATCGTCTATATTCTGCTTGTTGATAGCTTTAGGAACATAGACTTTGATATCTGTATTTCTACTTTGAATATCTCCTGCATAGTCAAAGTAGTTTTTGTAATTATATAAGGTATTATTATCTTCATAAAATACATGTTGAAGAAGTTGCCTTTTCTCTTGATCCATATATTTTACCCTCCCTTATTTTTAGTCCAATATTATAATATATATCTAAAAATAATATTAGGCTAGATTATTATTACGTTTTTAACATTGTAATTTTTAATATAAACAATAGAAATTGCTGGATGGTTTCCCATCCAGCATTTCAGAAGGTGAAAAGTTTATGAAATCAAAAATAAAGAAAATGGCTAATTAATCTTCAGGTTGCTGCTCATCAGAAGTTTCTTTCTTCTTAAAGAATGGGAAGTTGAATTTCTTTTTATTAGCGAGAGCTTTTTTCTGGCTAATACGAGCGATCCTAGAAGCTTTCTGCTCATACTTGCTGAAAATCTGTTTACGAAGTGCACGCTCTTTAATACGATTGTTAGCAAGCTTGGTAAACAGCGGGTCTTTATGATTTTTAGCAAGAATCAAGCAAGCTAAATGAGTACGTCTCTGAAGGTCGTCTTTACGGCTCATCCTTACGAACGTGTTCTTTTTATTCATACCGAAAGGCCCAAACGCTTCAAGCTGAGCTTTCATTTCAGCAGATTCCATGAACTGTTCGATTGCTTCTGCACCACCCTCAAAATACTGAGCAGCATCAAATGCTTCTGTTTGAACAATTTCTTCTACCTGATTAGCAATAATTTGTTCTTCTTCAGTCGTACCTTCAGTCGGTGTCATTACTTTATCAATGTCTTCAGACTCAAGATCTTCTGATTCTAGCATATAGTCATTAAAAAACATGGAATATTCCTCCTTAATAAATTTATTAAAATGTGTAGATCTACAACCTTATAGGCATTTATAAATATGTTTTCATATTTTATTAAATGGCAAACTTAAGATTAATTGTATATTATAATTTTGGAGGTAAAATATCTATGGATGAAAATCTTAAAGTTGAAGTGAGAAAAGGCGTTTTAATTTATAAGGCCGCTCCTGGTCAAATAAAAGACATAGATGAAGAGGTGAAACGTCTTAAGGAGGAACACGATGAAAAGCAGCAAGATACTACAAACACAGGTAGTGAAGGATTATAAAAGAGTAATGATAGATGGCTTATCTAGTTCATTCACAAATCTATCGAGAGAAGAATTAGAAGAAGCTATAGATGATTCCATCATCAGCAGGCATGATAATAAGCCGGCATATATTGATAATAATTATACTAAGCAGAGAATCAACGGTACAGTTCTAGATATATTAAACTATATACAAAAGCTAGAACCAATAGTAACATCCTCTGGAGTTTTATATAAAAAGCACAAAGAAGCAGATAACCCATTGAGTAAAATGATAATGGGTTTTCTAGATCAAAGAGCCAAGTATAAAAAAGAGATGTTTAAATATCCCAAAGGCTCAGCGATGTTCGAGAAGTATAATCTCTTACAGCTATTAGAGAAACTCAACGGGAACGCTACCTATGGAGTACTCGGAAACAATGTAAATACATTTTATAATCTATATGTAGCCTCTGCAATAACTATGCAGGGTAAAGCCTATATATCTTGTAGCATAACCATGTTTGAAGCATTCATTGGGAATAATGTCAAGTTTAACTCTCTAAATGAGATAATTATATTTATAGATAACGTACTATCAGAGAAGTCAGAACGAAAGTTTGATGACTCTATGATATTAGATAGAAATATAACTAAAGAAGAGTGCTTCTTCAGATTACTAAACAATGTAGATCCAACAATATGGATACCAACAGAAAAACAGATGTCGTTAGTATGGGAAAGAATTCAAGGCCTTTCTAATGAAGATATAAATAGAATATTCTATAAGAATAATCTATTCTGTTTTTGTGATTTGCCAGTTGTATCTAATATTATAATAGAAATATTAAAGAAACTAGATCAACCATTTATGAATCCAAATAAACCGCCAAAAATAATTGCAGATGAGTTATCACACTTAACTGAAATTATTAAGGAGTATGTATATTATGGGTTCTTTTATATAGATAAACTTGACAGAATAGAATATATGCAGCGTGACGTTGTCGCTGTAGTCGATACTGATAGCTGCATGGTATCATTTGATGGTTGGTATAGATTTATTCTGGATAAGGTCTATAATATCGATATGCCTATAAAGAGAGAGAAATTCGATATTATGGAGCTCATCAAAGCAGATGAATTTGGAGATAAACCAAAATTAAAAATGATGGACATACTAGAACCAAGATTAGATTATGATTTCTATACAGACGAAATTATACATCTCAAACAGACAATACATCCGATGGATATTATTCCACAGGATAGTCTTAAGTATTCTATTATAAATATCATTGCATATATCTGTAGTGATTTGATCGTTGACTATCTCGACAGATATTGCATACGTGCTGGTAGTAGTGCGCCTAAAACTCATTCTAAAATGATAATGAAAAATGAGTTTCTATTTAAGAGATTAATGCTAACTCCAAACAAAAAGAATTATGCAAGTCTTCAGCTTCTTCAGGAGGGCAATGTAATTCCCAACAACCAAAAAGCACGTTTAGGAGTTAGTGGTCTGCCAATAAATAAATCTACGTTGCCAGAGAAAGTTAAGTCTCAATTCCAGCGTATATTATATGAAGATGTATTAAACGCTGATAATATAGATCAAATTGGAATATTAAAGAAGATAGTCATTGTAGAAAAACAGATAACTGAATCTATTATGAGGAAAGAAACCACGTATTATAAGCCAGATAATATTGCATCAATTTCCTCATATGCAGATCCTACAAGAGTTAATGGTGTTATGGCAAGTATGGTTTATAATGAATTAAGAACCGGCGATATGCCTGCGATAAATCTTGATGAAAGAAATAAAATCATCAAGGTTAAAACCATTATTAATCGTAACAATGTAGAAAAAATTAAAGATAAATATCCAGAGGTATATGAGAAAATTAAAAGACTTCTCGATCATCCGAAACTATCAACCAAGCTAGAAACGATAGCGTTTCCGGTAGATACAGAAGTACCAGACTGGATATTAGAGTTTGTTGATATTAACACGATCGTTAATGATAATCTTAAGAATTTTCCGCTTGATTCTATAGGTTTAAAAAGATTAGATAACGATAGTGTTAATTATAGTAACATAGTTAAATTATAATCTAAGGGGGAAATGACAAAATGAAAAAAGCATTAATGGTAACCATAGTTAGTTTTATAGCAGAGCTTATTATTAACACCGGAGTATGTGCAACACCAACAAACAAATACTTGAAATATTATGATGATCGTCAAACGTATTATGTTACTGCTGATATTGGGTTAAATATCAGAAGACAGCCCGATATCAATTCAAGTATTATCGATACTCTTGCATATGGAGATGAAATCGAAGTATTATCTGTAACTGAAGAAGATGAAGAATGGACAGCTATTTATTATACACCAAGAAAATCAGTCTTTTATGTGAATAATAATTATATAAGCCAAGATAAACCAGAAGCAGAAGATAAAAGCACTGATACAAATGAAGAAGGCACAGTTTCATATACCGGTGAAGGCGATTATCTTGGTACATTAAGACTCACAGCATATGAACACGATGGATCATTATGCGCTAATGGTAATTATCCCACAGAGTATTGGACTTGTGCATCAAACGAATTACCATTTGGAACTATCGTTGAAATAGCTGGGCTGGGGGAATGGTTAGTGGAAGACACCGGGGGCTTCGGGTACGGGGCACTAGACCTATTCCTGGGAGACCCCGATGCCTGTGAAGAATTTGGCGTGCAATATGCTGATGTATGGGTTGTTAGATACGGATATTAATTATTAAAAAATAAGCGGAAAATTCTATTACATGGGCTATCCTATTTTGGGTAGCCCTATTTTATTTTTTATAGAAAGGCGGATACAAAAATGGAAGAAATTATTAACAAACTCAAAGCTAACCCTGCATATGATATGGATTGGATTAATCAAGCTGCATGGTTTATACATAATAATGCAGCTACGGAAATTTTTTTATCTAAATTTACAGCATTCCAATTAGCTAAGATTAGAAGTATTATAGCCACACCATATGCTCAGTTGCTGTTTAATCCAAAATTTAATTCAACACAGTTGACAATCTTATCAACTTGCATAGAGAAGGGCTTTGACAGAGATAAACTGCTATTACTGGCAAACCCAGATATACCGTATCAGTCTATGGATTATATAGCTCAAGGCATCGAGGAAGGTCTAGATTGGTCTAAAGTTGATAATCTCGCTGCTCTTTATCCAGATCAGTGTTATGAAATATTATATGGCTATAGAATGAAAATAGATTATAATACATATGCTTCACCGATAGTGCCAGCTCCATTCATGCATATGATAGCAACAGCTTTACATGCTGGGCTGGATGTAAAATATAATGTAGACACTGGTGAGCTATTGGTAAGGCCTAAAGAAATTCTGCAGAAAAATAAAGAAGACTAGCAAAAACAAAAGCAACCCAAGTACCCGTAAGGGTACTTGGCGCGACTTAAGGATAAGGGAAAGATAAAATGAAAAATGGAATGACAACTGAACCTTAATCAATATATAAAATCATGCAGGAGTTTTAATTTTATATATTGATTAATAGTTGAAAGCAGCCAATCAAGCAAAGAACAAGCAAACTCTACTTGATTATTTTATAGTTCATATATAAATATTTTTATACTTCTGTAATTATAATCTGCTTTGTAGATTTATCATATTTAGCATTGAGACCTAACTCAGCAGCATGTCTCATAATAGCAAGCTGATTATCGCTAAGCTCTGTATTGTCAGGTGAGAAATAAGAAGAAATATCGATACCAGATTTAAACGCTGCATAAATCTCATATATCTGTCCAATGGAGAGATTGTCTACGTTATACTCTTTAGCGATATCATACCCATCTATTAGAGACTGCACTAAGTAATTTAATTTGGAATATGATAATGATGGATTCATTAGACGTTTAAGCTCATCACCCTCAATGTCATTTTGTCTTGCTGTATCTAATAATTGCATTTGAGTATCATTAAACTTTGGATTTGTTATAGCGGAAATATATGGAGCATCTGGATTTACATTATCTTCGCCATATCGCTTATTAGCATTATAGATAATATTAAGCTGCTTATTATTAAATTTTTCTAATTTATCTACCGTGTAATTAAACTCGCTTATGAGCTTAGCAGCAATATCAATCCAATCAGAAGAATATTTTGGCTCTTCAATCAGTTCTCTTACAACTTCTTCGTATGTTTTATTCATTTATTAAATCCTCCTATAATTATACTCGTTCTACATCAATATCGATAGACTCTAAACCACTCATAAAATCATCTAGATCCATTTTTATATCGTTGTTATCATCTATAGTAGCATCTATAGAAAAACGACTACCTGTTTCATCTTCGAATGTAACATAATCGTCGCCGATAAAAACATTTAAATGTAACATCATAAAACTCCTTTCTATTATTTTTAATTTACTAAAAAGTCTATTATTTATTATATCCTTACAAATTATCATCTTGGACAAAATAATAAATCTTAAAATGAAAGGAGGATCAGAATATGCCTGTAATGTTTGCAGGTCAATCTGCTACACCTACAATGGGCAGTTTTATGCCGCCTCCAGTGATAGCAAAACCGACACCAATAAAACGTATTTATGCGCAGAAAACGACTAAAAATAAATCGTTTTTAGATATGCATCATTATCTTAAAGCCATCGGTATTAAGAATAATGAGTTTATGCTTACGTTAATAGATCCAGATCTAGATGGTGTAGATCCATATGATCCGAATCTAAATATGCTTTATAAGCAAAAAATACTTAAAGAATGCCTCAGTAATTATTGGTATTTCATCCGCGAGGTTGTGAGAATCCCATCGCCTGGCGGTGCGCCAATGCGATATAAACTTACTAGAGGTAATCTTGCTTTAAATTTTTGCCAAGCATTAAATCTTAATGTATTTTATGAAGCGCCTCGACTAATCTTATAATCCACTTATAGTAGTAATATTGTGAGTGAATTTCTTTTAATTGCTGGAAAGTGCTAAAGCCTGAATGCCTATAAGGAATCGAAAGATAGAAACAAGTTTCAGGATGGCTCATGCTGAAATAAAAGCTTCACTTATGTGAAGTGCTAAAAGCTATAAACAATGTACAATCAGCAGCTTAATATATAAAAAATTAAGTTCAACGACTATCCCATAGGATGGCGCTATAAAAATAGTCTATAGGAGTAGGGCTCAAGTGAGTGGGTGAGAACCCCTTAAATCGAAATGAAGAATATCCTATACCATATAGGATACTGATATAGTCTCGTGCTATAGGTAACACCTATAGAAGTTCATAGGAGAACTGCAGAGCTTAACGAACTCTGTGAAGATAACGAGCAAGGTAAGACTGTCTCAGCGGCAGTTAGATATTTATATATTTATAATTTTGCCACGACTAATTCCAAAATGGCTTTCTTGCATAAGAATATGGATGGTGCTAAAGATAATATTCAAACTCTTAAAGATTTAAGAGATATGCTTCCACCATATCTTATTATGAAAGAAAGAGTCTTACCAGATGGAAAAATCCAAAAAGGTAAAGATAATATGACGGAAATGGCAAATCCGTTTAATAATAACACTATTAAAGTATTTGCTTCAGCAACTAATAAAGCAAGAGCTGCAAGTATCTTGCGTGGTAAAACGCTAGTTTTACTTTGGTTTGACGAGTATGCTTTCTTACCATATAATGGTGTAGTATATCTGAATGGCGCACCTGCATTTAAAACTGCAGCTGCAAATGCTAAAAAGAATGGTGCTCCATATGGTGTATTAATAACCACCACGCCAGGCTTCATGACCACGGATAAAATTTGTCCATTCATCGTGGTGACACGGTGTCTAAATCTATTTTAATTGCTGGGAAGTGCTAAAGCCTCTATACCTAAATATAGGAATCGAAAGATAGAAATAAATTAGAGGATGGCTCATGCTGAAATAAAAGCCATCATTGTATAATGATGGTGCTAAAAGCCGTTAACAATGTATAATCAGCAGCTAAGTTATTATGAGATTTTAAAAAAATATCATAATAAAAAGTTCAACGACTATCGCTACATGCGAGTAGAGCTCAAGCGAGTTCAAAATAAATAGAGCTTCTTATAAAATAATAAGAGCAGTAATATAGTCTCAACGTATAGGTAACACCTATAGAAGTTCATAAGAGAACTGCATAGTATAGCGAACTATGTGAAGATAATTGGAAGGTAAAGAAGCCTATCAAACTAAAGAATTAGCTACACCATTTTCTGAATCTTGGTATGATCTTACATGGCCACAGTTAAAGCAAATACTAGACGCTAATACTAAATCTGATTTTGTATATATTAAATTCACATATCAACAACTTGGTTGCTCAGAGCAGTGGTTTAATGAAGTCGCTAAGCTTCTTAAGGGTTCTTGGCCAGATATTCGAAGAGAAATTCTTCTTGAGTGGTCTACTGGTGTTGATAATAGCCCATTTAGAGAAGAAGATCTTAATAGTATAAGCACTCTTGTTAAACAACCGATTTCTGTAGTATATCTATTAGGTAAATATAGATTTGAAACTTATCTACAAGCAGACACTAGAACGTATCCGCCTATAATTGGTGTTGACGTTGCAGCTGGCTATAAGCAAGACAGCTCATGTATTACAGTTATAGACTCTTACTCAACTAAAGTATTAGGCTGCTTAAATTGTAATTACATATCAGCATTTGACTTAGCCCGCTGTATTGAATTCATGGTTAAAAACTGGATGCCAAACGCTGTCGTAAATGTCGAGAGGAACGGGGGGTATGGGTCCAGTGTAATAGCCCGACTTATTAAAGGTGGACTGAAAAAGAATCTTTATTATGAGATTAAAGATATTACTGTAGAAGAACGTCAAGATGGCGTTCATGCATATAAGCAGAAAATACGCACTAAAGTCTATGGATTGAATTCAACCAGAGATGTGCGTAAGCAATTAATAGATATATTAATAGATAGAGTAGAAAGTCATAAAGATAAAGTTATATCTCCAATTATCTATAATGAGCTTTTAGGAATGGAAATAAAAAAGAATGGTAAGGTTGAGCATTCTGATTCTACCCATGATGACCAAATATTCTCTTGGTTAATGGCTTTATGGGTATGGTATGAAGGTATCAATCTTGCTGAGAGGTATGGAATAAAGAAAACCTCTATAAAGACAGATGAAGATATAGATGAACCAATAGACTATTTTAACGATGATACTGTAGATATAGTATACTCATTTAGCACCAAAGACGAAATAGATCAAACAATTGAAGCAGATTTAAATGCTGCTATTAAAGCAGGCGGAACATCTCTAAACGAATTCCTCAATAAGCAGCGTACTGAAGAGCATAAACAATTTGAAGCTCTATTGAATACTCCTCTTGGAGAAAAAGCATATAGAGAATTATATAGCATTCCAAAAGATCAGCCTTTGAATAAATATGTCTCTATAGATGGACAATTCAATGTGCCAGAAACTGTATTTTCATCATTCTATAATCCTACTGATAAGAATTTTGAAAGTGACAGTGATAGACCTGTAGCAACTGCTGTCCCAGCTAATCAAGCGTGGATGCTAGAAGATGAAGACTATAACTATATGGACAACTTTAATTTTTAAACAAAAAAAAGAATAATGACAACACACAGGGGTGATTGCTCACCCCTGTGTGTTCTTCTGACATTAGATACTTTTCCTGATCTGCCTAATAAGCTTCGGGTCTGTAAGCCCAATAGCGTAGGCTGTTGCTCCGAGGTCTGCGTTGTTAACTTTACGCATCGCCTTGTCAGTAAGCTTGCGATATTCTTTGCCGATCTTGGTGTTAGTTTTCTGTGCGGCCAAAAATGCGGCCTCCCACTCTGTCATTTTCTTCATATTATTCTCCTTTCCGCTAGCTCGTTTGGCTAGCCTTCCTAAATAAAATATTAATAGTATGAATGAGGACGCATTGTTCTCATTCACTTTTATAATATATAACTAAAAAAAGTAGAAATTACAACGCCCTGGACAAGTTATTAAATTATAATAACTTAAGGAGGTTAAAAGCTCTAATGGTAACACCAAGATACGAAATTAGTAATGAATTCAATGTTACAGAAATGCTAGAGCGATTTGATTCTAATTATATTTTCGACATATTAAACGATAAGCTAGAAAATATAGATTATACAGCAATATTGCCAGATTCTAATATAGTCTCTTCATTTGAAGAGAATTTTAAATTGATGAACGATAACTATCCAGGAGATTCTGATAATATAAAAATTATTAGAATGCAAGTATATCTAGATATAATTAATATATTATGCGATAAGTTTAATCTTCATTTTAATGATATAGATGATAATGTAGATCTTTATACAGTAGCATTTTATCTATATGACTTCTTAGTTTGTAATAGAAACAATCTCATGGTTAGTTTCTTTACTTCATTTATTATTAATAATAAAGAATCTCTATCAAGATTTCTTAATTTAGAAGATTATAGAAAATCCAGAGATTCATCTTCGGTATATGGCAAGAGAATGTATAACGATGCACAATATGGAATTATCAGTGCTAATATGGCTCAGGTGTTAAATCATATTGCTACATTGGATATAAGCTTGCTGAATATATTCCAAAGTATTTATTCTCATATGGAGCTTGTAGAATTTCTAGATTCTGTAATATCTGATAAAGGAAATTTCTTTAAAGATTACTACTGTTCGGTATTAGAACAACCAGAAATATTGCCAATTATAATAACAAATATAAGACTATCACTTCAACGGTTAGTTGGTAATATTGCTGAAACTAGTATTCAAGAATTTATGATGCTTACGGAGGACTATAACAAAAATGAGTAATGTTAATGAGAATGTGGAGAATATTGTTGCAGCAGAAGAAGTAAATGAAAATGTTCCTCTTACTGATGAGCAAGTATCTTATATCTACAATGAGTTAGATAAAGAAAACACTGATAAGGAAGCTTTATCTCAAGCACAAGAAGAAACAGAAAATACTGAATATGAAGAGATAGAAAGTATCAACCCAGCACTTGATAGTGAAGAAGAACTGCCTCCAGAAGATGCTCTTAAGAAAATACTTAAAGAGTCAAGTCCAGATATTACTGATGAAGATGCTGAGACTGTAATTAAGCTGTTATTAGAGTATAAGAAGAATAAGAATATTATTATCTATAATAGACTGCCAGATAGCTATAAGAAAATTATAGACGATATTAAGTTTAATATTAATAGAGGCCGTCCAAAATCACAGCTAATTGGTAAAGAGCATGTCGCTAGATTCTATTTTGATAATATTGTCAGCGACGCTCAATTTGAAGCTATCTTTGATGAGTTTAATAAATCTATGGACGATGCATATAGAGAATTTAATCTAGAGATATCTGATGCGTTCAAAGATGCATATAATGAGCTATTTAGTAAAATAGAAGAAATCGGACAAGAAGATCCAGAAAAAGCCCAAAAGCTAACCGAACTTAAAAATGCATTCGATGATGCTAAATCATTTAATAGACTATTAGGATGGCTTGAACCTAGAAGAAGAAAAAGAATCTATAAGAGAGCTGAGCTGTACTTTAATGATGAGGTATCCTATTTCAACAGCAAAGTAAATACCACTGAAATTAAAGTTCCTGATATTTCTAAACTATTAAATGTGCTAAATCTCTATGATCCTGAGAGGCCTGAAATTGAGCATAAGCGTTTTATTGTCGCTATATGTCAGCACGCTACAGAGCTAAATATGGATAATATAAATGATTTAGCATACGTCTACAAGCTTGTAGATAATATTTATAAATATACATTTAACCCTGCGATATTAGAAGATGATGAAACTAAACAATTATTTGAAAACGTTTATAAAGTAATAGATAAAATTAATTCTCTTTAAGGAGGTAATTAAACTATGCCTGGACCTTATGTAAGGGACGGTCATTATATGTATGGAAATGTGTTCATACAACCATATCCAGCTTATTATAATTCAAGCTGGTATCATAGAAGACCGCCTAGAAGATTTATTTCAGATCTTGAATTTTTTGACGATGGACATCTTTATGTACCTCAAACTCCTGTAGATCCAGCTGAAGGTCAGATTGTTAGAAGTGAGATCGCTAGCCGTATAGTAAATATCGAAACTCTTGCTTTTAGATCGTTACGCATTAAGCTATATGCTCTAAAAGAAGAAGACGATACTGATATCGTATTAGAAATCGGAAAACAGTATGCTATTACATATACCACCGAGGGCGGTCTTAAAGTAGCTAACGGTATATTGAAGATTATCGATTCTAGTATTCCAGATACGTGCACTAGATACATCGGACAATTTAACGAGACAGTCGCTACAGCTTGGATAGGCATGGATTGTTCTGTAGCTGGAAAATCTGACAAAAGAAAAATCTTTATAGCTTCAATAAGAGCTATAGAAGAAGTCCCAGAGGATGATGAAAACTATATTCCTCCCACAGTGGATGTAGAAGAAATGTCTGATTCTGAAAAGTTAAATATAATACTTAATATGATGCCAGACTTTAATTCTAAGCTGGATATTATTATTCATAATTTAGCAACAGATACAGATGATATCATAGATAAGCTTAATGAATTAGACCCAACTCAAAAATTGGCTTATATTATATCTAAGCTTGATGATACAACTCCATTTGATAATATTATTACTAAAATTAACGAGGCTGGAACTAGTGTAAATAATAATATCATTTCTGCTGTAGGAAGTGTTAATGCTAATACCAATACAGCGAAAGATACTGTTCTAAGCGCTATAACAAATCATTCAAATGATGCCAATACAAGATTCTCTCAAGTTATTGAAAAGCTTGGTAATATGCCATATAGTGATAAGATTGATTATCTGTATAATCAGTTTCTTGATGAAGAATCTGCTAGTGCTAGCCAGAATATTAAGACAATCAAAGAAAAGACTGATGCTATATTAAATAAGCTTGAAACTATGTCTGATAATGCTGACGATCCTCAGAATCCATAATAATATATACAGGGTGGAGTTATCCACCCTGTATAATTTTTGTAAAAGTCTAATTAGATGATTATATATTATAGAAGTGAATGAGAGTAGAAATACTTATCATTCAATACTATTAATTATGTGTAAGTCCCGCCAAACGAGCGGGCGAAAGGAGAATTGAAATGACAGAAAGCAGAACAACTATGAGCAAGAGCATGAGCAGGAACAACGGTGTTAACCCCTACTTAGTAGGTGGAGTTGCAGCGGCAGCCGGTATCGGCGTGGGAGCATTAGGCGTCAAGCTGTATACTGACCACCAGCTGAAGAAAGTGGATCAGAGCATGGTCCAGGCGGCCCAGCAGGTATTGGCTGCGCAGCAAATGCAGCAGATGGCACAGCAGCAGGTACAGCCTGCTCAGGCTCAGAACTAATCTATCATCCGGGGGTCTAAGAGCCCCCGGCCCTTCGGGGTCAATTATTTTTTATTTTTTTCTGCGACATTTTATTAAATTATTGCTTGGAGGTACATAGAAAAATGGCAAGTTATATAAAGACTACAGAAGACAATAAAGTCTTGTTTAATGATGAAGGAGAATTGATTTATTATATACCAGAAAAATATTTTGATCTTAACGTAGCGTCTATCATAGGAGAATATGTAGAGTCTTTAGGCTTATTCTCTTATTGTAAATTCTCTAAATCTGGTAAGCCAGATAAAATAAAAATGTTTAAATGCCCAACGACAATAAAATGTAAACCATCATATATAGATAAGGTAAATAATTTTCATCTTGAAGGGACTAAAGCTAAAACTTCATATAGAGTATTGAAATTCCTCAAGGGCGATGAATTATTATCAAACACGGCTATACCTAAGGGAATTGCTAACGTGAATAAATTTATCAATCTTCTTACTAGAGCAAATTTACCAGATAATATTCCATATAATGAATTATTAGATTACTTATTAATGAATGCAGAATTGAATGGCTTTAACTATAAAGTATCAAACCAAATAATGGGACTGATAATATCAGAATTATGTAGAAACCCTAAAGACTTATCTCAGCCATTTAGAATGACTAAAATGGAAGATATGCTAGATTATAAATTTATCCGTATTACAGATATTCCTAAATACACTTCACCTTACACTGCTATTACATCAGAAAACCCAGATGAGGCTATTGCAGCTGCTATGACTACTACAGGAAATGCTGAAAGTCCGCTTGAAAAAGTTATAATGAATTAATAAGCATTGCTTCTTCGTGCATGGCTTTAAATAAACATATGAATAAAGCTTGACGCTTTTATTTATTTATATAAGTAAATAAAGAATAAAATCTTTAAGGAGGTAAATAGGTATGCCTAAAGGATATCCTAGATCAAGGTTTGATATTGTAGATCAGACTCAAGTTCAGGAAATCGTGTCTTCTGTGGCATCAGAGCCTGCTGTAGTAGTCATGATTCCTTATACATCCGATAAAGGCTCCGAGGACTGGGAGATGATGTATGGATTATCTCAGTTCTCTCAGCGTAAGGGCGGCATTAATTTTGCTAAGCATGGTATTCCGCAGCTGTTAGCAGCCGAAGTGCTTCGTTTAGGCGGATATGTGTTTGGGAAACGTATGGTGGCAGATGATGCTACTCTTGCAAATACTACCGTTAAAATACGTGTTGTAGATGGCGGAGATGATGGATACTATCTGTACGTATACACCGCTTCTGCTGTAAATGTTGGCAATATTCATGATGCTGCTGAAGCTGGCTATGGCGACTTTGGTGAATTTGATCCTGAGAACGACATTGACAGCATCGAAGACTTCCCGCTGTTTACTATTACAGCATCTGGTCGCGGTGCTTCTAATCTTTTCGTTCGTATCGTACCTGAATATTCTACCAGCCGTACTTCTTCTTATATCCGTTATAACTTTGAAGTATGGGAGAATCAGGAAATTATTGAGACTATCAAGTTCTGCATGAATCCTGATCTTGTTATTGATAGTATTTCTCAGAGCATCAGCTATAAGCTTAATGCAAACTCTAACCAGATTCAGGTTAGAATGTTTGAGGATTCTATTTATGCACTGGTTAAGAAGCTTGCAACTAAGGCTACATATACAAATGGTGCTAATACATACAGAGCCAGCGCTCTTACTCTTATTAACTTTGACTTTGTAAATGGCTGTGACCGCAGAGGTGTTACACTTGGCGGAGTTATTACCGGTGATCCTGCAGATGAAGATACTTCCGATCCGTGGGTAGCAAATAAGCCAAGTGATATCACAGAATTCTATAGTCTTAACGGTTCTATGATTCCTCTTGCTAATGGATCTAATGGATCAATCGGCTCTGCACCATGGCAAAATCAAGCTGCATACAATGAGCTGTTAAAGGGTGCATTCGGTAAAGATCGTACATCTCAGCAGTATGATCCTGTAATTTACGATCTCGATTATTTCAAGCCGACATGCGTTATTGACTGTATGTATAGCTGGGACGTTAAGAATGCTGTTATCGATCTTTGCGAGTTCCGTGGAGATTGCGTATTCTTAGCTGACCTGTGTGATACTACAGCTAATAAGTTCGAGTCTCTTGGTGATATTATTGCTAATGCTGGTAATATCAATAGCTCTCGTTATGTAGCTATCTATCATAACTACTTCAACATGATTAATCCTTACACCAAGAAAGAAATTACGGTATCTATGCCATTCTTGCTTGCTAAGAGATTAGTTCAATATATTTCTACCGGAATTGGGCGTCCATTTGCTGGTGTTGCAAATGACATGTATTTCCCAGAAATCATCACAGGAACAATCAACTTTACTCCTGTAGTAACTCCTGATGAAGATCAGAAGCAGCAGCTTGTTGATAATAATATCAACTATCTGAATTACTATGATGGTATGCCAGTACTTGAAACCATGTACTGCAACGCTGAAGAATATACTCAGCTTACCTATCTTAGCAATATTATGCTTGTTCAGGATCTTATTCGTGCTATTCGCACACGTTGCCCGAGAACTAGATATACCTTCCTGGATGGGGATGATCTTGAAGAGTACATCCGCGACGCTCAGTATATCGTTAACCAATATTCTACCATGTTTAAGAGTGTTTCTATTCGCTACATGGCAGATGAGGCTTACGAGAGCAATAATATCTTCTATGCAACTATCATTGTACAATTCCGTAACTTCGTTCAGGAAGAGTACTTTAGAGTAATTGCAATATCTTAAAGAAAGGAGGGTGACATATAATGCCAAAATTTACAACGACTGATCAGAACAGTGCTGTTAGTGGCGTAAATGGTAACGGTAGATCTAACACGAAAATATCTACAACTAGACGTTCATCTGTTAGTAAGTCTACGGATACAACACTAGCTAATAATCCAAACACAAGTGGTCTTGTTAACGATTATTATGAATACACTAAGTCTTTTAACGATGTAACAAGTTATAGGCTGATGCGTGGCGTTCCTGATTTTGGACAGCTCGTTCAGTTTAATCCATATGAAACTGGTTACGCTGCATTTATCATTTGCCAGATGCCAGAATTCATTGAGCGTCTTGTAAAGAAAAACCAAAGCTATGAAAAACTTGTACGTAACTGGGCTCATATTGTTGAGTATGAGTTTAAGAGCTTTGAAGGGCTTGAAGATATGTCAGCCGAAGTAATTACGCTAGGTGACGATCTGAATAGCCTTAATGTAATTTCTAAGGTTAATATGCAGAGTGCTTCTGAATTTAGCCTTACATATGACGAGAAATCTGGTTCTCCGCTTACCAAGTTTGCTAAGCTTTATCTGTCTGGTATTAAAGATCCTCGTACTCAGGTTAAGTCTTATCATGGACTTATTCATAGCGGTATCATGGAGCCAGGCTTTGAGCATGAAGTTTTCACATTCTTGTTCATCGCTACTGACAATACCATGCGTAAGGTAGAGTCTGCTTATCTGTTAATTGGATGCCAGCTCAATAGTGCAGATACTTCTATGTATAACTACACCAAGGGCGATATCCAGAAGAAAGAAGTTACAGTTAAGTTTAGCGGTTATCCAGTACAGTCTAGATATATCGATATGGCTGCTCAAGACATTCTTAGCTTCCTGCTTAGCACAGATGCTGGCGCTCGTCAGATTATCATCAACAGCAACGACTTTAACTATAGCGGCACAGATATCATCACCAAGACTCTTACTAATTATGGTGTATCTGATTCCGATAAGTCTAAATATCCGAGCTTTAGTGCTAGTGATAATACTCAGACTTATAGCAATAGTACGCCTATGTATATTTCTGATGATACCAACGGTGATGGTAATCCAATTAACACTACCAATCCGTAATATAAAAAATAATATTAAGATGAAATATAACCCCATAGGGAGCAATCCCTATGGGGTGTTTTATTTTTAATGAACAAATCTTCTATGTTCTCCGTGAATATGAGTCGTTGAATTCTTTACATATATTTCTGTAGTCCTTATATCAGAATGTCTTAACCATCCTCTAATGTCTTCAAGATCCATACCGTTAAGATATGCATTAGTGCTTGTAGCTCTACGGTATGAATGAGGTGTTATACGTTTATGCACTTCAGAAATACGACTCATCAATCGTTCTATAATATCTTGAACACCTCTGACGGTTAAGCACGTATATGGATACCGTTCCCGTATAAATAGATATTCTGAATTTTCATTTGGGTTGATTAGCTTTCTATAATTTAAGTACTGTTCTAATGCATATCTACATCTTGGAGTTATGAATGAAACGCCATATTTAGAGCCCTTACCAAATAATAATACCTCATCAGTATCCCAATTTATATCAGAAATTTTTACTTTAACTAATTCACCAACACGACAAGCTGTAGATAAAAAGAATTCTATTATTGCTATTTCTCTTTTTGATCTACATGCGCCTCTAATAAGCTCAGTTTCATATTCTGTAAGAATGGCTTGGGGCTTGGTTTCATATTTTATTTTCTTAACCTGACGTGATGGATTTCTAGAGATATATCCATAGTCATGTATAAAGACAAAATAGCAAGATATATACTGTCTGTATTTATCTAATGTACGATTAGATATATTATTTTGTATTTGGTAGTCCCTTAGAAAATTCATGATATCTTGAGCTTCAATATATTCAGGCGGTTTTTGTACAGCCCTAAAGAATATTTCAAGCATGATTCTATAGATATAAAGCGTATCATTAGAAAGGCCTTCTGCTTTTTTGCACTGAATATAGTCGTATACAGATTGTGGAATACCATTTGTCATTTTCTGTCTATTTACACTAGCACGATTTAAAATGTCATAATTATTAGCGGTGCCGTCAAGCACCGCTAATATTTTATTCATTTGATCTTTCGTTAAATTAAGATTTAATGTCTGTAAATCTGATATGAATTCATTTTTAAAATCGTTATACATTAATAAGAAACCTCCTTAAGAGTATATTCTTATTAATATAATATACAAATGAATTAAGATTTAATATGTGTTTATAAATTGTGCTATCTTTGTTCCTATTAATTCATTACCATAATCATTAAAATGTAATCGCCAATTAGTTTGTTCAACATCATCGCAATAGTAATAATCCCTATTTAACTCATTAATACCTAACTTTTTATATAAATCAATATATGGTAAATTATATAATTGCGCTATTTCACTCTTAATTTTTGCTATATCATACGGGAAAACTCCAGCAGACGACCAAGCTATAGCTGGTATGTCCATATAAATTAATAAAGTTGGATAATTTTGTAGCAAATATTCTATAGCGCTTTGATATGCACCATACACTGTATTAGTATCAAAATTGCTAGATATTGGTTGAATTTGACCAATAGTTACAGACGATGATTTTATAAAATCATTAACACCACCTTCAATAAGGATAGCATCTGTATTAGAAAAATCATATGCTTTAATGCGCTCACAAATTTGTACTGATGTGTCGCCAGAAACTCCTTGAGAATCAATATTACAATGTAAAATATTTTCCATATAATATTGAAATCCTACACATACTTTATCTTTCCACTCTGTTTTTGTTTTATCGTTATAACTTTTACTATGATACCATGTTCTACTATCACCAAATATACTAATGGTTTTATTTTTCCAAACACTATTGGATACTGTATAATTAAAATCGCTAATCTGTGATGTTTCTATCATCAAATTTTTAATTAATAACATACCATATGGTATATTGTTTTGATAATTTTTTTCATATACTGTAAATATGTGGATATTATTTTTATGAATATTAATTCTGATATATCCATTTATTGGTGCTGAAAAAACAAAATCATGTGTTGCTGTATCGTTAGGTATTTGACCTATATATTGTTTTTCTGTATTATATATTGCCCCTGGGGAGGTAAGGCATAAATATATTATATATTGTGTATTGGCTTTAACTGGAATATAATCAGAATACACATAGTTTTCTAATTCTTGTATATTACCGCTTTTATTTATATAATAGCCAAGTTCAGATACGGTATTGCTATTAAAAAGATTACCATGCTCAATTTCAAATTCATAATCGCTAATCTGCGAAGAATCTATTAATAAATCAGGATGATATATTTTTCTTCTAGGGAGTATATTGGTTGGCTCTGTACCTTCACAAAATACATAATAATTTAAATGTTTTAGTTCAACATTTAATCTTACAAAACCAGAAGCTTCGCAGACAAATGTAATCGGATTTCCATATTTAATATTACTTGGTTTTGTGTATATATTTTTTATATAATTTTTATTTTTATCATATAATGCCCCTGGAGCTGATAAACAATGACTTACATAATACGTTTTACCTTTTATAACCGGAATATAATCTGAATATCCGTAAGCATCTGAAGTACCATTTGTGGTTATTTCTCCATTAAGAATAATTTTCTTTTCAGTAAAATTTTCTAATGTGAATAAATTACCATATGTAGGAAAATTTTGATGTAATTCTTCATTTATATCTATTAAATCGTTAGAAAGATCAAATGAAAAATACGTCATTAATCAAAAAATAATAGAATTAGGCGTAAGCCTAATTCACTTTCTAACGATTTTGAAGATTTAAAGGAAGATTTAACACAGTCTTTTGATGACTTAAAGAGCACTTATAATGGGAATATGGTCATATCGACAGAAAAAAGTGATACAAATCTTTTCCCATTTTTGACATTAGTTAATGAGAATATTTTCGTGCTCCAAAGTGATGGATCTGTAAAAACGCAAGCATTACGTGCCCAAAAAGGCTTCCCGCAGGCTTCGCCAATGCAATTCAATGGAGAAATTAATACTAGATATACGTTATCGTTAGATTATTTATGCGATGGCGCTGCTGGAACAACAGGGAGCGGATTGTATATTGGCTTTGTATATTCCGATAATACTGCTTCGCGTACAAGTCTTGGTAACGGAGCAAGTGTTTATACACATACCGTGTATACATCTACTGCTAATAAAACCATTATAGGCATTTATTTTCAGGCTGGATCGTTTACAAATAACAACTTTTACCTTAAAAATATAATGATGAATAAGGGGACTGTTGAATCTTCTTTTACTCCGTCGTTTGTGTACGTCGATGAAATTGCAAGAAAAATGGCAAAAAATACAAACGATTTGATCCAACAGACAACAAAATTCACAGGAAATGTACTCGACGAAGATTTTCTTCTTGATTTTGGAGGATGGACAAAAGAGTTAGTAGACGGATTTTATGTATACCATGGTCTTTCCAATTCGATTCCCGCTAAGACCATATTAGAAAATATTTTTTCGGAAAATCAAGTTTGGACGATTTCGTTTGAGGGATACACTGACGGAGAAACTACTCAAACCGGCAATGGATTTAGAATATATTTTGATTATACCGACGAAAGTACGATGTCGAAATACATCGAAAATAGTGCTTCATCGTGGACTGAAATTAGTCTTACAAGTAATATAAATAAAACTATAAGTAAGGTGTCGATTGCGGCTGCAAGTGGTTCAGGTGGAAATACATGGCATATAAGGAAATTTCAACTACGACAGAGTAATTATGTAAAACCTTTTATTCCGTACAAGTCTGGAACCGATTATGCTTTGAAAGATGAAATATCTGTAACATTATTTAATAAATTACCATGGTGGAATAATGGCAGGATTAAATTTGCAATGCATCAAGGCATGAGATCAGATTCACAACCGATAGGAAACTGTGAGTTATCATTCAGAACAGCCGGAATTAATAAGGCATGGGCTATAGAAACAGATATAAGATTGACTTTTGATAATAAATGGGTCTGCTTCCACGACATATCAGTTGATACTCTTACGAACGGTACCGGCAACGTAAGCGCGTTAACGCTCGCTCAGATCAAGGAATTGTATTACGTAAATCAGACTACTGGTGTCATATCAGATCAAAAAATTCTAACGTTTCAAGAATACTTACAAATTTGTAAAACCTATAACTGTGTTCCATTGATCGAATGGAAGATCAGACCATCGGTTGAACAAGTAAAAGAAATAGTATCGATCCTCAATGAGTATGGTTTTTGCGATAGTGATTATATGTTCATCGGCGATACGATGCGTTCTGATACTCTTAGGAGAATAACAAAAGCACCAACGATGCAAGTAGTCGCTTCGGTCGATGACGCAAACAAAGTAATAAACTACGTAAAAGGTTCAAAAATTGATAATTGGGGTATCGATTTTGATAGATATATTGGAGCCGGTATAACGCATGAACTGATCGATACTATTCATAAAGCCGGCATGTTTTGTAGCGTATACTCTGTTAATAGTGCTAGCAATGTCAAAGAATGGTTTTCACTCGGTATTGATATTGTTACTAGTGATTATCTGACAGATCTTAATGACTAAAAGCAGGCTTTAAGTAGAAACAAGTAGATTGACTTGGTAAAAAATTATTAAAGTGTGATGATCCGTGCTCTATATTATTGATGTATATAATATCAAATCAATTGGATGGTGGCGGAACTGGAGATAAAGCTTAATAATGAAGGCTTTTAAGTAATTAATTTTTTATTTATATATTATAAACATGATACACTTCATGTGCATTATATATAAATAAAAAATTAAAGGAGAGCAATAAGATGGATAACAAATGGGAAGACAATATTATAATCGATTCATTATTAAAATCTATCAACAGCGAATACATAACCGTAATTGATAAACTGCAAGATTATATAGACCAGATTAGCCAGCCATCGTTTTATACTAGACAAAATCTACCTGCAGTGAGAGACGCTATAACGTTTATCGACACAATTGGATATAGGCAAGAGTATTATGAAAGAATCGACTATAAACAAAAGCAGTCTATAGTGGTTCTATGTAATGATTTTTTCAATAGTCTGCTTTCAGAGCAAGTTCTCCAGTTATATAATTATTTTGATAAGAAGTTTAATAAAGAAAAATGGAACGGCGAATGTCGGTATAAGCTTTTAGATAGGACATCCAATAAAGGTTATACAGAAATTAGTTGTCTTAAAGCAGCAGTGAGATTTGCGTGGTTTATGAGAACTCATGAAACTATAAAAACTGGAATCTTTGAAGCTGAAACTCTATCTAAGTTAATAGATCGAACACCATACTGGGAATTCGATCACGGTACTGATTATAGCCTAGACATAGATAATCCGCAAGACTTCATCAAAGCAAACGAAGAGAGAAAGCTTGAGATTGCAGCACAAGATAAATTCGTTAATCTAGTCATTAACGATAAAATCATTGAAGCATACGAGATGCTTCCAGATAAAGATAAGATTTAACATAATTGATTATTTAATAGAGGGTGGAGAAATCCACCCTCTATATATTTTGAAAATTTTATTTTTATTAATAATTGTCATCGCCACCTACGTCATCAGAATTTATATTCTGCTTCATGGCATCCATTGTAACATTCTGTTTAGCTTTGTTATAAATCTCCATAATGTTAGCCATATTTAAATATGATCCAAGAGAATAAATCTTTAATTCTTTAGCAAATTTATTCTTAACTTGATCATCTTGCTCATCAGCACATATAATATTAACTATATTATCACAATATTCGTTAGTATTAACTATAAGCTGATTAGTGTTAGTCACATTGATAAATAATGGCGGTGGTAGTAATAACGTTACCATGTCTTTGGTAGCGTACTCTAAATCATAAATCTTTGTTAATAATGGGCTAATGATCTCTTGGAATTGAGATTGCCTATCATATACAAATCTTAAGAATTTAGAGTTAGACATTGTAAGCTGCATAACATAGTCTGGAGATTGTCTATTTTGAATTATCTCTATTGGTACGCCAGTTGGATTAATTGCAGATTCTTCTAGCAGATTTAATAATTCTGTTTTTATTTCTATCTGCTGACCCTGCATAACTTCAAATTCAATTGGAGATTGCCCATCTGCGCCTCTAGGAATAATATAGTCATTAAATCTACCAGTGATATTAAGAACAGAGTTGATATTCTCAATCTGTCTAATACCAAAGTTAGATTTCTTAATTTCATTTATAGTCTTCAATAGAGTCTTACTTATATTAGATTCTACAGATTGTCTGACATAATAAACTCTCTTATCATTGCCTCTAGTCATTATAGCCAAGCAATTAGTTACATAAATAGCAACCCATAATTTAGCCGGAACTAGAGAAAGCATAAGATCTGATACTCCTCTACCGGTATCTTCATTGATATCAAAATACACATGATGAATATCATCCGGTGGAATATATGATACCCTAATATTATTTAAAGCACTAGCATTTGAAGCAAAATCATCATTATACTTAAGAATATAATAAATTTCTTTTTTAAGATCTTGGTTATTGTCTACAAATTTGTTATCTATCTTATCCGCAAGCTGAGAAGCAATACTTCTCAATAGTTGCATACGACGCTCCATTGAATCAAAAGCTTCTGATCTTCCATTGGATCTTAAACCAGTAATAGTATTTACCATACCAGTGGAGGATTGCTTCTCATCAAATAATTGAAGATCATTATCAAATTCAAAATAGTAATATCCAAGACAAATATCATTTATAATAATTGGAACTACACGGTCTCTTTTAAGCTTCTTAACAATAACACCATTCATGGATTTTATTTTTCCATTTTTATTTGTCATTGTTAATCCATCTTGTGCTGAAATATTTGCATCATCTGGCAATTCTAAAGAATCTCCTAAGGTTTGATCAAATCTAGTATGCTTAGGATATTTAGAACCAAGATTAGCATCTACATCCATTGTTCTATTATAAGCCCATGCTGTTCTTCCTAAATTATCATAGCTGTCTATAGCTTCATGATAAATAGATTGCTCATTAACTTTCTGTAGTTTTTCTCTAGCGGCTTTCTCTGTATTTACAACAGAAGAAATTATACCAGATTCTATGGTGATATTCATATTAAAATTGTCTACAGAATTATCTAATTGATATCCATCCGGTATATCTACTTTAGATTTTCCCATCTCTGCAGACTCAGTTATAATCGTACCCTCGCCGAAATTAGTTTTAACAACTACATTACGATTGTCAAACTTCTTATTTAACAATTTCTGTATTGCTTTGTCGTATGGCACACAGTATATAAAGCATTCACCATATTTGCTGGTGTCCTCATATATTTCTTTTATCAACTTAAGAAGTTTATAATCTTTTTTAAGATCCTCTACATTCTTATCAAATTGCTCTGTTGTAGTATCACCATTGCTAAGAGTATTTTTTATATTTAAAAAGTCTTTAGAGAAGCTATCTGCAGAGAGAACGTTATCTGTAATAGTATCCAAAGCTTCTTGTAGTTTTGGCATATATTTTAGTATCTCGTCGATTTCCATATCTACTGCTCTTACCCATCTATTGTCTAGGTAAGAAGCCGTAAGGTTATTGACAAAATCATTATCGCTAAATATACGTTCAAAATCATCTACAGTGCTCTTATCGTTTTGAAACCCAAGCAATAATCTTTCATACAATTTAGAGATATTTGGTTGTCCAGTATTATCTGTACTATTGGTCATAATATCTTTAATTGTATTTGTGATATCTGTTTTCAACGCCTGCAGCTGCTGTCTATTTGTAGGATCAGAATAATACGTTGTTTTATATAGAGCATCGTTATTACCCTGAATAAGATTAGCGAGCCTTTTAATTGGCCCTAATCTAATTTGCTTATCATCAGCCATATTTTAATGCTCCTTTCGAGTGTAATTTAATCTCATGTTTCGGGGTACTTATTAAACAAAAAGAAATACACTCGTTTAAAGTTGTATGTCAGTCACATAATTCATGACCATCTCGATTCTAAATTCATTGCCTTTAGTGATATCTTCGCCATCAAGATAAATATTTATAAACGCAGTTTTATATTTATCTTCATTATCACTTATATTCAATTTTCTACGTTCTTTAACACAATTTCGTATTAAATCAGATGTAGATAAAACGTTATCTAAATATTGAGTTCTGAATTTGATCATCCATCTTATATTATCATTTTCCGTAAAAACAAATTTAAGAAACTCTTCGCAATATCTAGATATTCTATATGTAACAACAGAATTAGCTTTTTGGTTCTCTTCTGTTATAAGCGTATAGCTTTTTATCAGATCATCTGTAACTAATTTATATAAAATAAGCTGTTTATCTTTTGGATTATTTTGTAATAAATTTAATATACAAGCATTTAATGCTTGTAGGGCTAGAAATGAATTATTATATACTTGAATTATATTATACTCTTGAGACTTAGCTGTTAAAGCTATTTCTTTAATAATACCATTTATAGAATTTACTAATGCATTAATTTTTTCCTGTTCCATTTCTAGCCCTCCAAATCAAATTTTCATATATTTTAAAATTATTATTACGTCACCTAGCTTTTTCTTAATTCTAAATCGAGCTAAGAATGTTTCGTTGATATCATCTATTATACTTAAGAAAATCTTATCTGATTTGGTTAATGGTAATAGCCCACCAAATAAAGTCAGTATATGATTATCATCGTACTTAAACAATCTTACTCCGGATGATTTATTCATACTATACATAAAATCTATAATATTACTCATATCATCTTCTTTAGAATTAATGAATCTATTATTAAATCCGATAAACATCATCTTATTATTTATAAATGAAGTATTCACATCAACCTTTAGAGTTCCATTTAAAGTCGTTAATAGAGTACTAAAGTTTATTGCTATAATATCTATCTTAAACTCAAACTCTGTTGTTATAGTTTTTGTAAATGCTGATAATTCACGTTGATTAACTATAAGGCCCACTATAGGCCTTACATTAATCTTAGTAGAATCTATTTTATAATAAATTATGTAATCATCAGAATCCATTCCAATTACATAATCTTGATACCACATGATGGTTCTCTGCTTAAGTGCTTTAGAAATCTCTAGTATATAAAATATATCGCTTACTGGTATTATTAATTCTGCTCCCATTTAGGTATTTTCTCCTGTATGACAATCATCTCACGGTTTTTAGAATTATCTACTAGCTCTATCATAGGACGTTTTTTAGTGTTATCCACTATAGGATCTATCATATAACGTTTATGAGTTAACGTATTAGATTCAAATAAACCATCATATGCATTCATCTTATTCATATAATAATTTATTATGTCATCATACAACTCCTCATATCCAGCCATAGACAAATATCTAACACAAAAATCTATTACGTCTCCAGATATAAGGTCTTCGATAAACCATGACGTTCTATCAAAATCTTCATTATTAAACCTATCTTCTTTAGGATCTACTTGCTCAGGTAAGAATATCTTCCCATGCATAGTATTTGGAGCCATATTATTTTGATCAATAATTGAGGGGTATAGTGCTTTAAAATCGAAATCGTCTGCATTTGGAATTATATTTACAGGAATTCCATTAACTTTGAGTTTTGCTTTGTCTGATACTAATAATGGGTCTGCCACAAATGCTCCAGGAAATTTTTCTTTAGGGTTATCTTTATTGACATTTGCGCCCATCACATAACCCATATTATAAAAATCATATATACCTCTATTGATCAAATATGTAGTCTGTCTATGTACTTTAGAATATCTTGTGTTTACAGATAAAGCTTTTGTAAATACAAAATCAACATCATTTATTTTATGCTCTATGCATAGTTGCACTATAGTATCAGCGATATTATAAAACACAAATGTATGATAATCTAAATATGGTAATTTAGATATATTTGTAGTAATATCAGAATAATCTAATTTGCCAACATCGGCTACAACGCCGCCTATATAATCAAGCTTAAAAGATCCTAAATCTCGTTGTCCTTTACGACGAGATGCGAATAATATAAGCTGATCCATATAAACAGTTTCGCAAGTTATAATAGCATTATCACCACGCTCTGCAAACTTGTCAGCTTTTCTATCTATAAAATATTGCACATATTTAATTTCAAAGTCTTTAGGACAAATAATCTCTGCTGGATCGTATCCAAGATTATATATTCTCTGTATTAAATATGGCAAGTCGAATGCTATATTCCACGCCAATGTAAAATCAGCATTAACTTTATTGATTATATCGAAAGCTATTTTTATTAGTTTAATCTCCTCATCAAATAAAGCTATTTTATATTGAAACTTATCTAGTCCATATCTGATTTCTTCTTTCCAGCCACCAACATGCTCCCTAATAAATGCTTTTATTTCTTCAGAAAGATTCTCTCTTTCCATAAATGGATAGATTTGATCATTATTATAATTATCTAATAATAACGTATAAACAACGAAATTAGTATCATCTACTAATGTAATCGCATTAACAGGGCACTCACCAGGTTCAGGAAAGTCTCCTTTCATTTTTATAGTATCTGCTTCAATATCGAAATATAATTTAGTTGGCGTATATGGTTCATTCTTATACTGTAAAGAGAACCAGAATCTATAGTGATCTTCGATATTCATATCTGCTAAGAAAACACACGGTAATTGTAACAACTTATCGTTTAATCTATAATTACCATTTTGTAGATTTTCTTTAAACCACTCTAGATTATTTGTGTTTGATGCTATTGAACGTTTTAAATCTGTAAATCTACATGTTATTGGATGTACATCAGATTTATCTGTAAAGAGTCTATTATATCCATATGAGACTCCCTCGTTAGTAAGATAATATGTATATTCAGGGCATCTAATTAACTCATGTGATTTTTCTCCAGTGTCTAGATTCCTATACACAATATATAGAAAATCATCAGTGTACTTTGGTTTAGAAGTCTGTTCGTCTATTATTTTTTGTGGTCTTATATATACTGTATTTACTAATGTAACATTAGCTCCAAGAGGAACATTCTTTAATATCGGTTTAAAATCCATTTTCAATTACCTCTTTATATTACATTATTTATTATTATTAAACTTCTTATTATCATCTAATTTATATAGATGTGCTCCATATATTATTTTTCTATTATCGTAGAAACATAATTATAAATGCAATATATGTCAGGGTATATGCATAATGTAAACTTATTACTTGCCATGATAAGTGTGTTATTTTCATAGTGAAACTTCCTCTGTTCCAGATATAACAACCCCAAACCTTTCATACACAGGTGCGCCTGACCGCACCTGTATAAGTATTGTTTTTTAATATACCTCCTAAAACATTGATATAATCAATTGCTTGCATTTTTATAATATATAATCGTTAGGAGGTTTATGGATAAAATGGCTAAAAAGAAAGAAGAAGATATTGGATTTAATATAAATTCATTCATTAAAGGTTCAGCCGAAGAAAAGAATAATAAACTAATCACCATAGACGATAATACAAGTACATCTATAAAGCCAGTTAGAGCTAAAACAAAAAAGAAATCAGATGATGGTTCTGTAGAAATTTTAACTCCAATAAAGCCAGAATCATCTATGTCATATATTCAACAAAATATACCATATCAAACTGCATATACAGAGACTAATATGCAATTAGATGATGCTATTAGACAACTAGATATGCTTGGAGCTGAAACTCTTAGCGACTTGCAGATGATTAGAGCTTCCAAGACTCTAAAAAATAAATATAATTATATAAATGATATGACAGAAAACGCTGTTGGTATTATCAATGCTAAGCTTTCTGCAATTAAAGAAAAGAATAAGACTATTAATGATATTAATAATATGGAAATTAGAAGAATCAAAGACCTAAAGATGCTTCAGCAATCTGAAGAGGATGATAACACAAGAATTGCTAATATGTATAATGCTTTCATTTCTACTCCTATAGGACAAACAACACCGTTAGGACCGTCTATTATGGACACAACTATGGTGGGTGCAGGTCAAATGTATGATAGAGCTGTAATCGGTGGTTATGCTGATAATACAGGCTCATGGGAGCAATCATTAGATCCAGCTGGAAAGAGAATGCTATATGAATCTCAAGGATTAATTGAAACTGTGGTTTATTATGATGAATCTACAGGCAATAGATGGTATGCTTGTATAGATAAATCTACAGGGCAACCGCTTCAAGGGATAGAAGTTCCTAGCAATGATGATATATATGAGCTAGATCTAAATGTTAGAAATGGTGTTGCTGTTGATAAGCATAGAAATGCCACTTATCCTTTAATAGTTATTAACAATTCAGGCATTGATTCTACAATAAATAAATTTTAAATTATATACCGGTAGGGGCGTTATCCCTACCGGTATATTTTGTCATATCATTATGTATTATAATTTGCAGATTTTATAGCTTCCTCTCTATTATATAATTTCTTATTTATAGTATCAACCTGGTCTCTTAAGCTATTGAGCTTTTGATTTGTTTGATATAACTCATTAACTAATTTAATAGGACTTTCTTTTGATAAATGTGAATAACTTTTATTTTTGAATGCTAAATCTAAACACGTATTTAATCTGGATTTATCGGCTCTACAAATATAGATCTGCTGCTGCAATGCAGCTTTTTTTATTTTTAATTTATCTACCGCTTTTGCGGTTAAAATTTTCTTTGTTTGCATAATTTTATCCTCCTGCTTATTGTTAAGTTAAATAAAAATTATGCTAAACAAAACCAGTGGGGGTTAAACCCCACTGGAATGATTTATTATTTTAAAATTTCCATATAATATGACCATTTATCAACTCAGATGATGTATTCTTTAAACAAATCATATCGCAAGCAGATGTATCTATCTCATTATTATGAGAAATCATAAAAGCTTGCTCACAGTTTAATATACTCATTAATCTATCCAATAGATTAATAAACTGAGATCTATTCAAAGAATCATATCCACCATCAGCTTCATCTAAGCAAATTATATTATACTTAGTTGATGATTGATGCAATAAAGCAAATGATATAATCATGCTTATAGCTGTCTTCTGTGCAGTTGACATAGAGCTTATATCATCATGGCTTAAGCCTTCACCACGACATGGAATTCTAAACTCTGTTTCATTTACTATAAATGGCTCCAATATAAATTCACCATTGAAAAGCATAGATAATAATTCATTTGCTAAAGACAAAGCCTTATTCATGTAAAGCCCTATAAAGATAGATTGAATACCAGTGTTTGGGCTTGCATAATATCTAACTTTCTCTATTAGCATGTACTCTTTATTGTATTTATCCAGCTCTATCTTATAATCATTAAGCATAACTAAAGAATGCTTAAGACTGTCTCTCCTTTCAGATAGATTCTTAATATCAGAATTTACAGAGCCTAGATTTTTATTTAGCTGATCTTGTTGTTGTCTTAAAGTCTGCATTTGCACTACAGCAAAATCTAACGATTCTTTTAAATGCTGTAACTCATCTTGCCTGTTTTTATTTGGTTGATATACATCATTGTATTTGGATAATGTATTCCCCAGAGCAGTTTTTACACTTTTCAATTCTTCTATTTTAGTTTTCTTTTCAAGTATATCATTATTAGCCGCATTGATGCTATTAGCAATATCTTCTATTTTATTTTGAAGAATTTCTATATCACTTATGATAGATTCAATTATGTCATTTTTAGATTTATAAATACTAAATTCAGACATATAAACTTCAAACTGTTTCTTCTCTAGTTTGTATTCTTCTATCATATTACCACAATCTATAAATTTATACAAATCATCTATATCTTTGAAATTATCTCCGCTAATTACTCTTTGTATAAATGTATGTTGAAAATCTTTTCTTATCGGAAGCTTTAATATCATTTTTATTTTTGAATTAAGCTCACGTTCTATTGCTGTAACTCTGAGATTGATTTCCTGATATACTAACGCTTTAGATAAATTATCGTTTATACTTGTTAAAGCACTATCATTTTCTTTTATTTTATTTATTAAATCAATATATCTTTCCTCTGACCATTCGGTTTCGGCTAATATTGCAGATGATATATATGGACAATCATCTATAGTACACCCAGATGGTCGTTTAGATAATGCTTTTGCTATGTCTCGTTTTGCTCTTGCTTCTATTTCTGTTTTCTCTAGATTAGATAATGATTGCTGTAATGATTCTGCTTGCTGTTTTAAAGATGGAATTTGACTTATTAGGTTTAATATCTCTGCTCTATTACTTATAAAGTTAACTAGATATTGATTATCATATAATGATGTGAGAGCAATGCCCATTTCTTTGAGAGACTTTAAAGACTCCATAGCATAATCAAATTCATCTTTAGTTATTATATCTATATTCATTAACCCCATTCGAGTAAATATAGATTCATATTCTTTTAATTTTTCTTCAGATGTTTCTATAGCCGTTTTAAGCTCAGCATAATTATATTCTCCCTGAAGAGAATTTAATTTATGCTGTTTTTCTTGTAATTGCTTTAGCTCATTTTCTCTGTCCAACAACAAAGCCGGTATTTTTAAATTTAATGCATCTATCTCAGATTCTAAGATTATAATATTTTTATCTACAGAAGCTAAAAAAGCTATTAATTTATCTATAGATTCTATAGAATGCTTATTTAAAAATTCCTGTATAGATTTCATAGAAGAATTAACCATTTTTGCTACCATAGCTAGCTCTGTGACTATTTCATCATATTTATTATCATCTAAATTCTGTTGAGCCTCGTTTAGCTTTAATTTTACAGACGCTATAGCTTCTATGGTAGTATCTCGTTCTTGCTCTAATATTTGAATCTTCTGTTCTATATTATTTAAAGCTGCTATAACTTTGGTTTCATCTCCTATCATATCGATCTTATTAGTTATATTATTAATAAGATTCTTTAATATAGAAGATTTTTTACTCACAGCTTTATAAATATTATTATAAGTATCAAGAGAATTTGTTATACTATTTATAAGCTTTTTTCTCTCTACTGGTTTTTTATCTACTAATCCACGATCTTCAGATGATAATTGTGATAAGCTTATATATGAAGAATCTAAACCAAATTCATCATATAAAATATCTTTACAGGAAGATATATTTCCATTTGGATTTAATTCTACTAACTGCCCATTTATAGTCTTAGATATATAACCTTTAGTTGTACCTCTACCAGATTGTGTTACTGGATGGATATATCTAATTACATAATCTGTAAAGCCATCAGATAAAACTAAAGTTTTTCTAGCTTCAGCTCCTGGAATAAATTTATCATTAGAATCTGGGTTGGGGTTTATAGCATTTATAAGTGTAGATTTACCAGAACCATTTGACCCTCTAATGATAATCTTATTAGATACGCATTGAGTAAAATCTATATTTATTTGTGTAAGTTGCATGCCGTTGTATATACCAGCATAATTTATAAGCTCTATACTTTTATATCTCATATATATCACATCTCCTTTAATTGCTTGTAAAATATAATTTAAAAATAAACATGGGAGGGATCGATCCCTCCCATATTATATATACAATTATGCTAACTCATATTTTATAGTAATATGATCTATATTCTTCACCTTACCAATTAGATTATTATTCTTATCAATACGCTGAATCTGTGCAAAATTGCTATATTTCTCATTGAATACTATGTCACTCATTACTAATGGATAAGACTCAGATCCAGATAGAATCTTATATAGTCTACCATTATTCTTATTACGAATTATAGCTCCCTTAGTAAACTTATTATACTTATCGTAAAGAGATTTTTCAATATCATGAAAAATAATATACGAGTACATATTAAAGAAAACATCATTAGTTATAATATTCAAATCATTATCTAGAGTATAAATTATTTTATAGCACATCTTAGGCATCTCTTTAATAAGATCATACCCTTTAAGATTCATGTCTATATTACTATATGGAATTGGTTCTGTATTATGCTGGATTATTATAGGAGAATAATCTCTATAACATCCAACTTCTCTATAAGCGATATTATATTTCTCAATAGCTTCATCGAAAGATAATGCTATACCATGAATAAAATCGTTTACAATATATTCGTCTTTTCTATATTCCCATTCGGTATTAGCCTTAGCTGCATATTCATATATAAACATATTAATTTATTTAAAGATTGTCTTAGCACTATGTCTAAGAGCATCTTCTATCTCCTTTGCTATTGATGTCAATTTTATGATATATAATTAAAAATATAATTACCAGCCCCAGTGGGAGTTATCCCACTGGGGTTATGTTTGTTACTTCTTATTTCTCTTCTTAGCTTCCTTAATAAGCTTCTTCTTGTGCAGATTCTTTTCCCTTGCAGATTTAGCCATTTCATTACCCTCCTTAAAAGTGTTTATTAATATTTAATCCATTCAGCACCGTATAGCTTAGTTAATAGATCAGCTAACTTAGCATTTGGACACTCATTTTCAAACCACTCTTTAGCATCCATAGCTCCAGAACCAAATGTAGTTATATTTTCTTTATTATCAAACTTAGCCTCTTCAAAATCTCCTTCGATGTCTTTAAAACTAAAATGTACATCTTCTAGTTTAAGATTAATATCAAAGTAAAATTCTGCAGATTTGCAATAATAAAGAATATTGGTGTCATCACCTGTACGTTGCTTAGATGGATCAACTTGCATTAGAATAACGATTTTAACATCGTCTATTCCGCTTTCTTTTATTTCTTTATAAATCTTATCATTATATAACTCAGTTATGGCTTCCTTAACAGTATCATGTTCAGGAGTACCAATAAACTCATCTAATGCCATAAATTTATTACTTCTATATAATCCATAGATAATAAATTTTACAGCATCATCTTTATAGTATCTTAAACGAATCATTTCAAATTGTCCTCATCTTTATTTAAAAATGGTTCTATATTCTCACATAGCTGTTTAAAGCATTCTTCACATAAACAAATCCTAATAGCCCCATAACCCATCTTTAGAACCTTATATGTAGCATTCCCGCATATATCATAGCTATTATCTTCATAACTCGGCTCAGAAATATATATTCCCATATCTTATTTCCCTCAGTTAGATCAAATACCAAATTCTCTTGGCACTTTCTTATCTATCACTTGTTGAGGCCAATCGTCTGTCCAATCAATGATATATAGCTTATTACAGCAGAGGCACTTAAGAAATCCAATATTGCGTCTTTCTAAGTATCTTTTCATTTCAGATAGCGTATTACCGCGATTGAAAAATTCTTTATAATCTATTACAGTTCCACTATTTGTGGTAAAAAATAACATATCTTGCCCACAGTTTTTACATCTATATGGATGTATCAACTCATACATTGTTTTCTTTTCTGCTATCATTATCATCACATCCTTTAGATTATTTGGATGTAATTCATTATATAAATTCTTACGACATATACTTCACACCGCTTACCAAAAGCTCTATCGGTATTTTAAGCATTTGCTTTAGATCAGCGATATCTATAGTGTCTATATCATTTTCAGTTATCTCACCATCTTTACAGTAAGGCTGAATTATTTTTGCTGCAATAAATATTCCTGCAAATCTATAAGCATTACCAGCTGCAGTGGTCGATAATATAGACGAATTCAATTCCGCAAAGTTTACTGTGGAAGCTAAGAAAACATCTGTTATTTTTCTTATCATTTCTACATATAAAGATTTACCAATAAAAAGCTCGTCTTCTGTTTCTAGTTTTTTATCTATGTCTAGAAAATTATCCATGAAAATAACAAGAGTTTTAGCACCAAAAAATTCTACGTAATCAAAATAATTATTTACGTTATTTCCAGTGCCGCCGTATAAAAATATTATTTTATAATTTTCATCAAACGTCATAGTATTTTCATGAAATACAGGATCATTAGCAAACGCACATCCATTGTTCTGTAATATTAATTTGAAAACATTATCTTTATTTAATTCTTTACCCCATGGGAAATTTGGAAGTGGCTTAGCTCTTACCATCCAGTCTATTTCGCCCTGAAGAGCATTGTATAATTCCCATAATGGAGATATATCAAATGCTGCATACATTTTATTTACTCCTTAAACATAGGATTTGTTAAATATTGTTCTTTTGGCTCTTTGCTTTCTAAATATTCTTTTGAATACTCATATAGAATTTTTCTAATTGGAGTCAAAGGTATAAACTTATTGGGCGCTGAATACATGGAATATTCTTTACCACACATCAAGCATTTACCAACGCAAGCATATTTTTCTTCTCTACTATCAATAATCTCTCCAAATTGATTAGTTAAAAATAAATTAGATTCTATCTCTTTAACAATAAATTGACTATGACCACATACTGGGCAACATCCATCTGGTAAAACTGTCATTATCTCTTGGCTCATCCTAACACCTCTCACACAAAAAAATAAAACGGTGGTGGTATTTTTCCACCACCATTTTTAATTTTATCGCTTGGGTGGAGTGTATTGAATTTTACGGATATCGCCCTTAGTAACGACAATTGCATCTGGCTTAGTATCTTTAAGATCTGTAACAATAGAAGTATATCTCTTAGGCACACCTCTAACCACTACAGTTCCGAAAGAAACATTATTACCGTATAACTTTATCCTTAAGTTTTCTTCTTCAGAAGAATAGACAAAATAACGATAATATAACGATTGTACAGTCGTTTTAGGCATCTTTTACTCTCCTCCCAATTATTCGTTCTCCACAAAGAAATATCCGTCACCAAAAATATCATAGCCATTAATATATTCTTCATCTGTAGTGTATAATTCAACAGATAAAAGATTTCTTGCTGCTACAACTTCTTGTTCTAATATTTCTTTGATATTACTTTTGTGTTTTGAAACTTCGGTGTCATCTAAGAGTCTAATCATTTCTTGCTTGCTCTTAGCCGCTCTATAAATATCTAGGACTTTAACCATGTTTTCATTCCAAGTAGATGGCTCTTCATATTCGGTAAAATGGCCGTCATATAATTCAGCCAATGGACAAATTGTACCACTTACTCCAGGATCTGAGTTTGAGCTTGAGTCTATATCAACTCGTCCTAGATGAGATGGATGTACATTTCTGTATGCTCCTGAGATAGCGTTAGAGCGTTCTCCAATACCAGATATACCTTTATATGTGTATTTTAATGCTATAAGACTATCAAGATCATTAACACAGTTCTTATAATTCACCAACTGGCATTTTGTGGTTATAGCATTAATCAAATACATTGGTGGTATTTGTATAGCTTTTCTTATAGTATTAAGATCTGCCCTATTGTCTTTATCAGATATTCTGTAAATACCTTTAGCTAGTTTAGCAGCATAGTACATAGCAAGATATTCAGCATATCTAACTTTCTTAGTAGAGATATCAAGATTGTCTTTTTGACGTAATGAGTTAAACTCATACATCATCCACCTTAATACTCTATAAACGTCAGATTTATCTTCCATAGATAACTTAAGATCTTGCATAGTCATCATATCGTAGATAAATTCTAATGATGCTAAAATGTTTTTACCTTTGTCATATATCGTATCTATATCTTTTGAAGTGAATTCTGCACCTAAAGATTTAACCCACATTTTTTCACCGAATAAATCTCCAAATGTAAAATCTTTATTAAGCAAAATAATATGGTGTACAGTGTATACAAATGATTGAACAATCTGTACAGAGTCAAACATCATTCTATTACAAACTATATAAATATCTTTAATTGGATTTATTGGGAATATGTAAAACTGCTCTTTTGAAAATTTATTCAGCTGGTCTTCTTGTATAAAATATACACCTTCGATGTATAAGAATTTCATACAATTATAAAGACCCATCTTTGCTAGCATATATTTTATAAGCAGCAATGACTTTCTAAACATATTTGCTATAAAATATATAGTCTGAACGTTATTTCCATCTATATCTGTAAGATTATTCTGATATCTGTAAACTCTTATGGGCATAAATATAGTTTTGAATGTAATAGATTGCTTTTTGGTATTCTTCGCGGCGGAGTTATTATAAGTAGATGCATCTACAATTTGATATATAGCAGAATAAATGTTACCGTTGAGCTTGTAATAGAATCCATCTACTATTCTTGGAATTGCAATGTATACTGTTACAGTATCAGACACAAGTCCATTTTTCTTTTCATTTATCTGTATGAAGTATACTACTTTAATAACTTTAAGTGCTGATCCTTTAAGATTGATATAAGCAAACTGATTATCTTTCTTTTTTACAGCATTATTCTGTTTCTTCGCTGCAGCGGCATTTTCTTCACGTTTCGTTTTTGTCTTATTCATAATGGAATCTTCATATTCCCATAAGACATGATTAACATCATCATAGCTATCTATCACTTCAAAAGATAATACTTTTATGACAAAAACATTATCTCTTTCACATGAGTATACAACGTATCTAAGTGCATTGATTAAATCTTCATCGTGCCGCTCAAAGAATTTTCTATTAAATTTAGGTCTGTTTTGTTTGTTATACTCATGTATAAATTCTCTCTGTTTCATTCTTTCTTAAGCGGCCTCCCTTCTGTCAAATCTAATGATATCTCTGTATTCATTGGATTGACTGCATCTGGCTTGTCTCTTAATGTAAGCTCACATGCGATATCAAACCCAGTACATATTTCAATCATTTTTGATAAAGTGATCGAATGGCCTTTAAGAAGCCTCATGTTGTTTTGATATTGAGGGAATCTATCTTCATATTGTTTCTTATCTATTTGCTTGCTATTGATAGCGCCTTTAAGAGCTCTCATCTCAGGAGTATCTTCTTGTGATTGCGGAAGGCAGAGAATATTGTCTTTACCGGAAACCATCAAGTCTTGCTGTATATTCCTAAGAAGCTCGTTCTTTCTCATTACTTCACCCAAACTATCAGCATTTGTGAAGTCTATAATTTTGTCGGCAGAATATTCATGTGCTTGTTGTTTAGATGGCTTGATGACATCTGCCATTGTCTCACAACCATTGTTATAATAAATTCCTGGTGAATTTTCAATGCTACTTCTAATTGGCAATACCGTTTCACCAACTAACACAGCAGTAGTTTTAGCATTACAACTAGATTTATTCTGGGAATATTCTTCAGGAGAAACAACGCTATATAATCTCCGTTCGATTTCAATTTTTTTCATTGTATCTTCCCCTCTTTATTAAAAATAAATAGGGTGGAGCAATCTCCACCCTATTTAGGATTAGTCTATTATAATCGTTTAATCAATCATCCAGATCGATATCAGACTTTACAAGTGCTTTCATATGCCCGTCAGGAACAATGCTGAAAACTTTCTCGCCATTTTCTACACCTACGCTGGCTTTGAAATATCCCGGCATTTCGATATCAACTACCTGTCCGTCAATGGCTTCATGATCGAGCACCTGCAAAATAGTATCAGTTACCAAGATACAAGCGTCATAGATATAAACGTCTTTCTTGAATACAAAGCCTCCAACATCATAAGCTGCCTTGTACATAATACTCTTAAACGCATCATCACCGGCAAGCAGTTTCTTTACAGTCTTTCTCTTTTCGAGATCTTTAAGATCTTCCTCATAGAACGTAAATGAGTATCCCCAGTTTCCTGCCTCGTCTGGGTTTTCTACGTTAGCGAAATATTCAACAATAGCTGCAAACTTGAATACTCCAGATGTATCCTGAAGAACAAGCGCTACTGCTTCGTCCGGCTTGCTAACTTTCCTCTTGGATAGATAGCTGGAAATGCCAGCAAAGAATGCTTTCACCAGCCTCTCGGGTCTGTCGTCATTGTCTCCAATATCATAGCCGATGCTATCGGCATTAATAACGAGTGCCTGATGAAGCTCAGACTCCTCGTAGCTCTTGTTTGCCTGTGGTGCATGATGATAAAGCGGCATGATAAACTTGTCGATATTCATCATCATAAGGTTGTGCGTAAAATTATTATTCATAGTAACATCTCCTCCTAAATTTTGTACGTATGTCTAGTGCATACAAATATATAGTATGCAATTATAAATTTGTTTAATGTATTGTAAAAAGTTACAGCACTTAAAATGCGCCAAATTGAATGTTATGCGACTGATAGAATTGTTCTGGAGTCAGTATTGGTATTCCGTATTTTCTAGCTTTATCCATCTTACCAGACGTAGAATTTAAATCCGTTGTTATTAGCAAAGCTATGTCTTTGGTAACACCATATTTTTCATCACAATCGTAACCTTGAGACCTGATAATGTCTATCAACATTGGATCTCTTGTTCCAGTGAGAGCAACTTTAGGCTTATTAGCCATGTATTTAGAGTCTATAATTTTTATATTATTAAGTATGAAGTTTATATCGTTAGAATAATCAGCAAATCCATTAGCAACAGCATTTGCTATAGCTGGCCCTATGCCGTTTATAGAAACAAGACTGTTTATTAGCATAGCGTTATTCATTCCAGCTAAAGTATGAAGATCGAATACTTTAAGAATAGTTTTCCATTTTTCTTCAGCCATCCCTTCAAAGCTTAATGCTGCCATGATTTTATAATCTTCTATTGGGTTGGCTAGAAACTCTTTCTGATAGTTGATAAATTTGTCTGCTGTTATTGGGCCTAGTTTATTTAATAACTCATCATAGTTATAAACTTTAACTAGATCACAAAACTCGGTCAAATCTAATGTTCTTACAGTCTCTTCAGAGAAATCTTTAAATCCTAACCTAGATATCATATCAACCATTCTCATAATTTTTCTTTCATGGCAATGAACATTCGGACACCTAGCGGATTTACCTGTATCAGATATTTCTATCCTAGAACCACAATATGGACAAATCTGTATAAATGGCTCTGGTCTATATTGAGATTGTAATTGCCTATTATGAGCTGTATCTGGTTTGGTTACATAAGATATAACGTCATTTACATAATCTACGTCTATCTCCTGACCTTTGATAAGAGACAACTCATTGAATCTCTGTAGAGAGTGGATAGTCTGTTTAGTATGTATAGTACCGATAAATTCTGCTGGTTTGAAATGAACCATTGGAATTATTTCACCAGATTTACCGATATTATAAGTATAACCTAAGAATATAGTACGTACACTTCTTGGGTTGAATTTTATAGCCATCTGATATTTATTGACAGAATTAACCCTGCCAAGAAGCCTAATGATATTTGGGTCTGTATATGAGATAACTACGCCATCTATCATGTAAGGTAATACTTTTCTTACCAACTCAGCTGATTGTGTAAACTGGTTAACCTGATAAAGGATAGAGATATAATCTCCATAAAACTCAACGAATCTATTGAATTCTCCAGTAGAATAATACTTATTGAGAAATTTCAATTCGCTAACTCTATCCATATCTAGCGATGTCGATAACGGTATTAACGTAATCATATCAGTATACATATAAGCATCAGATGCTCCGAGCAGACCAATGATTGCGTTTCTACCATTTTTATATTCTTTACCTCTCATCTGACCTAAGAGCTCTAAATTTCTATGAGTAAGCACTGCTTCGAATTTAATACCAAAAGCTACATCTTTAGGTACATTCTTAGCTCTATAGAAATTATAGTTCTTAAATATAGGTGTTAAATCAGTTGCTATGTCTTCTGCTGTATCACCTCTAGAATATGCAGAGAGTATTCTATCTCCACAAACTTCAGCCTCAACAGAAACACCATCATACTTAAGCTCGCCTATCATGCTAATCGGTCTATATGGATCGATAACGCCTTGCGTGATGTGCTTTTGTATGAAGTCTCTTTCAAACACCTGTACAGCTGGATTGTCTATAGCTCCTCTAGATGCAGCCTCATCATTTAAGACAAATTTACATTTATCTAGAGTGCCAACTAGCTCAGGATATTTATGCTTTGTGTTTATAAGTCTTTTTGTAATTGGATCTTGTACAAGATACATCATTTCAACAGGGCGATACTCATTGAGTTTTGTATGTTGATCTAATATATCTCTAGTATACATTTTTGAATCTAATTCGTTGTTAGTTATACAAGTATACATATATCTCTTTTCTTCAAATTCTGGCTGAACTATCTCTTGAAGCTTTATAGGTTCAGCTCCAACTTGATAACCAAGCGGATTATAGCGTTTATATGCTACCAGAAGCTGATCATATAATCCATCATCTAATGGTAGGATATTAACACTGGAATTATTATAAAGAATATTAGAAATATGAAGTATAATATTAGCTTCATCTATGTCGTCTTGATTCCAGTTAAGTTGTCGTTGAATTAGATTTACAGTTTCTTGCGAAACCATTACTCCAAAGTCTATAGAAAGAGCAATTGTAGGATCATTCTTCTCCGTCAGATTCTTCAATGATTGCTCTAATATTTGTTTGAGGTTCGTCATTGTTGACATCCTCCATCATTATAAGATTATACATTGGTTTATTATTTTTATGATGAAGAGCTCCAGCATATTTAAGCTCTATTTCATCATCATAAAAGTCCATGATCTGTCTAATATTAGTTTTAGGTTTAAAGTCTTTAGCACTTACAAGCTCATACATAATATTATTCATCATGGTTTTCTTTTCTTTTGGTTCTTTTGAAAATACTAATTTCAAACCCATAGTTTTCAATAAAGCATTGATGATTTCAGCGTTTCTATTTTTGCTGTCTTTGTCCAATACTATATTGATATCATATGGATTTCCAATTAATAGCTCTTCAAACAGTCTTCTAGCTCTAGGGCTACTACTATATAGCATGAGATTCATTACCACATATTGCATGCCTAGATGAGACAGGTTACCAGATTCCATGGTACCGAACATGATCGGTGTCTTAGCATACTTAGTTTCATACGCTTTATTAGCTTTAGAACGAGTATTTAAGTTCTTAAGATTGGTAGCCGATAAAGACGTTACAGAGAATTTCTCCTCTGCATATTGTTTGAGTCTATAATTATAAATTTTTCCAACAACTAAGTCTCTTTTGGACTTTACAAATCTTATATTACCATTACTGTCTTCTATAGGCATAGCTACCTTATAGGGTTTAATGAATGGAAATTCTTTATAGATTTCTGCTATAGTATCTAGATTTATAGGAGTCGTAAACGGCTGAGATGATAATATAATACCACCATCGTCATAGATAGACTCTATAAACAATCTGCATTGTTCTTCGTCATAGAAGTCAATCATCCCAGCGCCCATCTGTGCTTGAGGTTGATCAACCATAGAAACGAATTTATACCACATCTGAACCATCTCAGAGTATGTCAGCACATTTGTTTTAAAGAAGTCAAGAATTCTCATACCAATGAAATTCAATGACTGCTCATGCAGCTGACCAATATTCTCACGATTAATACACGTACTCTGGTTCTTAATAATGTCTACAACTTCACCATTTTCAAGTATTGGCATTTTGTTATCTGGAAGTATTTTTGAAACTACACCTTTACCGCCATACCGATCGGAAAGTTTATCTGCTTTGGCTCCCGCCTTTTCGCTTCGTCAAACTAATTTATACTATAGCAACCCCTATCCTCCCAATAAGGAGAATAGAGTCTCGGCTCCGAAATACCGAGTAAATACTATAATATAAAATACAATTCTCCACGAACTTAAATTCCCGAGAGCAGTGCCCGGTACAAAAGTTCATACAACACCTACCCAGCTATTTGTATAAACCGTTAAAGCTTTAAGCGAAGAATAGATTTCTAAGATTTATAGCAGCATTGATATCTCTATCCATTCTCATACCACATTTATGACAAATATAAGTATGATAACCGCCAATTTTTCTAGTTGACCCGCAATTAGAACAAATTTGCGATGAAGGAAATGATCTATCAGCTTGCATAAACGGAACAGAATACTTCGTGCATTTTTCTTTGAAAATTTGAGTAATTAAATAGAAATCAGCGTCAGCTAAAAATTTCGCTGTTTTCTTATATTTTCTCATAGTTTCAAGAACTGGAATAGTCTCCATCACAATGCCTTCAGGATTCCTTAATACTATCTTTTTAGCAGTTTCATGATAGAAATTGCGTTTGATATTATACCGTCTTTTACATAACTTAGAAAGTTTTTCTTGTCGCTTAATAGCGCGGTTACTTTTGGGTATATCTTCGTACTTGGTTTTCGTACGTCTTGATTCGGCAAATCTTCGATTAATATCACGAGAAACGCGTCTATTGGCTTTCTTAATTTGACGCTGTATTTTTTCTAACTTTTCTTTGGGTTTATTAAATTTCTCTCCTATAGAAAGTGTTATTGTAGTCTTAACTCCTAAGTCGATACCTATTGGTTCTGTTTTTGGAGTGTCAAGAACTTCACATTCAGTTTCCACAGAAAATGAAACCCAATATCGTCCAAGATTATCAATAGAAATAGAAGGCTGTATAAATTTTTCATCTCTAAATCCACAATCGAAGTGCAAATCAACTCTATCGGAAGCAGCATCAACAAATGCTTTAGGAAGGCCTTCAAATCTTAGCTTCCCATCATCATTAAATGAAAATCTATCCGATCTAGTTTTAAAAGTTTTTACACTTCGCTTTTTAGATTTAAATTTTGGGTACCTATTTATCTTTTTAAAGAATTTTTGAAATGAATATATTACATCTCTTAATGCTAAACGCGCAGTTGTATTTGGAAGCTCACAAACCCAAGAATTTTCTTCTATAGATTTGAACTTTTTAAATTCGGCGCATAGATCAAAGAAATATAAAAATCGTTTCTCCGATTCTCCATTTAAGAACTTTTGATATGTCTCTTCTTCAAGAGCTAGACCCCAATTATAAACAAATCTATACATATCCACAAATTTATTTATAATTTCTTTTTGACAATCATTTGGATAAATTCGATATTTAAACCCTTTTATATAAGTAGAATTACTCATGATATTTCTCACCACCTTTCCGAGTTAAGATTTACCGAGGTGTTGAGAAAATTGTATTTATTTAAAACGGGAGCCAGATTTCAATATATTCGCAACATATATTGCTTGGTCAATTCCAAGTCACTTTCTTTCGAAACGTGCATAGACTATTTATCATCCCTATAAGAATAGGGCCGGGATTTTTCTTCCGCCTTTAGCTTGCGGCTTTACTCCGATGCCATCGGATAGTCGTTGAACGTCCACCATGAGATAAAATCTTTTAGGTGTTTCGCTGCAAGAACATGGATTTTTAAATAGTACTTAGGGGTAAAGTATATTACCGACTATACACTTTACTTTTCATTTAACCATATACCATCCTCGCGTTTTTTCTACTTTCGTCCCTTTACGTCTATCTTTTCAGATTCCGCTTTGGTGCGAGGCTTTACCAATTACCTGCAATTAACCCCGTAGGAACGCACTTATTACTAAATGCGCTGAGATAACTATATAGTTTCTCCGTCCATTATTGGCAGTGGATGCATTACTGTAACTTCCATGATGACATTGTTAAACTGTCGTTCTTTAAAAAACTGCTTTCCTGTAATGGTATCTCTAGCAATTCCAAATAACTCTTGTAGATCATAAGTCATCTGGTTATTTAATGCTATTGGGCCAACAAGATCATATACTTGTCTACAGAAATTAATTCTTTCTTGATAATATTTATAAAGCTGCTTATTATAAGTAGAATCTCCAAGAGCTTCTACATTGTTACAATAGACATCGATGTCTGCTACATATCCATCCATTATAATTTTTCTATCTGAAATCATTATATCTCTCAATCTCTGCTGAGATAGAGAGAATAATAAGTTTTCATTCTCTAATCTTCTTATTGCACAGAATATGCCGTTGTTTATTTTCTGCCCAATGTCAGGAAATGTTTTATACGTATTATAATCACCATACAGATTTAATAGTATATCATTATCATTTATGGTGATCGACGTATTCTCTATCAGATTAGTCTCAAGTTTTTTCGCTGCAGATTCAGATATAATGATCGAGTCTTCCATATTCTGTCCACAGCTTAAATATAACGTTAATAGATTAACTCCATTCATTTTATTTCCAAATTCGTCAAAGCCTTTAGAAGTTTTAATGATGGATTTATCTTTAATAACGTCTCCGATATTCAACGCATCAATACGACTGTTATCCCACATATATCCATAAGACTCTGTATTATGTTTATACGTGACTCTCTCAATCACATCATATATACCAGTCTCTAGATTTCTTACTATGAGATAATAATGATTGTTGTTAAATGAAAATTTGTTTATTTTATAAATTACTTCCCAATTACCACTAGCTTCGATATAACTAGTAGACATCTCGCCAAATTCAGTTTCATATCCGGTTTGAACTAATGGGGTTTCCGGTTTTGATGGAACCATTAAATGCTCAACATGTATAGCTGACATCAATGCTCGTGATCCAGAGTTACTAGGCTTAAAAGGCTGCATTAAAGTTCTACCTAGCATATAGTTGTAATCCGGTAAATCTTTAATATTATTTTGAATCTGATTCTCTAGATTAAAAGCCATTTTTATCACTCCCTTATAAATAAATTTGAATGTAAAATTTTATAATATCATGCTTGTTATTTTTACATTCAAATTTATAATATATAATCGACAAAAAATTTAATATATAGAAAGCCATTATTAATGAGAGACTAATAATATTAGAAAGGAGGTATTCATGAACAATATCTTACTGCAGCTGAATGAATAATGAAATCCCTCTTAATAATGGCATTTCTAACGTGATAAAATTTAATCTGTAGGATCATGATACATCATAGGTATCCTTCCATACCTCTCGAAATGAAGATCACGATTTTTAGATACTACGTCATACATCTTCACAAGTTTGGTCTCTTTGCATTTTCTTTCTACGTATTCGTTTATTGAAGATACTGGTATCTTCCATACAGAACCAACTTTAAAAGAATCTATCTCATTTGATGTAAGCAGATTGTATGCCGTATTTTTTCCAATGTTAAGCATAGTACATAAACCATCTATTTCAACGATAGCTGGTGGTGTGTTTAATTCTTTTTTCTTCTCTTCTGGAGTTTTACGTCTATTGACGTTTTTGAATATATTCCTATCCTGTATCATGCGATTGCACTCCTATGATAAATTTAATTTAATTGGAGTTTAGCCTGTCTAACATGTTTTCATATACTGACTTTTTAGAATCACCTACGTGTTCTTCTTTGCTAGCTTGGTTATATTCTTCTAGCAGCATATTTGATAAATATTCTACACATAAACTAGAAAATGCATTGTATAACTCTGGTTCATTATAGAGCTTCTCTTTAAAATTCTTCTGTGAGAATTTTATATCACACCCTGGGATTCTTAAGCTTACACCAGCGCCTTCAATAAGTTTCTCTTCTTTGAGCATATAGAATAAACTTAGCTCAGGATCAAATCCAGTAAGCTGGTCAAACACTAGACAGCATTTAGCTCTTGATGTTTTGCTACTTCTAGATTTTACTATATCTACATTTACTACAGATCCAGTAATCCCAAAGCCCTCTTCTGGTTTCAGCTTAGATTTAATATCAAGACGGAATACATTGTTTTGAATATATACCACACTTTTACCACCGGCAATGTGCTCACCCTGCTTTAAGTATGGGAATTCTGATTTCTTTGGAAGAAAACCAGTATTAACGTCAACCGTAATATGATTTATGATAAGCATAATAATATTAGCTTCACGGCATAATGGAACCATCTTAATATAATACTCTGAATTGGCTTTGGCATTGGTAGCTCCAGTCATATTATTAGTCTCATCTGCTTCAGTATTCTTTCTTGACATAACTAGCTTAAGGGAATCAACTATCATTATCGTTGGTTCGAATTTAAATATAGGCTTACTAGCCATATCTATAAGACCAGTGTCATATAAGTATTCGTCTTTGTTCTCTAATTTAATATCGTGAATCATCTTGATACGCTCAAATATTGATTCTGTTGTAATACCTGCGTCTCTAATTACAAATCTATTACGAAACTCTTCATCTGTCTGGAAACCAGATAGATTTTTTATTCTTTGTATATTAGTGCCAACCTCAGCTTGCTCATAAAATATGGTAGACGACTTGAATCGTCTAGCGATATTGCAAGCTATCTGAGTTGCTAATGTGGTTTTTCCTAAACCGGAATCAGAGATAATCATATTAATAGATCCATCTGTGATTCCAAGTTCATATCTAAGTTTACCGTTTACATTTTGTATATATCCATTTGCAAAATCAAGGTTCAAAAACCCTGTAGGATAGCTTATAGAATAATTCATCTCATTTATCTGAGAATAGTCTTTTGTTTTCTTTACAGCTTCCCTAAATGCAGCTGCTAATATAGACATTATTTTTACCTCCTTGAGGATAATTTGCTCTTTATATTTCATTATAAGAATGTAATCTGGCTTGTAAAAATGTATTTTTTGATAATTTTATATTAAAAATAATACAGAGGGTGGATTTCTCCACCCTCTGTAGAATATCAAGCTATAATATCTCTTAATCTTCTAGAACTTTTTTCGGAAATACTGCTGTTATCGTTTCGATATCGCTTTTCAGTATATCATAAATGATCTTCACACTATCCTCATCTTTGCAAACGATAGTGAATCCATCGATGTCTCTACCATTTGTGTCTTTAATATAGATACTGTCATGATCTACTTTAAGCGCGATCTGTGCTACCTCGTCATCTTTTTTCTGAAATACCCATGGCTCTTTGTCCATGTCGATATTCAGCTCTTTATCCGGATCATTATGAATAAGATGTGTGATAGTCATAATATTAACCTCCTTGGATATATTAGTTTTATAATCAATCTAACTCTTAAGGCACATAAATATTTTCCTCTTCAGCTAGATATCTTATAACAGCTTTAAGTCTCTGATATTCATCTGATATAGACTGAAAACTGAATTTAATCGGAGCTCTCTGATTGATAATTCTGTAGCCTTCAGCGTATGTTACCATGATTTCCCTAAGCTTAGCAGAATTATCAATCATCTCATCAAGTATCTTGAGTATAGCCAAAGTCATAGCAGAATCAACTGCTTCTACTTCAGGAGTTACCCACTGGTTGTTATACTCATCGTGTTCTGGAAGTACGTCGAGCATGAAATATCCAAGGACAAAAGTCCAATCTTCAACTCTATATAATTCCAATAACAATGTAGCCAACCAATGGATTGCTTCATCCGATGCTACGTCATATGGATCGTCAAGCCCGAGTCTGTTATAAATCTGCGGGGATGTTACCATCATAAGATTAACTCTCTTCTCACAGATGTTTAGGTCAAAATCTGAAAATCTTGCAATAATTAACAAAGACTCTAAGTTAGGCTGCAAACCAAACTTCTTCATCTGTATTAATTTATTACGGTTGATAATTCCAGAAATTTTTAGCAAACGCTGTGATACTTCAGCACGTTTGCTCTGTTCTGGCAATGTAAGATAATGATAACAAATCAAGTTCAATCTCACTATTACGTCACTATCATAGAATTGCATCTGTAATAATACATCAATAAATGCATCCAGAAATCTTTCATCCTGGAATGCAAGAATATATCTTTGACCTACAGAAGAGTCGAATACATTATTCATAATAGCTTGGAAGCTGCGCTGAATAAAATATCTTAACTCACTGTCAGACATTGTATCTCTGTCTTCAATATTCTTAAACAGAATACTATGATTGAACAATGGTGATTCCATTGGTTTCACCTCCACTGGAGCTGGCCTACTATTATCATAAGCCTCTTTCTCCTTAAAGTATTGTTCTATTGCTTGTAACATCTTGGTCTCCTTTAATTGGATATATTGATTAAAAATTGTTAATATCATCAGAAGTTGAATCTGTTGACGATGATCCGATTAGTCGGCCTGTTGCATTTCCTCCACTCTTGAGTTTGAAGCTCTTCTCCTGTGGAGGACTCATAGGGTTTTCTTTTACTCTAGAGACAGCGTTTTCTCTCTTAGTATTCTTATACCCTGTAGCGGGGTTCTCTTCTACTGCTGCATCATCTTCATCTGCCATCTCAGGTATATCAGCGAAGATATCTTTATTGAATTTAGATGATTTAAGTCTAGACTTTATAGATGTACTAGCATCAATATCATCCATCTCATCAATATCGATGTCAGCGAAGATATCATCAAAAGATTTTCTCTTAGCAGACATCTGTTCTTTAAGTTTTTTATACTTATTGCTCATATCCAGTATAGACTCTTCTGGATATTTCATTCCAGCAACAATGATATCAATATACTCGTCATTAATATACTCTTCATCATTATCTGGCTGAATATGCTGAAACAGCTCTTGCGGCATACCGGTGTATCTCTTGATCACTTCATAGGAGTTATCAACAGACATTTTTACTCTTCTACCGCCGTTCACGATTACAGCTATAAGCTTACACGTGTTAGATGATTCAAGATAGCAGCTGTTATCAAATGACTCAACAATTGCTTGATTGAATCCGGATACATTTTTAATCCCAGCCAAATTGATATGATTGATAGTCATATATCCAGGCTGAGCTGTATTGATCTTCAATAAATCTGCATCATCAATAATCTGAGATGAGTTGATCAATTTAGATCCCCTAAGAATTTCAATTTCTGTAGCGAACTCATCATTCGCTGCTTGTTCTGCTTTGGAATAATTCTTAGTATAATCCAAGAAAAATCCATTATTTATAGTATGAAGAATAACTCCATCTGGAAGCTCTTTAAAGAACTTAAGAGTGTTATTGATACCTCTAGCTTCATCCTGGAATCCTATCAATGCGAATACATGTGTTGGTACATTATTTTCTATAAAGAACTTAGCAATCTGAGGTACAGACCCAGATCCGGTTCCACCTTCAACGGAAGATACTAATACTACTTCTTGTGAATCTTCATTAAATAAATCTCCAAAATCAATTGTGCCTTTACGCATAGCATTTACTATAGCAGCTTTGCCTTTGGAAGATTCTTTACCACATCCTCCAAGGCCAGAACTAAATGCTACAAATATATCTGAATTCTTATACTCCTCTGGAATATCTTTGCTTGACGTATTTAAAAGCTTGATATATTCAGGAGCAACAATTCCATTTTCGATAAGATTGATAGCTGCTTTATTACCTGCAGCTCCAACTCCAAAAATAGTCATATTTAACATGTGTTTTTATCCTCCTATTGTACATAATATACACTGAGGGAGATTAATCTCCCTCAGTGTAGTATTTCGTTTAGAAATTGTTTTTATTATCTTTTTTCGGTAAGTCTTTTTCGTTTTTCTGTGTTTTTTCTCTCATCTGTTCATTGTATGCTTTGTTATCTGTTTCGTTTAGATTGCTACCCCTGAAATAGTCACCAATTTCATGTAACACAGTATACTGCTTGTCTGCCATTTGATTTATCCTCCTTATATTTATTTGTATCTTTAAGAACAAATTACTTTTATTAATTATAAGTTTATTCTTAGATACAATTTTATATTATATAACCAACTTTTGATTTAATATTTATCTTTCCAAATATCCCACGGATCTCTAGACTCTTGTTTGATAGTAATCATTCTATGAGTTTTATTAACTGATCCTTTAGGACGGCCGGCTTTACTTGGAGTATAGTTTATTCTATCATTAAACGGCATACCGAGTTGCTTAGCATTTTGAGAAAATGAAATATCCGTTTGTACTTCGGTGGGAAATCTAGATATCATAAGCTTATCTTCATTATTAAACGAATATCTCATATGACAATACATATTATAATCATTAGGTTCTATATAACCATATATCGGTATAACACCATTTTCTCTACAATACTTAGTAAGCTTAATGTAGTTTTTAAAAATTCTCATAGAGCCAAAATTGTTTATTTTACCATTGATATTATAATACATTGCATCTGGCATAGTCATTCCAATTTCACCAAAATATCTATAATGACAATATGATCTATCATAGCATCGTCGTACAACAATAAACCATCTTTTTAATTCCTCAAAATATTCATTAGGATTTATATCTCCTAAAGCGCATTTGTTGAAAATCGTCGGGTAATATGGATCATATATTTGAGTATTTAATTTTTTGTATTTATACATTGGCATTGTTATTTGTGTCGTTGGAGTTCTCAATGACACAAAAGCTTTTTCTTTTAATTTACCACTATCATTCTTGTCATTCTTCTTATTTGACAAGATTGAAACTTTTCTTAGATAGTATGGTACGCCATAGCTGAATTTATGTGTACTCTTATACAAAACGTTGTAGTATACTTTATATTGCTTATCAATAAATATAGGAAATTGATCAATGGCTCTAAGCATAAAATCATCCATTGACTCAACGATATCCATCTTATTATATCTTATTCTCCATGTGTCTATATTTACATTGTCTTTATCTGGATACATTATATACTTATATTGGCAATTTGATAATTGCTCATAGTCCATAAATATATTATATTTTATGCTGCATAACAAGTTATCTTCTATTTTTTCTAAATCCCGTTCTATCATAATATTTTCCTAAAAAATACAATTTATTAATTTAATGAATAATAGTATAGTGCCCCTCCGTGCGTACGGGGCCCTACTCTGCGAGGCGGTCAACGAGGTCGTCTGGTCCATCAGTACCAAGGAGTATAACTATATTGACTACTCAGAAAAATCTGATTACTTATTGTGTTAAGTTGCAAATAAAATAATATTTTTTGACAAAAATCTTTATTTTTTAACAAAAATATCTTTAGGAGAGAGCGTTGAGACTTCATCTCCAATGGAGATTCCGTCTCGCTCTCTCCTAAAAACCTCTCTTCAATTTATGGTCTATACAATTTAATATTTATAAAAATTATACTCTTTCTATTCTAAGTTTCTTTTGCTTTAAAGTATATGGAGTAAGATAATCGGTATCTACAAGATTAGAATTAATTTGTGCTCCAATAAAATATACAGATAATGTATTCTTAGATAAGCTATCAGTTTTATCATTAGCTAGATCATCTAAACGTACTTGACCAAGAGTTTTAATTTGTTGATTAGCTCTAGATTTATCATTCATAGCATCACCACGTATACCAGAGAACTCTTTCATAGAGTTATATAGTCCAGATACAGCAAATGATTCAAACTCATGATCAGAAGATTTACCATTCTTATCTACACCAGATAATAACCCAGTGCGAGTATCTCTTGTGTTAGTATAAATAGACATACCATTCTTCTTAGTTAATAATTGTTTCATTCTCTTAATATGAAGATAAAATACTAAGCATTTCTTAGTCTTCATAGGACGACCATTAGAATCTTTATACTTATATGGCATATATACTTCTTCTAGTAGAGGTACGTTTAACACATCTAAAGCTCTATTAATTTGTAGCATAGATGGCTCATAGCGTAACCCTTCAGTTTGATAATATAAGCTTAATGGCTTGCACACAAATTCTTCAAATTCTTTATCAGACATCTTAGAGAATTTATTGATCCAGTATTCTACATTTGGAGCTGAATTATTATGATGCTTAGGATCATCAAGTGTCTCCATTACTTTATAAATTAATCGTTCACATTCTAGCCTTTGCTGGTTCATAGAGAAAATACACCTCCTATAGAGAATAAAAAATAATATATGAAATTACTAAAATGTGCACGCTTTTTAGTAAAAAATAAATAACCCCGAAGGGCGGGGGCTCGAAAGCCCCCTGGGAATTAATGCTCATCATCGATCCTGTTGGGATCGATGATGATTGACACCACGCCTAATATAGACGCGATGATTCCGATTATACACGCCATTGACTCTTCTTCTGGCGTGTATACCAGGAATATCTTTGAAAACATGAACATGTACATTCCCACTAATCCTGGAAATGCCAAACCCATTGTGATTTTAGAGATTATTTCGCAACCTCTACGAATTCTTTTTCTGCGATAATATTCGCGGACTATTTTTCTGTAGGTTGCTTCATCTATCTTCGCCATATACTTGTTTTCTTTTTTCATTTTTTTATTCCCCTTTATTTATTATATTTTGATAAGCTCCCCTTGCTTATCTACGTATATATTATATAGTTAAAAAAGAGGAAATTTACATTTAAACTATAGTAACTTTTAATATGTCATATTTGAATTTTCCGGCCATCACATCATCGAAGAATATGCCGTTTAACCCCTTACCATATATATCGTCTTCAATCCAAATATGGTCATCAGTTTCGTTTATCTTGTACTCAGATTTATTCCTCATAATCTGGGCTTTGTGAAATAGATGAGATTCAGATTTCAGTCCTATGATAGAGCTATAGAATCTTGGATCTTTATACTGAACGTCGTATATACTGCCGCTAGCATAATTATAATCATAACCAAGATACAGACTGCTAATATAAATGGTATTTTGTTTTACTCGTCCATAATCTGTATTCACATCAAAGTGCTCTATATAATATTTGTTTAAAGCATATGAATCTTGGTTATTATAATATCTCATCAAAGATTCTTTATTTTTAAACACCATAAAATTGTCAACTATTCTCAAGCCGCCGACAATACGTCTAGCAAGATTTACTTCACCGAATTTTGTTAATGCAAACACTCTCATTGTTTATTGTTCCCCTTTCTTTTTCAATTCTTTGATCTGCTCTTTCATTCTCTCAATCTGGAATTCGCAACCTTTAACAGTACGCTTAAGATTACGATTTTCCCTCTGATTATCAATGAGCGTTCTGACCAAAGTCCAAATAAGATTAGCGGTGGAATTTTTATTCGCATCGCTTCTCTTAGAGATCAATCTACAATTAAGCAGATAATCCACATCTCCAGCTTCAAGCCTAGAACCATTATACATTACAAGCTCTTCAACGAATGTCCTAACGGTTCTTGGCGGTCTAACTGAATTGCCTGGAAGCTCAATGTCTTCCACAAGCTTATTAAATTTTTTATCCAGAACGAATACGCTATATGACATATAGATTTCGCTATATACTACAGCGAATTTGTTAAACGTATAATTACTTTCATTTCGATCTTTAGCTTTCCGAATAATTGCCGCTGCGTCTTCTTCTGAAAAATACTGCTGAAGTCTTAGCATCATCTCCCACTCTTCGATGCCAAGTCTTTTTGAGATAATGTAATGCTTCTTTTCTTCGGTTTTGTTGTTTGAAATAAGATTAATAAGTTTCATTTTTGTTCCCCTTTCTTATTTTTACTCCCTTTGATTGATAGTATGATAGATTTTCCCGTATCTATCTAAATATATAATATATAACCAAAACTAAATTTACTAAAAATAAAATAAATTAAAGCTTAGAAGGGAGGTTTTTATACCTCCCTTCTTTTTATTCTTTAAAGCCGCAGATAAGAGAGAGTATCTCTATCTCTTTCTCATATAACTCCAACAAAGCAAGATGATGAAAGAAAAATTCTAAATCATCTATTTCTTTCTCTTTCATTATTTCCTGCTTGATGGAGATTATTTTTTCATATCCGCTAAATCTGTTGATTAGTTTTTCTCTTTCCTGCATTTTAATTCTCCTTTAAGTATATTTGAGTAATTTACTTACTCTTTATTATAATATATAATTGATTTTTAAACAAAACACAAAGCCTAATCATATTAAAAATGGTATGAATAAATAGGTATAAAACGTCAAAAACGAATTTATATAAAAAATGAGACGAACTAGTGTGGGTATATAATATTTTTATTAAAAAAGAACCGCCCGAAGGCGGGGGAGCCGAAGCTCCCCAATTTGTTGAATTACTTCTTGGTAAGGCGCTCGATGGCATCTACCTGCTTCTTAGCAGTCTTCTGGACACCGTCCATTACAGTGCTGAGTTTGCGATATGCGTACTCAGCCGCATCGAATGCTTTTCCTGCTGCTTTTGAAGTTACCTCAACAAATTCTTCTTTCTTAAGATTGATCATTTTATTCCTACCTTTCCGGGCTCGTTTGGCCCTTGAACAAATATTTATGAATAAGCTTTCTGCTTGCTTATTCATGAGTAATATATAATTATTATAAATAAATTTTACATTATCTGCTCGACATTCCTATAATAATATCCAGGAGGATCATAGAGAATGAACACAGAAACGACTGCTATATTAGATATGGCTTATAAAGAAATAGAAGAAGCGTTTAGTAATAAAAATAATATTAATAAGTATAAACAATTCGTTGGCAAGTTTATACAGAAGAAACAAAAAGAGTTATATTCTTATATGCCATCAAAACAGATATACTACTCGAATGAAGATGTAGAAAATTTCTTCAGATCTTCAGGAGTAGATAAGAAAGTCATAAAAGAAGCAATCAAGAATACTTATTATTATAAGATACCAAACTTTAATCCGTCATACGCTAAAGATGAATCTACTATAGCATTGCTATGCGTAGTGAGATATTTTATAAAAAATAAAATGGATAAAGAACTAGAAATATCAGAAATAAATATGTCATTTTCTGGTAAAATGTATCCTAGCGTGTTCTATAAATCATTTAGATTTGAGCCAGCTGAATACGTAATGGATTATGTGATCAACAATATGCTTAGTAATAAGTATGATATCATTAAATACGGGAATGTAATTAATGCTATAAAGTCTGTTACTAATACATGGATAACAGCCTATCCAGAGAGATTTAATAGTTTTAACGATGAAGATTGCACATATTTATTACAACAACTTAGGAATAGAATTAATTCATTTATGAATAATATTGCTACTGTATACTATAAGGCATATCAGGATAAAAATATTTATATCGCTTATGACACTGATGATGTATCTGACGATAATTATCATATTGCCGATAATGATGCTTTTAAAGCTCAACGAGCTTTAGATAATGCTTTATCGTATATCTCCAATAAAGGTATAGATTACCCAAGTTGTAAAGTTTCTTGTAATGAGTATATAAAATTTGATGAGCTTAAAAGTATACTAGAGAATATATTTTCTAATAAAGATAATGAGCTCTTGATAAAAGAATATATTACTATACTCATAAGCTTATACTTTAGAGATAGCAAGTCTAAAGACATTAGAGACATATCATTTATATCCTATAGCATAAAACCAACACCAAATTCTAAAGATAAATATGTATTAAAGAAGAAAGACTTGCTTGATAAAATTCTAGTAAACAACTCAGAAAACTTTACTAGAAGAAGATCCAGACTAGCAACAGAATCAGCATATTATAGAGCTATAAATGCATACTTCAGTTTAGTCACCCAGAAAGCAAATAAATAAAAAAATAAATAACCCCGAAGGGCGGGGGCTCGAAAGCCCCCTACACAATCAGCAGTAATATGCAGCGAAATATTCAGCTGCATTCCTAAGCTCTCTAATAAGCTCAGGATTTTCTACTAATTCCCATTCATCGCACCACGCAATGATCATGTTGGGAATGTGTGATTCGATCCCTTTGAAACGATCTTCGTTAAATTTGATTGTTCCCTTCTCAAGGTCATAATATACGTGCGCCGGCAATACTAAGCTGTCTGCGCCAGCTCCGCACTGCATGCACGGAGCAACCTCATAATAATTATCCCCGTCCCAAGCTGCTTGGAGACAAAGGATTCCACGTCCCGCGTTTACTTTGTACGTGGGCTGCTCAACTACGCTATTATCACCTACTGACGTAATAGCTACAAACATAAGAACTATCATAACCATAAACATAAACTTCTTCATTTTATATTCCTTTCTACTGGTTTATTGGCTTATCCAGTTGCCATTCTCTTGTTTGTTACCGATATAGTATATAATTAAACTATAATACTTTTACAAAAAATAATACTGCTGGGAGTAATCCCAGCAGTATTATATATTTAATATTCGCCTATATAGATATCAAATTCTTTAATGGCTTTAATTGTTTTTTCTATAAGCGCTCTGCTGTTTTGATGAAGAATAAACTTAGTATTTTTAACTATCTCCCACCATATATAAATCTTAGTGCTGTTCTGGAACGCCATAGCTAACCAATCAAGTATCATCTCTGCGACAGCTACCTTGGGAATTTCACTAGCGACTCCATTATCATCGACATAATATTCTGGATGATGATCATTGTGCTTATAGTGATGCTCCCATGCAGATTGTAAAATTTTATCTACGTTCTTTTGATTATTAAGCTCAAGAGCAGTGAATTCTTCAAGTATAGGATAGAAAGCCATTCTGTAACCATTAAACTCCTCTACTCCAAATTTAGAATTATCGTGGAATATGACTCTCATTTCAACTCGTTCTTCATCAGTATCAGTAAGCTCTAATGCTGAAGATATAGCGTCTCTATATTTAATCCACATGTAGCTCACGTTGTACTTGTGGTATTGGATATACTGTGCATACTCCAATTCTTTTCTATTTATAGTCAACGCTATATTGTCTATTTTAATTCTATCGTTTGCAAGTATTTGATCTTTAACAAGCATATTATTTTTTTATCCCTTCTGTCATTACTAGATTAATCATCTGATTTCTTGGAAATCGATAAAAATCTTCAAATTCAAACTCTGCACGTTCATAGCATTCTTGACCATTTTGAACCATTGAGTTATATTGCTCCTCATTGAATGGAAGCTTTTCTTTATCATAATTCCAATCTTCACAGAATTCATCAAAAGAATAGTTTGGGTCTTCTATATAATAAGATTCAAAGTAGCCTTCTTTGTTAACTAGTATTTGGCCTAATCTATTTATACTATAAGCTTCACAGAAACACATACCTGGCTCTTGTGAATATACAGATATATCTAGACATAGCATTTTCGCCAGTCTAGGCAACGTCGTTCCAGTAAATGGAGTGGTATCTTTATTTTTCTTTCGCCATGCTAAGTCTTCAGTATAATACGAGAATGGGCCCTCAAACATGCAGACATATACGCTCCATGCACATTCGCCATAAATTGTTACTTTACGCTGTAATCCATATGTATTATTAATTCCAACATCTGCTGAAAATATTCTATACATATGGATTTTATCATAATCATTGTTTAAGATCTGTATGAATTGGTCTACATTTCTAAAATTACCTTGAGCTGCTATAGTCCAGTTTACTATATTTGGCATAATATTAATTCCTCATATTCATAATTGGTTTGATTTTTGGTGTTTGCTGTTTTTGATAATCTATTAAAAATGGTCCTCTAGCTTCAGTGTATGCTGCTTGCATATGTCTTAGAGGCTTGTTAAAGATTTTCTTATAATAATCTTTAACAAAATCAGCTATAACTTCATCATTTGGTTGCTCAGCATAAATCATTGCTAAATCCAATTCTAGATTTCTACAAGTTCTGCACTCACCGCAGAACTTTTTATCTTGCTTAGGGTTTTCGCATATGATAGTTCTATCGAGAATATCTCTTTCTGTGGTGATTATTTTTCTTAAAACATCGTGACGCCACATATCTTTGAATGGATATTCTATACTCTTATCTATAGCTTCATCTCCGGTTTTAATTTCTTCGAAACCGAATTTTGTGAGCCCTACAATAATATTTAAATTCGCTATTGATAAATCGCTATAATAATCGTGTACAAATTTAGCTAACCAATCGTTTACATCTCTAAAGGATTCTCCTATGAGAGTTACTTTAGGATTAAACATATTCTCTCCAAAGTGCTCTTTTAATCTATTTATTTCTGATTGTATAGAGATTACATTATCATCAGTAATGTCATTCTTGCATATTACTATATGAAGATAATGATTCCACGGTTCTTTTTCTCGCTTTATTTTTTTGAAAGTTTTCTTAATTAGATACGTACTAATTACTCCGCTGCTACAAAATAATATAGTGTGCTTTTGTTTATCGTTAAATAGTTTAACCTTACCATCTTCAGACTCTAATGGAATTAGCATCTTTATAAATCACCTTTCTTTCTCCAGTTTGTCTGTTTATAAGTTCAATAAACTCTGGTGTATTTTTAGAATACCCATAATCATCTAAGTTAATATCTTTAAGCTTTTTAGATAATTCTTTTTTCATCTTATAAGTAAAATTTTTGAATTTCATACTCCCTCCTAAAGAGTTTAATCATGTAAATATATTTATTATTATATTAGCATCAATTTTATAATATACAACTAAAAGCAAAATTAACTCCTCTAGGCTATAAAAGCCTAGAGGAATTTAGGAGAATAAAAACAAACAAATGATATTTATAATGCCCGATGTGGGACTCGAACCCACATGTCATATAGGACCACGGATTTTAAGTCCGTTACGTATACCAATTCCGTCAATCGGGCGCATGGGGCGATTCATTTGATTCGCCCCGCGTGCGATTAGCCTCACTGCTGTCTATCACAACCGCACCAAAAAGACAGCTGTCTTAAGAGAACAAGATAAGACAATAACCAGTAGAATTCTATTCGAACTTGATACATTATTGTTACGTGATATAACACCTTACAGCTAATGTATCTTTATGTCGTTTACGTACGTGACTGAAAGTTGAATATCATCCGTTAGAACCAACTAAATTTATTTATACGATACAAGTCAGCGGAAGACAACCAAAATCTTGAACAAAACTTAACTTCCTATTATATAGTATTTCTTACTTCAGATAGTATACACCCTAATTTGTTGCCTAGCCACTCTTGCGCTTACTTCGCGATTTTAACTTACATGACGCCTTTCATGCAGTTATAATAAGACACAAACTTCGCTGTTTGGCAACGTCGACTATGAGTTTCGTTTCGTCACTACGGCCCTCACTCGACAAATATATACCATAGCTGTCAAGACTTTTAGTTTTTACTTGTAAAGAGTTGCAATCCTACCAAAATGACTTTCTAATTAATATTCACGTAGTTAATTAGAAAACTTCAACTCGATTCATCCAATCCTACTATCGCCCGGCAATTTCCCCTGAAGCTTATACACATAAAGCTTCCAATTAACCGGACGCCTATTGGCAAAAATCTTATTATCTTATCTCATGTCTCTTAGCAGGGCATACGTGATTCGAACACGTGCATGCAGCAGTCAAAGTGCTGTGCCTTACCGCTTGGCGAATGCCCTATAAAAAATTAATTTCGGGGGAAGGTCGGCGAGAATAATTAATCAACTATACGTATCATAATTATTCTCGGCCGATTACAATATTGTTATATCATGTGTAAAATTATAATTTTTTATGATATGACTTCTGCTTTAATTATTTCTTTAGTAAGTTTTTCCCCTTGAGATACTGATGATCCTAATGCTACTGCAGAAGATTGAATTTCTGTTACTGTACCATCCATATGTACGCATCTAATTAACGTATCGTGGCTACAAGTAAACACATTGATTATATTATCACCTTTAGCTAATTTAATTACTCTAGATCCACCTTTACCACGTTGAGAACGCTCAAGCGCAGATTGGATTATTCTATTAAATCTGCCTTTGGTGGTTACTATAACAACGTCTTTAGTATCTGAGGTTATGACGCTAATACCCTCTATAGGATCATTCCCACGCATAGATGCTGCGCCTAGAGTAGACCTCTTTAAGTAAGGTATATTTTCTATTGGTATTCTAAGAGCTTTAGATTTCGTATATATTACAATATCTGATTTTATATTAGCAACCACGATGTCTTTAACAAAATCATCTTTATTAAGCTTAGAATATACAATACCAGATGGAGTAGCGTTTAATATATCATCTAAGTCCATTCTCTTTATAAGCCCAGATCTTGTTATAGAGATAATAAAGTATTTAGACTTCTTATTAGCAAGAGTTTCTAGTATTGGATGATATATAATTGAAGTTATATTACTTGTAAGCTTCTTTAATATCATTCTAATATCTACGCCCGGAGAATTTTTATCTGTAAATGGGATTTTATGTATTGGTAATCTAAATACTTTACCCATTTCGTCAAATAACAGTAGATCTTTATCGTTATCACCTACAGTGATACATTTTGGATTGTCACCTTTATAAGATTTGATAGGTGCTTGAATTTCCATTTTCTTTAGATAACCAGATTCATAAACAACTATCTTGAATGTGCCCTGAGGAATATTTGAAGCCTCTGCTTCTGAAATTACGATAGACTTTCTAGGTTTGCCATATTTAGCTTTGATGGCTAGAAGCTCATCTTCAATTTCTTTATTTATAAGCTCTGGGATCGTAATCATCTTTATATATTGCTCTCTCAAAGCTAATAGATTTTTTCTCTCTTCTTTATATTTATTCAAGCTTCCTTTAGAGAGTTTCTTGATCTCTGTATTAAGTACAAACTTAGCTTGAAGATCTGTGATTTTCAAACGTTTCATAAGCCAATCTATAAGCTGAGCTTCCTCTGACGGCTTTTGATTTCTTATAGCGTGAATAATTTTTTCTACATCACCACTTTCGAGTATAGCAATAAAGGTCTCTATAGTATGTAAGCGAGTTTCTACTTTCTGTAGCCTAGCATTATATATTCTAAATTTTACCATCTTTCTATTTTCAATAAAATAGGCTATATATGCTTTATAGCTAACTCTCTTTATTTCATTTTCATCGATGACCTCCATATTTACTCGTTTTGTGTCTTGGATACTTGTCTGCTTATAAAGAACTTGTTTTACATACTCTGGATCTGAGCCTTTCTTTAAGACTAACCATATATCCAATTCGTCTGCAGATGAATGATCCTGTATATCTGCAATTTGTGGTAATTTATTTTCTTTAATGAGAGATTGGATTTTATCAACTACAGAGTTTGCGGTAATTAAATCTGGCATTGATAATAGATGTACTATATAAATACCTCTATCATCTTGAGTGATTTTTATTATACCTCTCTGAGTATAATATCCAAATCCCATATTAGAAATTTTCTTCCAATCAGTGTCAATCACTTCGCACTTTTGGCATGGATCAGGAATCAGTATAACTTTAGCTTTTGGATCTCGAAGTACTGCTAATGTAGCGTCTATAACGTCATTTAAGCTATGCTTTGGCACCTCAATTTTTCTACCAATAACAACTGAAAAGCAACCATTCACTAAAAGCAGCGGTACTTTCACTGGTAAGAACTCTGGCTCTGTAGTATGATTATCAAATGTCTTAGCCCAGTCTACTGACATTCGACTCTCTATAAGATCTCCAAAAATTACATCTAATGCAAACTGAGATAAATATGATTCTGTATATCTACTTGCAGCTTGAGGACCACCCTGTATAGATCCAGATGATGATGCATAAACAAGTAATGGAACTTTTGTTTCCCAGTGGTTAGTCATTACTTGCATAGCTCCATATACAGCATCTGCACTATGTGGATGATAAGCACCGATAACCATACCTGTAGTGTTTGCAGATTTTCTTTTTGTGGCTTCGGAAACTGCTTTAACATCCTCCCACATACAATATAAGATTCTTCTTTGTACTGGTTTTAGTCCGTCTCTAATATCACAAATATAACGATCAAATAGCACATAAAGCGAATATCGTGCCATATCTGACATATATTGTTTTCGTACATCTACTGGAATTATATTATCTTTCATTAATCATATAACCTCCAAATTTTTAAGTTTCTTATTCACAGGTTCTTATTTTTATAGTATATAATTATAATCTTATTTAAACAAAACTTATACCGGGTAGAACGCCTACCCGGTATAAGAAAAAAGAAATGGAGAAAAACATAATGGCAAAATCTATTTAAAGATATAATACCAAGCTATATATTTTATTCTACAGGCTCTGTTTCCACGGTAGCAGATTCTTCTGTATTATCAGCACTAAGGGGAATGACATTAAACTTGGTAATGATACCAAGAGAATCATTGTACTGATTGAATACAATCTCAAGACCCGGATCTTTAAATGCATAAATAGCATCACGGTTAGCTGAGTAGATTACCACTGAAAACTCTTCCTTTTCAGGATCATAGCTCTTAATATAGCCAACTGTGAGAACACGGGTATCATCTGCAGCAACAGACGGATCAAGCAGAGCACGATAAGTTCCAACTGGCACAGAGATCTTGTCAAATCTCATGTTTGCAAGCACGTCAAGAATCTCATTAACTACAGACTCTGAAGTCCCTTCAGGCAAAGCCAGGGCAAGTTTAAGATTCTGGGGTTTAACTGGCTGCTTTTTAGAATTGTTACGGTTTGGCTGAAAATTCCTAGACATTTGGTATTCCTCCATTGATTAAAAAGATTATAATTAATTAATATCGCGCTTGCGCCATTATTTTATAACGCAGTACTTATATGTACAAACACATGGTATTTTTTTACATTTTAATAATACACTAAAACGAAATATGGAGGAAAATAAAAAATGGCATCTGGAGGATTTTATTCGTATAAATTCCCTGAAATTAATATGGACAACACAACTAATTATCCTAGTGCTGCTGGTATTATTAAGAAAATTACTGCCGAAGAATGGGCAGACATGCTGCACCATACTCATAAAATTACCGAGATTGTAGATGCTAATGGTAATAAGCTTGGTAGTGGTGCTGATGGTACTATAACTGCATATGATGATACAGAAATTAAAGCAAGTATTTCTACTCTAGAATCTAAAGTACAAACTTTAGAAAATAATCAATCTCAGCCTGTAGAAGAGTATGATGATACAGAACTTAAAGGCTTAATTCAAACTCTTCAACAGCAAGTTGCTAATTTAATTGAAGAGAATACTACTCTAAAAGAATCTGTGACCACTCTACAATCTAAAGTTCAAACTCTAGAAAATAACTCTAGTGCTTCTACTGATGGGTTAATTATAGATTATGATATCGATAAACAGGGCACTCAAGATATACATGGCAATGATACCAGTGAATAAAAAATAAAATCGGTAAGTGCCAGTAGGGAGAAATCCCTACTGGCATTTTTTGTTATATTATACTATGTCTTCTCTTCTAACTTTTATACCTTGGATAAAAGCACCTTTATCAGATTGAAGAGATGTAATATATTTAAGTTCTTTCTTTACGTCTTCTATATTATATTGCTTTAGCGTCCTTCCAATCCCAGGTAATATAGTAGATTCTCCTAATAACTTAGGCGGCATTTCCGATTATCTTCACATAGTTCGCTACGCTATGTAGTTCTCTTATGAACTTCTCTAAGTGTCACCTAGAAGTCGAGACTATATCATCAACCTTTTGATAGTAAAGGTTGCTCTTCCACTTCCATTTAAGGGATTCTCACCCACTCGCTTGAGCCGTACTCCTGTATACGATTTTCACGCACCATATAGGGGATAGTCGTTGAACCTTCTATACTAATGTATAGCTTGGATGCTGATTGTACATTGCTAGCAATCCTTAGGACTAATACTTCTGCCTAAAGTATTAGCTTTTATTTCACCATAGACTATCTCTCAACTTGTTTCTATCTTTCGATTCCTTATAGGCATGAGAGCTTTAGCACTTCCCAGCAATTCAAAAGAGATTTAGACACCGTGTTACCACGATGAATGGGCAAAATTTACCCAGTCCTTTATATCTACTAATTCCTGAAGGCTCACATTGATTAAATGCGTTCATTAAGCCATATAATGTAGTTCGTTTTCCGTTTATGTAATAATATTTACAAGATCTTTCAATCAAGTCTATAATAGGTTTACACTCAAACAGCAATCTATCGTTAAAGAAAACTGTTTGATATAAAGATCCAACCAACCCATGAAGCATAGTAATGCCATTCTCTTTAGTAACCTTAACGAATGGATATACTTTCTCTACGGTCGTTTTAAATTTATTATATGCAAGATCTTTATTGTATAGCAAAAACTCTAGAAATTCTATGTCTATAGCAAATATACCAGAAACGTGACGCATGTATTTAAGATAATCAATATTGCTATATAGTATTTTTACAATCTCAGATTTGCTTAATACTTTTTTCTTATCATTTGCTATGACATTATCTTTACAGAAAATATTTCTCACATAATCTACATAGTCTATATTATCGGCAAAGAATTTATATTTATCCTTACCAATTTTAAGCCCATATAAGGGCGGATTAGCAATAAATAATTTCGAAATCTTCACATAGTTCGCTATGCTATGCAGTTCTCTTATGAACTTCTCTAGGTGCTACCTAGAAGTCGAGACTATATCTTCATCCTATACTACATAGGATGCTCTTCCATTTTGAACTCGCTTGAGCCCTACTCTCTTTTGAGATAGTCGTTGAACCTTCTATACTAATGTATAGCTTGGATGCTGATTATACATTGTTAACGATCCTTAGCACCAATTAAATTGGCTTTTATTTCAGCATAGATCATCCTCTAACTTGTTTCTGCTTTCGCTCCTTATAGGCATAGAGGCTCTTAGCGTTTCCCAGCAATTAAAAAGAGTAATAGACACTATGTTACCATAATGAATAGGCTATTTTAATTAACCTTGCTCTACGACGAACGGTAGATATTTTAAAAACATGATTAGCAACAGACTTTGAATGTGCTTCGATGCCTTCACATAGTTCGCTACGCTATGCAGTTCTCTTATGAACTTCTCTAGGTGTTGCCTAGAAGCCGAGACTATATCACCGCCCTATATTATAGGAGCGTTCTCCATTTTGAGCTCGCTTGAGCTCTACTCTCTTTTGAGATAGTCGTTGAACTTTTAAAATTTTATAATATTTATTTTTTATACTAAATTAATCATTGGTACTAAATATTGTCTATCGATTGGTGTCGACGAGCTATTATACCTAAGATAGTTATTTAAACTTCTGTGTATAAACATACAAGTTTCTGGAGAATAAACCTTAGGTACATTATCTGGAACATGACGTTGCAAGAAATCTTTGTCAATTTCAAACTCAGATGGAAATGCTAATTTCTTATCATAATTTTCTAAATACTTTATATCTTTCACAAAATTAGCATAGTTTAACCATCTATTATCAACATAAACGTTCTTACCACCATATGATGAATAATGAGTATCATTTTTATCATAGCATCGTTGAAGCATATGTTTCCATTCTTGATAAGCCCACGGCTCTTCAAAACAATCCACTTCTCCATGATAAGCTATGCCAAATAGTATCGGTTTATACCAATCTTTAATGCTTCCTTCTACTGCATGATCAAATCGATATATAGACACAGAACCAGTATCCTTCCATTGGCATTTAACCATATGTATCGGACGATTATTCTGTTGTATCATCCCCATATCTTCAATGATCATGAAATCTCCAAATCCATTGCTATGGCGCCATTCAAATAGCCTAATACCGCGCATTGGATCTTTAACTTTGCCAGTTCTTACGTTGTTTACAAATACTTCTTTAGTATTTCCAGTAATATCAAATCTGACTATAACTTTATGCTCTCCAGAAGCACTTGAATAGCCTAAATCTTCTATTACTGTAACTGGTTGATTTTCTATATTCATGAATGTATAGCCTACCCAATTAGTTGGCATGTATTATACTCCTCATGAAATAAATATTATAAAATTTTACTTAGCTGCTGATTGTACATTGTTAACGATCCTTAGGACCAATATACAAAAGTTCAGTAAAGTATATTAGCTTTTATTTCACCATAGATCATCCTTCTACTTATTTCTGCTTTTCAGCTCCCTATAGGCAAGAAGGCTTTAGCACTTCCCAGCAATTAGAAAGAATTATTCAACACTGTGTCACCACAATGATGCGGCTACTGTAACTCTCAGGTAACCGTCTGCATCAGCGTCCGTTGCTATGATGATTTTAGATGGTTTGAACTTTTCTGGATCAAATTTGCTTGAGAAATTTTTATATCCAAATATAGAGAATAGACCGCTAATCTCTTCATTCTCAAAGAATTTCTTTGGCGGTGTCATAATTGCATTAAGAATTTTACCTCTGAGGGGCATAATGCCCTGATGCATTTTATCTCTATTATTTTCGAATCCTGCTGCGGCTGAATCCAGTTTATTCACAGAGTTCGCTACGCTCTGCAGTTCTCTTATGAACTTCTCTAGTATTTCTCTAGAAGTTTAGACTATATCATCACCCTATTTCTAGGGTGTCTTTCAACTTCCATTTAAGGGATTCTCACCCACTCGCTTGAGCCGTACTCCTGTAGACGAATTTCACGTCCCATATAGGGGATAGTCGTTGAACTTTTAATTTTATATGCCATTATTCTTTTCTGTAATATGATATAATTATTTGGCATTTATTCTATGGCTATTTATTTCATTTAAATCCATGACTGGAACATCGTTATGTAAAGCGACTAATTCATAGTCGTGATACCAATCAAATGCCATATTAAACATATTTGCAGCTGCTATGATATTATCATAGACTCCAAGATATACATAGTTTCCTTGTACTACTATACTAGCTTGATAATTTCCAGCTGAATTAATAGAAACTCCAAATAATGCTCCTGGATTATGTTCTCTCTTATATTCAATACTCTTTAAGTTAATATTATCCTGTTTATATAAAAACATACAAGTCGTAGGAGAATAAACTCTTAACTTTTTAGGAATATTAAATTGCAAGTAATCCTTATCAAGTTCATATAAATAGGGTCTATTATAGTATTTATCATAACCAGGTAGTCGTTTTGCATCTTCTAAAAAGTTGTCAAAACTCTCTAACCATCTATCACATACTTTAATTCAAAGCAAGCCATAATACTGATATTCTGGGATATTAGTATTATAACATCTTTTAATCATTTTATCATGTACGCTTTTAAGTTTCTTATTTAAGTAAAGTTCATAATTATCAAATCTGTCAATAGAAAAATCGTCACTAATTTTTCTATTTAATGCTGGATCTGATACTTTTCCATCTAGAGCGTTATACATTTGTACATCTCTAATCGTTCCTGTGTTCAAGAATAATATAGTTACAAATGCATGCCCTTTAACCTTACCCAAATAATCAATCATCTTAAATGGGCCTGATTTATTTGATTGAAATATTTTGTTTGGATTAAACCCAAACATGGGATCGTGCACTTTTCCTGATTCGGCTGTAGAAAGTAATACTATAGATTCTGCAGTGGAATCTAAAAATACTATTTTTACATACTGCCTTGCATTTATTAACCCCATGTATTCTATGATTTGATACTTTCCGCATTTATAAGAGTCTCTAATTAATTCAAAATTAATATCTGGTACAAGATCTTTTACCTCTCCGGCTATGATTGCATCCCTTCTAGCAATTCTGATATGGCTAGTTTTTAAAAATTGTATTTTGTATCTATGCCTTCTATCTTCAAAAGATTCAAAGCCAAGATCTTCTAAAATTTTAATTTCGCCATATGCATTAGTACTAAAAGTATCGCCTACTTGCACATCATGCTTTAAATTCATACTTATCTCCATTTCTTTAAAAGAGATAATGGCATATAAAATTACTTAGCTGCTGATTAGACATTGTTTATAGCTTTTAGGACTCTTTCGAGCTTTTATTTCACCATGAGCCATCTCTCAACTTGTTTCTGATTTTCATCTCCTATATAATAGGCATGAAAGCTTTAGCCTTTTCCAGCAATTCAAAAAGATTTAGACACTATATCACTATAGTGAATGGGCTATCGCTTAACCCTCGCAAATTATTACCTCTATATCTTTATGACCATTTGGTTTCTTATATTTTGCAGGTAAATCAGATATAGCTGATTGAATATATGAACCCTGCATTTTGATCTTTTGGCCATCTTGCTTCATCCTGATTTCACAAACATCTTTAAAATATTTGCTTACTTTCTGTAAATCTCCAGGAGCTTTCTTAGTCCATTCATTTAATGCTTCTGTAGTCTCAGCATTAATGAAAGGTTTGATATCCTCCTTTGAGAAGATACCTTTCGATTGACCTGTGAACAGCGGATACAGATGTTTTATATTAACTATAGCTCTAAGACCTGTACGTATATCTTGGGCATTGACTTGAAGTTTATTATTATTTGCTAGATAGATTTTGTTCATATAATCTCTAAAATATTTAATTAATCCGTCTAAGAAACCATCTACATGTGTACCTGAAATGGTAGGGCACATATTAGCAAATGATAAAATTTCTGGGTCATCCATATTCTTAAGATCGTATGTAAGTAAACACTCTACAGCCATAGTGCCATTATCAATCGCGTAATAAATAGGATCGAATAATGGCTTCTCGCATATTCCAGGAAGCATATCAAAGATACCATGCTTATTCTCTATAATAGATTTTCTCTTCATTCCTGTAGGAGTAATCATATTTAGAGTTATTTTTGTTCCTATAGAAGACAAATGACACAGTTTCCAAGTAAGTTCTTCTATCTGAATATCTGTGACATCAATATCTCCCATCATTTCAGATGGAGCAAAGCTAGTTATAAGACCGTGTTTTCCAACTGGTGGTTTCTTTATTTTCTGTAAACCTTTGGAATTTATACGACCTTCTTCAAATTCTACTTTAGCAGCAGTGCCATCCATACGATATGATTCGACTACAAAGAACTTCGATAAGAAGTTTGTAATTGTAGCACCCATACCGTTTTTACCGCTACTGTAGTTACCGCTACCTTCTTTTTTGTCATAATTGCTTGAAGAATGTAATATAGAAAATACTGGTATAAGCATATTTAAATCTATACCTTGACCATTATCTTCTACAATTACAGTATGATTTCTAGCATCGTAACTAATGATAATGTTTTTGTCAAGAGTATTGCCTTTGACAATTTCATCCAATGAGTTTTGTACAATTTCTCGGTACATGTTAAGGAATCCGGGTCCACCCAGGGACCCCAAGTAGACATCCGGAAGTTTTCTAACAGCTTCTACTGGATCTTGAATAACTTTAATTTCTGCTTGTTTATTTATTTTTTCATCTTTAGCCATTCATTTTAAACCTCCTAAATAAGATTTACTCCTATGGTTAAATATGAGTTTAAAAATTAATTAAAACAACTTTAAAGCCCATGGGACTTCTCCCATGGGCCCCTAATTAGTTGTTATATAGTTATCTTATTTTCTTTAAAGCTCTACCTTTGTTTCAGTCGTTACCGGAGCTGCCTGTTGCTGCTGAGTGGGCTGCTGTTGCGCTGCCTGCTGCTGAGGCTGAGCTACTCCAAAATTCGGCTGATAGGTCTGGCCAGCATTGGGTTGATTCATATACGGCTGCTGATACATGTTTGGCTGCATCATCTGCTGATTATACATCATCATGTTCTGTTGATTTGCGAACTGAGGATTGAATGGTTGATTGAATCCCTGAGCCTGCATCGGATTTACAGCCGGATTAGCTGCCTGTCCATTTACTGGCATCTGACCCATATTCATATTGGGCTGATAAGGAGTATTAAACTGCACCGTCTGCTGCTGCATGGGCTGATTATAATAAGCCTGCTGATACGGATTTGCAGTCACATTGTATGCCATTGATCCGCCCGGGAACATGGCGTTATACTGTGCATATGGCATAGCATCTGTAGCATAATACATGCCGTTCGCACTCATCATCTTGTTAAAGTTCTTCATAGAATACTCCCAGAGATCCGGGAATTTTTCTAGAAGCGGCATAATTGTGAAATAATCCCTTAATACATTATTGGGAATATTTCCAGCCCATTTTGCAATCTGCATCTGAGCTATCAATTTCTGTACAAGTTCTTGCAGTTCTTCTTTGGTCATCTCTTCCATGCTCCAGGAATTACCACAGATCGGGCAATACACTTCACCGGAGCCGTCTGATTTGATTTGAACAACATCCTGTCCCTTATCGCGGTGATTGCACATAGACCTCAACACAGTATTCGGATCAATGCTAAGATTGAGCACGTTGCTTCCAGGACGTTCTTGTCTAAGCCTCTGGATCTCTTCATCCGTAAGAGAAGAGCTCATCTGAGGCATCTGCTGATTGTTAAAATACATTGGCTGTGACTGAAAACCTCCATTTAAATATGGATTAGACGGATCATAATAATAACCGCCAAATCCAAACGGCTGCTGCTGATAGGGGTTTCCATAATAAGCCTGTTGATTCATATCCATTATTTTCTCCTCCTTAAATATATATGAATATGGATAATATATATTAGAATAGGCTTGCGCCTACTCTAATATATAATATACGATTATATTTTTGTTTGATCAGCTGTAAAAATATAATTTTTAACCATTTGCTGATCCATCTCCATTTGGATGATTGACTGGAGACTTGACTCTTTCTGATAATGGAACTTTATCTTTAGTCGGATCTTCTCCAGCAGCCCTCTTATTCTCGATCGCTTTATTATATTCGGCTTTCTCCCTAGTCTCTTTAAACGGCTCGGCGAATCTGCCTCTATAATAATCGTTCTTAGTATTAAGAATTTCTACACCATGCATAGCGTTAATATCAGACTGATTTAACGACCAGCGATCTGGATGTAGAGCTTCTTTGAATACGTACTTGATGGAGTCTTTAAATCCAGATTTAAATTCAATACCTGTAGATTCCATCGATGTGAATACGCCATCTAGATCATCTAATGTCATATGAATTGTTTCTAGAGTACTTAAATGATCATATGGTACTCCAATTACTTCAATTTCATTAGAAAGATTAGATGGAGAAACTGTATTTGTTAAATTTTTTAGTCTAAAAGAATATAGTATTCCGTTTGTGTCATCCCATTTTGTGAATGACAGAGCATTCATCTCTGAAATGACAACGTTACCGGTTTCACAATGAGCCAGCAGTGGGATATTTTTATCACCCTTAAGTGCTGTTCTCATCTGTATGATTCGTTCTATGCTATCCATAATATGCTCCTTTCATATGTTAGTAAAGCTGCTCTGGGAACATTGTATTCCCAGAGCTAGAAATTACTATCATGTCAAGAGCATTAAAGATTTGAATTTATCTGTGGCTTCAATTGAATCAGAGGAGCAAGAGACTGAAATGCATCATAACCTCTCATGATTCCCTCAAAACAATTTTTAGCTGCCACCCAAATTCCAAGTTTAGTAGATGCCTCTGCATACAATTTTGCTGCATTTGTATGCTCTGATTGGCCATTTACATAATTTGGCTGGAAGTTTCTCATGAGTACAGAATTGATATAATAAGTCAGCGCTGTTGTTTCTGTATTAAGCATGCTAATGTTTTCATTGCATACTTCCATACATATATTCAGCAATATAGCTGATTGAAAATACATATAATCTTCTTGTACTATGTTACCATTGGCTACGTCTTTAATAATTCTACGGACGTTTCTTCTGATGTCATCAATAACGTCAGGTCTATTTCCGTTGTTATTGAAGAATCCTGGATCATTATAACGCTGTCGTATTTCTCCGAAATACGACATTCGTTGTTTCTGAGCCAACTAAATCACCCCCCTATTAATCAAATGAAGTGGTTCCATTCATAATATCTTGCATTGATACTTTTTGTGTGCTATTAAACGTGGGATCTATATTATTCCTAAGCTGGTAATCCCTTTCATCCCAGTCGCCTTTAATATAGTCATCGATATCAAACGCATTCTCGAAGAACTGCTGTGCATACTTACAGAATGCGTATATTGATTTACGGTGCTCTAAACCTAAGCCCTCAACCAAAATAAAGCTATCATCAAGATTAATCATCTCGATATTCTCGATGATATAGTTGTAAGCTTCTGATCTACCTTGGACAATATTCCACATATCGTCGCCATAACCAAATTTTGCTGCGATACAGATAAGATAATATTTCAGTTCAGGACTCTTCTCTTGAACTTTTTTATCGTACTCGATATCAGCATCTGGATTGACGACATCATACATTTTTACTTTCGCTGCCATATTAATCGTCCTCCTCTATGATATCAAGCTCTCCTTCATATTCTTCGTCATCATCCACTTCCGCATCTGTTTCATCTGTGCTGCTGCTGAAGCTGCTATTTACAGTAACTACATCTAACGGGCTAGCTTCATTAGAGATAAGTTCTGTAAACTCTGCAACCTCATCAAACGCAATCATCTTAGCGGTCTTATAGACTGCTTTAGTGTAGCCGTTAGCATATCCTAAATCGTATTCATCTACGTCAGGAAAATCTCCAACAGTGTTTTCTTTTTCTGTTTTGTAGTCAGACCCTTCAAATTCTTTGCTAAATTCATTTAAAGTGTCTACCAGAATAAACATTTCTTTCTTCATTTGTTTGTTTCTCCTTTTGAATAAATTATTGTAGCGGTAGTTAAGTGCTACAATAATATTATATATAATTATTTATCACTTTGATCTTTGTCATTTTTAGTAATATTACCGTATGCAGCATCCAATTTAACAAACGCTGCACAGTATCCAGCTATAAGAACAGACATCAATGTGTCTTTAAGGTTAGCGCCCTTGGATAAATCCTCTTCAGCCTCAGAAATAAATGACTTTAAAACATCACTCTTAGCTATTAAATCCGGTGCATCATCGTATAGCTTTTTAAGAAACAGATTGTTGAATTTATACTCATTCATTTGACGTTTCCTCCTCTTTATTAGCGGCCTTCTTTTTAACCTCTGCTAGAGACCAGTCCATTGCACATAATGCAGAACCCCATCCGACCTTGATAGCAAGTAATAGAGTATCTTTAATGCTCATCTCTCCAGATTCAATACGTTTGACCCAGCCATCTATCGTATTATTATAGCCTTCCATGGTATTCATAGCATAGTCGAATAGCTTTGCAATATACTCACTCTTAAATTTATATTGCGACTGAGTGCTATCATTGTTAAATTCCTTCGCATCAGTAGTAGTTTTTTCTTCTGCCATTTGTGTTTTCCTCCTTAAACCATTTATTACTTCTTTCCTTGACTTTGTTAATACGCTCATAATTAGAGAGATTATACTGAACTGGGTCATTATAATCTTTCCATGGCTTATAGTTATTTTTCACATAGATTAGTTGTTGATCCGCTCTTGTAGGACCAACAAGATTTAAGCATGATTGAATATTCCCTCCCATGCTTTCTTCTATGTAAATTACTTTATGAAATTGAGAACCCTGTGATATATGACATGTTATAGCATATGCAAATTCAAACATTGTTCCCATTTCATATTTGTCTTTTTTGATTAGCTGTCTCATCTTGTTGTCTGCTGTTATATAGTCATAATTGGCATCTACTGTAAATAAACATTCTGGAGCTAAGTCTGGTCTAAATGAAACAATGAATGTTTTCTTTTTACCGTCAAATGATTCTACTCCAGGTTGATTTTCTACAGTACCAATTAAACCATTAACCAAAAATATCTCATTACCAAAATTATCTGGAACTCCATCTGTCCATTGATTGTTTCTACAGACTAACCGTTCTCCATAATTTGGCAATACACCAGAATATCCCTTGATAAAACGAATGTGGTTGTTTATCTTATCTCTTGTTTGGTTAGTACAACAGATAACTACATCTGCCCACATAAGCATACTATCAGTCAGATCTTCTCTATCTATAACCATAGAATGACCATAGTATCCGTTTAATAACGGCAATCCTCTCATCGCTCTGTTGGCTATAAAAGATATATCTTCTACTCCAGTTTGTCTCATAATTTCTGTAAGATGATAAATATACCCATCTACAAGATAAGCTGGTTTATCTTTAACTGGCGGTAACTGATTTTGGTCACCGCAAGCCAATACTTTGATACCAAATTTTTCTATTGTAGGTCTCATACTTAGAGGCATACAATATGCCTCATCGATGATTATTAGCTTAATAGAATCAGGTAATTTCTTTTTAGGATAGAATGTAGAATACATAATAATATTTCCATATGAATCTCTACAAACTTCTCCGTTTTCGTCTTTTCTTGGCTGTTCTACTATATCATAACACCATGAATGAGCTGTTCGAGCTGTATATAATCCTTTAGTCCTCATTACTAGACTTGCTGCTCCTATAAAACTCATAGGCGCTATTTCAGTATAGATATCTAAACCTAATTCTCTAACTATAGCATTTAATACGATAGACTTTCCACTACCTGGAGGACCATCGTATTGAAATAGCATAGAATCTGAATATTTAAACCAGTTAACTGCTTCTGATACTATATAGGTTTGTCCCTGATTTAATATCATATTACTTTTGTCCTTTACGAATGATTTCTATATCTAGTCTTTTTAAAGTATCTTCATCATAAAGATGCTCTGTATGATTAAGCTTACATACTAGATTAAAAATTCTTAAAGACTCATTTACAAATACATTGGATGAGAATTCTTTGTTAATCCCATCGGATAGATATGTCATAACAAAGAAACCTCGCTTAGATCCACGTATTGCAGATTGATAATAAGCTGTTACCTTTGCATTATTTCTCTTTTCCCACTTAGTTGCCCACATTCCAAATAGAATCTCCATTAATCTAGGATTCTCTATTACGTTTAAATCAATCTCGTTAGCATGTAAAAGCGGAATTTCTTCTTCAGAATATTTTATAAATCTTTCTGATATTTGATACAACGTGTCTGTTTCTTTATCATACACGTGATCGTTGTCATCCAAGCCCAATTTAAATTCCCTTAACGTGATATCGTTAAAGTCTAATTTAGCTTGGTGAAACATTTCTTCTTTAGTAAGTTTTCTAAATACAAATGGAGCCCCATAATACATATTTTGTCGTATAATTTCCATTCGTCTACGCTCGAATTCGTCATGATAAAAATTTTGCATTTGAATTTATCCTCCCTTAAAAATTTAGTGCTAGTTTTTCACCTGCGCACATAATTATAATATACGTTTATTTTAAAGTTTAGGGGGTTATTAAATTATGAATTCGACTTACCTAGACGTAGATAATATGCGGATTGAGGTTGCTATATTACAAGAAGCTGTTAATGCATTTGAGCCAGGTAATGGAAAATTTAAAATCCCCATAATAATGACTCAAGATGTCGTTGCTAGGGTTAATTCCTCTAACTCTAATATCATTAACAGACGTAATGGTAATTTAGGATCTTCAACTGTTAATATCGATAATTATATAGAGCTGTTTATTCCACTAGAATATACATTCGATTATGGGTCAGAAACTATCCCTAAAGGCACTAAATTCTTAGTTGCTTTTGTGGGGGCTAATGTTAACGATGGTCATATAATTGGTCGATATGATGGATCTACGAAAAATGTCACCAGTATAATTTCAAAATGGGTTATTAAGATAATAAATCTCGATGAACGAGAGCAAAAAATAATCAATTATTCAGATGAAGAAGACGCTAAAATTAGAGGCGATTACAATGCAAAGTATACATCTTTACAGCAAGTTTTAGGTGATAATTACAGTACATTAGATAGTGCTATAAACGCACTATCGCTTTCTGTTCAACGAAAAATAGATAGCTTAGATGATACTGTAAATAGAAGAATTACAACAGAAGTAAAATCTCTAGATGATAAAATACAATCTACAGCATCAGAATTATCAGATGAAATGAATACTATAAAGTTAGGTATAGATGAATCTATATCTGATTTAAAAACTTATACTGATAATAAAGATGCTGCTCTTGGAATCAGAATAGATACTTTATCAACAAAAATAGATAAAATAGAAGAAGAATATGATTTTTCTGATGAGATAGCTGAGAATGCTAGAAAAATAGAAAAGCTTAGAGAATATACAGATGGTAAGGTTAGTGATATAGAAGAATCTATATCAAATCTATCTGATAAGGTAGATGAATCTGTAGAGACTCTAAATCAAACTATAGTATCAACAGCAGAACAGACTCTATCATCTAGTAAGCAATATACAGATGGCAAGCATCAAGAGATAAAAGATCAATTGGAATCTAGTATAGAAGAAGCTACAGAGAAAATTAAAGCAAATTTAGAATCTATCGGTATGTTGGATTCTAAAGTTGGAGCTGAAATATCTAGATTAGATACTAAGATAGATACAGAAGTAAGCAGATTAGACGGTAAAGTCGATGCTGGATTGGATAGACTAGATACGTCTATAAGTGAAGTAAACTCTAAGCTAGATACTGAGGTTGATAAAGTAGTTTCTAAATTTGATACGGAAATAAATAGATTAGACGATAGCGTTGAATCGTTAGATAATGAGATAGAAAGCAATAAAACAGAATCTGAACAGCGATTTGTGTTCGTCGCTGATTTAATCTCTAAAGTAAATAAAAAAGTAATAGATAATGATAAATATATAAATGAGACCGTAGATGGTCTTAGAGATTTAATGTTTGAGAATGATAATAGCATTATACAATCTGCATATGCTTTATCTCTTAAGGTAGATGAAAATTATAGTACTTTAGATACTAAGATAGATACTCTAGATGCTAAAGTCGATACAGAAATTGAAAAGTTAAACAAAAAAGATACTGAATTGGATAAGAAAATAGATGATAATACTACTACGCTCACAGTATCTATATCTGATTTGTCTGATGTAGAACTAGCACATTATAATTCTACTATAGGGAGATTAGATGCTCTAGATCAGACTACGGAAACTATAAGTACTAATCTAGATAATTACATAGAATCTAACGACGCAGCTTTAGAAAATGTAAAGTCAGATTTAGCACAGTCTGTAAGCTCTATTAATACCAGAATAGATACAGAAGTTAATTCATTATCAGATAGTATAGACACTATACAAAGTCAATTAAATACAAGAGACGATGTTGTTAGAGACTACATCGATGAAAAAGTAGAAGACCTAAGTGACACTATGACTTCTGCTATAGAGACTGTAAATGGCAGAATTGATACTCAAGGATCTACAATAAATAATAGAATCACTACAGAAGTAAATACTATTAATAATTATATAAACACTTCTATAGCTCAGGTTAATACTACTATAGAGCAAACCACAGCAGCATTAAATAGTACAATTAATACTAAAGAAACTCAATTAAAATCAGATCTTTCAGCACAAAAGAATCAATTAATACAGACTATAAATAGTAATATAAATACATTAAGCACTCAAGTAGATAATAAGATAGCTCAAGTTAATTCTAGTATAGATTCAAAAATACAAACTGTTAATGCTACAATAGATTCCAAAGAACTTTCTTTAAATAATGCTATTAGAAATAATTATAATCTGATGGTGCAAAAAGTAAATGAAGAAATGGAATCGTTAACAGCGCTAGTACAGAAGCATAGAAGTGAATTAGATGCTAAAATTAATACAGTAGTATTAGATTTTAATGCTTCACAAACTCAACAAACTAATCAGCTAACTCAGAGAATATCACAAGAGTCTTCAGCATTGTCAAACTCTATAAGCAATTTATCTACTACAATAAATGGCAGAATAGACTCTGAAGTAGAAACTTTAAATACAACAATAACGAACAATCGTCTTGAAGCTAATTCTAAATTTTTAAATTTAGAGAATAAATTTAAAGAGCGCATTGAAGATGAAGTAAAAGCAATAAATGAGAATATAGAAGCTAGAATAAAAAATGTAGAATCACAAATTCTTGAGGGCGATGATAGAGTATTAAACACTCTTGAAAACGAATTAAACTCTCTTGATGATAATCTTAATAATGGTATTGATGCTTTGTCAGCCAATCTTCAAGGTCAGATAGATTCCATACGTTTAAATATGGAAAATAATAATTCTGATATGGTTGAAAGATTAAATGAAAATATTAGCACATTAAGAGAATCAACTCTTAATAGACTTGAGATATTAAAATCTGAAATCAATACTCGTATTACAGGAGTAAGGTCAGAGATTGCTAATACTACTAATGCTCTTGTTGAAGGTAACGCTGATACTCAAGCACAGATAGAGAATCTTAAAAAAGAAGATACAAGTACAAGAGCAAAGTTAGCTTCGATAACTGGCAACCCTCTTAACGATGATGGCTCTCTTCAGTTACCAATAGATTTGAAAACTGTTAAAAGTAAATTAGATGGTTTATCTCAACAACAAGCGGCATCTGGAGATATAAAAATTACTCCCTCTATGTTTTCTAAAATAGCCGTTGTTGGAGATAGCTTTGCAAGTGGTATAAGCGGTGAAGAAGGTGCCGCTTATGAATACTCATGGCTTCAAATGATGGCTAGAGAATATGGCTGCACTGGTTATAATTTTTCTAGAGGCGGATTAACTACACGTACATGGCTTAGTAACAGTGCTGGATTATCAGCCTTACAGAGCGGCGTTGCTTGTAATTTATATTTCGTAGCTCTTGGAATTAACGATAGCAATCCAGATGATAGAAACGTTGCAGTTGGTGATATAGCTGATCTAGATTCTTCTGATCCTCCTGACACGTTCTATGGTAATATGAAGCGTATAAGGGATGCTATTATAAGCAAGAGCCCGAATGCTGCTATATGTTATATAACACCTATGAGGATTAGCGATAGATATACTCCATATCAGGATGCTGTAGTGAATATTGCTGAGAAATATGGTTGTTTATTAATTGATTGGAGAAACGTTTCTTATAAAGAATCTTCTTGGTGGTTAGATAATCTTGTATCTGGTCATCCGAGAGTTCCAATGTATAACGCCATGATGCATACTATTGTAGATTTGTTAAACGTTGCTATTCAAAATAATATGAGCTATATGTCAGCATATCCTAATATAAATAATTAAATTTTTATATATTGGAGGTGATATTTATATATGGCTGCACTAGATTATGTATATCAAGATTCTCAAGAGACTTACACTATAGAACAATTCATAGCCTGTCAGTCTGATGATATAATGAACTATAAAAATCTGTCTTTTGTAGATAAGATTCAATATCCGGAATTAAGTAGAGAGTTTCATTATTCCGCATATAATGTAGTATCTGATTATATAGATGAGATCAGAAATGAATTCTGTGTTACAGTTTCTTTGACTGATAAAGATATGTACATGTATATGTATAGACCTAAGCTTTTATGTGATACGCTATATAATAATGGAGAGCTTTATTATATAATTCTAATCATAAACGATATGTATTCTGTCAAGCAATTCAATAAATCAGTTATACTATTACCAAGAAGACAGCAAATGCAACAACTGTGTAATTATATTTATAATGCTAATCATGTGGCTATACAAAGATACAACAAAAATTTAACCGTAATGTAAAATATTTCCGGTGGGCTTTTATGCCCACCGGAGTATTTAAACTAATTCGATCATTGTTTCTTTTTTATGTAGTTTCTTATACATGGTTCCAGTGCATGGATTTACATAGTATTGATTATATATGCCGAAATTTCTAGCTGCCATTATAGACCCAGCAAATATATTATCCATTGCATTTTCTAGCTTAACGTCATCCATTTCTGTTATATTCTTAATCTCATTTGGAGCTCCTATCATATTAGTACTCATACCATTTGGCATTCTTTCATCTATCATAGAAGTTTTATGACATGGCACCGGATCATAGAAATCCTCTTGAAATTTAATGGAATTTCCTATGTAAGGTATATATGCAAAATGAGTGCCAGATTGGATATAATATCTTGATTTTACACGCTGTATTCCGAGATATCTTGCTCCAGATACTTTATCATCTTCTGGAGCTATAAGTGCTATCCAATCTGCATTCTCCAATATAAGATTTGAATCACCAACATTAGCTCTGCCAATAAGACGAACTAGCTCAGATTTATTTTTTATTCGTGCACTATCAATAGAACTAGTTGCATTTCTATTTAACTGAGACGCTGTTACTACAGGAATATTCTTTAATGTAGCAAACGTTTTAAATTCATTTACAACAGAACCAAGCTGTAACCTTAAATCAGAATTATAAGCTGGCTCTATAGATTTAATTCTCTTAAGATAATCTTGAAATAGACATATTACTTCATAGCCCTCATCTTCCAAGTCATCAACCAGTGTATATAGATAAGATGTATCTACAGACATATTCGGCTTATATCTTATAATCAAATCTATAGGATCTTGTTCTGAAAGATGAAGACCGTCTTTCATCATTATATTCAAAGCTTCATCTTCAGAAAACTCTGACATATCATGTCCAGTTGTCATGCTGAATATGCGCTGCACTGTTTCTCTAACGTCATTTTCCATCACTAATACAACCACGCATGGTCTCTTAGTTGGATCTTTACATTTATAATTGGCGTTATATTTTTTTATCTGTATTGCCATATCTAGCATTGTCGATGATTTACCCTCACCAGGAAGACCAAATAATACATATACTCTTGTATTTTGTAATCCACCGCCGGTGAGTAAATTTAATGCTTGAGTACCAAATACTAAATTATTAGATGGTGATGTAATATGCCTATAAGTTTCTACTATAGATTGTATATAGTCATCTCCAGCTAATGAAAATGACAGATTTTCTGAATTATCAACTTTAGCTTTACGAAATAGATTTTGAGTTTCTGATAACCAATTTTCTATATCGTTTACTATACCAGCTCTGTTAGTATAATCAGTTGATTTTAATTTAGTTAATAGCTGTAATCCTGTATCTGCTTGAGCTTCAATGTGAGAATACTTAATTATCTCACTCATAGATTGGTTTACCCAATCTATTTCTGTATTATTTAATTCTCTAAAAGTAACATCTGATGTGTTACCCATACCACCAGTGATTTCTTTTAGAATCATAAAGCTGTCATTTAAGTTATGGTTTAATCTTGCATCTATGCCTTTATTGATAAATGCTAATCTAGATAGAGATTCTTGATCATTACCATACACTGCCATATTCATAATATCAAGAACTCTTTTTAGATTTACAACATTGCCACGTTTAATGGATCTATTGTCACTGACAATATATGCACATAATAGATCCAATTCAGTTATGTCAAATTTTATATCTATTTTTACATTGTCATCGTTGTGCTGTTGTGTTTTGATTCGATATTTATCTCTTCGATCTTCCATTTATATTTTTCTCCCTTAAGACTTTTAGTACTTAAATGTCTTGGGATAAATTAACCAAGATTAACTACTAATTTATATCATATTAAGCTATAAATGGCTTTATTTTAGTTTCAAATATCTTATTTCGTATCCATTCATCTTGCTCATATTCTTTAGTAAGCATAAAATAACTAACAGCTAGATCATGCTTATCTCTAGCGAGCTCTTTAGATTTCAAATTCAATATATAACTTCTCCATGATCTTGCTGTTATAATTATTATTGGTATAAATGCCAGCACAATGATCGAGTAACTTAAAAATTTTACGCCTAAAAACATATATAACAACAGGAACGGAATTAAATATATACTTAATAATATTGCAAATGACATTATTAGACTATATATGACATCAATCTCGTTAAATATATTTAAATATACTAAGTTTAGTAGCCTTGTGTCTTCGTAAGTCACTTCTTGAATATCTTCAATTCGTGTATATTTTTTCTCTTCTTCCATTATGTGCACCCTTCTAATAAATTTATAAGCTCTTCTACGGAGATAAAATCAGAGCCCTCGCATTGATTCATATACATAACAAACTTATCATAATCTCCTATAGAGTTATCTAGTATATAAGAATACTGAGCATTTTGCTCAAGCACAGTTTGATCTATTTGTTCTAGCTGTCTAGTTTTCTTATCTAGCTCTTGTAAAACAACTGTTGAGTTATTGCGAAAATATGATCTGACTATATTCATATTTTCATTAGCATTGTTAAACTGTACTCTGATGTAATCAATATTATGAGATTCTTTATACGACTTAATGAAATCGATTATTTTTCTTGGATCATCGTTTAATAAGTCGTTAATATTAATAGTAACATATGTGTGACTTTTTATTGGTATCAACTCTGTATAATGATATCTCGTGTAATTATTATATAGAGTTATCAAAAAGCCCTTTTCGTTTTCTTCTCCAAAAGCAAATCTAAATGCTGATCCATTATAATAAGCATATGTATCATAACACATGTTTTTATGATAATGCCCCATTAGTATTGGTCCAGCACAATTGCTAAACATATTCATAGAAAATATTGGAGCATGATTACTTTTTAAGGTTGCTATTTCTGAACCTTTAAAAGAGCCTTTATAAGTACCATGCAGAAGACATAAATCATAATTACCAGAGTCGAATAAGAACTTATTATACTCTTCTTCTGGTATTCCATATCTCTCTGGGATACATAAAATTCTTAGGCCTTTAACATATTCAAATTGCATTTTCTCTACGATCCGGAGATCTATAGTTGGATCTGATAAATAATGATAAAATAAACTTAATTGCCCATTATCATGACTTTGAGTCCCATCTATAATAATTAAGCTAGCATTTTTTATTCTACACAAATTTATTAGGTTATCCATAAAAGATAATACATAGCCAATGATTGGATTGTTAGCCATAAATTTTGAATCAAACAAATCTCCACATATAGCTACAATATCAAAATCTAAATATTTTATTTTTTCAATAAATTGTGAAATTAAATTGTTATACATATAAAGAGCATCAGTAGCCCCAAAATGAATATCAGAAATGCTGATAATTTTATATAGAGTTTGCATTCTTTACCTAACTCCTCACTATCTTTAACTAATAAATGTAAGAAGATTAATGATGAAGCAATAGATGACATACTAACGAAAAAGAGTAGTATTTTAACCGCTACTAATATAAAATCTGTCACTTTCATGGCTAAATATTTTTCTCCTTTTGAATATCATCTGTCATAATTTTTAAATCTGGTACTTTATATTTTTTATCATAAAATTGTTCCGCTTCTATATCACTAGTATTACCCTCATAGATATCTAAGTAATGTACTAGCTTTTTGTATAATAATTCTGATACAGCTTCTATATTCAGATAATCCGTGAGCACATGCTCAACGTCTGTGATATAATTTGACGGGTAAATATTACTATCTTTAATAGACATATATTTTTCACATATATCTCTATGATGATTGTATCCTAGCATTTCAAAAACATCTGTGTTTTTATTTCTTGCTTGTATTCTATCCCATGCAACTTCAGCACTGGTGTCTAGAACAAATTCTAGATCTGGCATTGTGCCAAATGTAGCAAATTCAACAAGATCTTTAAATACTTTATGAAGATCACAGAAATCTTCATCGTGTTCATCTTCTGGATCATAATTACAAAAATCCTGATAAATATATGTACTACGTATGAACCTATCACAAATAACTATCTTTTTATTAGCAATCGCTGGTTTAACTATTCTCTGTATATTTAAGCTCATAGACGCCATAAATAATAACGTATATTGTCTAGCGTCTAGTGTGCTATTTAAAACCACCTCTCTTATTTTTTCAGCTTCTGGAATTCCTCCAGGCTCCCTAACATAAATAGCATCGTAGCCATTATTGTTTAGCCTTTCAACTAATGCTTTTGCTGCTGTAGTTTTTCCACTACCATCACAACCTTCAATGATAATAAAATAACCGTTTTCTACTTTCGTCATTTTAATCGTCCTTTCGTAAGCCAATGTTATAATATACAACTATTCATCAATTTGATATAATTCACCTATCCTATACATATCTTGCATATAATAAAAATTATGAAATTCTGATGGCGCTCCAATTTTTATTGAATTTAAATAATCTTCTCCAAAGTTTATTACAAAATCATTATCATAAAGAGTTATATCATATCCTATACGGATAAATATATGTGATAACGCTGCCAGCTGTGTAGTATAGATTATTTTAACGTTATTAGTAATACAATCAGCAAATGCATCATAAGTGCATAATATATTAATCTTTCCGTTGTTAGGTAAAAATGCTACGTATTTATTTGGATTATCTATAAATATATGTAATTGCTTGCGATCATGGGCTTCATCTGGCATATTTTAAAGCCTCCCAAAGTGAAATAAATTATATCAACATTATAAGTAAAGGCTTATGCTGCAGGGCCTTTAACGATAACTATATTCTTCGCATCCTGTTTTTTATTCATTTTGTTTCTCCTTTAAGTATATAAGTGCGCGTATACCGGATGAGGTTCTCCTCATCCGGTATATCTCGTGTTTTTAATTAACGAATGGATCAATGCCATCATCTTGTACATTTTTTATCGCTGGGTTATTAAGAACGTCTGCTATAATATATATCGTATTTAAATACGTGCTTTCTATATCAAATACCATAGATTGCCATATAGAATCTATTTTAGAAGACCCAGAACCAAATCTATTATAATTAAATTTTATTCCGCCTACGCTATTATATGCGGTATCCACTTCAAATAATTCTTCTTTTGGTATATAGCTTACAAAAGCATCATTTACTTTCATTTCTATAGATACTTTAGAAATTCTAATTTTACCATCTAACCGTTCTTGTAAAATATTTGAATTACTACTGTTCAAGCTTATCAATACACCAGCTAAAGCTGATGATTGTCTAAAAATATCATTAGAAAGAAATTCTTTAATAAGCCTATTTATTTTTCTTTTTAATATAAATTTGCCGATGAAATTACCGGTATATAAATTTTGATAGTCGCCTATCTTAATACATAGACTATGGATTATATTTACAGGCTCCATTATGACCTCCAGTTTAATGCATTAAACTGGTTTTCTATATTACATAAATTGTAAAAATAGTAAACCATTGATAAGAATGTAGTTTCACAATTATCCATAAATTGCTTATCTGATGGATTATGCAAATCTAGACTATATTCATTGTATCCTATGTCGTTTTTTGATAACTGTAATATAACGCATCCGTCAGGGTAAATATTACACTCAGTTCTTAGCATATAGATATATGCCGCTAATTGAAGACAATAGTTAAACGTTATATGATTACTGGTTTTGTAATCTATTAAATATATCTTACCTCCAATATTATATAACCCATCTAAAGTTCCACCGAAATATTTACACACTATAGTTTTTTCATGGAATATTATTTGTACTTGAGAAAATCTAGAAATATCATCAAACCATTTTCTAAATGACCAGTAAGCATTTTTGCTTTCTTCTAAAGTTGGGGATACGTCGGTGTTAGTATCTAAAAATGCGTCTATAGATGTATGGCATTCAGTACCGATATTTGCTGCTTGTGATAATACTTTATTATAAGATTGATGTTTAAAGCCAAGATTATTAGCCCAATACATCAATTTATCATTATGGATGCATCTTGAAATTATTTTCGTTACTCTTGGTACTCTTATACCATTATAAAAGTAATCTGAATTTATGCTATCATCTATTTTAAAAACATCATCTAGTAGAACTATTAACTCATCCTTCATTTTCGTTATTACCCTTTTGTGAATTTTTAAACTCCTCTATAGCCATTTTTCCTATAGCATCAATTTCATTGTAAGGAACAAATATTATATACTTTAATATTTCTAAAAATTTATTTATTGCTGTTCTGCTACCGGGTTTAGCCCCAGCAAAGAAAATATTTCTTTCTCTTTCTGTATAATCTGTAAGCTTTATAGACTCTTTATAAATAGAGTATGATGAAATTTTATTAAATAGATTAAGATAACCACATATAAATCTCATGAGATCTTCAGCTGGTAAAATATTATTTTCAACGAATAGCAAGCTCATTCCATATATAATATTAGACAGCTCCAAGATATGCTGATTTGTAAATGCTATGATTGTATCATCATTTATGTCTTTCATATCAGCTTTCTCTTTAAGAATTTTTAAAGAGTTTTCATCTGCTAGTAACCAAAGCCCTACGATAGTATTAGGCTGATTTACATCTAAATTGATTTTTTTCACTGGTGCATTGAGTCTAAAGTTTTTCATAAACTCATCATAGTTTGGATCATTCTTTACCGGCTCAAAAATATCTTCTAGAATATTTTCTTTTTTCTGCTCTTCCATGTCTTGATTTCTCCTTTTATATATTATTATTTTAGATGTAAACGATTTATTATAAATCTAATAATTAATAGACCCCTGAAACATTTGAATAATTTATAAGAGCTTAGGAGGTAAAAATACAATGGCAAAAACCTATGCTGATAGCTTTCTTTATAAAAAGTCTATAGATTATGGGCGTGACATGTATAAGTTTATCATGGCTGCTAATCGTATAGATACTAAGTCATCTGAATTTGATGATATACTTTTTGATGTTAAAAGACGTAAAATTTCTGATAAACTCGCTAAAGTAATCACATCAGATAATGTGGTTATTGGTATTGGAGATAGATCGCTTCCTAAAGCGTTTAGAGTATTCGTAGCACAAGATGTAAAAACTGATAAAAAATATAAAGTTTTTATAGATGCCACTGATTATATAAAATACGATAAGGGAGCTTATCAATGTCAAGAATTAAATTGGTTGATTAGTTATACCATTGCTGGTATAACGAACTTTGTATTTAAACTTAGGGAAGCTAAACTAACGATGGATTCGTCTATCATACTAGACGGCGGTAGTTGTTTTGTATCTATGCTTTCTTATGCCATTGATAGGATTTATAAGATAACATCAGTTCAGCAAATTAAGAAGAGAATTGATTATGCTTGTGCATTGTATTATCAAATAAATCTTCTTTGCAAAGACAGCTATACTGAGTCTCAATTTAAAACTATTAAAAACTATGCAATGCGTATAGTTGATATAGAAGATTCTGAATCTAAGATTGTAGATATTATGCTTAAGCAAGAAGATTTTCAGGATATCGATACGTTTATTAAAGCTCTTGGCCGCATGTTTAATCTCAAGGATATTAAAATTGATGCTGTAGTAAGCACTTGGATTAAGTCATTTGGTACCGGAACCATATTCGCATTGGAATACTTCCCAGCATTTGCTATGGTTATGACTAATACTTATATCGGTGGATATATTGATAACCAGATTACTATAGAGAAGATCTGTGCTAGAAGCTTATCGAAATTCTGTAAGAGTATTCTTGAGATTGCAGAGGAGGTTGTATAAAATTGGCTGAATATGTGAGCAACGAATCAATTGCTAGATATCTAAGTCAGTTGCATACATATACTGCATCTAGTTTGAGAAAATCACAGAAATGGCATGTACCATATGTGATTACTAATACTATAAATCAAGTCTATTTATCTACGTATGACGAGCGAGATGGTATAGATGCTATAACTTTAGATGGTAAAAAAGTTTTTAAAAATATTAAAGCCATTTATATTAATGAAGATATAGCATCGACATATAAAAACAATGACGTTATCGACGCTAAAGTGTATTATATGTCTAAGAAAGACCAAATTAAGACACGCTATGCTGATATAATCGGTGATGGAGAAGTATTTGCTATTCTTGAAGATGGAACTATAATAAGAGACGTATTTGGTAATCTCAAATATTACAAGTTCACACATGAAGGAATTGAGCATGAGGGATTTGACGTTGAGATTGGAGAAGACCAGATAGACGCTATTGCTGAAGATGGCCGTGTTTTCTATAATATCTTTAATCTAGAAAATGTCAAATTCAATGAACTTATGACCCACACAAAATTTAATATAGAATTTGGTGAGGGGCTTAATGCAATTACAGATGACGATAGAATAATCTATGACGTTCTTAATCTTAATTACATTAAGTTCTTACGTCGTATTGACGAAGCTAAGTTTAATATTCAATTTCTAGAATCTGATACGTCTTTAAAGCTTCAAATTAATAGAAGAGCAAATATTAACGTTGTAGATAAATTTAGATATGATGGAAAGTATTATGCTCATAGATACAGTGTAAATGATCCTGACTCTGCAATTGGAATTCTTCAGGTTGATAATTTACCATATAACTCTTTTAGCAATAGAATAAATAAAAAATGTTTTTATGGTAGACTTGATAGGCTAGTTTATCAAGGCTTAATGAAACCATTGATGGTATTCGTTGACCATAAATTTGTTAAATGGGATGATATAGATATAGTGTATGATTCAGATGAATCTTGGATAGTACTCCATGGTGAAAAGTACGCTAAAGAATATATAATCGATAAAGAGATTAATATTGTCATCATGCCATTTAAGTGTGAGTATATTGGAGAAGAAACAGATTATTCATTTAACGCTAACTATGAAGCATTAACAAATTATCTTCAAGATAATTGTTACATAGATTCAAATAACGAATTGTATTTAAATATACCAACGATGGAGACTGTATATAAGTATAATCAGTATCCTGTAAACGTTGGTGGTTGGATGTATTATCAAATAAAAAGATATCATTTAGGACTACTCTCTGAAGATCGTATAAAGAAACTAAGATATATACCAGTATTTAAATATTTGCGTGATTCTGGTGGATCTATTTTAAGTACAAAGCAAACTAGGTTTAATGCTTTAGATAGAGATAGTTATACATCTGAAGATTTATACGCTTATTTAAATTATATGGAGCTTGAGCACTATAATAAATTTACAAAACTAAGCTTTACAAATGACGGGTTATACGATACAGAAAATGGAGAATATTCTGTTTATATAACCAATGAGTCTACTCAAGTTCATATACATGATTCATCGGATGATTTGATCTATTGTGACCTGTCAGATATTAACAATGTATTATTTAGAGAAAATTATCTTGTATTTGATAACGGATATTTCAAATCTGAAGCCAAGATAATGACTTCAATAAATAATATTATTATGATGGATAATCCTGATAAACATAAAATGTCTATTATCGGAGTGTATGATAAGCACTCTGCTCATGTTATTCGTAATACTGATAATTTCTTAAAGTCTTATATGAATGATAAGGCTAAGAAATATCTTGAAGTTTTATACTATCATAATTATGAAACTGAGACTGCACTAGATGCTATAACGACAGATAACTTAGCATATAAAAATATAGATGCTTATTTCTTAGATAAAGAATTTGCATTTGTTCCGAAATTAACAGATTATATTGTATATTTAAATGATCAAAATACAGATCTAGTCAATTTTGTACATAAAGCATTAGATCCATTTGATTTTACTATAGACAAAAAGCTTACTATAGAGGAGTCAAATAAGAAAGCTATAGATGTTATATTAGATTACAATCCATCGCTTTTAAATGGTGCGTATACCACATACATAGATTCAAGAGAATTTACTGGTTCTCAAGCGAATGATAACTTAGTCTATACGTTCATGTATCAGTCTAAACGTGGTTTAAAAATTCCTAGGAAGAAATATAAAAACCATGAGACATACATGATGGTATTCTTAAATGGCGAGTTATTTGAGAATTACTATAAGACTATAGCATATGCAAACTTTTTCTTTATTCCTGTAGATGATGATTTTTCTTTCAAAGAATCAGACAGAATAGAAGTATTATACTTTAAGAATGTAAATAATAATGAGATTAGATTCTCATTTACCGAATGGATTTATAATACATTATTATCACAATCCAAGGAGAATTCTAATTATTACAATATAGATATTTTTAGTAATTTCATAAGACCAGAAGAGTTACAAATATTCTGTCATTATCCTAAATATTTAATTCAATATCCAACTTTAATTCCTGAAGCATCTGAAAATATAGCATTTAATATTTCTAGTCATGAAACAGATAATACGTTAGCTATCAAGAATAGTGCTATCTATCACATCACAGATGGATATGAACCATTAAATGCTCTAGATATGTCAGATTACTCCACTACATATCATGATATTCAAATAGGTGGAACTGATATGCCTATAACGTTAACCACAGATGATATTAATGTAATAGATGTGCTCACTGGAGAAGATTTATCTGCAATCTATACAACAGAACAGCTTGAGAATACTTTTGTAGCAACGTCTAAATATAAGTTTGTATATCAACGGCTTTATGTAGATAAAAAATCTTATCGTATAGCTCTAGACAAGAGATTTAGATATTGCGATAATCAAAGACAATACATTCTATTTATCAATGGTCGTAGGATGAAACAAGACTCTTATCTTGTTACTATTCCTAAACACACTAGACCGTTCTATGGTTTATACTTATATACAGCACGGTTTGTTGATGCTAATGATAGGGTAGAGCTATTCTATGTGCCATATGAAATGACGGATATTAATATAGATAATAAACCTAGATGTGAAGTTAAACCTAGTGGTTATTTAGATTATCTTAAAACAGATCTAGATGTTCCACTTTCTAAAGACTTATATTTATTCTTTGTAAACGGAAAGAAGATTCCTTACAATGATATAGCTGACATAGATTCACATACTGTCAGATTTACTACAGACATAAATACATTAAAATACCCAGCTGTAACACCAATAAATGTAGGAAACATAAAACAGGTTTCTGATAATCTTAGGGACGAGAATAAAATATCTAAATATGATTCTTTAGTTAATTTTATTAGAACCCACTCTGCAATTGGGTATGAAGAATTAGATAATGTATTTGGTTATTATGCCAAAATGACAGACACAGAAGAAGATAAAGTATGGGCTAATGTAGCTCATATTGCTATATTAAATGAAATAGTTAGAGATTTCTGGGTTACTTCTGGCTACAACTATCAAGATCAGACTTTCATATATGATTATGAGACAGATGAGTTATACGAAGAAGATAAAGACACTGGAACTCTTATTCTTCCAGCTTTGGATGCCACCCCAGTTATAAATATAGAAAAGAATATTACGTCATTATTATATTTTTATACTGAACCTAGAAATCTTTTATTTGAAAAGGGCTCTGTAGCAGAATCGTTTAAATTCTATTGGGATTATTCTCAGCGTATAAATCAAGAATTAGATCTTATATCACAATCTATTAACGGAGTTGAGATACCTCTTGAAGATAGAGAATATGAATGGATAGAAACTATAGAAGAGCCTAGAAACTTTAGATTTGTTGCTGATACAGGATTTAGAATTCTTGTAGAAGACACTAAGCTTGATTTCGTTAATGGTGTATACTGGGGCACCATAGACGAAGATAGTTTACAATATTACAATATAAAGCATAATCTTGTTTATCTTAACGAGATAGTTGCCATAGTACCTAAAGATGGGTATACTATAAAAAGCTCTATAGATCAATATAAAGAATCTGGAGAGATTACATATCAAGCTCAGATTATAGATCAAAACAATATCATTAGAAATATATGGTATGACGAAAGTAATGTTATATCTGGAAGTCCATTAGATATAGCAAATATTCATCGTCTTGGCAATTATATAGAGAGCGTACACGCTAGAGTAGATGATACCGGTAAAGTTATCTATGATATTGTATTGATAGATCCACAAACTTTAGTACGACAATATTTAACTCTAGATGCTGAGGAATTATACGACTCCCAAGGTCGTAAAATTATAGATTATCTACCATATATAGATGTATATAATGGAGAAGAAATCTTTGCTGTTACAATTCCTAAATTTGAAGGGGATACTTCTTCAGGACGTATTTTCCATGATATATTTGGCCAAATAATCTATCATAGAGCTATAGATTCTACCAATATAAATATTGTAAACGTATATAGTGATAATTTCATTGCAGTATTGGATGATGCTGAAAATGAAGAAGATAAAACTAAATGGAGATCTTTGACCTATCAGCTAGTCAATCATACTATAGATAATCCTGAGTTATATAGTAAAGAACCATTTGATACATGGCATGTGGTTGATGATACAATGCTTAAACGTGAGATGAATCGCATACGTGAATATTATGATCAATCTGATCTACACCAGCTTATGCATCATCTTGATAAGCATCTAATCAGAACCGCAGACATACAACTCAATGATTATATTATTGGAAATAATAAATATTTCGTATTTGCGTGCGCCAAAGAATTATTATATGAGAATCATGTGCCGTTATATGCAGAATTTTCATTCCCAGATCTACAATCTGAAGAAATTCTAAGTAATTGTAGAGATGATAAGACAACTCCTGTGTATACTAATGGCCATTTTATAAAAGAAACTAAACTCCTTAAAGAGATTAAAGAAATGCATATGGAATTCATGGGAGAATTTCCATATAAAAATGAATATGGATATACGACTACATTTGTTATGTGGAAAACCAACGGATTCTTCACTAGACTATTCGAGACTTATGGATTTGATATCCATATTAAAATCGGAGATCTCTCCAAGGTCAATTTCAATGTAGATAATAAAACTTCAACTAGTGTTATTAACTATACTGAAAATAATGCTATTTCTAGCGCTATTATTCCAAAGAGAAAATCTCTAAGTCTTAATATACCAATGCCTAAAACAACTACTTCTGAAGGGGAAGATGATAATATGGCTGAAACCAATAATAATGTAAATAGAACAGATATTATTAATGAAGCTATAAATAACGCAGAGAAGGATATCGGCGTTGAGCTTATAGATAATGTAACTAGTTCTAATAATGGCCTTAGTGATAAGAAGATCAAAGAGCTTCTTGATCAAGGCATCTATTTAATCTAACTATAATTTAAATTGCTAGAGGGATATCCCTCTAGCAATTTATTTAATGATTATATATAATATAATTGCATCTATAAAACGATAACTATTCTAAAGGAGACAAAATGAAAATACAAGAATTCATCAAACTTCATGGCGCTGGTGGTGATAAAAGCTGGATAGGTTATAATGAATCCATTATACTGCCAAATAAAACCATAATTGAGGCTGTGCCGTCGCATGAACGTGCTATAGCTGACTATGTATGTGATCTAAAAGGTATTTCATTTTCAGAGCTTTCTAATAGCATACCGACATATATTTCTCCAGTACACTTTCTTATAGAGAAATATAAGATTTGCTCAATATGGTACTATGAGGCTATCATATATCCAGATGCTTTTAAGAATAGCCGTAAGCTAGTACATATATTTAATGAATTAATCAAAGCTAACTTATTGAGCCCGGATATATGGGATAGTATTACTATAGCTCATGAGGCTACGTATTTAGACTTTTGTAATAATGAAATTACATACGAAGAATATAAAGCATTCTTAGATCATAATATTGAAGAATCTAATATAATTAAAGGAGGCAAATATAAAAATGAACGAAGAAAATATTACATCGGTACAAGAGCCAGAGCAAGAAATGCCTGAAGAAGTACTTAACGATCCTGAATTATATAACGGCCCTCCAGAATTAGCTCCTAAGAAAGCTATACTTTCTATGGAAGAGATTGAGGCTAAGAAATTAGAAGCTCTTGAAGACAATGAATATTTCTATCTGCTCGTTGCTGGAAGTAAAACAATTCTAGATCAAGAGCGCATAGATATAATCTATAGCTTACTAGATGAAGAGCTTAAAGAGATTAAAGAGCAATATAAGAAGATTGTCATTGTTGAGGGTGAAGAAGCTGGTGTAGATACTATAGCTAAAAACTATGCTGCTGATAGAGGCTACAATCTTAAAGGTTTTCCAGCAGCGTGGACTATATATGGCTCTACAGCAGGCTTAAAACGCAATGAGCAAATGCATAAATTTATCTCTCAAAAACCAAACAGAATGGTTATTTGTTTCAAAGATTCTGCAAGTCATGGCACTGGTACTCAGCATAGCTTAGATCTAGCTAAGAAATATCAAACTAATTTGGTTTGGTATGAGTTCACTAAGAGCTCTTATACTAGAACGCCATACTTAGGCAGAAAATCTAGAGTTTATAAAAATAAAGACTATTACGCAATTAGTAATTAAGGAGAAAGTAAATAAATGAGTACTCCATTATTCGATGTAGGCGATATAATTATCTTATCTAAAAATCCTTCAGGCACTGATCCAAAAGAAAATCTCAAAGGCTTGCTTCTTATCGTCACTGAGGTGATAACTGAATTAAAAGAAGATGAGCTTGGAGAAGACAAAGTTCAGCCTGATGATTTACCATACTACTTATGTAGGAATAGATGGTATGAGTTTTATATAGCAGAAAACGAAGCTGCTCCTATAGTGGATGAAGAAATCATGGGGAAGATCGCTAAATATAGCATGAAGAATGATTGCTCGCCAATATGGTTAAAAGATTTACAATGATAAGCATAAAGAGAGGGGTGTTTTACTACTCCTCTCTGTTTAATATTAATTTATTATTTTTTCTACAAAATATTAAAAGAATATTTTTTGGAGGTACTGTATTATGGCTCATATTATTAATAGAAATATTCCTGAAGATGAAATTCCATGGGGGTCCGATTTTCTAAGAATTTGTCTAGAGAACGCTACAGTGCTAAGAGCTAAAGGAGCAAGATTACTTAGACATTGTATTTCTATTACTAGAACTATATTTAGTAATGAAATGCGCACAAGTGATCAGACTTATTTCGTTCAGTCATATGAAAATTTCATCACAAATATAATGGCTGATTTTAGGGACAACAGAGATTATCTTGATATTAAACAATTTCTATTAGATTTATTCTATGGTAGATTAAACTATACAGATATTACTCATGAGCAGATCATGAGATTTGTAGATGTTTATTATACCAAACTCAGTGATGCTGTTGAAGAAGTAAGAATGAAAACAGAACCATGGGATTATGAACCAGACCCTGATTTTGATGTAGACGCTTATAGCGATGAAGAAGCTAGAGCTAAACTTGAAAATGAAGGTTATGAAGGTGTGAATCCAGACGCATCAGCAACTGAGAAGAAAGATCTTCCTGAAGCTGAGATGAGCGAAGAAGACAAAGAGCTTATTGCTGACGCAATGCCAGATTATAATATAGAAAATGCAGAGACGGATGAAGCCATTCAAGATGATGGTGTTGTAGATGGCGATGACGGTATGAGTTAAAAATAAAATGGGGAGGCTTTAATAGCCTCCTCTAAATTATTGTCTGCTCGACATTAAAATAAATTTTAAACTATAACTGTAGATAAGGAGACTATTATGTTATCCAACACACATGAATCTAGGGTAGATACTTTTAGATATTATTATCTATCTTCAAAAGATAGTGTAAATCTAACATTATCGCCAACAGATTGTAATAATTATTTATTTACTTCAGTCGAGCTTGCTATAAAAGAATACAGAAATATTTATGTTGGTGATGAATTATTTGTTTATATTCTTTATGATATAGACAAAAATAAAATCTTTCCAAATAGTATGACCGAAGGTAAAGTTAAATTTATAGATACTATAAGAGTCAAGAAATTTGGGAAAATAAAATTTGTTGATAATGGAACAACTGGCTTTGAATGGGAATATAGAAATGTAATCGATGAATCTTTTATGGATGAGTATGATAATAGAATTTATAATATCATATTCGATCTAGGTGGAGTTTTAATCAAGAATAGAGCTAATCCAGAGTCTCTATTAAGAAAATTAAAAATTACAGAAGAACAGCTTAGAGAATATCTTAGTATATATTATAAGATAGTATATAATAATGATAGTATACCATATGATATAGCACTTAGAAACTATATTAAAGCTATGGACTCTTATGGTTTTAGTTATGAGTTTATAAAGAGCTTATTTGATTTTGCTTCTGGAAGCAAAACATTATTCGATTATACTATACCATTACTGGAAAACCTTAAGTCTAAAGGTTATAAACTATATTATTTATCAAACTGGACTCGAAGCTCATATGAAATTTGTAGAATGAATGGTTTATTTAAATTCTTAGATAAATATTTTGATGGAGGATTATTCTCTTTCAAAGAAAATATGAGCAAACCAAATTATAAATTTTTAAATAGACTATTGAATAGATACAATCTCAGTATAAATAATACTATTCTTATAGATGACCAAGAGCCTAGCATAGAAATGGCTAACCTTATTGGGATGAGGAGTGTACTATTTACTCAAAATATCGTATATGATTTAATGAATAAAGATTATGAATCATTAGAGCGAGCATTTTACAGTAAAGGAGATGACTTAAAGTTGCACGGAGAAAAAAATAAGGCATCTATTAATTTAGAAGCCTTTGATGTTGGTTTAGATATAGAAGACGACGAGCTTTATGCTGGCAATATTTATGATCCATTGAAGAATACTAAAAAGTCATCTTCTGAAATAGAATTTGAATTGCCGGATATGGAATCATATAAACCGGATATCACTTCATTATTAGATAACACTCCGTTAGATCGTATATTCCTAACGTCAGATTGGCATTTCTTCAAAAATCATTATAAGCACGAGGCTAATTATGTAAACACGCAAGAAATTCTTAAGTGGTGCAAGCAAAATATAAAGCCTGAAGATGTGTTTATATATCTTGGTGATTTGAGTTTTAGATATGCTAACCAAGAAGATCAGAAAAAGTCTCAAGAGTTTATGGCTTCTATTGCTGGTCATAAGATTTTTGTTCTTGGTAATCATGATAAGATGCTAGGACAAGATTACTTTACAAAGTGTGGATTTGATTATGTATTAGAAGACTTTACTTGGAGGAATTATCTGTTTACTCATAGACCGGTAAATATGGATACGTATCCAGAAGATTGGTGGAATATTCATGGGCATATACATAATATCAGAAAATATAACACCACAGATGGAAAAAGAAATATAAACGTATATCCGATGTTTTATAACAATAAGCCAGTAACGTTAAAATATCTGATAGATCATAAAGAGGAGCTTGTTAAAGATAACGAGTGGAATTTTAACACTGGTTATGGAGAATCTGCTATACTAGATAGGATTAAACTTCTTAAAGAAGCATATAATCCTAAAGAAAAGCCTATAGTGTATTATTCTTCAAGTATTGATTCTAAAACTATAGCATATATGGTTTCATTATTCCAAGATTATCTTGGAGACAGAATTGCCATAAAATTACATTTTGGCGAATCTGGCAATAAGAATTTCTTAAATCCTAATCTTCTTAAAGACTTAGTTAAATACACTAACGGTGCTTTAGTTGATTCTAATACTGCTTATGAGGGCTCTACTAGAGGAACAACTCAAGATCATATAAATACTGCTAGAGAACATGGCTTTGATTTTGGATATATCGATATACTGGATGCTGATGGTGGTATAGATATTAGCGTTCCTAAAAAATATCTAATAGATCAAGAACTTAGAGCTCTAGCTAATGGAAAACCTGGTTACGAATCATGCGTCACCCCAGGAAGACATTTATCAGAAATTAATGTGGGTGCTCATATAAAGAATTATGATAGTATGATCGTCTATACTCATTTTAAAGGTCACGGCGTTGCTGGATATGGTGGCGCTGTAAAGAATATCGGAATGGGTATTCCTACAGGCGCTAAAGGAAAAATTCAAATTCATGGTGAAGATTGGATTCGAGGCCCATTATTCTTAGAGCGTTTAGTAGAATCTGCTTCTGCTATAGAATCGATGTTTGACAATAGAATAGTTTATGTAAACGTATTACAAAATCTATCTACAATGTGCGACTGTGATAAAGATGCTCCTAAAAGTACTATTCCCAATATAGGCGTTTTAGTATCTACGGATATTCTTGCCATAGAACAAGCGTCATTAGATTTTATTAGAAATGCTCCTGGAAATAAAGATTTAATGGAGCAAATTTCTAAGCTTGGTGGCACACATCAGATCGAGTATATGAAATGGCTCGGTATGGGCTCATCGAATTATATTCTTAAAAATGTCGAGGATAATAAAACTATTAAGCTTGAGCAAGTAAATGATATAATTCAAGAAAAAACACAATCTGATGAAGCAGCGTTATATTTGGAAGCTTCTAATAATGTATCTGAAGGTTATATCTTTAATAAAGATGATATTTATTATAATAAAGAAAAATTCGATAAAGGTTTGACTAATATATGCTTTATTACAGGACAATCTGGTTCTGGTAAATCTACTATGGGTAGAAAATATAATAATAAAGCTGTAGTGGTTGAACTTGATGATATCATCTGGAATAAAGAATATCATACTATAGAAGATTTTAAAAATGAATTTGGCCCACTTGTGTCTAATTTCTTTACAGAACCAAAATATAAGAAATACTATCTCACTGCAGACGAATTAAATGATTCAAAAGAATTTAAGACTATTAATTATGAAGAATCGTTAATAAATGATTTTGTTAATTATACTATAGAGTATGCTAAGAAGCATAAAAACACTAAATTTGTTCTTGAAGGAATTTGGATTTATTTATTCCTTAAACCTGAAGATCTTAAAAATTATGCTGTATATATTAAGGGAACTTCTATGGTCGTTTCTCTTTATAGAGCTTGCAAGAGAGATAAGCAACCAGAATTTCTTGATCCAGGAATGTGGTTTAAGGGAGAATCTAAATTAAAGAAATTTAGAAAATACTTTGTTGATTTAATGCTTAAAGAAGAATCTGCCATATTAGAAACTAAGCGTTCAGAGTTGCCAGATTCAGCTTTTGGAATTCCGGAAGATAGAAAATTTCCATTAGATTCAGCTAAGCATGTTAAATCAGCTATACATCTTTTTGGTCATGCTCAAGAAGATAAGAAGAAACGCTTAGCTAAGAGAATCAAAGCGGCAGCCAAGAAATATGATATTAAAATACCAGAAACAACTCAGTGTTATAAGTATTTATCTGAGGGCGCTATTATTAGTATCATTCCAGATTCTGTTGATACTATAATATTCGATATGGGCAATGTGCTTGTGGATGCGCATAGTTTAAAAGCCTTAATCGATAATCCAGATATACCAAATGAATTATGTGAAGAGATTAAAGACCTTATAGATAAAGAATGCTTCTATAGCGCCAATAGCTCAGAAACGCAACAGCTTAATTTACAACAAATTAGAGTAAAATTAAATGATGTTGCTCCTGACCATATTAAACCATATGTAGACAGTATCTTAGCCACATTTAGAGAAGCTATGTATGTATATCCTTACGTATATGATATGCTTGACATGCTTAGATCTAAAGGTTATAAGCTATATTATCTATCAAATTGGACTAAGTTCTCATTTGAGGTTGAGGAGCCATTCTTTAGACCTTTACTTGATAAATTTGATGGAGGAGTTTTCTCATTTGAGCTTGGAGAAATTCAAAAACCAAATAGAGAAATGTATACTATATTTTTAAATAAATATGAGATTGATCCATCAAGAGCAATATTCTTTGATGATAAACAAGAAAATGTAGAAGCTGCAATTTCTGTAGGTTTAAATGCTTATAGGTTCGATAAAGAAGAGACTCCAAATATTATATTTGGTAATCAAATAAGCATACCTGAAAATGCTGATGATAATATTCTCATTGCTGTAAATGATGAGGGATTTAAATCTGTTCCTATAAGTGCTATCACATGGTGGTATATCTCTGAAAAGAAATATCCGAATGAAGTGGACGAAGAGCTATATTATAAATCCATAGATGATTGTATTAGATGCATGATTGAAAGAACTATGTTTAATGATGATACGTTAGAAATCACAGAGTATGTGTTTACTAACGCTAGAGCATTTACAGAACCTAAGACACCGCCTAAGCTTGTTCCGGTTGGTGTAATTAATGTTACTGAATCTGGAGCATATGAATGGGCAGTTCAATATCCATTAAAGCTTGAGAATAATATTTTATATTCTTCTATAAAATTAAAAGAAAATTCTCTTGCTTCAATAAATCCAGTTATAGGAATTCATAAACCATTTTTAATTAAAGTTGGTGATCCAAGACATCCTGAAAAATTACTTAGCGATCATTATGTATATACTAATGATATGAATTTAGATAGATGCTTGGTTGTAGATGACGATGGTGCTCTTAAAACAGAGCCAACCAAAGATCTTAATATCATAGAGGCTTATGAGTTTATAGGTAACTATGCTTATATAGATAGACTCAACAGATACTATAAAGAAGGCTCAAAAGTATTTAATATATACACAGCATTAACAGATAAGCTTATGCTTACAGAAGACCAGATTGAGTTTGATCCAAACTTCAGGAAGATTGAATTTAATTTGATTGAGCAGAAAGTGATGTCTGAGATGGTAACGTTAAGAGACAGCATTATAGATTGTCTTGGATATAAAACTTTTAGAGCTGCTTTTATTGAAAGTGCTATAACTAAAAAGCCTAAGTTTGTTAATAAATATAGACTAAATGGAGAAGAAATTATTTCTATTAAAGAAGACTTTGACGGTAATTATTTCTATAATAATCTAACCGGTAAGAGATCTATATCTGTTTCTTCTTCTAGTATGCTAACTGAAGACATGATAAGAGCAATAATTTAATTGATTATATATAATAATTATGAGAGGTAGCAATACCTCTCATAATTTTAAAGATTGGAGGCAATTGATGGATAAAAAATTAGAAGAAAAAATACAACAATTTGCTGAATCAACTATGCTTGAAGGGTTCAATAGATTCCCAGGCAAGATTTATCAAGCAAAGGAACGAATTACACAACTATCAGAATCTAATTTAGTATTTAATAGAACTGTATTAGAGCGGTACTATTCTTCAGAGATAGAATCGGCTGCTGAATATAGAGATACTAAATATGCTATAAATGAAATCAATAGAGAATTATCTGAAAGACGTAAATTAGAAAACACGTTTAAATGGGAATATATCTACTGCCCGTACTTTACCATAACAGAAATGCCAGCAGCTCTAATTTATAATGAGCATTATACTACTGGTATCGACCACTCAGATTCATGCAAAGCAGATTCTTTTAATTATGGAACAGAAATTAAAGAACTTGAATTGAAATTAAGAGACACTGAAGACCCAGATGAGATAAATGATATTAAGACTCAGCTTATTTCTTTAGGTTGGAATCCAGAGGTTGAAATGACTGAGTCCAATATAGAAAAAGCGAAAAATAGAATAGAAAGAATTTATACACAAGAGATGAATTCTTTCTGCGACATAATAAATAAATATGATGACTTTAAGACATTTGAGCAATATAAAAATACGCCACATGCGTTAAATGAAGCTCATATAGATTCAGAATATTTTCCGTTATATATTTGCGTTAGTGAAAACGGTACTAAGCTCAATTCAAAAATACTAGATGAGGACGCCAATTCAAATATTTACGCTATATTTGTTACTGGAAATCTTAGAAACCATATTCTAATGCTAGAGAATGAGAACGGCTATTTCACTTCACTTTATGAAGATGGCATTTTCACATTCCCAGCTAACTATAAAGTGTTTCAGGTTGTTTCTGCAATATATGAAACCTATCAGTTGCATAATAGAGCTATAATTTATAAGATTAAATCTCAAGAACAGCAGCTAGATAGTAGTATCATAAATAACTATTGTAGACACATGGCTAATAATCCGTATCTGTCTGAAGCTGATATAGATACTAATGATATTTATTTTAAAGCAGCTATATTAATAGAGTGAAAATCACCACACTGGGATCAGCCCCAGTGTGGATTTTTAGTCATCTTAAAAGTTTATTAAATATTAAATCTAATTTAATATTATAATAAATAAAATTTATGGAGGATAATCATGAAAAGTAAATTTAAAATCGGTTGTAAGTATCAAATCTATGAGCAGTTTAGCGATAATGATAAAACGCTATATAGATTGATGAGAGCTAAGAATGAAAATTCAGCTTCGTTTTGTAAATGTGGCACTACAGAAATATTTACAAAAACAATGCAAGAAATTAACGAGTCAATGGTAGAGATTCAGCCCGATGCTTTACTGCATATCATGTGGACTAAATATGAAAATGGCGATGATGATATGTATGTGAGAGTATTCAGGACAGATAGCTTAAATCCAGAGAAGTTAGATGATTCACTTGCTATAATTATGAGACAAGATACTCTATCTCAGGCTAAAAATATGTTTGTAGGAGATAGATTTTTTAATGTTGTCTTTGTGGGTGAGTGCTTAACCAAAGATACATTAATAGATCCTGATATGAGCTTGACTGATCTATATGAGTTTGATCACGTTGAAGCGGATATGCTCATTTATCTATATTGTGATGACACATTAAATGACATCATGAAGCTAGTTGGCAATATGACAAAAATTTTCGATGATGTTTTTAAAGGCTTATCGTCGAAAAATTCTAATGTCGTACACGGCTATTGCGAGTCTCTTGAGCAATTCCTTAAAGAGAATAGCTTTATGGATGCATATAGAAGCATATTTGGTATTGTACCAATAGACTTTCCTATAGTGCTAGGTAAAGAATCTTTTGATGCTAATGATGATATCATTCTTAATAGCAAACAGAAAGCTAGATTAGAAGATATCTTAAGAAAGCATATCGACAATATCAAGATTATTGAGTATGATTACGATCTCGATATTAGGAGTATAGTATCGTACTCACACATTATGGTTTCAGATATGAATGAGAAGATCTATCTCATTACATATAACGTAACTGCAGACTACCCAGTAGATGATGATATCGCTAGGGCAATGAAAGTATCTAATTAATATATCTATAATTAAAGGAGAATGAAAACAATGATGAGCGAAGACGATCTTGAATTTGAGCAGAGTTTAACCAAATTATTTGTCAGATGGAGTATTGCATCTTCTAAAGCCGGATACAATCCAAAAGATGATAACTTCAAAGAAATTAATGATGATTTTCTTATTAAGGTATTAACAAAGAAACTCGAATGGGGCGGCGTAAATGTAGTATTGCCAGATTATATGCTGGTTTTGCTTGCATCGTGTGCAGAAACACCGGCACAGATTCAGATGTTTATGGTTGACATTCTGGATGTTGTTTTAAACAACAACGATGGCAAGATTCCAGTCGGATATATTATTAAACCGACTGATTTTGCTGAAGCGTTTCCTGAAGCATTCCCATCACCACACTTATATCCTGCAGTTGCTAGAAAATACGATGCAAAGTGGGATGAACAAAAAATCAAAAATAGAACTAGTGGTACAGATAACAGCTATGATACGCTTGAGTTCTGGTCTAAATATAAAAATGTATAAAAATAAAAATAACTGTACAAAATAATAAACCAAAATCTAATTTGGTTATATATTATAAACGTGTATGAGGAGAAGTCATTTATGGCTTCTCTTTATATAATATATACTTTTAGGAGGACTGCGATATGGCAGATGTAGCAGCAAAAGTTAACAATGTAGTAGACGTTAGGGTTGACAGTAATGGAAACCCACTCAAGGACCTTGTGATCTATGATCGCTTGAGTAACAAGGCAACAGCAAAGTTTAGCCCGTATACGTTTAGATCGTTTGGTAATATCATGAGGCTGACAAACCAGCAGCTCAGCATTATCATCAGAGAGTATTACCAAAAGATTTTCCACGACCTTAGGGGCGTGTATATTGCGTATCAGCCCGGAATGAAGAGCCCATTCAACGTGGACTTCTATTTCACAAAGAATATGGCTGAATGCCCAGAAGGAAAGATCACAAATATCGATGATCTTACCAAGGTAGGCAAAGAAGCCAATATTTATCAGAAAAACAAAGCGCTCCAGAACAAGATGTCTGGAAATATCTATACAATTAATGATGACACTAAAGTTCTGCTTAGTGAAATCATGTATGGTGGGAAGGGCGAGAAGTCCAATAACCCGCACAGTAACAAGTGGAAGCAGTGCTGCATGAGCAGATGGATTCCGGCACGTGATTCTCAGTATCGTCCTGGCGCTGGGGAACTCTGGATCAGAGTATATGGCTGTTTCGATATTCGTCTGATCTTGAAGAAGATCTTCGATGAGAACATGATCACGTATACCAAGACAATCAAGACTTCAGACGGATATGATGCTGAGAATTTTACAGCAGCATGCATGTATGAGGCCCGCTTTGTCAAGTGGGTTAACTCCAATGTATTTGTGATGAATATCGAGCAGTTTGATTCCAAAGCTGTTGCTGAATTTGCGATTGCTGATAATCCGCAGATGCAGCTTGCGAACGGGTTTATCTATTATTAAAGATTATAAGACGCTGTTAAAAGAGACGGAGGCTATCAAGCCTCCGTCTTTGTTTTTAATTTTTAATTGGAGGTTTAATTATGGTAGCAGCAGATCTCATAATTGTAGCTTTTATTGCGGTGATATTCAACGTTTCTTTCACCATAGCAACAATTTCATATTGTAGTTATATGGTGAACAAGAAAATCCAGGAACACGAAGATGCTACTACAAAGAATAAAAAGAAACCAAGAAAAAACATTGAGAAATCCAAAGTAGCTAAAAAGAAAAACAAAGAAGGAATTCTTAAAAAGTTAGCTAGTAATCTATTTATCGGAGAAGACATTTATGACTTTGATGAAGATGAAGACGGATTATTATCTATAAAAGATGCAGAAGATGATTTCGATGATATGACTGATGAAGAGATAGACAATATTCTTGCAGAAGCAGAAAAAAGTCTAGCTGCAGAAAGAAATAAAAGAAACTATTCAATATTAGATCCAAAATATTCAGATAAGGTGATCTCTATGAAAGACAGAAGACAGTACTTTAAAAACCCGCAAGATCTTGTTGATTATGCAGCCAAGAGATATTATAAAGGCAGAATTGATGTCTATGATACACGCTTAAACAAAATTAGGCAGGTCAGAGCATTTAATGTAGAGGACGGTCAGCTTCTGATATACTATGAGAATTTCACTATCCCTGAAAGATTTGAGCCCGGGAGATTTGCCCGGGTAGCATAAGTAAACTATTACATATTTATGTACGATATAGTAAATATGTTTAAGGAGGACTTATGTAATGCAACAGCAAAAAGAAAGAAAAACCTTTAACTATAGGACAATGCCTGATTTCGATTTTGTCATCGAAGAATCTGGTAGCAATTCCTTGAATCTGAGGAAAATAGCTTGGAATTCAGTTGAGGGAGATGGTAAGCCTTATAAGTTAGATCTTCGCAAGTATAGTTATAGCGACGGAGAAGAGCATATGATGAAAGGCTGTACCATCTCTGATAAAGGCGCAGATGAATTAACCGGAGTTCTTGTAGAACAGGGCTACGGAGATACCAAAAGAATTGTCAACGCTTTGCGACATAGAGACAATTTCAAGCAAGAGATGCTAGAGGATGATTATGAAGAGGACGATGGTAGTGAAGACTATTACGATCCTAAACAGCTATTAAGTTTAGACGAATAATTATACGTCTTAGGGGGAAATATGGGAGGCACGCCATGCGCAACGATATGATTAAGAAAAAGATTATGGAGCAATATAGTTATTTAGATACTAAACTAGGCTTACATCTAGATCCGGTTGGAGAATCTAGATATATGACCGAAATAGCGCAGCGATATAACAATACCAAAGATAAAGGAGAATATTACCATGAGCCTTCAAGGAAAACAACAACAACTTGATGTGTCTCAAGTTCTAGGAGCATATTATGTCAGATACGATAAACTCTTAGAAATCAATTCCTTATTACCATCTAACCTAGTTAACAATACTGAGGTGGATGTTTACATAGATTTGAAAAATATGCTGAAGAAGCTATATGAAGCAGATGTTTTCAGTAACAAGAGATTCTCTATTTGCGCTGCAATTATCAATCTTGCAGCGCATATTAGGGGATATTATAGAAGCAGACATAAAACATGGGCTAGAATATTTCTAGTATATGGAGAAGATTCTAGCCTTAACCATCGACAGTTTTATAACAATTTTGGCGATGAACAACCAGATATAAATAATGTAAAACACACAGAGACTGATAAGTTTATCTCAAGCCAGCTTGAGCTGGTAAAGATATTATGCGCTTATATAAATGAACTTTATTTCGTTCATAAGCGATGTGATTTTAGCTCGTTTACTTATGACAGTATTTGTGCAAATAAAAACAGGCTGTCTATAATAATCACAAAAAGCAAATATGCTTTTCAAATACCACCATTTACTGAAAATGCAGTTTTAATACGACCTAAAAAGTCGTTTGATATGAATACCAACACCGTAATGGATACGTCATATCTTGTAACTAGACAGAATGCGTTATGCATGTGCTACATGAAAAACAAAACTGATTTGACTGGGATAAGCCCGCAGCTTATTTCTTTATTATGGGCTCTTAATGGACTGCCGGAGAAACATATGCATCAGCTAGTGAATCTCAATAGAGCAGCCAAGATGATATCAGATGCTATAAATCAGAATCAGATTTTGAATAGGTACATGACGTATAATAATATGATATACGATAGTCTGCTTAATCTTCATACGATTATAGATAGACATTCGTTTAGGTATAGATTCTATACACTTGATCTAGTATATCAAAGCCTGATATATCAGAATCAAGTTGAACATAAAGATTTCACATGGAAAATAGATTTGAGAGATCCAGAGACGGTTAAGAATATAAATAATCAGTACTTTATTGATAACCCTCTGGATCTTATCAATCTTTAAGAGGAGGAAAAGTTTATGAAAACTATTAGGTTTATTTATAAGCCTAATGAGCAAATGATGCAAATGATTAACTCCGAGATTGTTGATTACGGCAACGACTTTCTGTATGGTATTATGGATGAGCAGGACAAGTATATGCTTAAGAAGAGAGCCATATATTTGATGTGCGAAGAAGAACCGAGATATGGGAAGATGATCTATAAAAACCCGCTTGCGGTGGTTGCCAAAAATCAGAGCGATGCGGCACGAATATATTTCGAGTGGACTGGAGCTAACAGCTCGTGTATGTGCGAGCTAGAGCAATACGCTAACAAAGCCAAAGTTCAATCGCCTACCGTAATCGACATGTGAAATTTAAAGCCATTAGGTTAACGCTTAATGGCTTTAAATTTTTTGTATAACTCTCATGGTAAAATAATACACACCCATATACATAAATATAAATTACTTATGTATTTAAGGAGGAGCAGAAAATGTCTTGTATTAACGACATTTTAGGGGAGCCAACGCCAACAGAAATTTATGATTTTACAAAATCATACACAGATGGTACAGGAAGAGAATTTAGAGAAACAATTGTAGACGATTATTATTCATCTAAGAATGGAGAGATTGCTAAAATTATTTTTGATGAGAATACTAGAAGCCCAAATAGATTCTCTATTATCAAACCTGAGATTGACAAATATGGAGCAGTAAGAATTTCTGATGCTCAAAAGAGACATTATCCAGTTTCTAGGCTAGTCTATTCAGCATGGGGTAATCAACCATTAGATACTAATTGTTGCATTGCTCATTTAGATTTAGACTCCAGGAACAATTCTATAGATAATCTATTACAGCTCACAAAAGACGATAATATTAAGTTCCAGAGAGATAATGGTGTTTATGCCAAAAATTCTACAAAATCTATTAAAGTTAGAAATAACACCACTGGTGAGATAACAGCATATGATTCTGTTAAAGAGTTTTTGATAGATGTGCAAGCTCCAGAATATGTCATTAGAAGAACAGATATAAGTTCTCTTAAGAAGCTATCGAAATTCAGGCATCTTGAGATTCTTAAAGAAGAGTCATAATATTATTATAGATTATTTTTTTATCCTAAAGATAAAAATGATAATATATTATATATTTAGGCTACAGGTAGTATTAGATTCAAGATAGAAATTTGGTATTATCTGTAGTTTTTAAAAATCTTTAAGGAGGAAAAGATGGCAACAAAAATAAAAACGACACCAAATGTAAGAGCTGGAACTACAGCAGTTCCAGGAACGCTTAATGTCAAAACAACGTATACATATCCCCATTCAGATAAGTATACATATAGCACACGGTTAGTCAGGCTAGATATGGACCAGACAAGAATTGATGATCTTAAATCTGGCCCTAATTTTATCATCTCTGCCCCAAAGGGAATTAAGAATGATATCAAATATCAAAATGGCATATTCAGTCAGAGATTTGGATCTACTATATCGGATATAGATTCTTTCTCTGGTAAATATCGCTGTAAATGTGGAATGACTAGAGGATCTATAATGCATGGAGAGATATGTCCAGCATGTGGTACTGTAGTCAAGTATTATGACGATGACGTTTCTATATTTGGATGGCTAGTACTAAAAGATAAATACTGGATTATCCATCCAAATATATATAGAACTCTTGAAGGCTTTATCGGTGCAGCGAGATTAAACCGCATTATAGAGCCAGAGATAACAGTAGACTCCAATGGTAAATATATAGAGGTAGTATCTAATAAGAAAGACGAACCTTTCAAGGGTATCGGTATACTAGCATTTAAAGAGCGGTATCGAGAGATACTAGACTATTATTATGCTAAATATCCAGCTAAGAAAATCTACTATGATGATCTTATAGAAAATGAGAAAATCACATTTACTCATAGTATACCGGTATTCTCTGCATTGTTGAGACCGTCTGTACTGGATAATGGATCTTTGAAATATCAGTCTTGTAATGAGAACTATCAGATGTTATCCACTCTAGTTTATAAGGTTAATCAAGATAAACTTAGAATGGATCAAAAGCTTAAAGGAAAAGTCCAATACTTATACGATATTCAATTCCAGTATAATGCAATATATGAAGAATTGAAATCTATCATGGCCAAAAAGAAAGGTGATATTCGTGCAAGTATAGGTGGTAGATATTCATTTACTAGTAGGAGCGTGATACGACAAGATCCATATTTATTTTGTGATGAGATAAAACTTCCATTTCAGTGTTTAATGGAATTATTACAGCAAGTTATTATAAATATACTCGTTAAGACACAAAATATCTCTTACTCTATAGCATATAAGAGATGGTATAAGTGTCAGATTAATGGATACGACAAAACAATATATGATATTATAGACGGCTTAATCAAAGATAGCGGGGGACTCCCCGTTCTAATTAACCGCAATCCGACCATATCGTATGGTGGTATTCTCCGGTGTAGATGTATAGGGATTAACATGAACTACACTATGAGTATATCTCTATTGATATTAAAGCCGCTTGCTGCTGATTCAAAATCAGGATCACGTTTCTAGGAATAGGAGCGTTAAAAATTAGTGAATTGCTGGGATGTATTAATATCTTTATGCCTATAAGGAGTCGAAAGACAGAAACAAGTTAAAGATTGGGCCATGCTGAAATAAAAGCCATTGTATAATAATGGTGCTAAAGCCTGCTAACAATATGCAATCAGCAGCCAAGCTATACTGTAACAGTATAGAAGGTTCAACGACTATCCCTAAATGGGAGTAGAGCTATAGAGTGATTACTATAGTACGGCATTGCAGCAAATAAGTCCGTTTAAATCGAAGCGCTAATTATCCCAACGCTTTTATTAAGCAGTGGATTTAGATATAGTCTAAGCCACCTAGGATCTAATCAATCTACATTACTTTCGTAGTGTATAGGGGTACGTTGACGGAGACACCCTCAATATCATGTATTTGTATAATAAAGATTTCATTAATTTGACTAATGAGATATTTAATCCTGTACAGCTGTATATCTCTAGGAATGACGGACAATGTAATTCTGACATGTTACCATCCAGAGATATGCTTATTAATGCAAACGGCATGAAATCCATGTGCAAATACACGCAAGCAGAAGCAGATGAAATAAATGCTTGTATGGCAGTGCAATAAATAATTCGATATTCTGTATATGATAGATACAGTGAGACACACACTGTATCTATCATATATTTAATATAAATATCATCACCAAGTTTTATTTTTAGGAGGAATTTAAAATGTTTAATAAGAATAACGCTTTACAGATTGCGAAAATGTTTAACGCTAATAATACTGCTGCAACTGAATGCCACAATTACGATGGTATCTGTTGTAATTGTCAACACGATGGCTGCTGTGGTGATTACCAGTGTGTCTCTCAGCCTCAGACCACTGTGGTATCTATGCCAATCAAAGCAAAGATTGGTAACCCTGAAGAGTTTATTGATAATAATAGATGCCTTGCAGAAATAAAAGAAGACGGCAATTGTAAACCTTATGCTGTTGGATATGACGATTATTATGATGATTTCATTACTGATCGTATAATATCTATGAGGGAGATTGAAAGTACATATACGCCATATGTTAGAGACATGGCTACTATAATGCGTTCCTCTAATGCTTTATTGATGGACGAGCTTGATAAGGTTAGAAGAACAGAGATGGCTACAATGGTTGAATATAACACTCAGGTTAGTACTGTCATTCTCCAAACTATGGCTGATATGTATGATGAGCTCTCTAAGAAGATTAATTCTATTGAGCAGCGTATTTAAATAAATTACAAAATAACTATATATTATAAACATAGAAGCCTAGAGGGAGTGATCCCTCTAGGCTTTAAATAAACCCTATAGGAGGAGAAAATAAATGACAACTAAAGAATGGCTAGAAAAAGTTATTACTGTTGATAGCCTAAAACAAAATTGCGGTGCTTTACTTGAAGACATCAAAAAGAAATTTGATTATGAAATTGACCCAGACGCTTTAAATATCACTAGAAGCGGAATAGATATTATACTTAGAAAAAATCAAATTATTGATTGTGGAATATATGAGAAATATAGACATATTATCTGGATACGTATCTACTCTGCAGAGTTGTCAGAATTAAGTAAATATATTATAACGTGCGAACACTTTAAAGAAGACAGCGACGGTAATATAGATGTTAAAACTGCCGCACCGTCACATATTTCTGTAGAGTTGATGATTAAAGTGTTAGAATTAGCCAGCGATATACGCACTATCATCACTGGCATTAAATAAAAATCCAACTCAATTAAATTTACATTTTAAAAATTTCAGGGGGAAGTATAATGTACACACAATATCCAGTATATTCCAAAGGAAGCATTGTTAACGTGATTGATCGTATAGATCCGCTGTATAAGACTATATGTACTATAAGAGCAATTGAGCAAGATGATAAAGACAAAACATTGTTTTTCTATTTTCTTGTAGCGAATGATGATAGTCTCAACACGAAATACGATCCAGCTATTGGTAATTTCTTTGATTATTTGGAGCATTGTAACCCGAGAATAGAATTTATTTCAAATCCGGTTCTCGATTGATTGATAGCTATAGGGTTTTATTATGGAGGGGCCGTTCATGCCCCTCCATTTATTTTTTTATTTGATATATGCTGGACATTTGATTAATTTATAGAAATTAGATACATGGAGGTTTATTTTTTATGGAAGGAACGCTTAAAGACTTTGGTAAAATAATAAATCCTAGAGCCCAAGGTATGAGAATATTAGATCCTCATGAAATATATAATACCAAGAAACCAAGAATATTAAGATCAAGTGTTATGCTTCCTTCACAGTATAACGCTTATGCTGTGTGTACAGAATTTGCTAGAGACTGGTTTCTAGATAAATGGCCTAGAGATAAATTTAATTCTATATATGTAGATGGATCTAAATCTTTTGACCAGTTCAGAATGTTTTCAAAACTTCAAGATCAGCTTAAAAGGACCAACCCTGTGTTGGCTATAGTGCCAACTATAGATATGAACTATAACAGAAATTTTATAGATACAAATCTTGAGCTTGGCGGATATTTAAGAAGATCTCGTTTTGAGGGAACTATATTTAGAGACCAACGTCCAGAAAAATGTCTATATCTTGCAGTGCAGTTTAAATCTATAATGATGAATTTCACATATAGAATTAGAAACGACACTAAAGGCCAGATGCTAGATGATATGGAATATATCAAATATAGGCATAGAGCTGGTTTAACTGAAACACAATATATACCGCTTGATATTCATGTACCTAAAAAGATTATTGCTCAAATGGCATTTGATAATGGTATAGCAACAGATGATTTTTCTGGGCCTAGAGATCCTGATGAAATGTTACGATATTTAAATTCTCATTCTATGGTTCCATTTTTATATAAACGTGTTAACGCTACTGGAAATTTTGAGTATTTCATGCGTATAGAAAATTGTACCGTTCATATAAGATCAGAATTTCCAACAGGTGATGAGAGTGGCGATAGGATAGATCATGAACACATGGCTTTTATTTGTGATTTTGCTGTAGAGATAGAGATGACAGCTCCATATTGTTATACTTATTATTCTCAAGAGCCTCAAGAAATAATTGCTGGTGATACTGTACAAGATGAGACTGCAATTGTACTATTTAAAGCCACTAAAGCAGATATTCCTGAAGCTAATGAAAGTGGATGGTCTAGAGTAATAAAAACAGATTACATTGTAGAAATGAAAGATCTTGGTAAGCGAAAAGCTTTAGATATAGATATTAGGCCTTTGTTTGAAAATACTGAGCTTATGGCTATAATAGAGTATACAAAATCTGTTGCTCTTAATCCTTCATTATTTATAGACTTCATTATTTTCAATGATCCGTCATATAAAGATTATGACGTTGATTGGGACACTTATACAGTTTCTATAAGTGAAAAATGTACCACTCCAGGATTTATTATTGGCGTATACATCGATATGGGCTATGTGAATAATGTACGTATACATCATAATTTTGCTGATGGATGGAATAATCCTGACAACTTTAGAACGTCTAGCCGTATTGGTCATTTAAATTAAAAATAATCCCCGTGGGATTTCTCCCACGGGGTATATATTATACTATAACGTTATCAGATATGATATTGCTACCACCAATATATTTTGGAGTTGAGGTTTTGATAAATATACATTCTTTTATAATATTTCCAATACATACTCCAGTCATTGTAAATCTACAATTCTTAAATATGCAATTTTTAAATCTACAATATTTACTTGCGGAAAGAGTTATATCTACTTTATCGAAAGTCACGTTCTCAAAAATAACATTTGAGCTTATTATAGCAGACCTTAAATTTTCAGTGTCATTTCCAGATATAGTTAGATCTCTAAATAATACATTGTTTGCTTGAAGATATTTTACATTTATTATAGTACCAGAGCCACAACCTTCAATAGTTAAGTCATTCATATTATTAGATCTATTAAGATAAAATGTATCTATATTATAAAAAGATTCAGCAAATAGAACTTTGCCAGAAGTATTTATAAAATTCTGTTTTGCTATTTCATTATCTAAATATTGCTGGCCTGGGAAAAGTACATCCACACGAAATGGATCTACATAACCATCAACACCATATATTTTTACATATTTTCCTCTAGAGCGTACTTCATCAGAAGTCATTCCATCTAGATTAATAGCATTTTCTGCAGCCTTAACAAAATCTAAAGATTGGGCTTTAATCTTATCGAAAGTGCCATCTTTAATAAGTCCAATTAAAATATCTAAAGCTTTTCTATCTACTGAGTTTACATGAACTACAGAATTAGTTGCGTGTTCATCTAATTCTTCTTTAGATACTTTCGTAGAAAATGAAGCCATAATCTGATCAAGAGTTTCAGATTCATCTATAAGAGAAATGAGATCTTTTAATTTTTTCACTGCATCTGGCTTATTGAGCAGATTTATATACATAGCGTTGAACTGAGATTTAATCTCATTAATAGAATTATTAATCAATGCTTGAGCTTCAGAAATAGAAGCTTTATTTTTAAATACTTCTAGCTGAGTTTGAGAGATAAATTTATGCTCGGCATCTGTTTTAATATCCTGAGCTTTTATAGGATCAGTGCTCTTTGGTATATAAATATCCGTATATTGCTCTTTATCAAGCAAAGCTGGAGATTCTGTATTTAATTTAGCATCTAACGTATGAGCTTTATCAGAATCTTTAATATGCTGCATGATAGCATTTTCTAATCTATTAAGACGGATATCTACGTATTCTTTAGAAACTACAAGTTGAGACTCTCCAGTTTCTGGATTAGTAATTTTGTATATATTACTCATATTATAAACCTCCAGAATAATTGTTATAATTATTCAAATGTCAAACAATGTATAATTATCAATATATAAAACAGCGTGAGTTTCCTCACGCTGTTTATGAGTTTACATTTTTCTTTCTTTTGATGCTATCTTATTATAATCAGATATCGTTAATATTGGTGAAATCTTTTGAGCTAACATTTTAAGATCTTTATACTCTATATCAGAATTTTCTTTAGTGTATATAGAATCGTATTCACCGAGAATGAATCCTATAATATTATTAGAATTATCATAAATTGCAACAGCTTGAGAATATTGTATTTTAGAATGAGAGATAAACTGTGATCTTGCAGTAAGCATTGTTTCCTCATCGTTAATTATAAGATAACGGCCATTTTCTATTAATTTCTCAAGCATGTTATCAAATATATTTATAGGCATATTAGTATGATTAATAATTTGCTCCCGTATACCAGAACCGGCTAACGTACGTTCACCGATACAAGATATTTTAAGAAAGCTTATACCATTTATAGATTTAGTACCGTTGTGTAATAAGTATAATGCTATTCTACATGCTGAAGTAGAATTAAGAGTAGAAAATAGATCATCTCTTGTTATCTGTCTTATTTTATCAAATGTAGATAATAGCTCTTGCTGATGTGTTTGAGCTGGATTTGTATTTTGACGATTATTTCTACTTATTGTTTCAGCTATGGCATTCATAAGATTTTTATTCATTTCTTCTATTGAAGCTTTAAAGGCTTTTAGTTCATCTTCACTTTGAGCTTTTAAAACTTCTTTTAGACGTTTGTTATTATATCTAATATATAAAAATCCTATAATAGAAACTATAGCCAATAGAATAAGTAGTACCGCACTGCATGATACGGATAACTGATCCATTGGGTTGAGCCCTCCTATAATATTTATTAATCGAATGTTTCAGGATATCATGATGGATCAGTAATGTCATCAACAATAAGGTCTGGAACAGTTCTAGCGTCTACACCATCATGGTTATATTTTAATATATCATCATCTGGTGTAGGTGAATTGGTTGGGTTGGTTTCATAGAATTTACCTTTATCATATTCATCGTTACTACCGATGATCTGAGAAGATGGTAAAGCATTGCGCTTTTCTTTATTGAAATAAATATACGCAGGGGCAGCATACCAATAACTGTTATGTACTATATATGGTAATGCTTTATGCCATTTATGATCTCTTTCTGAATATATTCTTAGTGTTGGAACTAAAGTAGATGCTATTCCTGTGGCTGTAGCTTCATTGACACCATCAGATATAGTCATTGATATTCTATAAGCCCTGCCAGGTGATAGCTTATCAAACCATCTTGTTAAGCAAGCAACCCATATGAAATTATGCTGCATTGTATAATTGCCATAGCTATCGCCTACTTCTCCACGCACTACAGGAACTATTGATATTTTATTATAAACAAAATACAATGGCTGACCACAAATTTTATCTACTATAATAAAACTATTATCAGAATAAGCTCTCCATCTAGAGGCTATAGCGTGTGGGCTAGAATCATATCCATCAAATTCAAGAGTTAATTCTGTTGTATAAGTTTGTGTAAACTCTGTTGTATCATAATCATTATTTTCATCAAATAATGTAGAGAACCTTGCGCCTACGGTAACAGCAGAGTTATGTCTTAAGTGATAATATTGTATTGGAGAACCCGGGTCTACTGCTAAACCGCCGCCGAAATTAATTCTTTCTTCATTACCTTGTGATATGTAATATTGTACTTGTGTTCCTTCTGGTAAGTCTGGTCTATTTGAACTTACTACAAAGAATATAGATCTTGTTGTTGTAGTAAAATCATTGAATAGAAGCTTATACGTTAATTCGTCTATAGTACCATTTATACCTGGCTGATAGGCTATATAATCATTTGTACTGTTGCCTTCATTATCTATAGCAGTGTATACAATAGTATATTCTTGGCCTCTATTTAATCCGGTAAATTTAATTGGTACATCTTTGTATGTAGTCTGTTTTTGCTCTAAGAATACGCCATATTGATATATTCCAGCAATAACTGTAACTATGTTATCTTGAGATGTGGAGTCTATCCATGTAGGAGTAAACGATATAGTTGTTCCAGTAGCAGAAGTTGTACCAGATAACCAATATGCTGGTTCAGTGCAAGTAAATATAACTGAAACTAATGTATCTGGTTCACCTTCATATAATACACCTTCGATATATGCCCATAGAACATATGTTTCACCTGGGGTAAGAACATGTGGAGTCGTTTCAAAATAATATGGATTAGATCTTCTACAGTTAGCGTATGTTGGAGAAATGAGCATATTCTCATCGAAGTCCAAAATGAACCATCTAACCGCTGCGCCTCTGGTGGTATCTTGAGGAGTATTAGACATTCTTTCACCCTCAACATACGTTATCTTACAATCAGAACAATATCTAGTATGAGGCACTCCAGTTTCTATAGTTAGTCCATACGTGACAACCTCAATTGGCTCTATTTCTATTTCATTATCTTCGTCATCAGTACAATAGAAAGTAACAAGATATTTAGTTCCAGTATCTAGACCATAACATATACCCCTCATCAAATTAGTTGGAGATATAGTCACATAGCCCATTTCTACCATTGATCCAGGTATTGCTTTACCATTTTCATCAACGCCAGCAACTGTATTAAAATACATCATGCAAGATAAATCAGATGAGTTATTCCATCTAATTATATTAGGCGTAACAGATATTGATGTTCCAGTTACTCTAGCTTGAAACAATCCTGGGATAGCGACTGCTTCTGTCGTGAAGTCTATATAACCAACAGCATCGTATTGACCCTCAAAGTCTTTACAGCCTTTAAGATATACATATAATCTATAACCAGTGCTAGGTAATAAGCCAGTTATTGTAACTTCAGAGCCCGTGAAATTTGCTGAACCTGCTGATTGACCGATAACATCAGTAGATACTGTAGTTGTACCATTATTAAATGATACATAGCCAACATTTGTAGAGGCTACACTAGAGCCATCTCTTCGTCTGCAGAATCCAGCATATTTTTTCTTACCGCACTCTGTCATAGCATGATTAGTTTCACCATGAGCTCCTATAGTTTGATATGCTATGCCAGTGAACGTAGTTCTAGTTTTTGATGCTTCTAGAACCGTAACACCATATGTCATAGCGTCATAGTACACATCAGAGTTTAAAAGATCAATGTATCCAGCAGATGTATCTAATGTACCATCACTTTCTCCATCACCAGCATCTGGAGTTGGTGAAGCTGCTCCGCTAAATAGACCATGAAAAACAATAGTATACGTTGTAGCATTTGCTAATAATGCAAATTTAGCTGGATCGCTTTCCCATTCTCCACTAGCATTTTTTGTTGACGTGCCAGATTGAGTAACTCTACCTAATTTAGCCGTCCATTCTATGCTATCAACTGTTCTATCTCCAGCAGATGTAAATACTGGCGTTAATGTAATAGTAGTGCCAGTTATTTTAGCATTCATATCTGTTGGATCAACAGAAGATTCAGATCCCATATCGGCTACAGTATCATGCGCTCGTTGCATTGACGACAATTGGCCATCTGGAAAATAAAAAGCATACGCAGTAAATGCATAAGCTGTATATTTATCTATACCAGTGACTACCCATTCTTCGCCCATTGTTATTTTCTTACGTTGAACGTATGTACCGTATTTGTCTACATATTGTCTATCGTGCTCATTTATATCAGAATCAGCTGTAGTTGATTCATTATATAAACGTAAGAAATAATATAATTTTCCCTTATCTGTCATATTAAGGGTTGCATAATATGGGGTGCTACCGCTATATGTAGCTTTTAAAGTAATTGTAGTATCCGTTCTATTCACAATAGTAGCTGTTACTGAACCTATAGATCCTAGAGCTGCAACTGTTTTAGATGCTGGTCCTACTGTCTTTTTGACATCTAGTAGCTCTACAGCATATGCTTTTACAGTATATTCTACATCACTAACCACAGCAGTATTAAATGTAAAGTCTGTATTATTAGCTACAACTGCAGTTTCTAATTCTGTTGTACCTCGAAGTAATGCTAGTAATACTTTACTTCTATTAGAAGTAGTTGTACCACCTGTAGTTTTTGTTCCCCAATATCTAGTTGCACCTTGCTTTCCTGTAGCAGTTCCTACAGTATATTTACCACGAGCTGTAACTGTAGTAGCTGTACGTGTAGCACTTACTGTAATTTTACCAGCTACGTATTGAATTTCTTCCTTACCGTCAGAAAAATCTGTAGCATCTAAGTCATTAAGTTCTGAACCCAAATCTTCTATTATGAATGCCTCTACAAAATAATCACTAGTGTCTTCTACAGTAAAGTTATATGCTGCAACAAAATTATCTCCATCTTTTGTTGCCATTGGGTATCTAGTTTCTATAACTTCCCATGTTGTATGAGCATCGTTTGTATATTTGAATAATACTATTTTTATACAACGTGTATTAACACCAGCATCATTTGGATCGTCTACTCCAAAGAATGTTATAGCTGGTTTGGTTGCAGCTGGAATGTAAGTTGCTGTTGCTGTTAGTTTTGTATAAGCAGCGTTTCTCTCATGAGCTTCCAATAGCAGTCTACCGCCATTACGAGTATCAGTGTCTGGAGCGATTGGGAATGAAACGGCTGTAAATTTTGCTGTTGAATAATATTCATCGTCATTGCCACTATTTATCCATGAAAATGAGCCTGGTTTTACCCACATTCTATCAGCGTCCCATTTTCCATTCTTTGTGACTGCTGAACCACCAGGATTTTTTGATCCTGTTAAGTAGCCAGTATTATTTATATAAGTATAAGAACCAACTTTAATATTTTCACTTGTTGTTATATCACAGTATTTATCTGTAGTGTCACCTCTTGCATAAGCATCTGGGTGAACTTGACATAGCATACATAAATAATATTTATCACTTGCTGAATATGAACCAAATGATGAAGGCCAAGTATGTTGAAGATTATAACCGCTTCCTGAAGTGAAACCATCACCAGAAACAGATATTTCTTCTCCTCCCATGTAGCCAGCAGGCATTATATGCAATAATTCTTCTTTAGCACTAGGACTCATACCATGCCAGGCATAGTCGTTTTTAGTCCATAGAATAAACATGTTGTAGTCATACCAAACGCCATGCGAATATTCAGTATCTGTATTAGAAGTGACTTTGATATAGATATTCATTTTTCTTGTATCAAAGTTTATGGTTCCATATACATTAAAATTTGGCACGATATGTATAATAAGAGCATTTTTTAGCTCTCGCTGCCATTTATTTGCCATTAATACATTACCTCCTTAAAGCAAAATTTTTCAGGCAAGAAATTAATCTTGCCTGAAATATTTATAGATAATGTACATATCAATCTAAAAGCTTAAAGTATACAGTGCCCTCTTGAATTGAAGTCCAAGTGGATAATTCATCAGGGTCTGCTGTTCCATAGATATATCTTGAGTTTTGTAATACGAGTCTTTGACCAAATAATCCGATTTCTTCTGCACCTCTAAGATGTACTGGACCATTATTAGCCTGGAGAGTTGCTGAAGAAACGCCTCTAATTAATACAGCTCCAGTGTTAGTTGTTGCACTAATTCCATTAGTTACGGCAAGATTTAGTGCACCATTACTAGAGGATACATTAAGATCATTTACTATAGTAAGTGTTTTACCACCCCTTGAGCTAGATTCTTCTATATCTCCGTATACATCCAATCCAAATCGTCCAGTGGTGCTTTCTACAGCAATGTCTCCTCTAACGCCAAGAGTATATTTTCCATTAGTAGATGTAAATGATATATCGTCTCTTACATATACAGATTTACTACCACCAGAAGTGATTTCTTTTATATCTCCAGTACCAGTAAATGATCTACCTCCACTTGTAGTAGTTTCAGTGATAGCTCCACCACCAGTAAATGATCTTCCACCACCAGTGATTTCTACGATATTACCAGTACCTTCAAAACGTCTGCCACCGTTGGTTGTTATTTCAACGATATTACCAGCACCGTTAAACGTTCTGCCACCACCTGAAGTGATTTCTATAATATTTCCGGTAACGTCTGTAGTTTTTCCACCGCCACTTGTAGTTTCAGTAATATTACCAGTGCCACTAAATGATCTACCACCGTTGCTAGTTACTTCAACAATATTACCAGCGCCGTTAAACGATCTTCCACCACCAGTGGTAATTTCTACAATATTACCAGTACCTTCAAAGTAGCGGCCACCATTTGTTGTTATCTCACTTATTGGTCCAGCGCCACTGAAACTTCTACCACCACCGCTAGAAGTCTCAGTTATAGCTCCAGCAACATCTACTGTTCTAGCGCCAACTCTAGAGCGCTCATATATGTTACCATATACATCTAGATCATATTTACCAGATCTATTATATGTATAAATATCTCCTTCAACGCGGACATTTTTATATCCACCAATAGTTTCAGCAACATTTCCAGTGATATTAAGAGTCTTATTACCTACAACGTCTTCAGTGAAGTTTTTACCGACATATACAGATTTATTACCATTAGTAGTATTTTCTATAATATCACCGGTACCATAGAATTCTCTACCGCCATTAGTAACTTCTTCATATATGCCAGTTACACCGGTAAATCTTCTACCACCACCTAAAGATGTTTCTGTTATATCACCTCTAACTGAAGTAGCTTTATAACCATTAGTTGTATCTTCAATAATATTACCAGTGCCTAAGAAAGTTCTACCACCACCAGCAATATAATTATTAAGATCAGCCTCAGATGGATTGCGTCCATTAGCAATTTCAGTGATAGACTTAGCTGTTTTAGTAATTTTATACCCAGCGGTCGATTCTTCTACTATATTATTAGCAACAGAATATCCAATACCGCCACCAGTGGTCTCCCATAAGATATCACCAGTACCACTAAAAGTTCTACCACCACTCTTTACATTTTCTATAATATCACCAGTACCATAGAAAGTATAAGCATTCCTGGCAATCATTGCATCCACTTCTGCATCTGTAAATTCACGTTTCCTACCAGATGCGAATATACAATAGTTTTTACCAATGTTATATCCTCTATAGCCGCCAGATGTTTCTTCAATGATATTGCCAGAACCAACGAATGCACGACCACCATTAGTGACATTCTCTATGATATCACCTGTACCGTAAAATGTTCTAGCATTATTGTCTATCATGCTTTGAATATCGCTATCTTCTAGAATTTCACGTCTTCTATTACTAGCAATTTCAACAATAGACTTACCTAACTCTGTGTATTTATATCCACCAGTGCCAACTTCGATGATATTTCCAGTACCTCTAAAAGATCTACCGCCATCATCTGTTGTTTCTAGAATATCACCTTTAGTAATATGAGTTTCTCTATTGCCGTTCTTAATTACCTCTGTGATTTCTTTATTAGTTTTAATATGCTTATATCCAGTCTCAGCTTCTTCTTCAATATTACCATGAATTATGGTAGATTTATTTCCAGTATTTGAAATTTCAGTAATATCTTTATTTATTTCAGTAAGCTTATTTCCGTTTGCACTTACTTCAGTAATATCTCCATTACCTAAGAAAGTTCTACCGCCATCATTAATATATTCTTGAAGCTCTTGATCTGTAATATTATATCCATCAGCAACTTCTGTAATAGACTTACCTGTTTTTGTAAGTTTATATCCAGTGCTTGAAGTCTCTTTAATATCATTTTTAACTTCAGTGGTTTTACCACCATCTATAGAAACCTCTGTTAAATTGCCATTGCCAATGAAAGTTCTACCGCCATTATTGATGTATTCTTCTAATTGCTCATCTGAGATAGAAACGCCATCTGCAATCTCTGTGATAGATTTACCTAAAATTGTTAGCTTATGGCCTTGAGTGGAATGCTCTTCTATATCACCCTTACCTAAGAAGATTCTACCACCTTTAGCTTTTAAAGCCTCTACCTCTTCTTGAGTTAAGCCATCTATCCTACCGTCTGCAATTTCTGTTATTGAGCCACCGAGTTCTGTATACTTACTTCCAGTGTGACCTATCTCGGTAATATCACCTTTACCTTCATAGTATCTACTACCATCGGAAGAATATTCAGAAATATCGCCCTTAACGCGTGTTAGTTTACTTCCGTTAGAAGATATCTCTGTAAGATCGCCCTTACCTACAAAAGTTCTACCGCCGTTATTGATATAATTTTGTAGCTCTTGATCTTCAATGGTTACACCATCTGCGATCTCTGTGATAGACTTACCAGTCTTTACAAGCTTATGACCATTAGAAGATATCTCTGTAAGATCACCCTTACCTACGAAAGTTCTACCACCATTATCGATATAAGATTCTAATTCTTCGTCTGATAAGTTAACACCATCCGCAATCTCTGTAACAGACTTATTATAGATACCCAGTTTATGTCCACCAGATGTACGCTCTTCTATATCACCAGCGCCAGTAAAGAATCTTCCACCTTCTGTGACTGATTCTACTATATCACCTTTACCTTCAAATGAGCGTCCACCATTTGTAGTTTTTTCTGTGATATCTTCTGTGCCAGTGAAATGTCTTCCACCAGTTTTAAGATCTTCTACGATGTCACCATCACCATAGAAAGTTCTACCGTTATTTTCGATTATATTTTTAATATCTTCTTCGGATAAATCAACTATACGTTTACCAGATATCTCTGTAATAGATCCATCTACTTGAGTATATTTATATCCATCTGAAGATATTTCTTCAATCTCTTGTTTTACATTGGTATGCTTATGACCACCAGAAGTAGTCTCTTCTATATCGCCTGCTCCGCTAAAGAATCTTCCGCCTTCAGTGGTTTCTTCTGTGATATCATTTTTAATTTTAGTGGTTTTAGCTCCTCTAGAAATTTCTGTGATATCTCCAGTACCAACGAAAGTTCTACCAGACGCTTGATATTTTTCAAGATCTTCTTCAGTTACAGATACACCGTCAGCTACTTCAACGATCCCTTTATTAATATTATCATATTTATATCCGGAGCTTGAAGACTGTGTAATATTATTTTTTACACTAGTAGATTTTCCACCATTATGGCTGATCTCAGATATGTCTTTATCACCTTCAAATGAGCGACCACCATTAGAGGTATATTCTGTTATGTCTTCTTTACCTCTAAAAGATCTACCACCATCGGTAACGTCTTCTGTTATCTGACCTTTACCATAGAAAGTTCTACCGCCATTATTGATATATTCTTGCAGTTTTTCATTAGTTATTGCTCTACCATCAGCAATTTCAGTGATAGATTTGCCTGTTTTTGTAAGCTTATGTCCATCACTTGTAATTTCTGTGATATCACCTTTGCCTTCAAATGAGCGCCCGCCATTTGTAGTTACCTCAACTATATCACCAGTACCACTAAATGAGCGTCCACCATTGCTAGTATACTCTGTAATATCTCCAGCTCCAGTAAATGATCTACCTCCTGTAGAGGAGACTTCTGTAATAGCCCCATTTACTGTAGTGGTTTTAGATCCACTATCAGACGTTTCAGAGATATTATCATCAACATGCTGATTCCATCCACCACTTGATGAAGTAAAATTTATATCATTCTGAACGCCTACTGAGTAACCACCATGATCAGATGTAATATCTATATTATCATCTACATGAGTGATTTTTCCTCCAGCTTTTGATACTTCAGAAATGTCATCTTCTACTGTAGTGGATTTACCACCAGACTCAGATGTTTCGGAAATATTCCCTTTAACTGTAGTAGATTTACCACCAGACTCAGATGTTTCAGTAATATTATTTTTTACTGTGGTAGTTTTTCCACCATTTTTAGAGATCTCTGTAATATCACCTTGGATATTTGAAGTTTTTGCTCCAGATTCTGTAGTCTCTGTAATATTACCATAAACATTTGTCGTTTTACTGCCTGCGCTGGATTTTTCTTTTATATCATTTTTTACATTTAATTCATATCCACCATCAGAAGAATCAAACGTTATATCATCTTTAACTTCTGTTTTTAGATGACCATTATTGGATTTAATATCTATATCTTTTTCAACTTCAATATCAAGGCCTTCTGAATTAGATTTAGCAGAAATCTGTTTATCTGCTTCTATAGAATAAGATCCAGTCTCTGCTTTTTGAGATATATTCTCACCAGCGTTTAAATTTATATCTTTATCGGCATTTAAATTAATGCCATCGTTATTAGAATTTATATTTACTTGACCATCGGCATTTATATCATAATCACCAGATGAGTCTATTGTAGTATTAACGCCTCTAATTATAGTATTTAGCTCTTCATCTCCAATGATAAAATTATCACCTTCTATTAGAGCTAGATTTCTCTTGTTCTCGGTTATGGTTAAGCTGCCATCTACGTTCATATCTCCATGAACGTATGTATCTTTTAACTGAGCCATTCAATAACCCACCTCCAATACTCTAGTTTATTCTAAGGTGTTTATAAAAATACGATGCTTTAATCTTATAAGCAGCCGATACGGTTAAGTTGCTTATAATATCATGAGACGCTCGTATATACGTGTACATGTTATTTATCTTAGTTTGCTGATATTGAGTTTCAACCGACTGTAAATTTTTACTCCTATCTTTTGGAACTACAGCTACAAATGTAGGGTGATTAATATCATACATTGGATCATCACCCTCAAGAGCCCATGCGAATATATTTCTAATAATTTTATTCTCCCTAAGAATATCATCATATTTATCAGCATTACCAGACTCTAGCTCTTGTAATATGCTGCTTTTTATAGCATGTGCTGTATCCCAATTTAGTGGCGCTACACCAACTAATTCGTCAGGAGTAAAATCAACTCTTTTATGCCCACTATACTCACCGGTGCTTAGTAATAATTCCCATATAATATTATTAGCTATAATTTCTTCATTGTTTTCCTGAAGCTGCTCTTTCATAGTTTTGATAATATTATCTTTTGGGATTATAGCTATAAGATTTCCTAAAGTAGATCTTATAAACGGCACAGGTTCAAACGGATTTATTAGTAGATGCATAGAGTTAAAAAATGTCGGGATTGTATAATTTTCTAATGCTAATTCTCTATATTCAGTATTTGTTAATTCATAAACTACAGTAAATGGATCGGATACAACTGGATAAACTTTTCTATATTGCTCGATAGATTCAAACATTCCAGATTTATTTCTAACGTCAAACATATCTAGGTTTAATTGCTCCGCTTCTTCTGGAGATAATGTAAACCATTTATGAAGTTCTTGCTTTAACGATTCATAATCTGGATAATCTGATGCTCTTAGTTTAATAAATAAACCTTGCTCATCTTCTAATCCACCAGCACAAATTCCTTCAGCTTGAAGTTTATCCAAAATTAATTCTTTAAATGTATAATCTTTTAAATGAGTACAGCGAATATTGCTATTTAATTTCACTGCTCCTGTGGGGTAATAGAATACATTATACGATAGATCACAGTATTTGTCTATTTTTGCCCATGGTTCATAACCAGAGAAAATGAATCTACCTAAACGGAATAAGAATAAAGCCCTTCCAATTTCAGATTCGATATATAATCTATCGTATATACCGCCATAGCCAACATCCATACTTTTGAGATATGCCTTAGTTGATAGCACAAATTCTGTTTTATTTGATTTGCTATCTTTAACTTGGATATTATACATAGACGTGAATTCTATTTTTCTAGGAGTATCAAATCGTATATACTTATCGTCCCCATATTTAGTCAGCCCATCTATTACTAGCATATCTAATCTATCGTTAACTGTATTTTGTAAATAAAATCCATCGGTTCTTAAATCACAACCACTGTTAAATTTTCTTAAATATAGCGGATTTGAAACCATATTATTTACAACTACAGCATTATATTGATCATCTATTCTAATAAAATCTGCTGGGCCTAATATGTCGTGCACCATAAATATATACCATTCTTCATCTATATAGATCTTATACATTCCCTGAGAAAGCATTCTCAAGAAAGTCGGCTTTCCGGTATATTCTACTATAGGAAGAATTTTAAAGTCTTCTTCTAGCATATGGCCTTCACGAGTAGTGTGCGTATGATTATTTTTATGATTCATTTGAACCCCTTGAAATAGTTCATTAATCATTTGTAATCACCGTCCTATGCCATATATAGAAATTGTTTTCTCCCATCTTAGCATATGTGAATGTATAAAAATAATAATCTGTTGGTTTACGTAAACCACAGAATTTGTAATCTAATGATTTAAGGCTATTGTTTGGTATAACTAAATCATATTTAGTTATAATCATACCACAACAACCATCATATACATTATCTATTACAATTCCATCTCCCCCAGGAGAATTATCTGGAATAAAACATTTATCACCTTTAGAGAAGTCCCATACTCCGTTTTTAACTTCTACGTATGGGGTGTACACATCACCAGTGTCACCTTTATCGCCTTTCTCGGCTATACACATCCAATACACTTCAGAATTCTCTTGTCCTGTAGGAAGAATCCCAATACATGCTGTTCCATCTATATCATCTAGGAATATATTTATATATGTGGCACCGTTAAATCTAACTATGTCTAAGTATCTATAATTAACGGTGCCATCAAATTCACCCATAGGTCTGGGGCGATAAGGCCCCAAATTATAATCGGCCATCTTTATACCCCCGTAGCATTAAAATAATTGTTACAACGTACCCATACTTTAAGTATGTTTTTAGCAATAAGATTTTCTTTTATCTTATTCATTATTGCTACACCATTTCCAGTAAATACATTTCCGCTTACTAATAGCTCATCTGGTTTATTTTTAATTTGGAATTTATATGTAATTTCGGTATCTGAGTTTGCTAATAATCCTGCTTGAGGCAGCATAGCGAAATAATATATATCATCTAGCTTAAGCATAATGTCTTTATCATCAGTATAAATATTTCCATCATTGAAATAGCATACAAGACCATAGATATCTGTTCCTTCAGTCATTGTTACTAGTTCAATACCAGATTGTAGATCTAATACTGGTACTAAATAATCTGACTGACGGCCCTTCTTAATGATACATGGTTGATCATATAATCCTTCATAAGTTAATAAAACACGCTGCCCATGGTAGGCAGTGCCATTTTTACAATAATCCAATAGTGCGGCATTAGAAGTAAAAATTTCATGATCATCTAATGGCCCATCGAGTACCCTATGAAAACCAGCTGGGGTATCCTTATATAGAAGGCTCATATAATTTATCCTCCTTCTGTATTTTTTGTAATTATAAGAATGTTTCCGGGTAATAAGTCTTACGATATTATAAATAAATGTAAATAACTAAGTTTATGATTATATATTATAATCATAAGAGATAGAAGAAATGGAATTCTATCTCTAAACCATTACCTCATTAAGAAAGGAGAAATAAAATGAGAGATTGGACGTATTCTGAAGACAAAGGCCTCATGAGGAAAAATAATGGCGAGCGTGCCATTTATAACCTCAAGAAAGCAAATGATTTGTTACAGCAGGCAGCCAGAGCAGTGCAGATTGCACTCGACGAAAATCGGGCTGTACAGAACGATCTGGTACCGTCACAGCGATTTGAGCCGACAACCATTCACGGCAACTTGCCGTCGCAGTGGTTCTTCAACCCTGTGAACTGTGGTAACTGTCATGATTGCCCGCTTGAGAGTTGCGGTAGCTATAGTCGCGACTATGTGAACCGCTGTGGAGCGCAGACCTGCATTGTGAGGCAACTGTGCGAGCTTGAGGGGCTCGTTGCGCCTATCAGATGAGTGTTGTTTTCAGAAGAAATGCCAGGAGGCCATAAAAGGCCTCCTGGTTTTATTTTTTTATAAACTTTCGCCATGCTCAGCTAAATAAACTGCTGTCATTGGATCATCAGAGGTGATTTTAGTTTGATTATTGATATTTGGTATTGCTGTAGTGCTAGTTAACTCATTACTTTTATAGTCTGCTAAAGGTGTTGTTTGAACTATATTATTAGGAATAACAATTTTAGCTTCATTTTTATTTTCAGCAGCGTCAGCTATCTTCTTAGCATTCTCTGCTTTATCAATACCTATCATCATATTGTCATAAGCTTTTTGAGCTATAGCAATAATTTCAGTCCTAGATATATTGATATCATATTTTTCAGTTATCTTAACCAACTCGTTAACAACAGCATCCATTTTCTCTGAGCCTGTATAGCTCTTCATGAAATATTTAGCCCATGATACAAATTTATCAGCATATTCTACTATAAGATTAAATTTTTTTGTCACATCTGATATAGTTTCTGAATAACTTACAGTTGGTATAATATATCTACCAACCACATAAGACCCAACAAGAATAATTATTTCTACAATTAAATACAAAATACCAGAATCGTTCATAATATTTTAATCCCTCCCTATTTTTTATTTTACTATAATATTCATTTGATAATAAATATTAACCAACAGAATCAGCGCCATCATCAATCTTTTTCTTTTTATTGTAATGCACAACGCCAGGTTCAAATTTATCTATACTGTTAATTTCTTCCTCCTCATCACTTTCCTCCTCTTCTTCATCCTCAGAATCTTCAATATTAACATTCAACCCAGCTTGATTTAGCATATCTTGCATTTTAAATCGTAAACCCTCTTCTAATTCATTCTTAATTTTATTATCTAAGTTTTTATGTTCTTCTTTAGAATCAAAATATGCTCTAACCATATATACAAATGCTGTACCTAAGATAGTGATACATAATTGAGTAGATAAACTTTCAAGAGTATTATCTTTATTAAAGAATGCCAATATATAGCTTGCAGAGATACATGCAATACAAAATGTAATTATAACAGCAACTAGTTTTTTAGTATATGTATTGATTTTAATCTTATTCATATTACGTAAAAACTTTTGCTTTTGTGCTTCGTCCCTAAGCATATCATTATAGCGTTCTTGTCTTCTGATATACTCTTCTTGCTCTCTTTTAATTTCTATTTTTTCTCTATTAGATTTGTATTGTTTATATTTTTTATTAATATTAATAAACGCACTTTTAATACTAAACATATAAAATCACCACCTTATATATGGACCTTTATCAAAATGTCAATAAAAAGCCTTAACCCGGAACATTTGGATAAATTCAGTTCGAAACTAATTTAACCTTAGGAGGTTTAGTTATGGCATTAAATGATCAATTTAGTAACATGGCGCGTATACCATTAAAGCCGCTAGCATATAAAGATAAAGACTTAGCACAGCCATCAGAACTTTTGATCGATTATAAAGGCGAAAACCCAAGTTATCATATCTATATAGTCGATCCAGCAGATGAAACTAGAATAATAGATATCACCAATTATCTTGTTAAAGAAGCATTTGGTAATGACATTGCTATATCAATAGATGGAATGACTGAGCAAATGACATTACATGATTTGCTTAACTTTATATATAAGCTATTTCTTTATCCTGAGAATTTGGATGGTTATGATTATACTAGGGACTTTGATAAGATTTATAGTAAAGATACTATACTTACTTTATTGAGAAATGCTGATGGTACGGTATTTATGCCTATAACCAAGGCAGATGCTGTATTTGATAGCAATGGTACCAATCTACAAGAACGTCTTGATAATATGGTTCGTCTTGGGTTTGCTAATGATTATATCAAAGCAACTCAAGAAGATCAACGTACGTTTGAGATTATATACCCATTCTTAAACTATACTGAGAATGGTAATTATATGGAATTACGTATTGGTACTACTTATATTGATAAAGATAGATACCAAATTGTAGATAATAGAGATGAGAATGGTGATATATACGGATGTACAATTACATTTCTACATGACAAAATTGAGTTAGGTCGTCGTATAGATATTTTATTTATATATAACGCAACTGATGGTGCAGATGGCTCCAAAACAGCTATAAATGGTGGACAGATAGCATCTTATTCTATACCAACAACTAAGCTAGCTAAAGTATCTAATGACTATACTATAAATGATGCATCTGCAGTAGCTTCTGCAGCATCTGTTTATAAGCTTTATAGTGAACTTAGTGATGTAGCTAACCATGCATCTAACTCTGCATTCTTTGTTAATGATTTATCTCAATCCACTACAGAAATTATTGTTGATATTTCTACATTTGGGGTTGAGCTTTCATCGAAATATATTCTACTAAATATTATTCCAGCTAGCAATAAGATAGAAAATATTAGACTTTCTGTGACGCATGGAGCGACTTCAGAAACTTTCAACACATCATTATTTAATATAAGTATTCCTGATGGTGTAGCTGCTGGTCGTATAGTTAAAGTAATTGTTAACTATACATCAGCTAAAGTAGTTTCGCTTGTAGAGAGTATGCTTACAGAAACTAGATATATCTATACATGTAAAGATGATGAGACTGTAATCTCATTTGCTGAGTTGGATTATAATACATCGTCTATAATTAGAGTATATAGAAATGGAGTTAGACTATTTAAAGATTTAGATTATTCTATCAGTAAGACAACTCAAACTATAACGCTATTTGTTCGTACTGAATTAGATGAGCACATAGTCTTTGAAGCTACAAATATATAATGAAGAGAGGTGAGTTATAGTGAGCTCAATACCGTTTGATCAACTTGTAGATAAAGTTACAGAACGAGAGCTAGTTTATGATATAATTGAACGTCTTAAGCTAGGTAAGCAGATGGTCAATTCATCTGGAACTATTTATCATGAGCCCAATGATATGCTAGTTGATGTCATAAAGAAATTAGTCAGCTTAGCTCCTCCAGATGTAAATGATAATTATTATGATATCAAAATTGCTGATATTCATATTGCTGCTGGAGATAAATCTGGCGCTTGCAGCTTTAATAATTTGACTGCAAACGAGATAGTATTAGCATATTCTCAGCAAACACAGATGGATATTAAAGATGCTATTAAGACTACAAGTACAGCTGGTACTATGAATTGTGTTTTCAATTCTAAAGTACCATATATTCATGATGAAGTTATAAAAGTATATGCCCATTAAAAAATAACCCTCTAGGGAGCAATCCCTAGAGGGTTTATAATTTAATTAATTTTTAGCAATATAATGTGTAGATGCAAGATATAGATTTTGATTGATCAGATAATACCTCAGATGGGATATTACATACACTAAATGGTCTAATATCTTGCAGATACTCATATGTAGCAGTTGTCATATTATTAGACGCATTAAGCTTTGTTACAGTAACCGGCTTCTTCCATGCAGAAATAAGTCCAATCTGATTAATTCTAGCAGATTCAATACCTTCGTGTCTGTAGAAGAATTCTCTTACGTCTTCTCTAGTTATCTTAAGATGAAGTTCTACATATGATTGTGCTTTATCTGCAGAGGCTGTATCATTATAAACATTCTCTTTAGTTACAGAATCTGTAAAAGTCCCAATCGTAGATACGTAGTTCTGCACTAACTCAGGAGTATTAGAAAACTCTTTAAAATAATATGCGACTACAGTTTGGCCAGTTTCAAGATTGATAGTTTTCTTACCCTTATACATAGTTTCATCTACATTATCTGTAGAGGATAATGGGTATCTGAATGGCACAATATTGTCAGGAGTTATCCATGATGCATAAGGAACGTCAAATACGTCACTAATATCAGAACCAGATCCACCTTGACCAAGACAGAAACCGCATATTACTCTTTGAGCTTCGTCTTCTATTACACCAACTGCATTGTTATTGCTATCTTTGATAGTTATCGTTGGATAATCGCCTGAAAGGTTGCCCTCATCAAGCTCTAAGATTTCATCGTATGTAGGCGTATTATCAAATGCAGATCTATCGAAATTAAATAATTTAGCTAAAGTTAAAGCCCCTCCAGCTATTACAGTTTTATTATGTAGAGGAGTCCATATACGTTCTCCAGTAACCTCATTAAAAAACTCAAGCTTTGAATTAAAACGTTTACCAAAGTTTAAATCATCTTTTTGACGGATTTTTTCATTTAAATACAATAATCTACTATTGCTCATAACGTATCAATCCTCCATATCCATTTCGTCGTATTCTATATAATCGCCACTTAAGATATTTACCTCTCCTAAGACTTGAGATATATACATGTCAGCATCATCTTCATCATTTACATGCATTAATAATTTATTAGTATCTATAGGTTCAAATGAATCTCCATTAATAGTTCTGATCATCAGGATATTTTTATCGTTAACCCAAACATGAGTTGAATCATCATATAAACTCAGCCTCATATTTGTTTCATTATCAGTATAAGATAGCGAGTTTGCTGTACGTGTTATAACTCTAATTCTATGCTTAATACCAACATTTTTATGCATATCCAGTACAGGATCAAAATCATATTTCTGAGCATATGGAGTTCCATCTGGTGAATAATCATAAATTGGATTTACTTTACAATTACCATACACAAACGAGTCTGGTAACTTGGTATTTATTTTAATCTTGCGTTCGTTCTTCTGTAATATTTTAACTAAATAATCAGAATTATCAAATATAGATCCAGCAGTTCCACCTAAGTGATATACTGTATTTATACCCAGAAGCTGAACCTTCCAAGACTTAAACCAATTTATTATTTTATAAATATAATCTTGTATAAAGTTTATAGATGTTCCTGGAAAATATGAATACAAATAATTATAATCATAGTTTCCGATAACATCATTTAGAGCATAAGTTATTTCAATTATTTCATCGGCAATATTTTTCTGCATTACTTCAAATTCCATATTCTTGAAATATTCTAGCTTATCATGCAATACCTCATCTCTAGATTTCAAGAATTCTGTGAAGGTTAATGCATACTCATTTGGCCCTAGCTTAAATGCTTCTTTATTATAATTAGAAATCATAAGAGCATCATAGAGCTTCTTATAGATATCATATAGTATTTTATCATCTGTATTAATCATGGCATCGATTAGCCATTTATAAATTTTTTCGTTAGTTCTATATAGTTTATCTAATTGATCATATGATGGTATATCTGTAGTTATGAAGTCTTTAGAATAAGACTTAATTACTTTAATATTTGAAACTACAACATAGTTACCAATATTAATTGGGTTATCTGTAAAGTTATACTTAGCAAATATTAATGAAGGTCTAGTTGTAGAGTTGGCTGTAAATACTTGAGAAATATGTTTCTTTTCGTTGTTTCTGAAACTATAAACTCTATCATTTGGAGTATTCATATTAGCGTCAGCTGAACAATAAATACTCATAGAGCCATAAAAGTTAGTCTCAACGTCAAATGCTATATAATATTCTTGACCATCTTCAAGTTCAATAGCACCTAGATATGACGATGCTTCTAAATAATATCCAGATCCAATAGTATCATTATCTTGCTCTTCTACAGTTTCTTCTGAGCTATTGTCGCCTGGCTTACGATAGTACCATATATTCTCTCCATTCATTCCAATAGAGACATTTTCATCTGACGATGGATTATCGTAATACCAATCATTTTCATCCCATCTATCGTCTGTTAATGAAGGATTATAATCATCGGTTTGATACAATTCAGCATCGAGATTTTCTGTATAGAGGGATTTATTCAATGACACAAATAGCATATTAGTATCAGCATAAGAAACGTTTTTGTATAGAACCAAAATATCTTCAGTATTGCTATCATAAATATAACGTTTTATATCAGATGATACTAATAGATAATTTCCAGTGTTTGGATCTTCTTCATATTTATAATAATCATTATTGTTCTGCTTTATGAGAATGTATCTTACATCTTTTGGATTCTCATATTCATTAAAAGTAATGAAATGATTTATAATTAATTCATATTGATCAGTATCATAATTATAATAGTAGCAGTTTAATGGAGATAGTAGATTATCTACTAAAATATAATTCCCATTATGGTCTATTACATAAAGCTCATCTCTATAGATATCATATGTATTTTCAGCATAAAAATCACTAAGCTTTTTATAATAAACATCTGGCTCATCAGGATCAAAATAGATTGTCTTATTGATAGTCTTAACAAATAATGGTTCTTCTTTATATATCGCTAAATTAGCATACTCAGTATCTTTTACTCTATAAGGCTCAAATTCTGTTTTCTCTTCTCTTATCTCTACTTGAGGTTTAACTATTATAGGAGAATCTTTATCTACAGATAGCCCTGCAATGAATGATATCCTAAATAGGTATAATTTATCAGCTTCAGCTGTGAATGTGATACCATTACCAGTATCTGTATAAACTGTAGTCCCATCTGTAATTTCAAAGCTTAATTCTGCTGGATATTCTGAAGCATTAGCACAGAATGTCACTATAGTATCTTCTGGGAATATGAATCTAGCATTATAGTATTCTTTAAAATTCTCATTCTCTATGTAGAGATTACTAGAATAGCCATTATTATCAGAGTTACCATATATCTTTATGATTCCAGTCGTTGGATTATAGTCAAACGTAAGCCCGGAATTTTCATAGCTTTGAAGAGAATCATTTAGGTCTAGTATATTCTTACCGAAGACTCTCTTATAATAATCCGTTGTATCGAATCTGATAAAATGACCATCAGAATGTCTTAGATAACAACCTGAATCTTGTACTATTATATTTTCATATTTATCTATATCATTAAATGGGATATACTGTTCCATCCCTAGATTGTTTATAATTCTTACATAGCATAAATCTGTGTTAAGCTGATAGCCATTGTCTGTAAAAATATAATACTCACTATTAAAGTTAAGTATTTGTATTAATTCATCTTCGTCTTCATAGAAATATTTCTCATCTGTAACTTTATTATATTCTCCAGTTTCAGAATCTTTAACATAAATAGCGTTAGTACCAAATACATAGATGCCATCAGAGTTTTTAACCCTAATAGATCCAGATACTATAGGCTTAAATTCATCACCTGATTTATAATAATAGTCATTTGATACTTTTTCATATATAGACGAATCATAATTTTTATAATATTGATTGTAAACTGCTGTAGAGACATTATTTATTACAGCGTATCTATCATTATCAAAAATATAAATTACATCATTGGTATTTTCTAGAAGCTCTATGAAATAATATAATCCTATCTCATTATTTAAAATCTCTTGAGCTTCCTCTTCAGGATAACCTAATACTGTAGTGAGCATAGAATAATCTGTAAGTTCACTGCCAATAGAATTCATTCTATATATAATTTCTGTTATAGACGGAAATTCTATAGTTTTAGGTAATCCCCTAATGAGATTTTCAACATAAACACCGATGTTTTCAGATTCTCTTATTGTTGGAATTTTCTCTTGTATATACGTATGCTTTTGAGCATTTATATCATTAGAATATATTTTCTCTATTACATCAAAATCATATGCATACTTTATATTGTTATTATAATTAATTGGCATCATGTCTCCATTAAAAATAGACTTTTGATATGCCGAATTATTTAATGAGAAGAAAGATTTTAATGTAATATTGTCCTCTTCAGATTCACCCTCTTCTACAATAAAATCAGATAAATCCATTTGATATGTTTCATTTAGCCATAAATTCAATGCATCTATATCAGCTTGGAGATTAAATGATTTAACTTTAAGATGTGGTTGATCAAATTCCTTTTGATAATCATATCCATTGTCAGCTATCTGCTGGTTAACGTCGAATATATTTTTTATTGGCGACTCTTGAGTAAATATCTGTGGGTCTGCCAAAATTTTATTCAGATCCTCATTAAAGTTATAACCCTTAACATATAAAATCTGTGTGGGTGAATACATGATCCTATCTTCAAGACCATAGTAATAGTAATTCAATGCAAACAGATAGCATATAACGTCTACTAATCTAAATTTATGTCCTGAACGAAGATATGGAATATCTAGTTTTAGCCCCTCTTCGGAATAATATCCATCAAATAGCATATTATAAAAATATGATATTTGAAAAGCTAATTCTGTCATATCTGTAGTGGTCTCTATGGATATATATTTAGATTTAACAGCATTGAATTCATAATCAATAATTTTCTTTTTTAAGTATTCGTGGTCTAATCCACCATCCCATACATCATCGCCTGTAGTGATTTCATCATAGTCTATAATATAATCGCTATCTTGCTTATAGTTTGTTAGAGTTTCATCTACAGGGACTTTGATGAATTTAAGACTTGCTGATGGTTCTTGGTTTGCTTTAATGCGTGTGAAATATGAACTATCTTTAAGAGGAATCATTTCGTTATAAGCACTGTCGTATACAAATAATTCTCTCTCGTTGTTGATAATCTTTTTCTTCTCTATAGAACCATCTTTATTTTTCACAGTTATAGTCTTAAAATAATAATCTTCTATAAAATGTCTGTATTCTGAAAGCTTAGAAAATCTTCTACCGGAAACATCTGTTATAGTTCCAGTAGTCTTATCAAGCACATAAAGATTATCTGGACTATAATTAATATCGTTATTTTCTGATAAAATAAAATCTCCAGTATATTTATCAGTATTTTGATCTTTCATTAAGTAATATCCGAATACTCTAACGTCTCTAAAACCAAATAGACTACAGATGTCTACCATGTTTTTGGTACTAGATTTATACTTGATGAGAGTATTAAGATTTTTAAGCATAGCTTGCTGATATTTCACAGGAATTTCAGCATAATATGGTATGCCATATGATTCGAATAAATATCTAATACATCTAGCATCGAATACGTCTTTATTTATAATTAAATCTGGTATTCCAGTAAGCATATCCATTATAGTATTAATGATAATGAATATAATTATAAATTTATTAAAGTAATCAGACTGGAATTTATACGCATCTGAATATACAGCACGAACAATATAATCTCTATTAAGTTCGAATGTGTCTACAAACTTTCTTTTAATTATAGAATCTGTTACTGTAGGCATACCAATAAGCTGAAAATTCATTGCTTTTCGGCATTCATATATATTAAGAGCATAGTCACCCAGATAATTTAAATACCTGTAGCGTAATTTATTTGTGGTTTGTCCACATGCTGCCATATAGTCAGCCAATATTCCAGACTCTTCCAATACAGCAACGTCGTAAGAATCATATTTATAAAATTCTTGTCTCCAATGATAATCAGGATAAATATCTGTAGGACACTGAGAGGTGAACCTATCACCAAACTCAATATATGAGTCAGTAGTTTCATCATATGTATGAACCAAAGTATCAATACACGGATTTCCACTGCTGTCCAAAGGTGGCAATCCAATCAATGCTCTATAGTAATTATTCTTCTCTACATGATTATTTGGATACCAAGTTTGCATATCTTTATTGATGTGATATTTTATATATTCACCTCTGGTTACAGTAGCTCTAGTACCATCATCATAAACTAAATCTACTGTATCTGTTAACGAATCTAGATAATCATCTAGCATAGCTTTATTGGTAGAGTAGATATCTAGATTTGTAACCTCATCAAATTCAGTTAATATAATAGATTTTATCGTTTCAGGCGGTAAATATTCCATCAACCCATAAAAGTCTATTCTTCCGTCTTGGCATTTATAATAGATATCTGTATTCATATAGAGCTGATAGTTGTTTAAATAAATTTCAGATAATAACTGATTTAGCTCTATAATCTTACTAGTAGCATCTGTACGATATCCACCTGTTAAATAGCCTTTAAGAGTTTCAGCACTGTTCATGAGATTATATGTTTCTACATCATCTCCGAGAACTTCGGTTAAGCATTCTTTTAATTTGCCTTTGGGGAAGAAATCATATAATTCATAATACGTTGCTGTACCGGCTTTACATTTTTCATAAGTTTCTTGTTCTGGGTAAAATTGCATCCAGAATGGTTCATCATCTTCCACGTCTGGATCATCATTAACATTCTCACTGAAGTATTTTCTTTCTTTCATCATTTCATAATGATCTTTAAATACTTCACGCATTGCTTTTGAAATCTTATCCAGTTCATTATATACAGATTCACTATTTGAACTGAAACTAATAAAGCTTCCAAGTTCAATACTATAAGATTGAATAGTATCATCTATCAGCTGATCTGGATTTTCTATAATATAATTTTTATTAAGAAGAATTCTTCTTGTATTTATATCATCAGTGAGTTTTAAAAGTTGCTTTACTGTTGGTATAGATTCACCCGGTTTAGGTATTAACGCTAATAGATCCTCTACTGATATTAAAGATTTAGCGTCCCATATATTAGTGAATTTATCAAAGTCACTTGAGTTTAAATATCTTTTAAGTATTCTTAATACAGTCTTAGCAGGTAATTCACTGAAAAGGTCAACGTATGTGGCTTCTTCAGAAACACACTTATTATATAGCTCTAGATTATCTTCTAGCCATGTAGTAGGAAGATTGGATAGATAGTTATCCATTATCTCATAATGATCTATATAAACAGTACGGGCTAGAGAGTTTAATTTATTTAATTTTTTACTTCTCTCCATCCTGGTAAATGTATTAAAATGAGCTCTAAGAGCCATTTTATTTTTAGTATATAAGTCAAGATTACTTATAGTATCGATATATTTACTTAATATCTCTTTAGGTATATAAGTAAACATTTCGTAACGACTATTTTTATCTACGCAAGCAAACAGAACATCCGCTGCTCGTAGCGTTTCTTTAGTTTCAAAAGATAACGCTTCGTCTTCATCTTTTACAGTACAATTTAAACCCATCAGTTTAGCAAAATAAATAATATTATCAACAAATGGGTTTGTGCTATATGTTTTTTCTGGAGTAATCATATTACTTTGATTAAACCTCCTTCCGTATTATATATCTTCATAGAAAGCTATTATAGGAATGTGCGGAAGCAGTAAAATTACCGGGCTAGATACACTAGCCCGGTTTATGTATTAATAATCTGACAAATCGCCATTGTAGAATCGTTTATAAAGTTTTTGTGCATCATCATAATTTGTGATATCAAAATTTTCTGGGAGTGTAATACCTGAAGAATCCAATAGTTTAGGTATAAGATAAACATAAAGTTTTTGTAAATCTATTTCTTGTTTACGTTGATCTAATAATTCATTATATTTATTATATAATGTATCTAAATCTGCTTTAGCTTCATTTACTGAATTGAGTGATTGAAGCATAATAGTATTTGACGTGGTGATTGATTCAGTTGCTTTATCTTTTGCAATTTCAAGCTCTCTAATTGAAACCGATACTCTACGATTAATGCGCTTGTTTAAATCATCTAGCCACTTTCCAAATAATAGTTCAGTAATCATTTTTAATCATATTTCCTCCTCTTAATGAATTATTTGTTTCCTTTATTAATTAAATGTGCTTAATAATGTAAAACATGAAATTAATAAATATAAGGTCATAATGAACGGGGTGATATACTAATGCTAAATTTAAATATAAATCCCATTATTGGAGATCCCAATAATTATATGACTATACAGTTTCAGCAAACTAGAGATACCTTAATGGATACAGAACTCTATAGTCATTTTATATATTCTGCTGAAAATCAATTTAGACGTTCACGTTTCTACAAAGATTATAAATCAAACGTAATGAATAAGGGATTGAATTTCGATCAACTCATGCGTGGAGTTAATAGCGAGATGACAGAAATTCAACTACACCATCTTATGCCTACATTAAATATGGCAGCTATAATGATATGCGAGCATAGACTTAATACTGTTGGTCAAGTAACCACTATGGATATTATAGAAGATCTAGAGGAAGCTCATAGATTAAATATGCTTAGTGTAGTTATGTTAACAGAAACCAATCATCAAGCGTTACATGCTGATCCATCAGCTTTTGTTTCTCTTTCTCAAGCATATGGTAACTCATATTTATTTTTAGAGAAGTATAGAGATGGACTTACGTTAGATATAGCATTTAAATGGTTATTACAATTAAAGATGGAAGAACAATTTGGATTTAAAACTACATGGCTAAATTGCCCAAGACAAAGAGAGATACTATTAGACTGGCAAGAACACGCTGGTCCTATAAATTATTAAAAAATAAATATAATATATAATATGGAGAGCTTTGCAGCTCTCCATTTCAAATAAAAATTTATTCAACTCTAATCACACTACACACATTACATATTATATTTATTTTCATAAATATAATATATTACTATATTTTATTACTTTTTCAATCACATTTATATAAAAATACTTTTAGGAGGAATAAGCAGCAATGAAAAGTAATATTATTTTTTCTTTAATTACATTTAGATGGGTGTGGGTACCATTAGCTATCATATTTGCGGTAATGGTTGTTAGGCTAATTAGAATTTTAAATAATTATGTAGATTATAAAATAAACGAATCATATAGAGCTAAATATGATGAAGCTGAAATTGTTGGTCATCTTGATTATATTATCAAAGAAGCTCTAGATGAATATATCATATTTAATATTCAGCCTAAAAATATCTACTATATAAATTCAGAAATGGAATCCAGGATCGTAGAGAATTTAACAGAAAAAATACCAGATAGATTATCAGAGACTTTATTATATAATCTATCTATAGTATATTCTGAAAGCTTCATAGGAGAACTCATCGGTAGAAGAATTTATATGATAGTATTAAACTATGTATTAGAATTTAATCTAACCAATAGTCCAGATACTAATCAACGCACTGCTTTGAATGCAGTACAGAAAAATAAATAATGAAATAAAAATCCTAGAGGGATTACTCCCTCTAGGATTGATTAATGCTTTACAAAATACATATCTGTTAATATTTTTTGCATTTCTAATAATATATTTAAGTTATAGCTTATATCTATCATTGGCTTCATCTCATCAGTTATATAGTTTATATAATAACCAGAACCGACGACAGTGTTTATTTTAAAATGATAATCGTTAGTTAATCCAAATCTTCTATAATATCCAGTTGGCAAAGATAAAGAAATATATTGCATATAAAAATCTTTCAATAATCTTAAAGCTATTTCTACACCATTGCATTGTATAGTATAGAATAGATCTTTAAAGAATTGGATTAAATATTTTTCATGCGCCGGATAATTTTTATCACCTAAGCCTTTAATATGTAGGTATTCTTCTTTGGTTATAGAGTTATAATAATAGTAAAATTCTAGATTCCTGACCTTATAATATCCAGTGTATTTATTCTTTGCAGCAAAATGAATTAGCCCAAAATCTCTCACTTTAGGTATTCTATTAATTAGAAACACAGCATCGTTTTTAATACTTAGCACCTCGTAATCTTGTATATTATTAGCTTCGAATAGTGCTTTCTTAGCTTCTATTATACCATCTTTAAGTTGCTTGATTATCTCTGGGTTATTTTTCAATAGTTTACCTATAAAGACTTGCCTAACCATTCTTTCTGCATTGTATAAATAATCATATATCTCTTTATCTATACAACCTTTAGAATATAGTATATTGATATTGGCTTTAGATATATCTAGCTCGTAGATGAATACATTATTCAAATACGATATATCTGAAGAATAATTAACTTTGTTATATAGCTCTGACAATGTATTCACCTCCTATAGGGCTAGCTTAATAAATATTTATTACATAGCTCATGAAACGTAGATTTATTATCTACAATCACCGTACATTCATTGTCCGAATAAGTAGAAAAACTAAAGCGATCTCCAGTGTTAGTTTTAATATTAAGCTCACAGCGATAAATCTCCTTCAATTGTGTTATCTCATAGAATTCATCATTTTCGCTATCATCTATAGCATGTTTCATTGATTTTAATAATGAACTTATTGTCTTAGCATTAACGTGCTGATTATTTATTGGATCAATAAATCCATTACCATAAGAATAGTAAGATATGAACTGACAAGTTTCAGTATTATAATATTCAATTGAAACTCTGTTTATTAAAGTTTCTATATTGATCACCTCTTAACCATAATGAAATAACGTATGGTACAAAATCTACAAAGTCTGCTTCAATTATCATAGCCTGATGAAAATCATGTTTTAGCGGATTTGGAAACCAAGTATCTACGTCATCATACTCTTTATTAAATACTGTTAAATATAAACTGTCACAATATTTTAATAGCTGTTCATAGATGGAACCTCCACCTATAATGAAATATCTTTTGTTACTCTTATCGTTCTTTAGCATATTTTCTACGATGTCCATAGACGTTATACGTAAATTATCTTTTAATGTATGCTTAGATATATCTGAAGTGATAACTATATTATCTCTATCTTTTAAAGGTTTTGAGCCCATGGACTCAAATGTTTTTCTACCCATTATTACTGTATTACCGATTGTGGTCTCTTTAAAAAATTGCATGTCTTGTTTGATTCTAAACAATAACTTATTTTGATACCCCAATCCAAAATTTTTATCTACAGCTGCAATTGCAGATATATTCATAGCTAAGGTCTCCTTTTAAGCTTCATACTGTAATATAGCATTTTGAGCATCTTCATTTGTCATAAAGTAAGCGGTTTTATGACCAGCTTTTATAAGCGGCTTTTCTGTTCTTGGGAAATTTTCAATGTCAAAAATATAATAGTCTGTAGTTATATACTTGTACAGAGATCCGTCCATACTATAACCACCGTCTGGAATGGTGTAATATTTCCAATCTAAATCTCCACGATGATAAGCATTCTCCGCTCCATATTCAGAATAATTATATAGTGAAAGAGAATTAGTGTATATTTCTTTTACTGGTGAGGCTGTAACGAATTCTTGTTCTATATCTGGTTCTCCGGCTCTATATAATTTTTTCTTAGTGCCATATATTATACTTGGCATCCTAGAATTGAAAGGTTTATCGAAAGTCCCAGCGTCGTTAGGTACTATATAATAGTGTACATATTTATCAGTTGGGCTGTAATAGCATTCTTCTGATTCTTCATGATAATTCTCTGGATTATTTCTATACCTTAAAAGTTCGAAATAAGCGTTTTCTATTTTTGAAACATTTATTTTTATAGCTTTATACTTCGGTACAGATTTATAGATCAATTCATCTAAATACCCTTCACGAGTTTCAATCATGTTAGCCACGTAATAAATACTTGGCTTATAACCTTTAGATATTTGTATTGCTAGATAATCTATATCATACTGAGTAAGCATAATTTTTACCTCCGGTTTATAAATTACTCTGATGTCTCTTTTAATAAGCCTTTGGAAATTAAATCATTGTTAAATGCATCTAGCGATTCTGATAAAAAATTATTAATGTAATTAGTATCAACTCCTGTTTCTTCAAATCTATAAGTGATAATATCAGATATAAATTTTAATTGTAATATCCAACTTATAGATTCTTTAATTACATTTGCAATGAATTTATCTGGGTCTTTATCTACTTTAATAGAATTTATATAATCTGTAGTTACACTGTTTATAAAGTCTCCGTATTTTTCTTTATCGGTCATCATATCTTTAATTTTAGCATCGCCAATCTTAAGATCATATAACCAGTCTCTATTATAACCCATTTTAGTATGCTCCCTTTAGAAAAAATAAAATGGGGGTAATTTAATTACCCCCATTTTTGATTAACGCTACTCTATACACGTATTTATATCAATGCATGGATTTTCTATAGTATTGATTTTACAGAGTTCAGTATATTTTTCTATATCTTGCTGTAACAGCATAATTCCGTCTGGATTGTAATGGGTATTTTTCAAACACTCTATATCTTCAGGCGTCTCGACCACCCAACCATTAAGCCCATAACGCTGCTGCATAATTTTTAGTATAGATTCCATAACTGCGTCTCTATAAAATTCTCTATACACTAATAGAATAGCGTTCATTCCAATGAAATCGCAATATATAAAATCCATAAATGTAGCAAACATTTTCGGATTGTTAAATATCGCTGTATAGTACTGCATATCGAACTCTGGTGTCTGCACGTACTCATACATTGGAGTTTGTGTATAATTCACTATCTTCATATTAGTTAGCAAGCATGTTGCATCTTTAAACCCAGAATACATTGAAGATAGATTATATATAATAAATGGTTGCTTTATATACTGACAGAGCTCTATCTTGTCTAAGAATACTATCATTCTTTCTTAACCTCCATCAGTTGTACTTTAGGCTGTTGAGCGATTTTAGATGCGTTTAATTTATTGAAATATTCTCTATACTGCTCAAACGTTGCTGGCTGACCATTAAATGGATTTAATTCTTCCGCCAGTTTATTTATTACAAAATCTGGTAGCATATAATTTGCCGGATATAGCGATAAATAAACGTCTGGGTCCATAACGTCAATCATAAAGAACTTAGAGATTATTAGTGGTATTTTCTGCTCCAAAACAGCAAACTGTGTACTTGGTGTATTAACGACAATACCATATGTATAATATATGTGATTCAATAACAGCTGACCAAATATGCTGAACTCTTCATCTGGAATATAAAGAACAATATTCATTTTTGTCATTGCTGCTATAAGCGCGATAATAAAATCATCGCAATCTTTTGTCATTAGATACTGCGGGTATTGCACGTTTAACGTCTGCTGATTACCATCAGCCCAATCCATTAACATTTCTGTTGGTGGCATCAATACACCAGCATAATAGATATTATCTAAATCTGGATAACTTCCGGATGTTATCGCTGCTACCCGTAAAAAATCTCTATTATATAATGATTGGCCTAATACACCGAGGTCTAGCACTAGAGACATTGAATGATTATTAAACATAATTAATGCCTCCTTTTGTTAGTTACATACTTTTTCCTCTTATTTGTTTTCTCTAAGTCCTGTAACTCCTGCCTATCATACGTATCTTCGACTTGAGCATACTCAGACTCATAATCACTTTCAGACTCTTCTTCTTCCGCATGCTGATTATACTCATTGTCTGTCGTAACCTTTAATAATTCTTTGATATCTGAAGTTGGTTTTACACTATCATCATCTGATTCATCATCAGAATCGGTAGTACTGATAGCTTCAGCTATATCTATAGGATTAACAATATTTTCTTTCGGAGGCGTATAATACACAGAATGTGTTGCGTCCCCATATGGTCTAATTATCGGATTATTTAATGGATTGGTATCCAACGTGGGATCAATTATAGAAGATTCTTCCTCTACAGTTTCACTTGCGTTGCCTTTCTTATATCCATCAAGCATAATACCGAATTCTTCATCCGAAATGATCTGACCAGATTTTCTCTCCTGAGCAAATACTTGATGCTCCATTTCAGCATCCTGCTTACCATCAGAATCAGCAGCCTCTGTACTCTCCTTATGCTCTTCAACTGCTTCTTCTACAGAAACGACGTTATTAATCTCCGGGAATACAGTAGACTCCATACCATCAAGATCTGTTGCAATCTGTTCATCAGATCTTACAGTTGTTCCATCAGGAAAATGAGTTTTCCTAACCTTTACTTTAAATGCAGGATTTGGAATATATTCTGGAACAATCTCCATCTCCTGATAATTATCTATATGCTGAATGGCGTATGGATCACCATTGAAATTATCTGTCTTATTAGGTTTTACCGTTTGAGCTTTCTCCACCTGCTGTTCAACTACAGGATTAAACGGCTGGTTATCTTTCATATTGGTATAATACTGAATCTGTAAATCTGAAAAGAATCTTTTCCTCACATCTTGGATAGATTCTCTCTTCTGTCTATGAACTTTTGAGACTTTGATGCTGCCTTCAGGCATATTTGTGCTCATTATAAAATCCTCCTTAGAGATATATCTTTTTGATTTACGCCCTGAATCATACACAACTGTACCGTCATACTCAATTATTTGAGCTCTTATCATAGGTCTTATTTTCTCTGCAAATTGCCTATCTTTATCAGAATACTCAAATTTGATCTCATTATTGTCTTTTGCTTTAGCTAAATCTATAGCTCTATATTCTCGGCCACATTTGGTACAATAGAGCTTATTAAATCCTGCATCATAGTCTATATCTCCACCACATGGTTCATAGAATCCATTTATATTTTGTATAGCATGCATGCAGGTTAATTTTGCTCCATCTGTTTCATATACATAAGGAAAATCTATGATTACCGGGCCAAAGCTTACACCATTAGACATCTGTCTAACTCCAAAATTCATATAGCTTTTAGCTCCAAGATCATCTACAACATATTTTCCTATTATCTTTGTTATCATTAAATTAAAAATATCATCTTTAACTGAAATAAATTCTTCTATAGACGAAATCGGATTTACTCGTTCTATGAATGCTATAACTCCAGATGGATGAACTTCAAATATTTTACAACAGAATGGTTTAAAGAAATCCTGGTTGATATACTCAGCAGGACTATCTGTCATACCCACAGAATCAACTGCTACTTTGGCCACAAATACAGATGATTCCAAGAAATGATAACAAATTCTATTAGTTCCACAATGGGCTCTTCTGAAGCCCCGTCTTTTCATTACACTATCGATTAAATCGTATTTCTTAGATACATTACCAGCATATCTAATAGACTTAGCTATAGATATTAGCTCATTTATATCTTCTGGAGTAAATAGTGACATTATTGGTGGTGCCCATAAAGAATCCCAGTGAAACTCTAGAGCATTTTTTCTTTTACCTACAGTCATCTGTTCTATAGTAGATGTTCTAGACACTGTTATTCACCACCTTATTTTCTTTTTTGTATAAAGCATCCATTAGCTCTTGTGTATACTTAGCTCTTGCCGCTTGAACTTCTGGGCTGCTTACAAACGTCGGTAGTTTACCTGTAAGAAGATTTATTTTCCTTCTTTCTCTATCAAATAATTCTGCTAAACCAACCTCAGCATCGTCTATATTATTATCATATCTAGATTGGTCTAGAATCTCATTTATGTATGGATTACTGCTACGATGCATATTTAATAATTCATTATAAGCTTCAGAATTATAAGTAGCACCGAGATTTCTATTCTGTTTTGGTTTAATATGTTCAGAGATCCACTCTTCCCTTAACAGCTTAGGAAGATCTATCTCTAAGAACTCAAACATGCTATGAGAACCAAACTCTTTACGACAATTAGCATAATAGCTATTGATATAATTCATTTGATTCATGCGTTTTGGACTTAATAATGGAGATGTCCAAAATACACTATTAATGTAGCATAATTCTTCCCATATAGGGTCTCTTTGTTTTTCTATCTCCTCTCGTTTTTGTACGTTTACTTTGTTATTAGGGTTGAATCTAATATCGAGTTCTTCTTCAGATACTTCAATACCCATAGCATGAGCTCGATATCTAGCTTTCATTTTTTCTTTATCTATCTCCATTTGAATTAGCTCTTGCTGCCTTTGCATAGACATAAATGGAGAATAGTTGTTATATCCAAATTGAGAATATGGATTAGGATATTGTTGCTGTTGGACCTGTTGAAAATACGGAAATGGGTTATAATAATTTTGTTGTTGATATGGATTTGGAGTATAACCACCTCCAACTGGCTTAAACACATAATCGTTCTGTTGTTGTGGTTGATTATATCCATAAGCACCAACAGGTATCATATTACCCATCGGCATTTGTTGTTGTACATACGGATTGAAAGTCCCGAATGCGCCATTATTAATCATATATGGTATTTCATTCATTTTTCTCCCCTATACCGCTGCTTTTATTTTATGTAATTTCTGTAATTTGGAGGTATTTTATAGATCATCATCTCCTCCACTCCAGGTGAGTAAGTGAATATTGGATATTCATCTTGGTTAATATTATTTAAGATTGTTCTAGAATTCTTATCTACAAGATCATTATAAAAACTAATCTTATAAATATCTTGTGGCTTTAACCAAAAGCCATTAGCTTCTTTAAATTGATGATTTGCTGCTGCTAAATGCTTCTGATTATTTAAATTTACATGGCCTTTCTGATTGAAGAAATGTATAGTGAGTTGTTTTGTTGCTAAATACGTTATTATCATTTTAAACAGCTCTTGATTCTTAACGGGTTTACCTGAAGAGCCATACATTATACCTTCAGCATCAATTGTGCTATACCAATTATTTATCCAATCTCTGATTCCAAATATAGCAAATTGAGAATCTGAGTATAGATAAATAGCTGAGTATTTGCCTATATTAGTTGTATATATTTTCTCAGCTAACTTAATACCAATATATACTCCTAATAGTTCACCTCTGTTATTAGTGCTATCCTGTGAAACTATATATGTTTCTTCGCCTGTGTTGATACATACTGCACCACTGCAAGTGAATACTCTTCCACTGCTTTCGAAAGTTTTCAAACTAGCATCGGTGCAGATTTCTAAGACTTCCACTTTATTTTTCTCCTTTCTTTCTTATTTTATAATATATAACTTTATTATACTTTAGTATTTATTGTTATATATTCTTTTGACACAGCGTATGCGTTCCTGGCCAAATTATAGTACAGCTCAGAAGCAAATACGTCTTGTCCTAACGAAAAAATCTGTAAAGCCATCTGCTTGGATTCTTCATCAAGCTCATCATAAAGTTTTAATTTCTTTCTTAATATTTCTTCTCTGTGATTATCGCAATAATTAGCGTAATCCACTACGTCTCTAAGAGTTACAACTCTATATGATCCGTATTCCTGGATCTCATCTGAGTTAATATATTCATCTATTTTCTTAGTCAACGCTCCAATACCGGTACCACAACCAGCGGTTATTGCTAAATTTATAATCTCCTGATTTGATAGATTATTAGCATCAATCTGCTTTAATAATTTTCTAGTCTCTTCATTATCTGCTAATCTTGCTGATAACTCTGTCTGAGTTTTATTTACAAGATCGGCTATAATATTCTGATCGATTTCTTTCTTAGCTACCATAATTTTTTATCCTCCCGTTTAATTTTAAGTTATCGAGTTTTTAGAAATTAATTTGTTTTTGGCTACATAATTATAGTATATAATTAAAATGAAATTTAAACAAAATAAATCCCCATAGGGATTTCTCCCTATGGGGTTATAGATAATAGTATAGTTATAATTATTTCTTGGATGAAGATGAACCTGTCTTCTTATAACTATTGGTCTGGTTATTGTATCTTTCACCCTTTTCATTATGAGTGTTCTGATAAGAAATAGACTTACCCTCAGCTTTCTTCATAAGCTCTTCAAGACGAGCATCGACTTTTTCTTTAGCTTCCCTACATTTGGTAGCCATCTTCTCGTCACCCTTCTTTTCGAACTTAGCGATAGCTTTTTCAAATTGCTTCTGGACGCCCTTAGCATATTTAATATTATCAGAAATACTTCCTGGGCAATTAAAGATTCTAGTCATGGTAGATAGTGCATAAGTAGTTAGCAGAGCAAGTGACAAACCGCCAATATATAGGGTTCCAAGGCCTAAACCAAAGCTACCTGAAACTGCACCGACAACATCAGCAGCCTTACTAGCGGCTACAGCAGCTCCTGCAGAAGTGCCAAGTATAGTAGCTTGAGATGCTGCATCTTTCTTGAATGCATAAGCATAATCTTCAGCAGAAGCATTCTTTGAATCTAATACTCTTAGCTTCTCATTGATATCTTCTTTTGTCTTGATAGCAGCTTCTTTAATAAGTTCAATTTGCTCAGCCTCAGTAAGAGATTCAAAGTCTCTACCATCTAAAGCATTCTCTATAAAAATGTATGCAGAATCAATAACAGAATATGATTCTTTCTTACAATTTGCTCCGCATTCTTTCTTTTCAGAAATAGCAGCCTTGCCGACTACGTTGCTTGCATCGCATTCCTTATTGCAACCTTTACCACAAGATCCGCCGCATTCACATTTGCAATCTGCTTTACCGCATTTAGGACAAACTCCTTTATTTTTGCTTTTCTTGGCTACATTGAACCCTTCAGCCATAAGCTTATTAGCAATAGCAATATTCTTCTGCACTTTTGCAATAGCGTTCTCACGAATCTTATAGTTGCCAGTGGCTTTTGATCTTGCATCTGCAGATGCAAGCATAGCATTAACAGATTCCTGAGAGTCAATTACAAGACCTACACTTCTAGGCGGAAGCCCATTGGCTTCAGCAACAAGATTAAGAGCTTTAGAAATAGAAGTGATTCCACTATCTAACATAAATGGACTAAGGTTAACCATCTCTACAAAATATTCGCCATTGACATTATTAACAACAACATCAGCAGCTTCAGTTACACAAAAGCCCATAGCTGTAGGGATACAATCATAAGATTCTTTAACAGAATCTAATTCCACTGCAGCTTCAGTATTAATCTGAAGATCATAAGTAGCAGCTTCGCTAATAAGCTGAAGATTTGATTTAATATTCATATCTTATCTCCTCCAAAATTTTTGAAATTTTAATAAAACTCATAAGCATTTGAATACTTATTACAATGTTTCAGTTTAAACCATTTAAAAAGTCTGTTATTGGGCCTCCACGATGATTATAGTCTACTTTCATCATGCTTTTCTTCTTTGTTTTAATCTCTTCAATAGAGTCTTTAATATCATTTTTAGCATCATGAGCTTTAGTATTAATATCTATATTATTATATTTTATGTACGTAGTGTGTAAATTAAACAACTGCTGTTGAGTATCAACTATATTATTTTCTTTAGAAATATCCTCTAACCATTCAGTTGTCATTTCTCTGGCTGAATCTAAAGCATCCAGATCAGCTGGAGAAATATAGTCATAGTAAAGCTCAACAAATTTTTCCCAATTTCCTCTAGGCAAATTTAGTGGTATAAAAATATATCCATTATGAACCATCTCATGCACTGTAGCACTTAATGGTATTAATCCAACGTAGCCCATGTAATGCAAAAGCATTACTTCTTTACTTATATCGAAAATATCTACAGATTCATTATTATGCAGTCTTTTCTTAGTTACAGCTTCTACTATAGAGAATAGTGTAAATGGGGAATGATGTATTTCTATTTTAACTTTAGTATTATCTACGTTAGTTACATTACCTAAGAAGCTACAAGTGTTCATCCCTTCAGTGTTTCTTAAGTAAGCAATAAGCTGACGATATTCAAATGAAGTTCTACATACAGTTTCTATATCTTTAAGCATTCGAGCGTAATCTTTTTGATCGTAAATATCATATTGATCTCCGTCGAATCTATCTAAAGATTCTATATTAAATACAGATGAAGCCCCATCAATATAGACATTTTCAACCTTATTAATGTATTCGGCATTAATCATCTTTATATTACACTCCTTTCTTTTATTTTCTATTTTAATAAAATGTTTCAGCTAAAAAGCAAAAGAATGACCATATGGGATTGCTCCCATATGGTCTCCGCACGAAGAATGATTTGTGTACTGTCCCGACAATGCATCTTTATATAATATAGGTAGCGAAGGCAATCTAGAATATTTTCCACTCTAGATTACTTATTTGTTATGAGGATCAAACCTTACCGGTAGAACCTAAACCGCCACGGTTTTTATTATTAAGAGACTCTACTTCAATAATATTTACCGGCGGCATAGATTCGATAATTCTAAACTGAGCAATCTTATCACCTCTATGTATATTTATAAAATCATTATCTGTAATACACAGTACAGAAGCGTGCCATTCATCGTTATCACCACAGTATGATGTATCTATAATACCAATAGAGTTAGCCATAATAAGGCCCCAGTTTTTATACGTTGAGCTTCTTGGAGCCAGATATGCCTCATAGCCCTGTGGTAATTCCATAGCAAATCCAAGCTTAATATATTTATGCTCTAGATTACGTAAAGTTATATCTTCATCAGCATATACATCAATCCAATTACCATTTGGATTGATGGTAAGTCTTTTAGTATCATCGTGCATATATTTAATTTTTAAATCAATCATCGTTTTGTTCTTTTGACCTCCTATGAATTAAGTATGGTAATATTTCATTACTACTCATGTCAGTTGGTACTATTTTTTGTTTTAAGATATAGTACTTAGATGGAACAAAAATAAATGATGTTCCGCATTTATCACATGTGCATTCTATAGAATAATCATTATTTTCTATATACGATGAGAATTCTGTAGATTTACATTCTGTACATACTAAATTATTTACATCAACTATCTCAGCTGGAGCAGCCGAAATATATTTATCATCTTCTCTTTTGAATAATCTTGGTCTTACTGGCTCTATTATAAATTGCTCCGGTTTTTCTTTATCTACATTATCTGTTTTTATTTCTTCTTTTTTATCTTTAAATTCTTCCGTTTTACTGTCTTTTTTATTATTTATTTTTGATTTAACTTCTATTGAATGTTTTTGCATTCCTGTGATCTGTCTAAGCTTATTCATGCTGTCTATAATCTCTTTATATTTTAATTCAGGAGTAAGCTCATAAATCCATAAGAATACATTACCCTCTTGATCTAGATAGATTAAATATGTTGCGCCTTCAACTGAAGTTATATGAATATAGCCATCATTATTCACATGATGTTTACAAGTACCATCCGAATATATTAATGTAGATGAAGCGATGTGATCTTGATTAATCTCATACTTATGTTTGGCGATATAATAAGCATCAGCAAGATTACATATATTAACTAGCGTCAATTTATTATATCTTCCTTACGCATATTTTCTGTTTCTTCATCATCGCCAATTTGTTCATCTATATCTTCATATTCAGATTCTCCAGCTGTAATTTGCGTGAATCTATCATAGTCTTGCTGGAATATTTCATCTAATTCTTCTATTGGAACTGCTGCTGAATATACATCTTCTAGATTCTCTCTCAAAAATATAGGAGCATTTAAAATCTCAAGAGTTTCAACACATGGGTCTGGAACTATAAGCTTAAATACTATATTGCTTGCTTTAACTATATCATTGCAGAAATCTACATTTGGAGATTTATTATCAATCACAGTTTTAACTAATTCATTTACATTAAACAAATACTCATAATGCTTACCTAAGTCAAATGATTGATAATAGTTTATGCACTGTGCTATATCTATAGTTAAGAACGAATCTGGCAATCTGTCTAGGATATATTTAAGATCGTCTCTAAAATATGTTCTGCCTTTAGGTAATTCATTTGAGCTAAAATTTACAAGCTTATTATAATTAGATGGGACTACATCTTTGTATATAAATTTAGACCTATCAAAAATCCCATAGTTTATATACTCATTAAAGATAGTAGATGAGCAATGATGATAAAAATCGTCTACAAGCAATTCAAATATTTCATTATTTAAATCCATGTAGTTTACCATGTTAGCGTATTCTTCAGGCGTGCCAGATAATAGAATATAATATCTATTATCAATAAGACTTACAGTCTTTTTATCGAATTCTTCAAGCTCTTCTTCAGTTAACTGTCTTTCTTTAGAAGAGTTAGATATAATAAGTTTTAATTTGGTATTCTTAATAGCAGCAATAAATTCTATAGCAGAATAGAAATTTTTAGATGCATAAGAAATTAAAATAATAAGATTATGTCTTGTATTATAAATAACTTTAGATCTAAGCTTCCCATCGTCTATGTTTTCTTTGTTGAATATATGATTAAAAAATTCATAAAATTTAAACATATTTTCACTCCTATATATTATTTTAGATACCCAAATCGAATTTTAATTGTGGGTTCTTCCTACTAATCTCTTCTCTTGGGTAATCAACTAATTTAATATCGTCTATGGTGAAATCATAAAAATTAGTTTTTTCTGGGTTAATCCATAATTTAGGCATACACTGAATACCATTACGAGAACAGAGCTCTATAGCATTGTCAATATGCCTATCATAGATTTGTATATTGCTAAAAAAGCAAGTAAATAATCCTGGTTTATAACCACACTCTCTAGCAATAAGATGTTGAAGAACAACATACTGCATCTGGTTCAAAACTCCAGCAACGCTGTAATCACTTGATCTGATATTTAGAGACATGTCTAAATAATCATTACCATCTTCAGCATGATGTACATTCCAAACAGTTAAAAACGCACAAGGCTTTAAACCATGCGGTTCTTCAAAATCTTTTACTTGCCATAAAGACATAATATGTCTTCTACCATCTGGATTTTCTTTAATATCTTTAATAAGATTATTAACAAGATTGTATCTCTTTACAGTTGCTCCATAAACCTGGCCAATGGTTCTATTTCCAATGTCCCAAGAATCCCACCAAGTAACATTATATTTCTCTTTGAGCAAATCAAGATCATTAGATTGATCTTGATAAATCCAAAGCATTTCCCCTATAGCAGATTTAATTGCTATAGGTCGTAAAGTAATTATAGGCAATTGATTTTTTGATAAATCGTACTGATGCATACTTCCATTAATAGAGATAGTGTGCGCAGGGGTTCCATCTGAATAATGAGGTCTTGGGTTATGATCCAAATGCCCATATTTAAAAATTCTTCTAAGCATTTCTTTATGATAATGGTCACCGATAGTATCGTCAGCATGGAAAATGGTTTTACCAAGTTTAGTTTCGATATCAAAATTTTCAAATTGAAGTGTACGCTCCATTCCATTATAATGATCTACTACTTCTTGCATTCTATATTTCTCCTCTCATAAAAAATAATAAATGTATTTATCGAGGGCTCTTGATGGAGCCCTCTATTATTATTTGGTTAACGGGTTTATAAAACTATAATATTATTATATAATGCTGTTTCCATGTCTTTTCTATACTGTATTGATTCTTTAATCGCTTTCATACTACGCTTATTACAGCTCAAGTCTGGTAAATTTGTAGTCCATTCATGTATAACATCCAGCGCATACTGTTTTGTAGCATCAAATGCTTCTAAATTAGCTTTGAGTTCTGATCTTTGTATTTTATTATAAAAGCTAAAGCTATTGCATGCACTATTAAGCATTAATGACCAATACCATGGATATGGTGCCATAGGCGCCATCCAAGTATAGTTTACAGCAAATAGAATATATGGAACGGATGCTAAATATTCGTCTCCATCATCATCTTTGGCATAATGACCTTCACAACAAAACTCTGTGATGTAGCCTTTCTTGTTTAAAAGGGCTATTGTTTTTGTTATATTAGGATCAAGAAACCAATTCTGTGTCCAAGCATGTTTACACTTAGGACATACTAAAGTATAAGTTTCATTTATTGTAAATTCATCATCACAAAAATATTCTTTTTTAGTGCTATATCTTTTAACAAACGGCTCAAAACACTTTGGACAAAAGAATCCAATGTAATCACCATTCTCAGTGCAGTTTAATTGAGAGTGGTTTAAAAGCTTTACATTATAATCTGAATAAGACTTATACATTCTGATTCATCTCCTTCATAAGATCTTTAACATTTATAGGCTCCTGACGATTTAAGTATGCTAATAGTGTTTTTCTGTCGAAAGAAGCTACTTTCTCACCCATCCTATCAGCTATATAACCGCAGAAGCATTTGATAAATGTAGCCAGCGGCCTTAATGCTGTATATGGAATCCATGAAGCTTCCCATACTCCATTTTCATATTTAGATGCAGAGATGTCATATGAGTTAAAATTAGTCACAGACTTTTCTCCGTCATTATTAAACACTATTCTGATATTGTGGCCTTCATAATTGCTACCCCAATTCTCGTTGCACGTAAAGACTATTCTTATAGTCATTCTGTCATCATCCATTAAGAGGCTGTCGAAATCATATCCGCATTTTGATAAATCTCTTACTCCTCCTAAAGTTTTAACTACATTTTCATCAATTAAGTTTGATAATAAGATCGGTTTCATTTTGTTCCTCCTTTAGAATAATTTTGATATTAATTGGTTTTAGAGAAAGCTTTTTATTAAAATATTCTAGCTTCTCTAAAAATATAATATATAATTAAATTATATATTAAAAGAAATTAAACCCAGAGGGATTGCTCCCTCTAGGATTATGATATTTTAAGTATTACTGAGCAGACACAATATCAGTAGTTATAATCTCTACGTTTGCAGTTTCAGGAAAATTTGTTACTGAAACTGAATTGTTTAACGCTTTACAATCTATCATTCTAACTACATTATTTGTACCACAACTATACCCTGTATTATTACCTATAGAAGTACACCCTATAAGTTCCATTCTATTACCATTACCGGTTATGCCAAAACCAGTTTTTGCGCCACCCCTATTATTATTTTCAGCATGACAATAGAAACATGACATTTGACCATATATACCGCCCTCGGCTTCATCAACATCTCCAACATAATAAAATCCAGCAAAATTATTGCGAGAATATACATTATAGCAAGTGCAATGAGAACCATATGAAGGTACTATACCACCTTTACCATTCCATTCATATAATCCGCCTTGAATAGTGATTTCGCTTCTTTCATGATCTGAATAACCATCATCGTAATTATCATGAGACCAACAATCTATCAAACTTACTGTAGTTTGTTTAGAATAAATATCACCGGCATTAATAGAATGCCCGTTAAAGCCATCTCCATTAGAATTATTAATACATCTTATGGCTTCGCATCGAATAAATTCAGTTCCAACTTGCCTATTATAAATAAATGCTCCACTAGCTTGATTATATCCAGCCTTGCAATCTACAATTTTGCATCTATCAGCAAAACTAACATTAAAAGACATATACATACATTCTATGCCAATAACTTCGAGGCTTACATTTTTTGATAATCCATTAAATAAAGTTGTAGTTCCTGGAAAAGCTAAATAATTTGTTTCTGAAACTTCTTGAGGCCTACAAAAATATACATCTAAAGTTTCTGGGTCTTGGAAGAATTTATAAACATTATCGGTGCATGTTTCTATTTCATGTAAAGCTGTGCTTAATTGAGTCATGCTGCACTTTTGTAATTTAGTATTCTCGCAACGGTATTTCATACCTCTTTGCTGAGGTAATCTTTCGCTGTCTAAAATTTCTGTGCTTAAATCATTTACTCCATTTTGGAATAAATAATATTGAGTTAACGTAACTGTACTTGATGCTTTATAAACGTTATTATAACCATCTACTTTAGTTTCTGTTTTTGATAATATATATTTAGATTCATCATCTGGTAAAAATTTACATAAATTGTAAGTGCCATTATTTAATAATGTAATTTTTCCTTGAGCATCAGTAAAATTTATATTTTCATGATAAATACCTGGTTCTACTAAGATATAATTAGCTCCGCTTTGAAGTGCTTGGGTTACACTGGCAAATGGCATTGCTTTTGATCCGACGTTATCATCGCTTCCATTTGTAGATACATATGCGATTGAGGTTGAAGTAGAGACCGAATTTACCCTCGCAGGTATTCCAGAATCTACAATTTCTATTGACTTTATTATTATATCATTCGCATTTTGTCTATTGTCTATACGTAAAATATAACTTGTATAACTATTTGCTTTATCATAATCTGTATCTGTTATATGCAAATACCACACTGTTTCATTTACAGATTCATTTTCTGATAATAAAGTAAACGGCAATTTATCATAGCCGCCTCCACTTGTTACTATAGATTTAGCAGCATATAAAGAAGTTATAGCATTAGTACTTTCTAGCCTTATTCTAATATGGCAATCGCCATTAAAATAGCCATGCACGGCGATTCCTGGAAAATAAAAACCTCCAGGAGCAATAGTTATAGTTCCATCTTGATTTTGTGTAATTGAATTAGTATTACTAATTTCAGTTAAATCTTTATGGATGCAATTTCTAAAAATATAATCTAAATTATAAATATCTGAAGATTGGATTTGATTATTATATTCAACACCATCGATATAATAAATGTTGGAAATGTTGCTAATAATAAAATTATAATTCGATGAGGCTGTTGATATTGTAGCAAAGAAATGCATTAGTAAAATATTATTTTTTGCTATATTTTTATATATTTTATATATCTTTAATTCATTACTATTTAAATCATAACATAAATATCGATTTACAGTCGATTGACTATCTGAGCTATCTATTAAATCATTTTTATTATAACTTAAAATTACAGCATTATTTGCTTTTTCATTTACGATATTATTATAATTTATACTATAGTTAGTATTAGAATTATCATTTTTATAATAATAATAAGTATCTATAAAATTAAAATGCAGAATTACAGTTTGATTAGTCGTATCGAAATATGGTATTATATTATTTTTATTTATTATAGTAACATCATCCACATTATTTTCTTCTTCGTTATCAATAATAGAAATGAATGCAGCAACACGATCTATCGTGATAGGAGCTTTGCCAGATCTATTGTCTAATCTAAATTCTATTCCGTCTCTATCACCGATCAATTCTTTAGAAACTAACCATTTATAGTCTGAGCCCTCTACAATTAATGGCGGTATAATTTCACCATTTGAGAACATAACAAAATATGATAAATCGTATGAAGAGCTTGAAGCTTCCAATAAGTATACCGCATTTTTTGTATATCGGAATTTAATAATGTAATAATCGGTATTAGGATAAAGTGTAAATCCTATTTGATTGGATAAATCGTCATGTGTATACTCTACACCATTATTTATAACAGCAGCTCCATTATTAAAATCGATGTGAGTAAAATTATTTGCTAAAGCAGCCGCATATATGGCATTATTTAATAATCTATTTTTCTGTTGATAGCTTTCAGTCAACGATGTATTTCTAATTTTTACAGAAATCTCAGCCGCTAAAATGCAAGAGATATATAAGTATTTTCCATCATAAGGAATTTTATGGGTGAATTTGCTATAATCGTCTACACTATTTAAAACATTTTCCGCCGTTACATAAATAGTAGTTTCGTTATTTCGCATAATAAATGTTCTACGTAATGAAGAAGGAGCATTTGATTTTATATTTACTAGTACGCTATAACCAATATACTTAGATATATCAATAATATAAAATTTAGAATTAGTAAATGAATCGTCATTAACCTTTTCGCCATTTGAATTATAAAAATATCCAGTTGTTGGTGTTGGAAGATCGATATCAATATCTTTTTGACCATAAATAAACATTAAATCGTTAGAAAGTGAATTAGGCTTACGCCTAATTCTATTATTTTTCGATTAATAACGTATTTTTCATTTGATCTTTCTAACGATATTGATTATAAACTATATGGAGAAACTAGAATTGCATCTGAAGAAGCTTCTGGATTAAATTTTAATACTGCGGCTATAAAATTAAATGAAATACAAACAGGTAATTTGTTATATTATGCGCAGTACCAAAATATATATTTTTCTCCATCCACAAATAAACTTTTTGAATCAGATAAGTGGTTTTCTCCAGTAATTTTTATTAATACTTCTAAAGGAGAAACATTTTATACAGATGCCTTTGAAACAATAGAGTTGGATATTGATAAAAATTATTTATATACTCATAGTAGAACCAATGCTTTAATCGAAATACAAAATGAAAATACAGCTTTCATATTTTGCAATTATAGGGCGGATATAAATACAGAAAAATATTTAATTAAAACAGATGCAGCGACTTTAACAGAAGCAAAACTTCAACTTATATTGCAAATGCCAAATCTAAAAATATTTAACCATAATTTAGCAGATGATTTTGTTTTTGAGGATACTTCTAATAAAATTATTGAACAAACTGCAAATTCTGCATTTAATATAAATTTTGTGGGAAGCGAAATATTAGATGCAGGTGCAGTTTATATTGTAGAAGTAGATACAGAAATAGCCACCTTATCTGAATTTAGATTAATAGATAATAATTATGCACAAACTATTGTTGCTTATAAAACCAATATAAATGGAATATATCATGTTACAACTAAAGTCAATAGATTAAGATTTACAGATTTTACTGGTGAAATTAACGTTAAAATTATTATATTAAATAATATTAATTCTTATATTATTAATTATATTGATAAAAAGCAAAATGATATTATAGATGAATATCCATTAGACCAAGCATTAAATTTATCATATGCGATACAAAATAATATAATGAGTAGAAGAATATTAGCTTTAAAAAATGGCGCTAATTTGTATAAACAATATGTGAGCAATGAAATTATTAGAATAAATCAAACAACTTATGGAGTGCATGATTGTACTATAATTTATACTAATAGTATATTATACACCTTATACGTACAATATGATGCCACTATACCAGGAGGAGATTCTGCAAGCAATCCATCTGCTAAACTTTTATTTGATAGAATTAATCCGTTTACAAAAGAAAAAATTGATACGCAAATAGTTGCAGAAAATGGCAAAATTTATAATGAATCATTAGTAGAAACAGGTGGAGCTGGCTCCCCAACAATGTACCTCACTGATAATATTATACACATTCTTTATATTGTTAAAATAAACGATATTTATACTCAATTTTATTGTGAATATAATATAATTAATAATCAATTCCAAAATTATAACCCTGTTTATGTAAATGGAATTATGTTAAATTACGAATGGATAAATTATTATTATAAAACAAGTTTTTCATCCGGTGCATATACAAGTGCTCAAGCTAACTGCACTATTGGTAATGATGGAAATGGCAATTATTATATTGGCTGGGTTTGCTCTTCTGGTACTTATAAAAATGCTATTATATTTAAAACTACAGATCATTATAATTGGCAAATTTTCTTCGCTTATCCATTTAAACAAATATCAATATATGAATTAGCTGTATGGTATAAAGATAGCCATATTTATGCAATGTCGAGGCCCCATCCTAATAAAGATATAAATAACAACACTGTCTATACAAATAATACCGCCGGAATTTTAGTTAAATTAGATTTAAATGCTAATATAAAAGAATATTGTATGGTGCCAAATTGTAGTTCAAGGCCAGCATTTTTTGAGGTAAATAATGAATTATATTTATTTTCAAATCCATATACGCGTAATAATTTTGAAATTTATAAGATTGATACTGCTAATATAATGAATAGTTTAAAAATTATAGAGGGGTATGATGGGTTTTCTTATCCTTCATTTTCTGTTTTTGATAATATAGTATACATGATTTCGTCTAATAATAAAATTATGATATCAAAATTTACTTTGCCAAATATTAGCGAGGGAGATATATTTTTTGAATTAGTTGATAACGTTAATTTAACATAATTGAATTTTTATTTAAAGTATATACTTTTATTTATTAATGTACAAATCGTTTATATTCACTATATATGTATATATGGTTAATAGAATTTCTTACATAGATTTCTATGGCTCCAATATCTGTATTTAAAGTTACATATATAAATACAAAGCATCGAGTACAAAATGGAGATATTTTAAATATAATTCCAGATACAAAATATATAAATAGTTAAAATATTTTTTATTAAAAAAGAAGCTGGAGCAATCCACCTTCCATTAATAATATTTCAATTATATATTATATACTTAGAAGTAATTAAGATTTTATATTATAAAAATAAGAGGCGAATTATGGAAAAAACATATGATATTAAACAATTTATGAAAAATGTAAACTTTCTTATTAAACAAAATAAAATTTTGGTGGGCGATGTTGAAAAGGCGATAGGAGTTTCGACTGGATATATTAGTCGTCTTTCAAAGAAAGCGGATAAGTCAACTATGTCGGTTGAACTTGTTTATAAACTAGCTAGATATTTTAATATTAATATAGATACATTACTCGAATGCGATTTAGAAATTTCGAATAATGAAACACTGATTATAAGCTTCTTACAAGAACTTTGTATTGATACGGAGGTAGGAAATTTAGATTGGTATAAAACCAGTGCAAATGAATATTGGGCAGAATATAATAAAGGGCAAAGAGTTATATTAATTAAAACTGACATAGGTAATATAGAATGCTATTTGAGTTCTTATGTAGAAGATGATCATCAATGGAATTCATGTTTAGCATTTTCATCCGATTATTCAGAAAAAGTAAAGATTGTTATTGATAAACTTTATATAACAGCGTTTACATATGAAAGATGCATTAAACTTGATAAGCATACAAAAGATGCCATTCAAAAATTTATGATAAATAAAAATCTTAATTGTAAAAAATAATATATCTATAAAAAGAGGGCGGAGTAATCCGCCCTCTATATGAATATTTATTTTTTAATGTACAAATCGCTTATGTTCACCATGTATATGGTTAGTAGAATTTCTTACATAAATTTCCGTAGTTCTAATATCTGCATGCCTTAACCATCCTCTAATGTCTTCTAGACTCATGCCATTAAGATATGCATTGGTAGAACTGCTTCTTCTTGTAGTATGAGGTGTTACTCTTTTAGGAATATTACTAACTCTACTCATTATACGTTCTATTATATCTTCAACTCCTCTAGTAGATAAACACGTATAAGGCTTTCTTTCTCTAATAAATAAATAATCTGAATGCTCGTCTGGATCTATTAATTTTCTATGTTTAAGATATTCTTCTATAGCATATCTACATCTAGGCGTTATAAAACTCACACCATATTTAGATCCTTTACCAAATAACATGACTTCATCTCGGTCCCAGTCAATATCAGATATTTTTACTTTAACTAATTCCCCAACTCTGCATGCTGTAGAAAGAAAGAATTCTATTATTGCTGTTTCTCTCTTAGATTTACATGCCCCACGAATGAGCTCAGTCTCATATTCTGTTAATACTGGTTGGGGTTTGGTTTCGTATTTAATCTTTTTTACTTGACGAGATGGATTTCTAGAAATATATCCATAATCATAAATAAACACAAAATAACAACAAATATATTGTCTATACTTATCTAACGTTCTATTAGATATTTTATTGTTATTTTGATATTCCCTCAAAAAGTTCATTATATCTGTAGCCTCAATATATTCTGGAGGCTTTTGTACTGTACGAAAGAATATTTCTAGCATTATTTTATATACATATAATGTATCTTTAGATAATCCTTCAGCTTTCTTACATTGTATGTAATCATATACACTTTGCGGCACTCCATTAGTAACCTGTAATCTATTTGCGCTGGCACGATCGATAATGTCATAATTAGTAGCGGTGCTGTCAAGCACCGCTAATATTTTATTCATTTGACTTTTTGATAATTCTAAATTAAGTGTTTGTAAATCTGAAATAAAATCATTTTTAAAATTATTATACATTAATAAGAAACCTCCTTAAGAGCATATTCTTATTAATATAATATACAAATGAATTAAATTTTAAAATATAAAATTAACTAATAGGGTACCTAAATTTAATACTTGGGTCCATTTGTTTAATTGCATTATTTGCCATAAGCGAATGTCCATTTTTATTAGGATGTAATTTATCTGGATTAAATGTCGGCATATTTTGATACGTCATACCGCATTTATTATGGTCTAAAATTTTTACTCCAAAAGCATTAGCCAATTCGACTATAGCTTTGTTATATTCATATAAAGGTAAATTTTGTTGATTAATTTCTGGGAATCCTGTTTCACTATTTCTTTCACATTGTGGCAAAGTACAAACCCAAATTTCAGCAAATTGATATTTTGTCAATACTTTATTAAGCATTATTGCATAGGCTTCTCTGAAAGTTATAGTGCTTTCTGGAATAGTACTAGTTCCATCATACTCTCCAATCGGCACTTCATTATTGAAATCGTTAATACCCATGTATATTATAATAGCATCTGGATTGCCTAGATTTTCACACCTATCCATGCATCCTGCAGAAGTTTCACCAGCAGTTGTAGTTACTCTAGATCCAGACCATGAGTTATTTATTTCAAGATTTGCCCCTAATGCATCTATTAATTTTTTCCACCATGTATCAGATACAGATGTAATTGTTCCGCTTGGATAATATACAGCATTCCCTTCAGGAATATAGCCTGAAAATGTACTAATTGAATCTCCAAGTATACTAATGGCTTTATCTTTATAAATACTATCAGTAGTATCATCATTTGTTGATTTTATGCCATATAATATCAAATTTAACGAACTAGTAGCAGTTTGTAGTGTTTTACTGGTAGCATTATAAAATAAAAATCCATGATCGACATCTGCAGGAGTTCCGCTGTGATATATAATTTTAGCAGAATCTGATGGTAAATAATACATTAGACGCCATCCTTTTTTAAGTAATAGTGGCTCATCAAAAATAATATCATGTTCACCTTCAGAATATACAGTTGTAGTTTGTATGTTTTGTATATTTAAATTTTCTGGTTTATTATTCGTTAAATCTTTTGGATCAATAACTCCAAATGATATAGTACCCGATGTTGATGTTTTAAAATTTATTTTTGTAATATAATAATCATAATTAAAAGTTGTTTGTAAAAAATATGGAGCATTATTAATATTTGCAATATTTTTAGCTGTACTAACACGACCATTTAAAATAAGTGTTTCATTAATATTAAGTAAATTAAGTATTTGTAAAATTGAACTTACTTTTTTAAATATACTATCATCATTTATTAAATACATATCTTTATATATGACCGCTATATTTATATACGATGATTTTTTATGAATATACGTATCAGTTTCAGTATTATGTGATCTATATAAAAAACTCTGATTGTAACCAGTACCAAAATAAAATCTACATGTGCTATTTGGTGAAGCTACTGCTAAATATTCATCATCTGGAAGAATAAATGGATTTTTAAATTTAATAATTTGAACTCCAGTATTAGTAACATTTAAGGTTTCTTTTAATGTAAAATCATTATAATTAAAAGGCTGGCCATCGATAGCATTTATCCTTTTAATTGTATAAATATCTAATGTGCCAATAGTTTTGGCATTAATCATAATACCTATAATAAGGCTATTAATGGAATATATAGGTTCATTTAATATAAATGGAGCATCTGCATTGGATGAAATTCTTTGGCTTGCTGTATCTTCTTCAATTAAAGTTGGTGGTATTGCTAAACTATTTTGTTGAATTCCTAACAAATTGTTAATATAATTTGCATTATCAATGGAATTATCTAAATCGTTAGAAAGATCAAATGAAAAATACATTATTAATCAAAAAATAATAGAATTAGGCGTAAGCCTAATTCACTTTCTAACGATTTAAAATATTCAACAGAAAATAAAAATAATAATTTATTTAATAAACATAAAGTACAATACGATGTTCAACTTGATGCTTATGGCAAGGTAGTTAAAGCAAATAAATTCTGGGTGAGCGATTTTATAGATGTTTCTAAGTATTCATATATTACATTGGGATTTATAAATAATGGTGGTAATAGTTTTATACATCGCATAGGGTTATATGATGAAAATAAAACATTTATTAAACGTATTATTGAACGTAGCACAACATCTAATGTTAAAAATTATACTAATGTAGATATCCAAACAAATAATGCTTATTTTATTAATTTTTGTTATGCATATAATGAGACAACCGGAGAACTGATCAAACCAGATGATTGCTATGTATTTCCAAATATAGTTAATTTAAATAGTAGTACTATAAATGATATAATATATAATAATTTCACTGCAAAAGATAAAATTGCTAGAGAGCATTGTGAAGACAATAAAAATAATTTAGAAAAAATTATAAATTCTGGTAAGGAAGCTATAAATGATTTTAAATTGGGTTCAAGAGCAGACAATGGAACCATTAATAATAGTAATATTAGGTTGATCAATACAAATATGCCTAAAGTCAGCAAAGGTATGTATTTAATTATTCAAACACAAGAAATAGATGCTTTGATGGCAGTGCTTAGGATATATGACACTAATAAAGAAGATGGTTCAGCTTCAATAATTTGGAGTTACGATGGTGCTGTTTTTCATACTCATAAAATTAGAAAGCTAATTAAAATAGAATGTGATGGTTATTTAAGTATAACAATAAAGCATCACAATGATGCAGCTATATCAGTAGATGAAAATACTGTTTATTGTTATTTATGTAATATGGTATTTGATAATATGGTAAATGGTAAACCATGGTTAAATGCCATAATAGATCCTGAGCTAGCATATATTGATGGAATTGATAACGGGGATTATTATCAAGCGATACAAGCATCCATTAATTATATTGGGGCTAATGGAACAATAACATTCAATAAGAATAAAACATACACTATTTCAGATACAATAGTTGTACCAAGAACATATACTAATATGACGTTTCAAGGCACTAGTTTCTCTTGCCATAATCCAACTATTAAGGCTTCTAGCGATTTTTCAAAATATTATATGTTTGAGATACAAGACAGTGGTTCACATTTTCAGGATTTAACAATACAAGCGGATTGGTTAGCGAGAGGTATTAAATTTCATAGATCTACAGCTATAAATGCAGATGAAATTCCACATCTTGATGCGACAGTAATAAGATGCTATTTAAGATTTTGTATAATCGGAATAGTTGCATTTGGAAAGAATTGCGAAATAAAAGAATGCGGTTTTAGTAATTGTAATAAAGGAGTTTTATTCAGGCCAGCGTCTTATGCCGGTACACCTCCAGTATCAAGTAGAGGATGGAGAGTTGAAAGCTGCAGATTCCATTCATGCGGCACACATTGGTGTGAAGAAAACAATGTAACACATACATCCGCATTATTTAAAGATTATGACAATATAGATACAATAACAGATTTAATGGAAAACGGTCCATGGTGTATAGATACAAATAATGGAGCTGGGCATAATATTGTTGGTATTTCTATAAGAAATAATGTTGTAGATGGCGGTAGTTTTGCAGGATTTTATATTGGTGCTGCAGCAAATCTTTGCTTATCTAATAACGTTATTTTTAGAGACAATATTAACTATATATTAGCTTGCGTTCAAGGAAACACTTTCCATTGCAATGGTGTTATTCAAGATAATATAGTTATAGCTCATGTTAATACATATTGGGATAAAGATTTACAGAATGATTATAATCATCCATTACATAGTGGTAATAGATCTGCTATATATGTATTTAGAGGGGCAAATGTTTTAATAAAAAATAATTCATTTAGTGATTTTGCTGGTCCAGCGATAAATATACAAGATTGCAATAAATGTATTATAAGTAATAATATATTTGATGGTGTAGGTTATTATACTGATACTGGAATCGAAACTGGTGATGCGGCAAAATATATTTGTTTGAATAATAATTTATTTAAGTACTATAATAAAACTGGCACTTTTAATTTAATTGATAATCAATCAAAATTAACAGTAACTCAAAATAACATTATAGATGATAATATCGATGAATAATATAACCAAGAGGGAGCAATCCCTCTTGGTTATTTATGTTATCAAATCTTAGAAATATATGCGGCATATGCAAATGCCCAAGTCCAAGCTCCAGTAGTTGGATTCTTTGTTTTAATATATAGCCAAATATCTCCATCATCATCTAGCATAGCATCGTATACATATACTTTAGTACCGCGTTTAACTTTAGGCAGAGTTACCAATGGTTGTCCAGCTGGCCATTGACGTAGCTTAAGAGTCTTGCCTTTATCTACATTTACTCTTCCTACCCATTTACGCTTTTTGGTATTAAAGCTAGAACCATCGCTTAATGTCATTTTAACGCCATTTACAACTACACTATCGCTAATATTATCATTATTTGTAGAACCACTTACTTTAGAAGTACTAACGTCAGTAGAATCCACAAATCCATATTTGTCTTCAATCTTAACAAAATACCATGTAGAGCCATCATCTGCTTTAATAGTATCGCATAAACCAAGCTCTTGATTTCTATTTACAGTTGGAAAGCTTTTGAGTTGGGAATTTTCTACTCCTGCCCAAGTTCTAAGTGCTACATTATTCTTATTAGCATATAGCTTAGACTTCACTGTAGTATTAAGAGAATCATCGTCTGAACTAGTAGATCCGCTATTAGAAGATGAACCATCATATGTAGTTTGATCTTCACCGGATTTAGCCCCAGATGATATGCAAATACAAGTGTGGTGAGTTTCATTCAAAAGAATATCGCCAGCTAAAATATAATCACTTGAGGTAAGATATTTGCTAGCAGTTAGCACTTCAAATCCAGCAGATCTAAAAGCTGCTTTCATTGATCCAGTCCAATTTTCAGGTGAAATTCCAGCCATTTTTGAATCGCCAACTAAATAACCAACAGCTTTACATATAGCAGCAACACCAGCAGAGCAATCTGCTTCACATGCTACAGTAATATTTTTTGGATGATAGCCTGACTTTGCAAGCTGATACCAAAATGTAGTTCTCTCATATTGGTCATAACCAATTTTATTATTCAATGCGGCTTCTATACCAAGCTCTGCTATGAGCTGGCGAACTTCAGCATTAGGATGTCTTAAGATACAATCCCAAGGATATGAGTACCAAGTACGAAGTTCCCATTCTGTTTCAGTGTTATCTCCAGCTTGTCCATTAGCATAGCTATAATTTTCATCATGACCGGAATTTGATAAATATCCAGCCGGATAAGTTTTTGCCATATTTTTACCTCCTGTGGCATTATTGTTTAAAGATGCAGAAGATTCTTCTACAGTATTAGTAGTTGATTTAGGCCAATACTGCTTGATCCAAGTATAAACACAACGCTGCCTATTTTTATAATATCCAACGTAAGATGGATCAGTATCTGTTTGGCACGCAGCATATAGATTATCTAAGTTATATGGTTTATTAGTCTTCTTCAATATGCGGGTCACACTGGCGGGACCTCCCTGATACGACCAATTAGATGCCATTGCTATAGCTTGATGATCTGTAATTCCAAGAGAATATACATAATCATGAAGCTTCTGTACAGTTTCGTCAAACTGTTCTTCTTGACATTGCTTCCCTTGAGTGGATGAAATAATCTTGATAATACATTTAGCTTTATCTGAATTGCGAGAAATTTGATAATAAGACCAATCTGATGCTGCTAAATCTTCTGCAATACCAGCGGTATCTAGTTTCTTAAATACAGAAGGATATTTTTTCTGTATGCGCTCTACAAGTTCATGCGCTTCTGGCCCATATGCTTGCCATTTACCTAAAGTGATAGCATACTCAGTAGATGAATTCTCATAAGCTTCAGCAAATGCAGCGTAGTCTCCTCCGGCATATTCCATCCCACCACTTTCCACACCACTGATTATATTACGAAATACTTCTTTTTCTTTATCAGAAAATTTAACTGACATAAAATTACCTCCAACGATATAAAAACATGTTTATTACTATTAATAGAATGTCAAAAAATACGATAATGCTATAGGGATAACTCCCTATAGCATTATTAATTTATTTTTATTTAATATAAAATTTCACGTTCTTCTAACACATTATCATACGACCAATTTTCATTTAACGGGGTAATATCTATATTATTCATAGCTGGTGCTCCAATACGAACAGAAGTAATCTTTTTTGTCTTTCTATCAATTATTACAACATCAAATGCTTGTTCATTTATAGTTCCACTAATTCTTTGTTCTGTCAACCATGGTTCCATATCAGTCCCATTTTTTATCCATGGACTATTTTTATCACAAGTAGTTACAATAATAGGTATGCCGCCTTCAGTATGCCATACTGCATCATAATGAGCATGCCCAGAAAAAATCGCTATTATATCTTTACCATTATTTCTTGCATTGTCAAATATTTGGCGAAGATTTCTAGAATCATTTGTACGCATATCAAACCAATGCGTAAGTATAATAATACTCCAACCATCTTGTATATTAAGAGCTTTATCTTGCACCCAATTTAATTGATCTTCATCATCATATGCATTAATCCAAGTTTTATCAACTTGACGGAATCTATTAAGAATAATATATCGTATATTTTTTGTTTGATCATCAATATAATAATAATTCTTTTCCATATTCCCTATTTGATTTGTATTATAGCTGTGGAAATAATAATAAATAAGAGCCCCAGATTCAGCAAACCAATCATGATTGCCAGCAGCATGATATATGGAGTATGGAAATGCTTCTCTTAAATTATTACAAAATTCTTCGCTTGGATTGTCGTCCGTATCACCGCCGCTGAATATTTTATTAAAATGGCATCTTTTATTTAAATAAGAAATTAACGGTATTGAATTTTTCTGATTTAATCCCCAATGCTCATCAGTTATAAATACAAAAATATCTCCAGCTGCAGCTACTTCAGATGCCAATTCATTAATTCTGATTATTTTTTGCTCTATATAATTTTGATAATAACTTGGAATTTCTTTATTGGTTAAATAAGAATATTTTCTATAAATATTTCTATTATCTACTTCAACCCTAGCATCATAATTTGTTACAAAAGTAAATCTTAAATAAGTAGCACTAAAAGTGTCATTTAGAGCAAGTGATCTATACTCTGAAGCAGTCCCATCGACTCCTCGCCATCCTAAGAATTCTTTATTTTCATCATAAAAACAAATAATTCTTTTAGTAGTATCACTGCCAGTATAAACTTTCATATATTTAAATGATGGTGGTATACTTATAAAATCACTAACGCTAAGACCCACTTGACGTGTAATTTCTGCATTAGATTCTAATTTGCTATTTATTTTAAAATACGCATTGCCTAAAGTGTTATTTTTCAATTCATCAATTTCAGAATTTCTATCCTCAGTTTCTAAAACCGAGCTTTCATCAATAGATCTAATGAGTTCTATTGTAATATTTTGCTCAAGTTCTGCTTGTGGTATAGTCGTTGAATATAGCATAATATCAATATATGCGCAATCTTCATTTGATAACAATTTTTCCGATGTAGTGATTCGATATAAATCTTTTATTGGAGATTTATTTTCATCTAATTCTAATATATAAATACTAATACTAGCACCTTCAGCTCTTGAAATTTTTATAGTATCAGTAAATTTTATTGGATATGCTGTGCGTCTTTGATTCGGTCCATTATTTTTATTTCCAGCATGATCAAATTGACCATTTTCCCATAGCACATTATCCAAAATTAATGATGTACCATTATAAAAAAGTTTAATATCATTTTCAATACTTAAAATATTGTTTTTAATATCATTATTAATTTTTTCTTCATTATTTTTTAAACTTAATATTTGATTTTCAAGAGAATTTTCGAATTCATCTATTTTATAAAGTATCGCCTCAACAACACCCGACTCAATAATAATTGCCCCATTAATATAAATAGAAATAAAATTAATGTCTTTTGATGCTGTAAGTAAATGAAGAGTATTAGTTTCTAGAGCTTTTGCGTCTGTTCCATTTTCATACAAAAAATATTGGCCATTTATAAAATGGTCGTCATCTTTTAATAAAAATTTATAATGTTGTCCATTGGCTATATTTACAGTTATTAATTGATTTGATGCAACAACGCTTTTACCGGCAATAAGATTACAAGCAGCAGAAATTTTTGTTTCTATTTCTTTTTTGCAAAATACATTTAAATCATATATTTCATCTTTATTATTCGTCAAATCGTTAGAAAGTTCAGTAAGTTGATCTCCAGTAACCTTAGCATCAGCAGCGGCACCAGAAACACTCAGTGTAGGATCTACATCTACACTTGCCATAGCACTGCCCATCTTCCAAGTATTGGTGTCATAGTAATACCAATATGACGGATAGAAGATAGTTCCAGCAGTAGCAGAACCTTCAATAGTGATATTGAACACATCAGCAGCAGTAAGAGCTGCGTAATTGCTATTTGCAGAATCATAAGAATACAGACCAACAGCATAAGTAGAACCAGCTGTAGTAAGACTATAGATGATATCACCAGTGGTATCGGTCATATCAGCTTCAGCTGCAACTACATGAAGCTCCTTACCCTTATAGATATAGAATCTAGAGGTATCAGACATCTCAGTTGTGGTAAGAGCATTAGCTACTAAGAACTGAGCAGAGAGAGCTCCGATATCGTTTTCTGCATTCTTAAGTCTTGGCCATACTGCAGTGGCTGCAGGATCAGCAGTATCACTTGGCTCACCAATCTTGGCATCGACTTCATTGGTAAACGTATTATAAGAAGTCTGCAGCGCAGCAGCTGCAGCGTCAAAATCTTCGGATGCTGCATCAATGGCAGAATCGATTGCTGTTAATGTAGCCTTAGAAGAAAGAACATTAGTCTCTACAGCACTAGCAGCATCAGCTGGCTTATTAGCTGTAGCAACAATAGGCGTATTGGTAGCACCTGTAGCTACGCCTGCAAGCTTAGTCTTCTCAGCAGAGGTATAATCCTCAGTAGAGAGCTGCTTACCAGTAACCTTATCTACCTTAGTATCAAGCGCTGTATTAACAACTTTATTCTGTACAGCGTTGGTACTTGTAGTGCTAAGAGCGCTATCTACAGTAATAGTTTTAGCATCAATGGCTGTACGAACTGCCTTCTCTGTAGGAATTTTTGTATCTACAGCACTAGCAGCTGCAGCAACTGTAGTAGTCATAGCACTCTTGTCAACTTTATCATTAAGCCCACCTGAATCACCATCTGTAATAGCAGAGATGGCATCATCAATGTCAGAGAGCTTAGAATCAAGTCTCTTATCACTAGCACCAACCAACACATCATGTGCCTCTACAATAGGGAATGTTCCATTTGCAGGAGTCATACTTGCTGGTACTTGTACTAGTGGATCATAATTACTAAGCGTTTTAGCCATTTATTATATCCTCCTTAAGTTTATTTTATGAACAATAGAAAGAATATGTAGTATTTGCATTTGGAGCCTGGTTATTCTGATAGATATCATAATTAACAGTCTTTCCAAATCCATTAGTGAAAGCTACATTACTAGCAATTTTAGGCAGAGCTATATCGCTACCATTAAGATTGAATTTGCTAGGTGTGCCATATGCAGAAGGAATAGCAAGTGTAAAGTACTTATTAGCTTGAACTGTTGCACTCTTTGGAGCTGCAGCACTACCAAGTGCTTTACTAGTCTGCAAGAATTTAGCAGACATATTAGCATCTGATAATACAGTTGCGCCATTACTAGAGGTAGCTTTAACAGCACCACCAATAATAACATTATTGCATACAGTAGCATTTACAGATTTACTTGCTGTACCGTCAAAGGCATCCTTAACATCAACCTTAACAGCGACTGTCTTGGAGCCATTGCTACCAACAGAATCAGTATCAACAGTAACAGTATATGTACCGCTGTTTTTCTTCTGACCACTTGTAATAGTTTCTGTTGCTGCTCCACCGCCAACTGAGATTTTAGCACTTACAGCTAAAGTATTAGTAGACCAGCTGAAAGTAGCAGTTTTAGCAGTATCGCCCTGCTCAAATGTGCCCTTAGAGAGAGAACTAGAGTTGATAACGATAGCAACATAAAAGTTTTCATTAGCCTCATCTTTAGTATAATAGTTCTGAAATTCAGAATATACCGCACCGGATGTGACTGGAACTGTAGAACCAGATGTAACAGAAGCAATTTTATTATTTGCTGCTGCGCTCTTGGCGTTCTCAATTGCATCATAAGTAGCCTTAGCAGATGGTACTTGTTCATTTGTAGATGAAGCGCTGAGAGAAGATTGCACAGCAGATTTATCTACTTTAGCACCTGTACCACTTGCTGCATCCATCTGCGTTTTTGTATAGTAGTTAGCCATATCATTAAACGCTTTTACCTGAGCTGTAGTAGAATATGATGCTAATTCTACATTAATCTGATCAGAAATAGAACCAGAACCGTCACCAAGTACATCTGCTAGTGTAGTTCCGTCTTCTTTAACCATAACATATTTGGATTCAACGACTGGGAAATTACCAGCTGGTTCGATACCGCCAGTAACCAGAACGCCTCCACCGTATCTAGCAAAATTTTTTGCCATGTATTTTCACCTCCTTACGTATAATTTATCAGCTTACAACGATGCTAAGAGAACCACTAAGCACGTTACTTGATCTATATACATAATAATTCTCTGTATAACCGCTATCGTTAGTGAAACTTACCGTTACAGGAGCATTAAGAGCAAATGCTAAACCACCAGCTGTAGCAGTGATTGCACCGAGCCTGCTGGGATAGCAATAATAGAAATATTGGTTATTAAAGCTAAGACTACCAACGTTACGAGATTTAGCGCCAGAATCGTTATCAGCGCTTTTCTTGCTTAATCCCTTAATAGCATCAGAGCTATTTAAGCTAGCAGAAGAACTAGCACCCCAATATACTCTATTAACGAATTTGATAGAGCCATTCTTACTCTGACCATTATTCTTGTGATCCTTAATTGCTACAGTATATGTAGTATCAGAATTCACATTACTAAATGAGAAAGAGCCGGTTTCACCGGTTACCTGAGAAGTCATATCTGTACCATTTACGGTTACATTGTAAGGCTTTCTGCTAGCTGCCCAGGAAACGTTAACCGTCTTGGATGAACCAAGCTCGGCATATGCTGGAGATACAGAAACAGATTCAAGTTTAATTACAGAATATAGAGAATCGAGATATTGATCTACTTCAGTTTTGCTGTAATAGTCAGCTGCGACTGCAGAAGACACATTACCAAGACCAGATTTGATCTCATTTAACGCTTCTTCTACTGTCTGATCTGACGTATATTCGACTATACTAGCAACAGTCTTGGGGTAAATGTACTCAATTACTCCATTGATTTCTTTAGCTAAAGTTGCATAATTAATATTAGCCATAGAAAGAGATCTCCTTTCTTTAATATTTGCTGCAATTATAATAATGTTGAAGATATTTGGGGTCTATTTTATTGAAAAATAAACGTGGTGAAACATATATTCGAAATTTACACTAGCATACACATGGATATAAATATACATAAGGAGGAGTATAATAATGCCGAGGGCTATGAATTGTGTAGGACTTGAAGCTGAGCATCCGGTGTATGGGGAATTTACTGTTGTAGATCAAGCTGTTATAAATAATAGATCAAAAGCGAAAATTAGATTTAAAAATACTGGTTATGAATACTGGGTTAACGTTAGTGACGTACATAAGCTGGCAGTTAAAGATCAAAAATTTCCATTGATATTTGGAGTTGGATATTTTGATGATGCTAATAAATTCGGTTATAATTCCAATATCAATGAGCATAATAGAATATATGCTATATGGAGATCTATGCTAAGTAGATGCTATGATCCAAATGCTAAAGACTATCAATGGTATGGTGCTTTAGGTATTAGAGTTCATCCAGTATGGCATTCATTTAAAAATTTCTTCTTAGATTTTATAAAAATGCCAAATTATAATAATTGGGCTTGTACTAATAATGGGTATGATTTAGACAAAGACACACTTCAGCAGGGTATCCCAGAAAATCAAAAAGTTTATTCACCATGGACTTGCGTATTAATTCCGAGAAATCAGAATATGGCTCAAATGGCAAGACAAACATACGGTGGTACATCTACAAATCCATATGTTGGAGTAAGCTTTAGAGATAACTCATGGCATGCATCGTTTAATCACAATGGTTCTGAAGCTATGCATGCAAAATTTTCTGATCCGTATTCCGCAGCAGTATATAGAGATTGCGTAGCACATTATAAATACAATATTCCTACATTGAATGGTGGCAATAGAGTTCCAATAACAATGGATGCATTTTCTAAAGCTCGTCTTAATAGAATAGATCACGGATCTCCGTATCCGTATAAACAGATGATGGATGTTATTGAATAATAAAATATTATAGCAATAACATAAAAGTATTGGCTTGTAGCATATTTATTGCTCAACTATGGATCGTTAGCTCAGTAGGTTAGAGCGGCGGCCTTATAAGCCGTGTGTCCCGAGTTCGAGTCTCGGACGATCTATTTTTTATTCAACATATACGTATTAAGAGTGCATATCATATTGGCATATCGCTAATTAATTCTTAATAATAGAATACGAGCACAGCAGTAGCAGTGCTATACTCTATTATAGAAAGTTTTTGAGGTGATTTAAAAATATGGTTTTTTATATTTCAAGCACATTAATTACTATAGTATTAGTGGCATTTATCATTGTATCAATAAAAATGATAAAAATAGAATCTAAAGCAATTAATGATGCAATTGAAACGGAATTGAAAGATTGGTCTTCGCTACAATGCTGGAACTATATGCAAGATCATAAGAATGATAAATTTGTCATTGAAAGTGATCGTATAAGATTTCTAGCATGCAAGAAAATAATAGATAAACGTATGAGATGAATACCCTATAGGAGCCAATAATGAGCAGTTATAATACATGCAATGATAATAGAAATATTTATCCATATACATATATGCAAGGAGAATATTTATCCAGAGCAATAAATTTAATAAATGCAATGGACTATAATACTTTATTATCTCTCTATAGCCAAATGGATAAGATTATAGAAAAGAAAAAGAAAGATATGTATAATGGCGGAATTGTCAGCAATGTAAATTATTAATAAAACCCTCTAGCCTAACGGCTAGAGGGATAAATTTTGTTTTACAAATTCGTTTTTCTTTGATTATATATAGAGTTACTGTTATATCTAACAACGATTATGATCAAATAACAGCAGATCTACATGAAGAATAATTTAAACTTATATGTGTACCCATAGGGATTTCTCCCTATGGGCATATTATTTTTTTGTAAAAATAAGTTACTGAACTTTCTAACGATTTTGATAATAAAATAAGATCTTACTTTTACACAAATGATAATATATTAAAATATAATAATTTAATAGTAATCAATAATAAATTTACTGATGGTACTACCATACGTAATGGTAACGCACCAAATATATCATCAATTGTATTTCAAGTAAAACCAAATACTAATTATGTTATTGATTTTAGTGAACCTGTAGATCGCAGGGGATATGCAATTTCAAATTCAATAAATGAATTTATTATTGGTGAAACGTATGATAAAGTTACTTGTCATTACGGCAATGACAATCCAAATATTCAATGGTTTTCTACAAATGAAAATGCTAATTATATTTTCATGTATTTTGCATCTGGAAGTTATAACTATGATTATACTGATTTGAGTAAAATTAAACTATATGAAAACACAACTACAATTCCAGATATTATAAAAGAAAAATTATATGATAAATATTTAAATGATAATCTATTAAATTTACTTAACTATGATATTGAAACTATGCAAAATAATTTAGACTGTATAATGCCAATATATGAAATACAATATAATTTCATTGGATATATTGCAGTAGTTACTAATGGTGATGGTACAGGATTAGTATATACAAACGCTCCTGATTATAGAAATACAGATTTTATTAAATATAATAATGAGAATTTTATACTAACCGATTGTTATGCTGGGGAATCATCTGCTGCAATTGCATTTTATAATTCAAATTATGAATGTATTGGCTATATTAATAAAATTTCTGGAAATTTTACCAGAGATGATTTTGAAATTCCTGCAAATACAGAATATTTAAGATTTGGAACTAGAATGTATAACGGAGAAACTCAAATACATAATACCAAATTATATTATTATTCAAAAAATAGCGCTAATAATAGTGTCGATACAACAACTGATAATTTTGATTTATCTAAATATATAACAAAAGATTATTTATTTGAAGAAAACAATGTGCTAGATAATTCTCTAATAACTATATTTAACGGATTCCCACAAGTGACAAATACTTTGATGGCAAATAGTAACACTACATCAATTATATTTCCAGTTGAATCCAATACATATTACTATGTATATGTATCTAACAGAAATAGAGATTATTATATTTGGTCTACTGAAAATAATTTTGTGGCAGGTGATACTTACGAAACATTGAATCCAGAAATATATACTATATATAATAATGAATACGTATTAAAGTTATATGCGCCAGAAACAGCAAAATATTTATTATTATATATTTATAATGGAATTTATGATATAAATGATCCTAATAATACTATTATTATTATGAAAGATAAATGGGATGAATCACTTATAGGAGATTCATCTGAAAAGATTAAAGAAAACTTTTTACCCAATGCATCTGATAATATATTAAAAGATATATCAGTTTTAGTATTTGGAGATAGCATAACAACTGCAGAGAACTTTACTATAAATCAAGACAATGAAACCACAGCATGGGTAAAATACCATCCATCTAATAGTTATACAGATACTAATGGTAATACAGTAAGATATTCTAAATGGCCTGAAATATTAGAATATTCTGAACCTATAAAAGAATTAAGAAATTATGCAATGTCTGGAGCATCATTTAAATCACAAACCAGAACATCTGGGTATGAAAGGCAGAATTTACATTATCAGATAGATTTAGCTATAAATGATATTCCTAATAAACATAATGCTTTTCCAACCGAAGGAGATTTTTATCCAGATATAATTATATTTGCTTTGGGAACAAATGATGGAGTTCCAAATGATACATATGCAGATGCTATGAACAAAACAGTATATTTGGAACAATATCCAAATTCAATAGATGTAGATGCTACTATAGACAATTTATCTGAAAATAAATTTTGCGAAGCTGCAAGAAAAGCCTTTTTAAGGATAAAAAGACAATTTCCATTAGCTCAAGTATATTGTTCGCTTCCCATTCAAAGATCAGAGAATGAAGCACCATCAGATAAATTGCATGATGAATTAAAGCATATAGCTGAACGTTGCGGGTGTATAATAATTGATAATTATTCTAATTCTGGTATAATTAGAGAATTTAATATTAGTGGAGAATTGGGTATAACTCTTAAAGATGGATTGCATCCAAATGAAATTGGACAAAATCTAATGGCTAGAGAAATAATATCTACAATAAAATCTCATTATATTTCATTAAATAGATATGGTTTTAATACTTGATAAAAACTAATTTATCATATCATCTATGGAGCAATCCCTAGATGGTTTATGCTTGTTATGGCGATTTATCGTTTTCTAACTTAGCTTTTGTCGCTTTGATTAATTACTAAGCAGATTTAATTTAATGTGGTTATCACAACAATGTGAACCTTTATATAAATATTGGCGAGTGTATGCAAAAGATTACTATTGAATAAAAATAATTATACTTATATTTATATATAAGTATCTAAAGTACAAACAACTATAATTTTATACCTAAAGGAGCGATAAGATGAAAACAAAATCATTTGAAATCTACTTTTCTGATCTTAACGAAGATGCTCAGAAAAGACTGCTTGAAACCATTCCTGCGTATACAGCTCCAGAAGCAAACTGGGACAAAGAGAATAATCCGATTGCGATTTTAGTGAACGCTTTTGAGGATGAAGATAACGAAGAAGACAATAAAGAAGAATAAATTATAAAAAATAGAGAGGGATATCAATCCCTCTCTATTAAATAATATAGTTCACGTGTTTTATTTTTTATATATTTTCACTTTCAAATCCATCATTTGTAGTATAATGAATTTTATGTATTCCTAAAGATTTTATCATAGCCATACATGATTTACACGGTCTGGCTAATCTAGGTTGCCCGTAATTATTTTCTCTATAAGTATATATTTCTACATTATTCCATTTAATGTCGGTTCTATCTTTTATAAATATCAATGCCGATATTTCTGCATGTAAACAATGTGGAGTGTTATCTTCAGAAAAGCGTTCTTTATTATATATTTTTTGTATAGGATGCGTTTTATAACTATTGAAACCTATAGAAATTATATGTTTTTTATATACAACTACGCAACCAGTATGATGTTTATAAAATGTAGAAAATTTAGAAGCGTCCCTAGCATAATTAAAATAAGATATATCATTCATATTTAATTTATTTTTACAGCATATTGATTATCGCTAGCTAACTTAACTCCTAAAACATAATCAAGATGAGGCTCTTGATTTGGCATATATCTACCAAATTTAATAATGATATTAGTAAAGCAGCTTAATATTTTTACTTTATCTTCTATTTCATTTTCATTATATCCAGTGTATATTATAATATCATCAGTGCAAGCATATGACATTCTAAATCTATAAATAAACTGTTCTAAATCATCCCATGAGTCAAACGGTTCTAATCCTTGAAAAACTATAGAATGTGTTATTGGATTATGTAAATATTGCTCTATAATTCTATCTATAGCAATATCTATAGTTGGATCATTTGCAAGTTTAGAGTTTTGACAAACCGTATACCCACAATCTTTGTCACATTTAAAACTACAATATGGCATTGCTATTGTCATCGATGCTTTTTTATAATTAACAAAATCTTCATGGATAATGCCTTTAATCTTCATAATCTAGTCCTCCTATTATAGATATGTGGAGGGTATTATAAAAAATAATATAGAGCCGGAATAATCCGGCTCTATATTGTATTAATATTTACAGTATCTCTGCGTAATCAATAGAATGAGTTACGCTATTGGTTGTTACAAGTAAAACGTCTGGCTTATCTTTGGGAGTAACTCCAGCATCGTAGCAAAGCCACGTAAGATCAATACCCTTAACTACTTTAGTTGCAAGAAGAATAACCGGTTCAAGCTTAACACCCAACCAGCCTTGAGTTGTAGATTTGAAAGATTCAATAAATTCTGGATCAATCTCATGGCCAATCTTCGGATCAATCTTAAGACCTCCATAAAGATTATTTCCAATAAGAATAGGCTCAATAGAATATAGCACACAATCCATGTCACTCTCGTTAAACTTCATAACAACAATATTCTTCTGAGGCTGCTTGGTGATAATAGTCTGTTGTGCAAGCATAGCATAGTTCGTCCCATTAGCAACCTGCTTAGCAAGCATAGCTATAGGCTCATATTTTGCTCCAACCATAGTTTCTTCAAGCTTATCATAAGCAGCAATTATTTTCTGAGGAAAGCTACCTATGATAATATTAACTTCCCAAGATCCAAAAAGTGATGGTGATGCAAGCCAAGTGAAAGCATAACCTGACATTTCTGTTTCCTCCTTTAGATAATTAATAAATTTACTTTAAAGTTAGTTATGCAATAAAAATATAATATACCCCCAAGGCAATAAAGCCTTGGGGATTTATGTTATTAAAGCTATCGATAGAATTAAATGTGAAAAATTATGCTGTATCATTTGCGATGCCATATTTATTTTTTGCTTGAATTTAACATAGCTCCAGTATATAATTAGTGCTAGCATTAACAGTATTTGGAGCTTTGTATACGTCATAATTCACGCTATTTACAGCAATGCTAGTTCCAACTTTAGAACACGCAGTAACAAACCCAAATAACTTAATTATTGGAGAAGTTATTGAGGATGGAACTGCAATATATAAATATTCACCCGAGGCTAAAGTGACTTGCTTAGCATCAAGTTGTTGTTTCTCTATAGTTTCTGAATTTCCTAATCCTGTTATAAATGCAGAATTTATAGTTGGACTAGCTGCACCAGCTCCCCAATATATTATATTAGGACGCTCATGCATAATATTAATAACATTGTAATTGGTATTATCGTAAAAGAACGTAGCAGTATCTCCAGCAGAAATAACACCTGCAGTGATTACTGCATTATTAAAGTATATCGGTTTTGCGCCTCTATTATTAATATTTAATGTAGCGTTTGCTGGTACTGCATATGTAAACTTAACAGCAACAATACCATTTGCTGCTAATGTATAAGTACCATTTTTAAATGCTGCTACTTTAGCTGCAGTTGCTTCGGCAGTTGTGCACGTGGCATAACCAGTTCCAAGAGATGCATTTGAATAAGTGGTATTATTATCGTAGTTTCTGTTAAGCCATACCCAATATGTACCATCATACATATAGAATATAACATTATTAGCAACACCATAAATAGATGAATTTGCGCCAGTATTAGCTGCTGAAGCATCATAATAGATTTGCTTTTCACCAGTACCACCTACATTTAGTTTTACCGGCGCTGTTGCAGTTGAATTATAAGTGTTTGTATATGTAAATTTAACAGCAATTACCGTACCAGTGAATAGAGTGAATCCATCTGGAGTATCAACAACTTTCACTTGAGTCGCTGCTGCAGTGGCACATGTACAATAAACAATAGTATTATCTACTTTATTCTTATACTCTGTAGTAAAGTCATTGGTAGATAATCCCTTACCAGATACTTTATCTACCTTATTACTAAGTGCAGTATACATACTCTTAGTGCTAGGCACTTGAGCATCGGTGCTACTACTTGAAGGGGCAGCGGTGGTAAGAGTTGCAGTTGGTTTAGTGGCTAAAGCAGTATACATACTCTTAGTTGATGGCACTTGAGCATCAGTATTAGTAGATGCTGGAGCACTAGTAGTAATAGAGCTAGTAGCTATCTTACCGCTAAGTGCTGTATTTATAGCTTTATTTTGAACTGGATTAGTTGATGAACTAGATAGAGCAGAGTCTACTGTAATTTTAGTGGCTCCAGTAGCAATACCTGCAAGCTTAGTATGCTCTTCTTCAGTCATTAAAGATGAGCCATCTACTTTATCTACTTTAGCGTCAAGTGCCGTATACATACTCTTGGTACTAGGTACTTGAGTGTCGGTATTTTCACTTGTAGGAGTTGCAGTAGTAATATCACTAGTGTTGACTTTTTTATTTAAATTAGTAGACAGATTATCCAATGCAGTTTTATATGTTGCTGTAAAATCATTAGTAGATAATCCTTTACCACTAACTTTATCAACTTTAGTATTAAGAGCAGTATACATACTCTTAGTAGATGGAACCTGTGCGTCTGTATTAGTAGATGCTGGTGCTGTAGTGGTAATATCACTGGTATTGACTTTGGCGCCAAGTGCTGTATTAATAACTTTATTTTGAACTGGATTAGTAGAGCTAGAGTTAAGTGCTGAATCTACAGTAGTTTTATTAGCTCCAGCAGCAATACCAGCAAGCTTAGTATGTTCATCTTCAGTCATTAAAGATGAGCCATCCACTTTATCAACCTTACCGTCTAGATTAGTAGATAAATTATCCAATGCAGACTTGTATGCTGCTGTAAAGTCATTGGTACTAAGGCCTTTACCACTAACCTTATCTACTTTATTACTTAAAGCAGCATTAATGACTTTATTTTCTACAGGGTTATTTGATGTACTATTAAGTGCCGTATCAATTGCCCTATTAATAGAAATAAGATTATAATTTGTTCCGTCATAAACAAATGTAGCTGTGTCTCCACCTGAAATAATTCCATTGGTGATGGCTGCGTCACAATAAAAAATTGGTTTTGCGCCTTTATTATTAATATTTAATGTAGCATTCGCTGGCACTGCATTGGCGAACTCAACAGCAACAATGCCATTTGGATGTAATGTATAAGTACCATTTTTAAATGCTGCTACTTTAGCTGCGGTAGCTTCAGCGGTTGTACATGTAGCATAACCAATACCTAAAGAATATGCAGCATATGTACTGTTAGCATCTGTACTTCTGGATAAGAATACCCAATACGTGCCATCATATATATAATAATTATAATAACTAGCTGTCCCAAACGCTGTGGTGTTAGTACCGGTTGGATTTGCAGTATCATTATAATAAATATTCTTTGCTCCGGTATTATTTACATTTAATGTGATAGGACTAGATGCAGTGGCAGAATAACTATTTGTAGCTGCGAATTTTACAGCTATGATAGCTCCAGTGTATAAAACAAAATTAGAGCAAGTAACTACTTTATCTTTAACATTTGCAGCTGTGGAGCAGGTGCCAATTCTAATAAGATTATCTTCTTTTGTTTCTAAAGAATCTATTTTATCTTTTGTATTCTGCCCTGTACTTTCATCATAAATAACAATATCAGCAGATGTTTTAGTATAAATCGATTCTACTGATGTGCCAACTTTTTTCTGTAATAATATCTTTTTAGCCATAAGCACCACCTTGCAAAAGCACCAGAGGGTTATATAACCCTCTGGTGCTTATATTTAAATTAATACTAATTTCTCTAGTTCTTTTATTATTCAAGCTCAAGCAGATACAGAGTATTAGTATCAACGGTACCAGGCATTGTAGAGACAAGAAGAACCTGCAGACCAGCCTGAAGGTTATCAATATCAGCCTCGGCCTGCTTTAAGCGAGCCCAAAGTGTAGTTCCATCAGCAGCTGCAGTATCGGTGGAAGCACCAACAGTAGCTTGAAGAGCATCGATATCATTCTCAGCATTGAGAATGCGAGACCATGCGGTGGTGCCAGCAGCGTTAGCAGTATCAGTAGCAAGTCCAAGACCCTCTTCTGCCTTCTTCATACGACCGAACAGAGTCGTAGCGGTAGAAGCATCAGTAGACTGACCAACAGCGGTCTCAAGACCATCAATATCAGATTCAGCTTGCTTTAAGCGAGGCCATACGGTCGTACCAGAAGCATTGGCTGCATCTGTAGAAGCGCCAATTGTAAGAGAATCATCATAGATAGCAGTCAGAACGCCATCAAGATATACATAACCATTGCTAGCATCAGCAGAGCCAGACTTAGTCTTGGATACGTTTGTACCAGCAGCGGTCTCAAGAGCATCTACACGTGCATCAAGGCCTTCGATATCTGCATGGATACCAGTTGCAGCTGTAGAGCCTTCAGTAGCCTTACCCACATCGGCAATAAGAGCTGCAAGAGCACCGATGGAATCTTCATGAGTTGCAAGGAAATCACCAATTTCCTTAATGGTGTCATAGGACTGCTGGAGAGTCTCGTTATCTTGAAGACCATAAATTAGATCTTTAACAGCCTCATCACCATCAGTGATAGCTTGTGCAAGAGCAGCCAGCTCAGCAGCTACAGTAGTAGATGTAGTAGAACCGCTAACTGTCTTGTCATAGTTAACGATAGTAGCATCAGTCTTCGGGAGAATCTGATACAGAGTATTTTCTACTTTCTTTTGGAGCAATACTTTCTTGATGTTATCAGCCATTTTAGTTACCTCCTAATAAAGAGTTTAAATAATTTTCGCAAAACTCAAATATTCTTGAGCTTTATTAAAATGTTATCCCAGCTCCGTGTAAAAATTAACACACAAACTAACTATAAAATAATTCTATTATATGCGCAATCAAGTATATAATAGATGAAGCATAACAAATTTATTATATTTAAAGGAGGAAATTAAAATGCTTCTTGGTGGTTGGAAAATCAATGCTGTAATAAACGCTATGCCTCAGAAGGTAGCAACTGCAATGGGTGAAGTTGCAGAGAAGCTTGTTGGCGCAACATATGAACCTGTTGCTTATCTTGGCTCTCAGCAGGTTAATGGTATTAATCATGCTGTTATTGCAGAACAGACTATCGTTAACGCTTCTGGCGATAAGAATATCGTACTTATGAAGTTTAATGAGAAGGGAATGCAATGCAATCTGTATGCTATCGAGCCTATCGTTGAGGGCGGAGCTGCTTTTGGTGGATATAAAGTTGAAGCTCATACTGGCGATGCTATCGATGAGAATGCTCTTAAGGTATTCGAGCAAGTTACCGCTGGTATGGTAGGCGCTGCTATTCATCCTATTGCTCAGCTTGCTACTAAAGTTGTTAAGGGTACTAATGTAGTATTCCTTTGCACAGTAACACCTGTATATCCTGGAGCTGAAGCTTCTGTTAAGCTCGTGACTGTAAATGGCGTTATGAAGACTATCGACTTCGAAGACGTTCTGTAATCAAAATAATTATATATAAAAGTCTAGCATAAACTAACCCAGAGGGATTACTCCCTCTGGGTTTTATATCGATAGAAAATAATATTTATATTAATATATTAAAGCCTACTTGCCTTATAAGACAATTCATATATAATGGCGCCATTTGAATCGGTTTCGATGGAAAATGTAGGTGATTGCTCTTCAAAATAACTTGAAACCCACACATCGCCACTACCATCACTCTCTAAAGAGTCATCAATCTTACCTATTTTTATATGAATTAAACCATCAAAACGGATATGTAAACTTCCTCCACCTAGAAATACACTATCAAGAGTAACAGATGGAGAAATTTTATCATCATTATCAATGGTTAATACCCCATTTTCTATAATACCAGTTGTATTAAAATCACTAAAATCATTATCAGAAAATAGATTGCATAAATTGCCAGTTTCGATTTCATTAATTTGTGCGGTTGATGCTAATGCATCCCACCCCATTCCAAAAAACTTTACAGCAGCTTGTAAATTCATATATGCGCCCATTACATAGTATCCTGCTTCATGTATAGTGTTTATATAATTTATCCAATCAGAATCAGTGAAATCATTAAATGCAGCATTTGAATGATTTACTCCAAGATAATAAGTTTTTCCACATGTTTGGCATTTAGCAACTGCTTCATTGATGTTTGCTATAGATGTCCATGAAGTGCATGTCGCATCAGTTTTATCGTCTCTATCACCTGCATATAAATTTAATATATAATTATTTGCACCCATTATCTGATTTAATATATCTATCATTGTATTATCGGAATATTGTACAAGTGGAATGATATTAAGTTTTTTCATTTCATAAAGAATCTCTTCTAACGAATAAGGCGAAGTTTGATATTTTTTATATTTACTTTTATAACGTACATTTTCTTTAATCCAATCTAATGTTACACTAGTAATTGCAATATCTGAAACATTGCTTCCATCGGTTCCAATAAACTGATCTCCAAATTTTCCGCTTGAGCCATGTAAACAAACATAATGATTATCAGATGTTTTATGAACATTAATCTCTAATACTTTAAACCCAAGCCTTTTTGTTCTCATTACATCTGCAATTGATTGAGATGGTATAATAATATTAGTGCTTCCTGAAACTCCAATATGTGAAAAATATCTATCATAACGGAAAATATTTTCAACAACGCTAATTCTGTCTGATAAGCTTGATGTGTTTATATTTGCTAAGCTATTAAATAATGGTGAATTTATTGTTACATGTACCACTTCGCCCTCTGAAATATCCATCTCGCCATCAGAATTTCTTCTCAGCGTAATAGACATATATGAAGCATTCTTAGCAACCGCATTGATTTCTCTTTTAGACGATGAAAATGGTATTGCTTCTATAGTATTTCTATTCTCATCATATAGTATGTAAAAATATCTGTATCCAGTATCACACCATATATTTATTTTATTCATTTGACTAATTGTTATATAATCATTTATGCGTATCATAATATCAGAATTGGTTTTACCTGCAAGGGCATAATAGCCAAGCTCCCATTCTACGCCATTCATTAAATCATAATCAAGATTATTAATCCTTTTGATATTATTTTCAAAGGTATAGGCTTTATTCGATAAAATTTCTATTTCATCTTTTATTATTGTATTAAATGTTAACGCTGATGTAAATTCATCTACATCTGCAATTTCAGAATAATTTTCATCTACCCTAGCAATTTGAATAATAAATTCTGTATTAGCACTAATTATTACATCTGTGATTTTCCAATTTGACCAATTACCAGCTTCACCATTTTCAAAAGGAATATAACCCCATTTAAATCCATCTTTCACGTGTACTTTGATATCCATATCAAATTTTATTGGAACTATACTCGATACTCTATATTTGATACCTACATTATATTCAGTATCATGTAATCCATAATGGTGAAAACTTGTGTATGGTTGAAATGTTTGAATGCCGTAAGTTGAAAGTATAAGGCCATTTCTTAAATTATTAGTATTATTTAATATAAGAGAATGTTTATTTATAGCTATAATATCTGAAAATTTATTAATTTTATCTTTTTCAAGATAGGCAGTAACATTTTTTCTAATGGTAATTATTATCTTACCTTTCTGTACAATTGGTAAGTCTGTCATTCTTGTACTAGATAAGCTTTCCCAATTTTGCCCTTCATCATAAGTTACCACTACAAAATATCTATATAATGTATCTTTTAATACTATAACATCGCCTGGTTCAACAGCAATTGGTACAGATGGATCCGTAGTTAAATAATTTTTAGAATCTATCCATACTAACGACGTTCCATTTAAATTACCATATCCATATTTTAAAGGCCATATAGTCTCATTATTTTCTGTTATTATTTGAGGATGGTAATATCCTGGTTCTATAGAGTTTATTTCATCGCCTAAAGCATTAATTTTTGCATGTATATATGTATCAAACGTTATTGCAGATACAAATTCATCTACATCTGCAATTTCAGAAAAATTTTCTGTTGGGTTTCTTTTGATTTGTAAAATAAAATCAGTAAAAGCTGCAATTTTAAATGGGGCGGTTTTCCATCCACTCCATAGTCCTTTAATAGAATCTACAAAAGGTATATAACCCACAGCAAAACCATCTGCTATATTTATAATAATATCTCTATCAAATTGCATAGGATCATCATTAGATACTCTATATTTTTGTGATATTAAAAAGGCTCCATTCTTATCTAAACCATAATGCTGGAAATTGCCATAACTAGCAAAATTTTGTATACCGTTATTAGATTGTATTATTTCATTTTTTAATAAAGATATTTTATTAGTTATAGTATTAAAATTAGTTCCAGAAGCTTCTTCTGATGGTTCTCCACTGCTACCCCATAATGATTGTGCTAAATCGTTAGAAAGATCAAATGAAAAATACGTTATTAATCGAAAAATAATAGAATTAGGCGTAAGCCTAATTCACTTTCTAACGATTTGGTAGAGGATGAAAAGTATCTAAATTCGAAATTATTTTATAAGGTAGAAAAAATAATTTATGAACCTGGATTTATTAATAGTATTGGAGATGTTATCAATCCTAGTAGTACATATAATGAAGTTCATAGTAATTTTATAAATATGACTAATATTTTATTTCTTAGAGTGAATAATTATGGTGATATAAATAATGAAGATAATTGGTTTACTATTTGTGCATTCGATAAAAATAAATCTATTATTAATAGATTTACAGTAAAAAATTTAGCATATCAAGATATTACTATTACTGAAAAAATTAATTATATTATACTTACTTATAGAAAATTGAATACAAGCTATAGAATGGAAATAGATTATGAGCATACAATTTTTAAAGCGACTGAATTTGAAAAGGTAAGTGCCGATGTTAATTGTTTAAGAAATAATAGTCTTTTAGATGATTATTTTGTTATCGGAGATATATCATCAACCTCTTTGCTGTATTTAAAATATAATGCAGCTAGAATTTGTACATACAAACCGATTTATTTAGATGAAAATGATATTATAAAAATAAATTATGGGTGCAGATTATATTTTTATAAATTAAATATAGCTACCAATGAAGGTGTAGATCTTAGCTCTTTAAGTGCTGAAATTATAGAATCTAATGGGTTTACGACTACTCAAACAAAGCCAATAAATATGACCATTAATAGTAATTTATTTAAAGTAAATCAAGCTGGTTATTATCTATTTGTAATAGCTGGTGGGATTTATGATAATTCTGGATTATATGATTATGTAAAAACTCCTGTAATAAAATCTGTTTATGAATTATGTAATGAATTTGAAATTATCCATCCGTATCAAAATCAAAATATTTTATTCAATGGTGATTTTTCTTTATATGAAAATTATTTTGTTAATAACGCACTTTTATATAGTCACAGCTCAATTCAAGCTGCTGAAAATACATTAATATTTAAAATACAAGATAACTATAAAGTTGAATTTTTTGGAAACAATCACAATTCTGATGATGGTGAATATAATATTACAAATCCAACAAAGTCTTGGATTCATTATATATTTTTAGATAAAAATTATAACATAATTTACAATTATAGCACATATTTAGATCGGAATGAAAATAATGATGAATATAATATTTACTATACATTTAATATAGACTTAGAGCAATATAATTTAGCATATTATTGTATAATATCTTTTAGAACTATAAACGAGCCATATAAAATTTATATTACTAAAAAATTTAATAATATTAATGAAGAATATTTAGAACAAAAGATTCAATCATATTTAAACGAAGTGTCGGATTCAGGATATAAATTAGAATATGAAACGTATCCTGGATTTATTAGAGCTGATGGAATTTTTTCTGCTCAAAATTTAACTAATTTAGAATATTATACTAGTTTAATAAAGTTTAACGAAAATTATAAATATTATATGTCTATAGAATACTCAGAAGTACATGTTATGTGGTTTGCTATAGCATTATATGATGAAAATAAAGAATTTATAAAACGTAAATCATATTCATTTAATATTGCGAAATATGATTTATTAATTACTGCTGCGACAGTAGAAAATGCTAAATATTTTCTATTATCATATAGATCATTTGGAGTTGAAAATTGCTTTACGCTAAAATTATTAGAATTCGGTATAAATGTAAAAAATATAGAATATGTTTTGCCATCTAAAACTATAAGACATATTGCTCATAGGGGCGATGATATCGATGCTCCTCAATGCGTAGCCCCGGCATATATTGCGGCTAGAAAATTAGGGTTCGAAATAAATGAAAACGATGTTTTCAATTCATCAGATGGGGTTTTTATTTGCTGGCATGATATAAATTTAAATAAAATAAATGTAAATGGTAATATAGTTTCAATTGAAGGATATAAAGTTTATATAGATAGTACTAATAATATATATTATTATGATGAACAAGAAGAAAAGATTTATGAATTTATTGACAACAATTATATTGAATCTCAAGAGCAAGATATAAATAATTTAACTCCAATGAATGGTGCAGATTATTCTGTAACAGATATATTATATAAAGATTTAAAACGATTCGATTTTGGGCTCTATTATGGCGAACAATTCCGAGGAACCCAAATGTTATCATTTGAAGAATGGGTTTTATTATCTAAGCAATTAGGAATGGAAATTTATATAGATAGAAAAAATACATGGACTGATGAAGATGTAATTTGGATGGATAGTATATTGAAAAAATATGGAATGAGAGATAAGACATCCTGGATTAATATTAGTATAGATAGAGCAGAAACATTAAAATCTATATATAATAATTATAGATTTGGAACCCTTTCAACCCCAACAGAAGCTCTTTGCGAATATTGGGAAGAATTCAAAGATAACACATCCGTGCGTGGAAATTTTTTCTTTAATCCTGATGGTAGAACTTTAACGGTCGAGCAAGCACAGCTGGCTATAAACAATGGTTACGAGATAGAATGCTGGTATGTTGATTTGACCACAATTTCATATGGCACTATTATGAATAGAATTAGAGAATTAGTCGATATGGGTATAACTGGTTTAACGATTGATAAATATAGAGTTACAGATGCACACGCTGATTTATACAATAAATATAATTTTAACTTTTAATTTATCATTTATAAAAATAAATATTTATTTTATACAGAGGGTGGATTTCTCCACCCTCTGTTTTTAATGCACAAATCTCTTGTGCTCACCATGTATATGGTTAATGATAGTATTTATAATTTTACTATCACTTTTTTAAAAGAAATATATTTTTATTATAGTATAGAAAATAATAAAGTAAAAATTATGCATGACAGATCAAATATTTCAAATAGTGATATATTTTTATTTGGTAAAGCAAGTAATCTGAACAAACCATATTATTTTATATGCGGTATTTTATCACAATACATAGGATTTGTCAATGAAAACGAACAACAGCAAGAGAAAGTTGATTACTATAAAAAAGTTATCAATAATATTGAAGAAGTTGGCCTATTTGATTTTGAAATTGGTACGATATATTATTACAACCCACAGGCTGATTCTAGAAGAGTACGCACTTCAAAATGTGTAAAGCTAGATTATGATATAACGATAGTGCCAGCTTCTCCAGATTATAGATGGAATTATCAAGTATTTAAAGAAGATGATGAAACTAAAACAGGTGGAATATATGATTCTGGTTGGTTAACAGAATCTGTTACCATAAAAGCCGGTACTAATTTTAAATTATTATTTGCAAAAGTTTCTAATGAGATAGCAATAAATTCAGTTACAGAAATATTACAATATTTCTATATTGTAGATTATGGCTTTATAAATAAAATACCTTTGTTTGATAATATAGCTAATATAAAATCATCAACAGAAATGCCATTTATAGAAGAAATTCATCAAGGTATAGCAGAAGCTTTAGTACCATATAATGGCTATATAGCCATGAAAAATGCTATGGATAATGGATTTAGATGTGTTGAGCTTGATATTAGAAAATCTTCTGATGGTGAGTTATTAATATGGCACGATCCAACCATTAAAGGTACTTTAAATGGAGAAGAAACAACATTAACTATAGCAAATGAAACATGGGAAACTCTAAGTAATCTTGTTATAAGCACCCATCCAACATATGGTGATCAGCATTTATATAAATTTAATGATTGTATTGATTATTTATGGCGTTATCGATCATATGTAAATCTTGATTTAAAGATAAATAATTTTGAAGAAGTTGCAACTGTAATGAGAAATAAAAATATGTGCGGTAAAGGCTTTTATTTTAACTTTTCCAATACTGTAGAAAATATGAATAAAGTATTAGCCATAGATCCATTAGCCAAATTTGGTTTTAGTTATAATCTAGGCACATTACAAAATATTTATAATTCTAATTTTGATATGAGTAAAATCATTGTATGGCAATATAATAATGCTGTTACAGATGAATCTGTATATAATATAAAATCTTATAAATGTAGTTTCTTAATCGCTGGTTGCAATTCTTCAAATATGAATAATATACAAAAATACCATCCAAATATAGTAGAATACACTAGCATGTATCTAAATAACATACTAGCTGCACAAAAAGCATTTACAGATCTTTATTAAAAAATAACCCTAGAGGGATTTGTTCCCTCTAGGGTTTCATTTATTTCTTTAATATACACTAAAGAGATTTAAATTTCTATCATTAACACCATAATTCAATTTTACTATAATGGTCACATGTTAGTAACCACGGCTAGAGTATATATCTTATATTATAATCTCTAGCTTATATATCAATCAATATATCCTTAAAGAAGGAGGATTTGTAAATGTCTAATATTATTCTTTACTCTACTAACTGTCCTAAATGTAATGTATTAGAGGTAAAGCTCAATCAGAAGAATATTGCCCATGAAGTATGTACTGATATAGATATCATGGAATCTAAAGGTATGATGAGCGCACCAGCTCTAGAAATAGATGGAGAATTAATGGATTTTGGCGCTGCTATAAAATGGGTTAATTCCCAAGAATAAAAAATAAAATAAGAAAAAATAAGATAGGAAGGTGTACTCGTGTATGTTTGCGCATACACGATATAAATGGTGATTTTATAATGGCATCGACTTTGGAAATTGATATTAATCTAGATAAAGATTTTATTACACAATATAATGCTTTACAGGCTGAGTTTGGAGAGAAAATCGCACGTTTAAATGGTTTTGCAGATTCTCAGCTTTCTTATACAGACTTTATTGATAATTTCATTGATAAAGATGGGGTGGTGGCAGACAAATCAGTAGATGCAAACTCCAATGTATCTCATAAAGATATTGTGTGCTTACAAACGGAGATGGCAAAGCCCCATGCTAAGGTATTAGCATTTAATAAAATATATTATGAGATTAAAAAGAAATATGGTTTCTTTAAAGCAAACCAATGGTTAAGATCCGAGTGGATTGGCGAGCTTTACATGCACGATGCTTGTAGTGCTAGTTTCCGGAGCTATTGCTTCGCCTACTCACTCAAAGATTTAGCTGAAAAAGGCTTATATTTTGATGGTGATGATTCTGCTAAACCAGCAAAGCATCTTATTACATTTATAGATTTTGTAAAAGAATTTGTTAATTTTGCTAGTAACCGGACATCTGGAGCTAAACTTGCCCATGGCTCCCTTGGAGAGTAATCTCCTCGCGAAATAATGCGTGAACTAGTAATTGCTAGGTGTGTGTAGATAAGAATAAATGACTACATGCTAACGGGGGAGGAGCTATATTATCCCGTGCCAAGTCTATTTAAATAGAAAGGTGTATCGACTATCCGAAAGGAGTAGGTTTAAGGTGAAATTCCTTGATCAAAGCGCGCATCTCCATAGTAAATTTAAATATTGTATATGAAAGGAATATAATATTATTATGGATGAAGATATAGTCAGTAAATAGCACTATTAAAACGGTGGGCATGCCCGACTTAATTCCTTATATGTTTTATTTCTGGAAGAAAGATGTTGATGATGGATATTATGTAAGAGATCCTAAATATTACGCACAACAAAATTTTCAGCGTTTTATTTTTGCGGTTAACCAAACGTACGTAAGAGATTCAATTCAATCTGCCTGAATGTAGGGGCCTTGTTACAAAGATAATAAGAAAACCCATTGAATTGCTGGAACGTCTGTAATACATTATTTAGATTATAACATATTGGTATAAACTTATACGGAGGTTAATACCATGAGTTATAATAATGATCCAGATGCTAAATACAAAGATCCAAATTATCTTTATCAAGAATTTATTATTAATAATAAATCAGTCGAACAAATTGCTCAAGAAAATAATGTATCGAAGAAAGCTGTAACATGGCAGTTGTATACACATGGCATAAAGAAAAATGGTAATAAAATTTCTAAAGAACAATTGGAAGAATTGTATATAAATCAAAATCTTTCTATCGAAGATACCGCTAGAGCATTAAATACAAATAGTCGTTTGGTTTCTAGATATTTAGACAATTATGGAATAGAAAAAACTTTTTATAAATATAATCCTGTCTATGATTCAAGCAATGATGCCGAATGGATAGATTTATATTTAAATAAGCATTTAAGTGCGTTGCAAATTGCAAATATGTATGGAACTTCGCATAATGTTGTAATAAGACATTTACAGCATAATGGGATAGAAACACGAACAATGCAAGAAGCACAACGCGTATTAAATGGCAATTACTTTATCCATCCAGATTTAATGAATAGAGATAATTTAATAAATCTCCATTATAACCATCATTATAGTTTAGGGGTCATAGCAGATATTTATAGATGCGATATACAGGTTGTAAAAACATGTTTTAATAATTTGGGTATTAAGAGTTATACCCAGAAAAATGCTTTAGAAGCTCCACCAGCAATTTATGCAGATCATCATTTTGAAGCTTCTTTAACTCAAAAAGCACGTAGTTATTGCAACCAAGTTTTAAATCCAGTAGTTTTATATAGAGACCAATATAAATGTAGAATATGCGGTAGCACGGAAAATTTAGAGGTTCATCATCATATATTACCATTATCTCAAATTGTGTATATTTGCGCTAATATGAATCCGCAATATAGTATTTCTGATAATATAGAGCAATTATTCGAAATAATAAAGCATGATGTGCTTTTTAATGATTTAGATAATATGATAACTCTTTGTAGTAATTGTCATCATAAGATTCATAATCTAGATAAAAATATTGCAGAAAATCAGCAGCCAACCTATAATTGAAATATTATAGAGAGGTTCAACGACTATCGAAAGCTAGAAATTTGCATTGATAGAAATATCTAAATAGATTGATAAAAATATCACTAGGCAAATTGAAAATAAGGCAATAATAAATTGCACGAAGCGAGTAGAGTAGAGCCACTAGTTATGAAAAGTGGTACGGCATTGATTGGGTAAGTCCGTTTAAATCGAAGTGGTGGGGTTCATATAATATGGTAATAGTATTATATGTTCATGATATAGTCTCAACTTCTATAGTGATATAGAGAGCGATTAGAGTAACGTCTAATCCAAGATATTTGTTACTAACACATCCGTATTTGATCGTCCATATTTCGAAGCTCTATTTGGTGGATCAGAATTTCCAGATGGATCATTTATAATTGATTATGAAGAAGAAATTATCGAATTCCAGAAATGGTATATGGAAACCATGGCTGAGATTCGTAGAGACAAGATGATGACCTTTCCGGTGAGCACGATTAGCTTATTACGACAAAATGGAAAGTTTATTGATGAAGAATTTGCTGAATGGGCTATTAGGCATAATATGCAATGGTCTGATAGCAATCTATTTATAGATGATAATGTTTCAAGCCTCTCAAATTGTTGTAGACTCCGGTCAGATATCCGGGAGATGGGCTATTTTAATTCGATTGGGTCGACGGCTCTTAAAGTTGGTTCTGTAAAAGTATCAACTATAAATCTTGCTAGAATAGCTCTTGATGTTTTAAACGAAACTAATGGCGAAGTTAATGAAGAATTATATTTAAAGAAACTTGAAGAAAGAGTTGAAATTGATCTTATCGCTCTAGATAGAGTTCGTCATATTATCAAACGTAATGTGGAGAAGGGATTACTTCCTAACTTCTCATATGGATTAATTGATTTTGAGCATTTATATAATACTATAGGATTTACCGGTATCTACGAGGTCATGAAAGCCTTTGGCTATACAGAAATAGATGAATTAAATGATACTTATTATAAAGAAGAAGCGTATAATTTTGGTAAAAAGATTTTTGAAACTATGCGCTCTGTAGCGGATGATTTTATTAAGAAATATAACTGCGATTATATGATTAATACAGAACAAATTCCTGGAGAATCCGCTGCAGATAAATTAATGCAGAAGGATAAGTTCTTCTATCCAGAAGCAAATATATATGATTTACCATTATATGGTAATCAGTTTATTCCTCTAGGCATTAAAACAACCATCCAAGAGCGTATTAAAATTGCAGCAGCATTTGATTCGTATTGCTCGGGCGGGTCGATACTTCATATTTCTACGAGCGCTCCATTTGATTCTTATGAAAAAGCCAGAGAAATGATCGAATATATCGCAGATCAAGGTGTTACATACTACGCATTTAATCATCGCATACAGACTTGCCATTATGGTCATGCGTTCTTTGGTAATAGGTGTCCTGTATGTGGAGGTGAAGTAGAAACGGAATATACCAGGATTGTGGGCTTCTACACAGCGATTAATACCTGGAGTAAACCACGAAGAGAAGAATATGATATGCGTCAATATAAAGACCTGAATGAATTCTCAGCTTAAAAAGAAAATAGGAATATGTATAACGGGTGGGATATCCCACCCGTTATATTTTTATTACTAGCATTAACTATGATTTTAAAATACCGATGCTTTAAATTTTATGTCATAAATATTAGTACCAGCACTACAATTTAAAATAAAATATGGTTTATTGCTAAAAATTGGTAAAGATACATACGTTAATTCTTTACTTTCTGATTCATATTCAAATACTTGTCTTGCAATATTTATACTAATTGCACCACTATAATAAATTTCAAGATCAACTCCACATATATCATAGATAGCGCTGATATTTTTGATAACGAAACGGGAGAACCATTAACTAGTGGCACTAATACCATTGTACAACAAAAACAATTTACATGGTTTTGTAATGTTGCGCTAAATTTTATAGATAAATATGACAGAAATGAATGGTCGGTACTTACATTATCCCATGATAGATTAACAGCATTATCTAATAATGGTTTTACTAATGTAATAAAAGCATTTATAAATGGGTCGTCGGCTTCCGGCACCGCTCAATGTATTGGTAGGGGATCTACTATTTTACAACAATATGATGTAGATTTTACGGAACAAGGGCCTATTGATTATATATGTCATATAAATGGTCATTATCATGACGATAATGCAATAGAGATTGGTGATACCGGAAAATGGCAAATACAAATGCCATGTGATAATATTGTTGCATCTTATTACGAAAATGGCGAAAAATTATCCTATACCAGGACGCCTCATACAATAGAAGACCATTGTATAGATACTTTTTGCTTAGATAAGAAAAATAGAAAAATATATATGAAACGATTAGGTGTCGGTCAAGATAGAGAATTTACGTATTAAAAAATAAGAGTGCTCACTCTCATTTACAATATCGACTTTAAAATATCTACTTTTAATCACTGACTTAACTGGACAGAAAAGAGGCGATGATATGGAAGAACTAATTCGCGCCATAGAATTAATTCTAATTGAAACAGGGCAACATGATAAATGTAAATTTAAACTTGGTGAAATTATTAGATATAGTCCTTATGAGGTTGCCGAAATACTAAGAGCGCATATTGATGAGCTTCGCAACGTTCTAACTTAAAATATGCTTTAAAATTCAAATAGTTTTTGAATATTATTATGGAGAGCCTCACGGCTCTCCCTGTATGTGTTTTGATTAATTTTTATTTATTGAAGAGCTTTGTAAACCTCATAGAAGCCATCTACAGGCTCGCCAGTTACAAGATATCCATCGGCAATCCAAGATTCATCTGGCTTCTGGCTAAACTTACCACCATCTATTACTACAGTTACAGGCTTAGTAGTTCCAGCAACAATAATTGGATCAGCGGATAGAGAAGAAATAAACGTACCGCCATGGATAGTACATGTAACAGGACTATATTTACCATTCAGGTTAATAGCAGCATTGTTCTGTCCGCTTGTTCCATCAGACCATTCTCCAGTATCGCCACCACCGCTGCACTTAATAGTGCCACCATTGATAGTGATATTTCCGCCATTACAAGAAATAGCACCAGCGGCACCAGTAATCTCACCATCATTAACAACCAGATTACCCTTAGGAATATATACAGCATAATCAGATGCAGAGTTAAGCTTACCGCCATTGATAGTAATAACGGTATCAGCATTAGTGGCTGTTCCATGAGTGCTAACACCATACCAACCAGTATTAATCTCACCACCATTGATATTTACAGCAGATGTACCAACTGCCTTGATACCAAACTGACCATTATTAACTGGATCATCCAGAACAGCACTAATAGTGCCACCATTGAAATTCAGAGTTCCGCCATCTTTTGCAGTTATAACGCCATAACCATGAGTGGAATCATACGGCGTTTCAGTTGCAATTGTACCGGTTCCATCTATAGTAAGAACACCACCATCGCCAACACTTAATCCAGCGGTTCCGGAGCTGTTTACAGTAACAGTCTTCCCGCCAAGATCAAGCTCGATATTTTTACCTGTTACGTTAATCAACTGAGCTGTAGCATCAATATCTCCAGCAAGTTTAACGGTCTCTCCATCGCGAGCTTCAAGAACACTAGAAATAACCTCAGCGACAGAAGCAGACTCATATGTCATAACTTCAGCAAGCTCAAGAATCTTATCAAGATCTGCTACAACAATCGTATCATCTTCAGCATTCTTAAACGCTATGCAGTTAATGGTAAATTTGGTAGAGCTATTTCTAGTATAACCAAATGCAAGAATCTCAAATGTACCGACAATGTCTACTCCAGGAGTAGATGTCATAATTTTTACTCCATCTACTTTATCGCCTACCTTAAGAGATAGATTTACTGTAGACCTATTGGAGTAATACATCTTCATATTAAATTCAACGGTAGCGTAGAATTTCATGCGTTCTACATTTTCTACACCTTCGTCTTCAATAATTTCAATAGCAGGAACTTCAATAACTTTAGAAGCATACTGCTCAGAAGCATCGATCTTAATAGTATTAATAGTAACATCTGCTGAGAATGTATCAGCAGGTTTAGTCCTAGAGAAAGCAATTCTAGATGGTAATGTATAAGTGATGTCTAATACCTTACCAGATACTGTAACTATTTCTCCATCAGAAACATATCTTAAGTTTTCTACAACGTCGCCAACAGCAATTTCACGCTCAGTTACTGATTGGTCTTTGAAACATGTCTGAATTACCATCTTTAAGAATGCTTCATTTGTCATTTTTATTAATCTAGCCATGCCGTATTAGCCTCCTTTGAGTTTTGATAAAATAAAAATTACTCAAAAAATAATTCTATATTTCAATAGATTTATTTAATATATTGTTCGAGCAATAATGCTAATTATAATTTATTTAAGCCCTTACAGTATATTAATTTATAAATGTCTGGAGGTTATGAGTAAATGGATGAAAGATTAGATAAACATAATTATTATCTTAATATTGCCGACGCTGTAAGTAAGAGAGGCACATGTTTAAGACGAAACTATGGTGCTGTTATAGTTAATAATGACGAGATAATAAGCACTGGTTATAACGGGGCTCCTAGAGGAGTAGAAAATTGTTGTGATTCAGGAGAATGTTTAAGAAATAAATTAGGCATCCCTAGAGGTCAAAATTATACTGTATGTAAATCAGTACATGGTGAGCAGAATGCTATAATTTCTGCTAGCCGCAAAGATATGATTGGTGGATATTTATATCTAAGCGGTAGAGATAAAGAAACAGGTAAATATGTAGAAAATGCTAATTGTTGTTCTATTTGTAAACGCATGATTATTAACGCTGGCATTTCTAAAGTATTTGTTAGGGACAACGATAAAGACTATAGAGAAATAAATGTTAGCGACTGGATTAATGATGTAGAATCTCTTTCTGGAGTTAATGGTTATTAAAACAAAATACTGACCCATAGGGAGCAATCCCTATGGGCTATATTATTTTTATTAAATTTTTATTATAAACTGGTTTTTGTTTAATCTGAATAAACTGTAAGTATAATTTATTGGACAAGTTATTTCTTCTTTTATCCAAGATTTTAATACCTTCCCAAACATATTTTGAAATGAGTCTATACTATTTTTACTTTCTGAATAGTCTAATAAAAGTGTTCTGTCATAACCATCTGAAATTTTTAACTCTTTATCGCGTTTATTCATCTCACTTATCAATAAATCAAAATTATCATAATTTGCTATATTTAATTTATTATTATAAACTTCCCTAACATCTACGTTTTTCATTTTACTAATCAACCTCCGAAATAATTTATTTTCATATCGGGGTTATAGTCTTTTCTTTTTATCATAGCCTTATATTGGTGTATATTGCATAATTGATTAGAATATTTTAAGTCTATTTCTACTCTCGGTAATATAGAATAATACTTTCTTAATGTGGCATCCACTACAACTATATCATCTATCCAAATATTGTCAGTAAAAGCGTCAGAATAACTTTTTTCAATATTATCAAAATCTGGTTTTATTAATGGCCTATCTAACCCAATTTCCGCTAAAAATATTTGGGTTTTATTATAATAACTAGGGGTTGGAAAATATACTCTATACTCTATATCGCATGGGGTATATAATAATTGTTCTAAATATGAAAGATTCTCTTTCTTAAACATAGCCATATATTCTTTATTAGATTTACCTGTAATAGAATATACTTGAATAAAACTATTAGTACCGACTGAATTTAGTATACCAGCTTTATTGATTAATCTAGCTCTTGGTCTAGGTGTATATTCTGGTATCTCATAGAGTATCATTCTTATAGTTTCGAAATATGTAGAGTTTATATAATTAGCTCTAGCTTGAAGAATTTCGTTTGATTTATCATCATCTATTTTTAATGTGTCGTACATCCAATTTAATCGTTCTATATAGTCTTTAGGGATATGACCATATTTTTTATTATACTCTATCATTTTTTCTTTTCTAGATTTCATAATCACCACCAATTATTAATTTAAGATTAAGTGGATCACTCCACTTAATCTTATGTATTTTAGTATTTATTTTTTAACTAAACATGGCAAACATATTATAAGCCTTCTGATTAAAGAATTGAAGAATATTACCATATATATTGTTATACACGAAATCTCCAGGAGCATTTCTTAATTTAAGCAATGACCATAACTTATATGATCTAAGAATTTCTTGATCGTTAATATTAACACCACAAGAATTTGCTATATAATCAAGCTCGGCCATATTGCTCAACAATCCTAGAGAACCAGAGTCGTCGGCTCTAGACATATACATCGATTGATATAGGTCTTTAATTTCAAAACTAACGTCTGCTACAGTCGGAATACCATCGTAAGTCCACTCGGCTTCCGATCCTTTGGTAACGCTTAAACCTGTCATAATTCCCATGTCTATATGAAATAAGCCTTTGTAATAGCATCTTAATAAGAATGGAGAAAAGTATGCTTGTGACATACTTTCTCTTGGTAAGCACATTCCTAGAAGATGATATATTGGGACTAGTATATTTAAATATACACTTAGAGGATCTCCTGCAGGTGATACTAATTTCATAGAGCAAGAGTATGATCTACCAAATTCAGAATTAGTCCAAATTTCTGGGAATACAAGCCTACCACCTGCTAGTATGGTTTGAGCTTTATTTAATATATTACTAAATATATTAGCCCCTCCCATAGTATCATCTATAGCACTTCTAACTTTGTCCATATTATCTAATAGATCTTGTTCACCAGTAAGCTTATTTAGTTTTAAGCCTGTTAATGATCCTACATTGCCCAACAAGAAGTTTAACTCTCTACCACTATCAGATACTGAACCTAGAGTGCTAGCAAGATTAGATTCTCCAGTGGAGTTAGAAAATGAATCGTTTATAGTATTGCCACAATCTGCGTATATTGCTATAGCACCAACATAGTTTCCTAACCAACTTCCAACCCAACCTGTACCAGTAGCATTATTAATATGATGATCTTCACCATTATATAACCAATTATAAGTTCCAAGAGTTTTTCCGTTAACTGTAACTGAATCTATTCCTAAAAATAATGCTGCTGATCTTAGCATGCCATTTACATATTTAAAATAATCTACGTACGCAAATTTAAGAGAATAATATCTACCATAATATGAAGACGATTCCATGTCATATGCTGATATAGCATCTTGTATACCAGAAACCAATCCAGCTAACATATTGGTTCTCTGTTCTGCAGAGAAACCTTTCATAAATTCTGGAACTCCTGGGGTAATAAACATAACTGGCATATATTTTACTATCTTTTCAGCATATGTTCTACCTATTGAGGCTACCCTACCAGTACCATCCAGCCTAGCGTCTGCAGTTGGTAAAAATTGGTGAGGTAATCCTAAAATAACACTAAGACGTTTTATTGATAGCCCATCTTCAAGATTTTCTAGATACGCTCTATAGTCTTCTGAATTTATATAATCACCATTATACGTTTCCATAAATTCAGATGGCATTTCTGTTGGGGAGCCTTGATATGTTGACGTATTGTTATTGGAATTTTCATCTGTAACTTCACCCTCTGAATTTACAGTTGTCGGATTTCCATCTTCATTTGTCGTTGCTTCTGTTATAGCTATACGCGCTTGCTCATTTTGTTCTGGAGTTACAGAAGTCGAATCTGCTACTGAAGCAAAGTTATATCCGACTTCTTCGTTTTCTTTTTGAAATACATATCGACCTTTATACGTACCACTTGTTATTTTATACCAGCCTTTCTTGCCTTCAACTGGTTCTGCTTTAAAAGTTTCAGACAATTTAAGAGTGCCACATCTATTAGGTTTTGATGTAGCACTGGTGGCGGCTTTGAATACATATATCATAGAGACACGTACAGTAAATTTTTTGGTATTAGAATAATTGGCAAGTATTTTGCCGCTATCATCTATAACCGCTGGCATATACACACCTCCAATTGTATCTTATTATAATTATTTAAGTGTTCCACGGGTCATTTTAGACCCGTGGAATTATTATTTTATTATTTTTAGTTATTCAGATGCTATGGCGTTCATAGCTGCTATAATTGAATTTAATGATCCACTATTTACAGTATCGCTATACGCATTAAGACTGGAACTTCTATTATTCGCATTCATTAATGCATTAGCTAAATAAGCAGTAGAATTAGATGATGTCTGAGCATTCGATACGTCTTGAGCATTCACGTTAATCCCAAGCTTACTCTGTAGTATAGTAATGATAGTATTAAGCTTATCAGTATTATTAGCGACAGTAATAAGAATATTAATAATCTCTCTGATTACACTCATGTAATTTATAGACGAAGTATTAGTATTATTATTCGTGCCGCTATTTTGCATCATGGCTTGTCGTCTAGTAGATAGATTATTATTAGAATAATTAGCTGAGTTATTTAATTGAGAAGCATAATTGTAATTAGAAGATGTTGTTGTAGCTCCAGTGGTTCTATTTCTTATAGCATTTGCACCAACAGAATTATTGTAATTAGAAGCTGTTGTTATAGTACCAGTGGTTCTATTTCTTATAGCATTTGCGCTAACAGAATTTCTTCTGTTAGCTAACGAGCTATAAGTTCTTTGTAAAATTCTTGGCTCATTAACAGTTGAACTAGCTGTATTATCAGCTTCGAATTCTTCATCATATATAGCGTCCCAATTATTATAAGAAGATAATGTATTGGTGCCAGAGTCTGAGATAGAATCCCAACCTCCATTATTAATAGCTCTTCTTCTATTAGTACTATTAACTGTAGTTACACCTGATAAAATATCGCTAAATTTAAGTTCAGGAATGCGTTGAACAGTTCCATCATCAAAGAAAAATACATCACCAGGACCTCTACCAAATTTACCTTTACCAACAACTGGTTTCTTCTTATAGAAATCAATTGTATTCTTGGCAGCTTCGGTTGGAGGCATTGTACCTTTACCGTATTTGTTTTTGTTCTTGGCTCTATTCTTAGCATCATAATATTTTTGTTTTGGATCTGCCCCGTTCGTCATTTCAGCTATAGCTTTAGCTAAACGCTGTTTCTTTGTATTGGGCTTTGTAATAGCAATTTGTCTTGCTAATTTCGGTGATAAGTCGGTTGCTCCCATACCAAATTTAGGTTTACTAAATCTCTTTGGTTTAGCAAATCCGTCTTTACCTAAACCGTTATTAAATACTCCTAATTTACTCTTATTAATTTTGACACCATTACCACGGCCAAATTTACCTTTACCTGAGCCTTTAAGTTTAGCATTTACATCTGCAGCAATTTCACCCATGTGTTCACTAAACCATGGTCCAGGACAATCGGTAGATGAGAACCATTTATGGATAGTCATATTTTGTTGATCAATATCTCTCTTAAGAGATTCATCATTTTTCCATTTAAGTTCAGCTATATTATTACGTATACAAATATCAGTACAAAGATCGATTAGTGCGTTATAAGCAGCGCTAGTTGGGCTTCCATCTGGCTGGTTAGCAACTTCGATAGTTACAGCTCTATCATCATTATCATAATCAGCTGATGTCCATGCGTGGTGATTCTCCTCGACATACATACCTATACGACCATCAGAACCAACACCATAGTTTGAGCTCTTTTGACCATCACTTCCATCAAAACAACTACCGCATCCCTCAACAGACATATCGGATGACATATAGTGTATGGTTATAGCATCAATATCGTGAGTTCTTTTTCCTGATTGACATGGGCTTATTGCGGTATATACTACTAGCGGGCTATTGCCTCCAGCTCCAGGAGTCGATGTTATTTGGGTATTACCAGTATAATTTCCAGATGGGTTGCTGTTGCTACTAGCGTCTCCGCCATTATTAACAGTCCCGCCAGATTCGATAATCTCTTCTTCAGTAGTGGTTGATCCACCACCGATATCAAGGAAACTATTAAGAACTTGAGCTACAGGTGAATCTGTTAATACTCTATTAAGCCATTGACCAATTGAGTATTTTTGATCTCCTGAACTACCACCTGAATTTGATCCTCCAGTACTGCT